TGACGCCCCTACTGCAACAAGCGAGTGATATGTGGTCGAGTCTGCTCTACTTCTGCGATCCAGTTTTCAATCACAGCATTCGAGTTAACACGACACACGCGGTTTGCTTTCAGATCTGCACGAGGCACAAACACAGAAAGCGTGTTGAATGCGAACGGTGCCTTGAGCGCACTGATAGCAGACTTCACATCTTCTTTGTCTAACCCGTACGTCTGACTTAGTTCAAACATCAGACGTTTGACCTGCATCATGCCATTACGATTTACAGTCTTATACACGAGATACAACACGGTACGCTTATAGTCCTCATCCAACTGAGGACGGCTGAACAGAGCTAATGCACTACGCTCCATATCAGTATTAATGATTGCTTGCTGCATACTATACGGTGACCTCTCATGCAACCTGTAATGAACCACGTAATGTCTCCAGACCGCCTGTTACAGCGTCAACGCTAACCTCCAGCCACTTCGCCAGGGTCTTGCGTATGAACTTCGTAGGCTTTGCCATGATCCACTGGGTGGCGCATGTCATTGTCTGTTTCAGCATTCCGTTCTCACGCAGATATTCAGTGAACTCAGCACAATCCCGGCCGAGCACTGTTTGATACAGTTTGTGGCGCTTCGTTCCTTCTGCTTCTTCAAGCAGACGATTGATGGTAAGATTGTTTTCCATCTGCTCGGTGTGTACGCGAGCATCCTCACCCAACATGTCTTCATAAGAGTTGGACGAGTCGTCTTCTGGATTGTGCCACATCTGATTGTCAGACATAACCACAATCTCATACTTGTCCTCACCCACCTTCTTCATACGTTTACGCTTCTCAGCGCCGTAGTAGTTGTTCATGTTGTTGATGCGGTTCGTCAGTGACGCACGAAGATAGTTAAGCTGGTGGCCCTCGCTAAAGCGGTTCGGTAGGGACTGATAGTACGACAGCAGTACCTTGCACATAATGTCACACGTCAGGTCAGCCATCGGTATGTTGTGGCTCACTGACACCCACTGCAAATTCTTACGACACAAACGCTTCGCACTGCGATGAATTTCACCGAACAGGCTTGCTGTTTGATCTAGGCGTAAGCGCAACTCTTTGCTACTAACCATAGTGATATCTAATCCACCCTTAGTCTTCGCTCGCGCTTTCGCACAACGACGAATCTGTGTACGCTGAGTGTCGTGCTTGAGAATCAGATTCCACGCCAACACTGCTTCACGCTTTGACAGACCGTATGCTGCGTATTGCTGAATAATATCTCTCGGTGCTTTGTGTAGACAAACGGCGAGAACAAAGAAACGCATCTTCAAAGTGAAACGACAAATCGAAGACAGTTCAATTCGCAAGTCCGGTGCAGTAAATTCGTACTGCTTAAAATCCACGGCTGCTTGCAAGTCGCGGTGATAACCCGCGATAGACTTATACCCGCTGCCAATATAACGAATCGTTGCAGCGTATACTCGTTGGAACGCCTCTGAGGATTCCTCAATTCCCAGACGCTGTGCCAGATAAGCATTAAGACCTAATTCTTCTGTGATCATTTTTTCCGAGATCCTGTTCGTATAGTTGAAGTATGCTATGCTTAGATCTTAATTACAGGTCGCCGAGTTCGACAACGCCGTTCTTACCGACACGGAGTTTCTTCTTCTTATCTTTCGACTTGTATGAGTTACCGCCGAGACTCATTACACCAGACTCGTCTTGCTCTGCACCCATGTCGTGACCGTTCTCGATCATAGACACAATGTCCACCAGCGTCTGAGTCTTCTTACCCTTACGCTTACCACCACGGCCTTTCGTCACATCTTCCATCAGAGGAATAGCGAAGCCATCGAGTGAACTTGGTGCGGAGAAGTTAACGTTGTCTTCTTGTGGAAGATTACGTTTAGCGGTTTTGATCTCTTGCTCAGGGTCGATCAACTTACCAGCTTTGATCATCTCTGTGCGTAACTTAGCGAACTGCTTCTTCGTATATACGGAAGGACCATTAAAGCCGGTGTTCGCATACGTCAGAACAATATCGCCTTTCTCGGAAATAAGGCGAATCGAATCTGCGTCTACGTCGAGAACACGCGCTGCCATGAAGTTATTCATGTAGTTGCGAGTCTCACGACCACGATAACGTACAAATACAGCTTGTCCCATCTTAACGCCATGACGACGTGTTTTAGATTCAGATAACAGCATACCAGCAACAACGCGCAGGTCTTTATCCGACATCTTACGGAACGTATTGAACAGAGCAACCAGCGTATCACCGTGTTCGGTCATCAGCTCGGTCAGCGATTGGCTGTCAGAGCGATAGTGTTTGCAGATCTTAGAATCAGCTAACTGACCTTGTGTTGCACACGGTTTTTCGGCAGTCGGCAACAGAGCATCACGCGTCAGACCGCGGCAGTCACCACAGGTCAGTTCGCTTTTTACGAGTGCTTTGATGTCCAGAGTGCGTACTTTTTGATTCGCCATTTTTTAACCCCTTTGTCTTTAATGTTGTCTCAATGCAGAGGCGTAACACTTGGCTCATATTAGTAATGCCAGGCGTATCACGCTTCAAGAGTTCGAGTGCATGTCTGGTTTCCATGTCAACCTTAATCATCGGCAACAGCACTTCTTTCTGTCCAGGCTGTACCGGTGGGTTGAGCATCGCATCTACCAGAATGCTTAGCCATGTTTGTGCTCGCTCTTCGGCTTCGGGGTCATCCCAAAACGTACCGAGCGGTTGCTTGCGGTTTCCTGCTAACTTCGCTACCACAGCTTCTGCTTTTGCGTGAAGCGTTGTGTGGCAGTCACCGTCTATTGGGATTTGAAGCGAAAGCTCGCCTCCCAGTGAGCGGGGTACGGTATGGTGATAGTGAATCGCTCTGCTAAACTTACCGCAGATGATGCACTGTGTCAAATCACCTTTCGTCGCCGCCGGTAATCGGTTTTCGTTGTTAGCCATTAGTCCACGGAAGGAACCAGTTCTGCAACTTCACGTCGCCACCTGTATGGCGCAGCAAGAGGTTGATAGCTGATTTCTCCATAAGCCAAGCACAATGCACATCGCTGTCTTTCATCACGCCACGTAACGGCATCGTGGTGAACAGACCGAGAGTGCTGCTGCTTTTCTCGTTGAGCATATCGACAATGGGGTTGAGATAGTCGAGCATCGCATGATCGTTCGATGTTTTCATCTGACGATACACGCGCTCTTTGGAATTGCTCAGACGAACCTTGCTTTCCATTGCATCCAGCTTCGCTGTAATGTCGTTGATTGTTGCCTCGGTGTCTGCGATTTGTTCGCGCAGCGCACGACGAGCTTTCAGCGACTTTGCTTCCTCCAAAAGCTGATTGAGCTTCTTGAGGTCACGGCGTTCTGTGTTGCGTTCTTTCTGGAGGCGTTTGCGTTCGACGAGGGTTCCATCAAGCATCTTGTGATCTTTCACGGCTTCTTCTGCTACGCCCTTCGCGTCTGACATGCGGAAGAACAACAGAAGCTGGTTTTCAAAAATGATACCAAGGTCGGAGCTGGGGGTTGAATGCAGTCCGGCGGTTTCGATTTTGAAGCCCATGCGAGATAACGATTCAGGACTCATGGCGAGCGTACCGAATCGAGCCATCACAGGAAGTTGAACTATCTGAATAGAGTGTTTGAACGTTCTCGGTACCTTGTGGCTATACGCGTCTTTGAGTCGCTTGAGCACACGACTAGTTTTCGCAGTCGCTGCGTCTTCGCGTTGCTCACGTCGTACAGCTTTGTCGTTTGCTTCTTGCTCGTACATCTCACGGTCGATGTTTTGGGCAGCCTCAAGACGAGCTTTACCCTCAACACCCTCAGGGATATCATCGAGAGAAACATTTTTGCGCGACTCAGGCAGGTAACCCAAGCACGATTGAGCTAACGATACGTCAGCCTCGAACGACTTCACAATTTCACCGAGCTTTTCCATCAGATCTCGTGGCTTGATGCGTCGGGCAACCACTTGTTCTGACAGGCTTAGGCAGGTGGTGCAAGTTGCGCGGACAGAATCACGCAATTGCAGTACATCGGGGTAAGACTTATAGGTATTACTCTTTAATGCCTTGGTCAAGTCAGCTAAAACAGATGAGGGCTGACCTAATGAATCAACAACGTGCTGGCGTTTGAGATTGATACCCGAACGGAGCGTAGTCAGTTTGACGATGACTTGCTCTAAACCAGCTTTAAGGTTGCTTACCTGATTTTTCATCTATGGATTTCCAAACTTCATTAAGAGTTGAGGACCGTTGATGCTGGTCCTAGCGACACTTCGAATACCAATGTTGCATTAGCATATTAGTATTCTGTGGGTCGATTATAGTATAGGTCGAGGGGCTCTCCCAGAGAATGCCTCGCCAGAGTTGGCCGTTTAGGCTCGGTTTATTTTACCCTTGAGTTTCCAAGTTGCTGTGATACAGCTACGCTACCCTCCTGTTATGTTTCGAGTAGCTAGTATCTCCCAATACTAGCTACCCATCTAGATCATTATAACATAATCTGCTCTCAACTACAACCGCATTTCGTCCAAGAATGTGCTGACTTGTATTTACAGATTTATCAAAGACCTACAGGAAGTTTATCATCCGGTGATTTGAGATAAGCCTTAACTTTTGCAGCAGTGCCATTTGCGGCATATTTTCCAGGCTCTTTCAGACCAGCTTTATACTCTGCAATTTCGGCCTTGATTTCTTTAATCTTGGCGACAAGTCCAGCACGTTCAAGTTTAGCGAGCTTACGCACTTGACGGTCGAGAATGATCTTCGCGTCGTCAACAGGAATCTTGCACAGCTTCGCAAGAGTTGCGTCAGGGTCACTGGCCACCAGCGCTTTAGGCAGAGCTTTAAGCAGCTTGTCCATGTTGTCCACTGCCCACAAGTAAACCTCTTGCAGATGTAAGGCTTTCTCTGCTTTGGCCATCTTGTTTTTGAGCATCGCAACTTCCAGCTTAATGCGATACGCAACCCACGCTTTGAAGTAGTTCACATACGACAGGTACATGAACTTGTTCGAGGCATCAGCACGTCGGACAGTCACACCCAGTGAGTAGTTAATCGCTGAGGTAACTTCACGCTGCACTTTGGTTGCGAGTTCGTATAACTGGTCTTCGCTACCACGACACTTGATCGCAAACGCTGCGCCCCACGGGCCTGCGTCTTTGTTCTTCTTCGAACTGGCGTTTGATGCAGACACGACGCCAGGCCACTCTGCAATCTTCTCCAGCTTCTTGGTGATGGTTGCGTTGTTCGACATACCGCCCGGCACATACGTTTGAATCGTGATCGTCTTCGTCTTCTCGTCGATCTTCATCTGCGGTTCGTATGTGACTTTGCCACGCCCCGTAGACATAAGCGCGAGGAAGTCTTCATCAGAGCTTACGTCGAGACAGCCATACTCATGATTGACTTTGAGCGTATCAGCGAGCTTCTTCGCGCTATACTCTTTGCCATTGAGCATATCGCACACGACTTTTGCAACGGACGTGAAGCTAAATGACGGGTTACCGCACTTCACCCCATACGCTGGTGCAGGCACACTACCGTTGAACAGCATGTACGGCAGAAGTGCAGGCAGATACAGTGGCAACTTCATATCGTTCGAGAAGTTGTCTACCATCGGCGTTACTTCGAGATAGTCAGGGTCAAGCAAGAAGCTACCCGCGAACTTACTCATTTTCGCTTCGGTATAACGCATCGCAGCGGCAGGTGCTACCGGGTCACCCCAGTTGCCTTGACCCGCTACAGCAGGCGGCACTGTGTTCGCAATCGTCACCATAGCACCATAACAAGCAGCATCACCGTGTGGGTGATACTTACCTAACGCATCACCAACAGTACGTGCAGCTTTCTTGAACGCACCACCTGGGCGTAACCCCAAGTCAGACAGCGACCAGAGTAACGCACGGTGCACAGGCTTGAGGCCGTCACGATAGTCAGCGATAGCACGGTCTTCAACAACGTATGAACCGTACTGGAAGAGAGCGCGTCGTGTGTAATCAGCGAGGTTCTCGTCACGAATGAGCGACTCGTCTTGACCAATCATCGGGTACAGCGAAGTGCTTGTACTCGTTTCCGCTACTTCGCCTTTCTTCTTTTTCTTCTTCGGCATGTCATCGACAGCAACAGCTTTCGACTTCAACTTAACCTTTGCAGGCTTCGCTACCGCAGTCGCTTTCTTAACGACTTTAACTTTCTTCGGCTTAACTGCCATTACTGTTCCCCTTTGGCAATCGCGTTAATCTTATCAAGAGTGGTGCGCTGCATACGCAATTGAACACGCTGCCCTTCACACATAGCTGGTACGACAACATCTTTACAGCGCTCACGCACACGGCACATTAGAGTAGTGTGTTGTTCACGCCCAGCAGCAGTCATCGGACGTTGTTCGTACGGAGCCAGATCGAGAAAGCGAACTTGCGTACCGTCAGAGAGGTTCTCTTTCGTAAACATGTTATTCCTCCAGACCCAGCAGACGACGACGATGGACTGCATCTTCTGCCAGCACACCACGGAAGAAACGTTCTTGCTCAACGCTAGTGAACGGGTTCACGCGAATCAAGCGACGAGTCTTCGGATTGAATGAGATCGCTTCGAGCACGTCAGGTTCAACTTCACCCCAACCTTTAGCACGAACGATTTCTTTATCTTTTACAGCAGACGGCGCTTTCGCTCGGCATTCTTCAAACGTCATGCCACCGTAGTGAACGCCTTTGTGCATCACGTTATACAGCGGGGCATCTACGATCCACACACGACCCTCTTTCATCAGGTCAGGCAGCAGACGATAGATAACGCCGAGGAACAACGTTGCAATGTGGAAGCCGTCTGGGTCAGCATCCATCAGGAACAGCAGGTTGCCGATACGCAGATTCTTCGTGCTCAACTTAGGCGCCTCTGCTTTCGGGTCTAACGATTTCAGGTCAGCACCAACAGACACTAACATGCCCTGCACTTCTTTGTGCTTGAGTACGTCAGCGAGACTTGCTTTCAGACCGTTTAGCGGCTTACCGCCAGCAAGCATAACTTCCTGATAGTCAGGGTTACGTGCGTGTTTCGCAGTACCACCGGCAGAGTCGCCCTCAACCACGATAAGCTCACGCTCATGCGGCTTACACTTGAGCGCAGAGATCAGGTCAGCAGGAAGCGAGTTACCTTTCAGCTTCTTCTTCGTGTCTGCCATAGACTTCACGACAGCGCTGAGTTCTTCACGTCCCTTGTTCATAGCTTCGGCGCGTTTGATAATCGTCGTTGCGACTTTCTTATTGTCCTTGAAGTATTTCACGAAAGCGTCTTTCAGCATTTCGTATACTTCTTTTTCGACACGGCTCGCCAGCTTGTCTTTAACCTGCGAGGTGTACTGAGCACCGTGCATACGCCAGTCGAACATACCAGTCAGGCCGATAAGCAAGTCTTCTTGTTTGAAGTTCTGCTTCTTCTTGCCTTTGCCTTTCGATTCTTTCATGAAAGGTTTGATTGCTTCGAACAGTGCGTCACGGAAACCTACAACATGCCACCCGCCGTCAATTGTTGGGCTGGTGTTAACGAAACTGAGGAAGTTGTCAGTGTCTGGATGATCTGTCCACGTCAACGCAGCGGTGATGTTGTCGTTCTTGAAGATGAACGGCTTGCCAACTGAACCAAGTTCGCGTTCTTCAACCATAGTCTTAACAACGTGCGCGAGATCTTTCTTGTTATGGAAAGTGAACTCTTTGCGCTTGCCTTTCTTGATCAATGTCAGGCGTACTTCGAATCCCGGGTTAAGCAGCGACATATTGCGCAGCCATGTACCGAGTTGAGCTGGGTCAGGCGCAGCGTGTCGATAATTCTTCGGCAGCTTCTTGCCACGCATAACGTCAGCAGACACGACAGTCTGGTCAAGCGTCCACGCAACAATCGTACCGTACTTGCTTGCTTTCTTTTCACGTAGCAGGCTCATTACGTCTTTATCGACTGACTTGACTTTCTTCGGGTCTTTGCCGGACTTCGCAACACCGCACTGCCACATCTGATAAGAGCAATTGCCCTTGTACATTGACCACACGCGCAACTGACTTGATACGGCGTTCAGTGCAGCAACACCAACGCCGTGAGTACCGGCAGAAGTCTTGTACGCTTGATCGTTAAACTTACCACCAGCGTGAACACGGCTAAACGCTGCGGTCATGATCGTTTCTTTCGAACCATCTTTCAATTTCTTGAAGTCGGTCGGAATGCCTTTCGCCATATCGGCTACTACGTTCAGGTCGTTGTCGTAGTCAATCACAACTTCCAGAACTTTGTTTCGACCTGCAATGTGTTCGTCGTAAACGTTATCAACAGGTTCCTTAACTCCGCGATAAGCCATATCGGCGCCGCGTTGACCTAAGTACATACCCGGGTTAATTCTTATACCATCTAAGCCCTCCGCGATTACGAAGCCTTCCTGACTTCCATCACTAGACTTTTTAACTTTTGCAGCTTTAGGCGCTTTGGCCATTTTGGTATTCTCCTGTGAGTAGCGTTTACCACTCGATATTAGCATATTCAGACACTACTTGTCTTACGCTATTATATCACACTTTAGTATTAGACGCTACCCTCGTTCTGTCCAACAATATGCAGAGTTCGAATTATGTACGGCGCAGCAGATAGCCCTTGATAAGAGAGCGCATAGTGTGCTCGTGTGCAGTCTTTTCAATACCCCACGCGCCTGCAAGACTAAGCAGTTCTTCCTTTGTCAGGAGGTCAACTTCTTTGAGGGCGTCATGGTTAGGAAGGCTTTCGAAGCGTTTAACCATTTCGCCAACAACATCGACGAGTCTGACAGGAACATCAGGGTTAAGGCCGTAGTGCTCACACAGAGCTTCCTGCAATTGATCCGCATCCATGTCAGCGGCTTTGCCTTTTGTACCGAGATTTTCATCTACGTACATCTGCACCAGAGTGGCTTTGTCTGCACAAAGAATTGAGGTGCGCAGATTATCCAGCTCCTGTATGTCGAGATCTTCGTCATCCATTTCAAGCACAGGCTGGGATTCGTCACGCGTCAGGCTGCGGTACTCGGCATACACATCTTTATCCTGAGTGAACGGATAATCATCTTGCATACCATTAGCAACCCACTCTTCGGCAGTTTGCAGATACTGGCCATACGTCACCAGCTCCTGACCAGTCAGACCTTCAATCAGCTTTGCTTCCATCAAAGATGCTTTGCTTACCAGTACGCACTGGAGTGCCTGGAGTTGTGTGCTGAAACTTACGACACACAAGTAACGGTCACTAACAGGCAGGACGCGGTACATTTGCTCACGGATTTTTTCCATGAGATTAAAATAGCGGTTGATTTGTTCAGACAGTTTCTGAGTCATGATCGCAATCCCCATTGCAGACGTGTTTGTTTTCGACATGCAGCACTTGAGGCTGAGTGAGAATCTTAAAGCCGCCTACGTGGTCGATCATGTTTCGACACTCACGCTCCAGTGCTTCACGTTGAGCATGTTCCATTACGACAATACGAAACGCTTCGACACAGGCAGGGAGGTCTTCACGCATCTTGATTGTGCATACATCAGTACCTTCACGAACAGGTACGAGTCCCATGCAGATATCAGCGAAGTGACGTTCCGCTACTTCAAGAGCAGTAGTTAGAAGTGTAGCACCACTACCTGATGTAGGGAGAACGTTAGCATCACGCAATGTTTTGATAGCACGAGCAAGACGAGCACCAGCTTCTAAGCGTAGCGTCATCAAGTCGTAGTAGGTAGGTTTAGCAGATTCGAGAGCGGGTTTGAGCGGGCGAGTATCGTCGGGGAGGTCGTCGTTAAGCAGATGTTCGGCAGACATAGGGAATACCTCAAAAAGTCGTGTAGATATGACAAAAGGGCAAACGCTCGTCAGCGCTGCCCTTTCGATCAAGTGACCGCTAGTGCGCGATTACTTGCTTATTCCATTTCGAAGTCGAAGTCTTCGGACTCTTTCTTCTGCTTGCCAGCTTTGGCTTTCTTGTCGCCTTTCACTTTCTTGGCGGCTTTGTCTGCTTTAGCAGGCTTAGCGGCTTTTTCAGCTTTAGCTTTTTTATCAGCTTTGGCTGGCTTTTCAGCCTTTGCTTTTTTGTCTGCTTTAGCAGGCTTTTCAGCTTTTGCTTTTTTGTCTGCTTTTTCAGCTTTAGCAGGCTTTTCAGCTTTTGCTTTCTTGCCAGCTTTTTCAGCTTTAGCAGGCTTTTCAGCTTTTGCTTTTTTCTCTGCTTTAGCAGGCTTAGCAGCTTTCTCTGCTTTAGCTTTGCCTTTAGCTGGAGCAGCTTCACCGCCGCTAGCCAGAGCTTCAACCTGAGCAGCCAGGCCTTCGCGGCGTGCAGCAATCGCTTCGGCTTCTTTGGTCAGACCGGCAGCAGTTTTAACCAGCGCTTTTTCAGATTTGTCCAGGGCTTTGATTTCTTTGTTCAGGCCGCTGATGATTTTCTTGCTCATGTGATATCCTTACTTTATATTTGATGCGGCGTTTTCACCGCTGGATGAAAAGATAAATTTGTTCAGGGTTTGATTTCCTGTAGACGTACATTATTATATTCAACATACGTCTGCAAGAAATTTTGAAACTTTTTACAAAAAATATTCGAAAAGTTTTCTCGAATATTTGCCCCTCGCTCATTCGTCAGAACTAGAGGGGCGCGCCGGTCAGAAGATATTACTCGTCGTCTTCGTCTTCGTCTTCGTCGTCGAAGTCTTCGTCGTCTTCATCTTCGTCTTCGTCGTCTTCGTCGTCTTCGCCGCCGAAGTGTTCTTCGCAGAGTTCGCGCAGTTCATCTTCGTCCATCTTTTTCGCTTTCTTGGCGGCGGCCAGCTTGTGTTCGATTACCAGGGCGCGAAGTTCGTCTTCGTCGAGTGAATCGAGGTCGAGATCTTCATCTTCATCCTCGTCTTCATCTTCGTCGTCTTCATCTTCATCTTCGTCGTCGCCGTCTTCGTCGTCTTCGTCGTCGTCGCCGTCTTCGTCGTCTTCGTCGTCCTCTTCTTCATCATCAGAGTCGTCGTCTTCGTCTTCGTCGTCGTCGCCGTCTTCGTCTTCGTCGTCGGACTCTTCGTCCTCGTCTTCGTCGTCCTCTTCTTCTTCTTCTTCGTCTTCGTCCTCATCGGACTCGCCACCCAGGTTGTCGTTCAGCAGTTCGCGCAGTTCGTCTTCGTCCAGCGCACCTGCTTTCTTTTTATTAGCCAGCTTGGCTTTGACAACTGCTTCACGCAGAGTGTCTTCGTCAACGCCGGAAATGTCCAGTTCTTCTTCGTCTTTCACAGCAGCGACGATTTCAGCAACGGTAGGTGCTTTTGCCTTTTTGCCTTTAGCAGCTTTACCGCCTTTGTCAGCTTTAACAACTTTGCCACCAGACACGGTCAGACCGGCAGATGCGAGCAGCGCAGCGATTTCTTTATCGGTCGCGTTTTCTACTACAACACCAAGCATTTTTGCCAGAACCAGAGATGCGGTGTTAACGGTTGCTTTAGCAGCTTTAGCCATGATTTGTTTTTCCTGTTTGAGTAGAAGCGATGTTGCTTCAATTAAGATTTACAGATTTCAAGAGACAGGCAGTGAGAACATTTTATCTCACTGCATACTTAATGTTTACAGATTTCGAAAGTTCAGTTAAAAGTCTTCGTCAGACTTTATTACTTTTTTGCTTTCTTAACCAGTTTAGCTGGCTTACCGCCTTTATCAGCTTTATCAGCTTTCTTCGCTTTCGCAGGCGCGGCAGTACCGTACTTTTTAGCAGCAGCAGTTTCGTTCACAGTCGGGCGAACGTTGTAGCCAGGCAGCGCGGTGTTGATATGAACCACTTCGCCAGTTTCAACAGAGGTCGCGTGGATGAAGTTGCCAACGAACTTAACGGTGAAGCCTTTGTACTCACGCACCGGAGCGCTGATGTTTGCGATTACGCTACCGTGAGAACCGGCTTCGCCCAGCACAGACAGGATTTGGTTAGGACCGAAAGTAGAAACGATCTGAGCAGAAGAACCGTGACCACGTTTGTGACGAATGGTAACGCTGTTTTCAGTACGATCAGTAATGAAACCAATCAGCTCAACAGCCTGAACTGTTTCAATCAGAATGTCGTGCGGCAGGTCAGCAGGCTTCACTTTAGAGGTGCTGATGGAACCAGATTTTTTAGCAATGCGAGATGCCAGGGTAGGTGCCAGTGAAGTGCCTTTAGTTACTTTAGCCATTGTAATGCTCCGGGATTTATAAGTGTGAGCTTGTTGCTCGGTTCGAACTTCAATTAGTGTTTACAGTTTCGATTGCAGGTAACTTTTACAGATTATTAAAAGCTATCGTTAATCAGTTGCAGACAGATAGTGAGAAGCGACTCGCAGAACAATTCTTCGTAGTCGTCTTCATCATCTAACACGTCGGTATCACCAGCAACGCCGATTGGCAGCCAGTCGAATGAACGACAGATGTTACGTGCACCAAACCCCATGTGAGCAGCTTTCGCTTCGGCTTCCCACACGAGATGCAGCATAGCGCGAGACATTTCGTACTGCTGGTCTTTCTTGAACAGGTCGACATGCGCTTCGATGTGATCTTTAATCTTACCACGAAGCACATCGGCCGTCGGCGCATCGGTACTAACAGCAGAACAATACATTGCGACAGAGCGATACAGCGAAGGCTGTTTGACCACTGTGTCTGTTTTGTTTTGCTCGGCCAGTGCGCGAGATACTTTGTTCGTTTCACGGTTTACAGTACCGTGAGCGAGTTGCTGGATGACTGTGTGGTAGTGGTTGATGCCAGCACACATTATCATATGCAGAGCAAACGGTAGCGGGTTTGCCGCTTCGTGTTTACTCTTTACAGATTCGAGTTCAGCTTTCAGTGTGCGAACTTCTTCGGTCTGCTCGTTGCAGAATCCAGTGATTTCACGAATGCGTTCATCGCGCAGTGAGATTTCAACGGCGTGTTGGCGTACTTTACGTCTGAGTGCGACACGCAGCACAGTATTGCCGCGCACTGTGTCATCTAAGACGTCCTCCACATCTTTCTTATCACCAACAGCTTCTTCAAGCTCGTTGGTCAGTTCGCGGATTTTATCGTCACGGCTACTAAGCATCTGAATGATGTTAGCTTCATGGTCTACTTCTTGTGTCATGTTTACAGATCCCCGAGAAAAGTAAGCGGCCCTTTCGAGCCGCTCGTTCAGACTTTATTATTCGTCTTCGCCTTCGTCTTCTTCTTCGGATTCTTCTTCCTCAGGAGAACACTGAACAAGAACAGTCAGGTCACCGCCGTTATCGAACGTTGCAGCAGCCAGACCGCCAGACAGGATAGACAGCGGCAGGTCGCGAGCATCGAGAGCACCAGCTACTTCGATCACGTCTTCTGCGTCGTCGAAGTTCGCAGCGTCAGCAGCAGAGTAAGACTGTACGCCTTCCATGGTGCGCAGTGCGGTCAGCGCTTCAAACAGACGGTCGTTGTTCAGCAGTGCAGCAGACTCGAACGTGAAGCCAGCGTACACTTTGATACCTTCAACGGTACCAGCCAGAGCGATAACGCGGTTAACAGCAGCTTGCACCAGCAGAGAAACATCAGAGTCACCCCAGAAGCCAGGGACTGCAACGTTCATCACAGTGGTGTGCAGCGCGACGTGGGCAGTATCAACCTGCACAGGACGGACGCGAGACTTAGCACTGTACAGGCTTGCAATCGGCAGATGGTCGCCCTGCAGTTCTGCAAACTGATCTTCGTCGATGTATCCCAGCTCAGTGGCTTGTGCGATTTCTTCTTCGTCGATGAACTCACCGACGACAAGACCAGCTTCGTTCGGGTCCATACCATCTTCGATGCGACCAGCATACAGAGATGATGCGATTTCATCTTCCAGAGTCGCTTCGAGACTCTCAGACCACGCAGCAACATCGAACGTTGATGGGTCAGCCATGAAGCGAGTAGTGCTGGTACGTTCGATGATGTCCAGCAGAGACTGCGCTGGCAGGTGCATCGCGCCCGGCGCTTTACCAGCTTTACCCAGATTGAACGGATAGCGGTAGTTGAAGCCGTTAATGTCAGACAGTTCGCTTTCAATCGGCGAGTAAGTATCACCGTCAGTCAGCGTGAAGTTGATGATCAGAGTCTGGTCCATATCGACAGTCAGCATAGGGCCAACGCGATTTGTGGTATCAACAGACTTAACGAATTTCAGATGATCGTTTTCAGCAGGGGCATCGCCCTCAGCTTCTACTTCATCTTCGTCTTCGCTTTCAACTTCATCGTCGCCTGCTTCATCGGCGTCTTCGTCTTCGTCTTCGTCGTCGGAAACTTCGTCGTCGTTCAGGAACGCTGGCAGCACGGCAAGCAGAGCGTCAACAAAGTTCAGCTCACGGCCGTCAGCAACTTCGGACAGGTCAACACCGTAGTTAGTTGCGATCTCTTCAACTGCGGCGAAGTCGTCTTCGTTACCGCCGTTAGCAATCGCTTCGATCATTTCGTCAGCGGTTTCGCATTCGTCAACGAGAATGCCCAGGCTTTCAGCTACGTGCTGAACGGTCGCTTCATCGTACTGACCAAGCAGCGCAGTCAGTTCGTCAACGTTAGACGAAAGGTCAGCTTCATCGTCAGCAGCGATAGGGCTGGTCTGGCTTTGAATGCGAGTAAACGCTTTCATTACCTGAACGATAGTCATCGCAGATGCGTCTTCACCCATAGCAGCAACGGCAGCAGCACGTTGTTCAGCAGTCAGGGCACCGCCGGTAAACTGGAAGTAGTCGAGAGGATCAGTTACGGCGTCAATCTGCTCCTGCAGGTCATCACCGTCATCATCTTCGGAGTCTTCTTCCTCCTCAGAATCTTCTTCGTCTTCGTCTTCATCATCTTCGGAGTCTTCTTCCTCCTCAGAATCTTCTTCGTCTTCGTCTTCGTCTTCGTCTTCGTCTTCGTCTTCGTCTTCGTCAGAAGACAGAGCCGCCAGCATGTTCGGGCAGGCGATTTCATGCTCTTGCAGAGCGCCTACGAATGTGTTCAGCAGTTCAACCATCTCTTCTTCGGTTGCGCCTTCGACCAGCTCAAGCAGCTTCGCAGTCAGAGTTTCAACGGTGTCTTTCTTCATCACCGGAAGGTCTTGAGTACGAATCAGAACTTTCAGACCGGCACGATCCAGTTCTTCGGCGACCAGCACAGAAGCGAGGAATTGAACGGCATCGAAGTCACCGTCTTCGGTTTCTTCTTCGTCTTCTTCTTCGTCTTCGGCATCGTCGTCTTCGCCGTCTACTTCGGCGCTGTCAGCTTTTTCCAGCCAGATGGCCTGCTCAGTGTCGAACGATTCACGAATACCGTCTTCGTTCATCGCAGTCAGATCATAACCAATCGCTTCGAGCGCTTCGGTCATTTGCTCAACAGACAGCGTTTCTGCTTTGTAGCCGAACAGGTCAGTGCCAGTAGCAACTTCTTCTTCGTCGCCGCCTTCATGCTGATCAACAACTTCGTCTTCTGCGTCGAAGTCTTCGCTCAGGTTTACAGGCGTTGCGTTGGTAGGTTGTTTCACGTTCAGTTCTCCGTTATTTGGAATTGCAGCAACGATCTCGCCGCCAATAGTTTGCATGATGAAAGTACGCACAGCACCAGACAGCACAGTAACAGGGTTAGCTGGCAACGCGCTGTAATCAATTACCGCTTTATCGAGAGCACCATCAGTTTCATCAATGCTTGTGATATTTACAGTTTGCAGAGCTTCCACCTGAGCGGCGAGTGCCTGAATGTAATTACCGGCTTTGCTTTCTTCGACAATCGAGATAGAGTGAACCCCAAACTCGGCTGCCAAGTCTGACAGGTCGCTTTCGCCTGCGCTGAAAAGAGCGAGCGACAAACTACCGTGCATCTCTGACACCGCTTTATTTACAGTATACGAAACAATGACCGCATCACCTTCACCAACTTTGATGCGCTCGTCGATGCGAGTAGGCACACCATTGTTTGGATGCAGAATGTAATACGCACTGTTCTGGTCTGTAGAAGGACCAGTTGCACGTTCGATCAGGCTAGGCAGTCGATCCATTACCTTACCTTCAATCGACTTCTCGTGCAGTTGCTCGTCAGCGCTCATGTAAGAGAAGCGACCGTGAGCGTTCAGAGAAGTCAGAACAACGATGGTGCATTTGTTCAGATGACCGCTCTCAGCAGAGTGAGCACGACGTTGCTCGTCGCTAATCTGCTTTTGTGTTTCAGAACCAAATGATGCAGCAGCGCCCAGATTATTATTAGACATTTGCGTTATCTCCTCAGATAAGTGGTTTACAGTGACCAGACGCGGCTTGCGTTTTTGCGGTCGTATGTAAGAACAGACTTCTTCAAACTAACATTAACAGTATTGACGGTTGTGAATCCCCATACGGTAAGAATCTTATTCACATCGTCAAGCCCAGACGACACGGACATATAAGTCGTGCGGTCCATGATAGTGCCACAATCAACAGCGGCAAACAGCGCTTTCGCAGCAGCGAACTTCTTCGCAGCTTTGTGGTTTTCTTTCTTCTCGAACTTGTCGAAGTCGTCCATGAACTCTTTGCGTTCTTTGAAAAACGCTTCGGCTTTCTGTAGCTTCTCGACTTGTTCGGGTTTCAGAGTGCGCGTTGTGTTGCCATACTTAGCGATCACTGCGTTCCAGTGTTTCGCTTGCTCGTTCAGTTCAACACGTTTGTCCAGCAGCTCTTGATACTCCTCAGAGCGGCGGTCAGCGTACTTCTCGTCACTAAGCAGCGTCAGATACGGGTCGTCATCAATTGCCTGTAGCTCCCGGAAGTTCTCAATCGCACTTCCTTCTTCCCAGTAGACAATGCCCATGACCATGGCGTACATGCTTTTGCCACGCAGCGCTTTCGACTTGAACTCTTTCGGTGCAGCTTTGAACTCAGGTCGTAACGCTATCTGCGCGAACGGCATCGGGTAACCGAGCGGGCTTATCATGAATGCGTCGCACATCGTAAACATCGCTTTCTCATGATTCGTGTTCTGGTAGATGAACACGACAGGCACACCCTCAGGTACTTTTACTTTCTTCGAGTAACCGTCTTCTTTCAGATGAATGAAGTTCTGCATGTTGAGCATGTTCGCAGTATACGCTGCGGGCATCAACCAGCGACTACCGGCAAAACTGTGACGATGCTTTCGATGGTACTCGTTAATCAGTTTGCGGATATATTTGATACCCACACCTTTCTTATCGTTCTCACGCGAGTAGTCTTTCAGGTACACTGCAATATCGTGTTGCTTCGGTACACCAAGACCCAGCTCAAACAGCGCAGCGAGATTATCAGACGAACTCTTTGAGGCAGAGTCACGAACATCGCGCACAAGGCGCTGCACAGTCGCAGAATGAATACGCGGTACAAACGCAGTTGTGATTGTACCACTGCGACGTTGCTCACCACGGTTCGTCACAGTGTGGCGAATTTCAATCGCGTGTTTCGATTTCTTCAAATACTCTGGGCAGTCTAGCCGAACCAGATATTTAGATTCTGCCACAGACAAGAGCAATTGCTTCTCGTCGTGGCTGAATACATGATCATAAAACATTGTATCCCTCTACTGTTTTCGCATCAGTCACAAACTGCGGATAACCATCGGCTTCAACTGTTTGAAACAGCGACTCGATGGCAGACTGGCTTAATGCGTTTTTCTGCACATGCTCCCACGGAATCGCTACAACTTCATCGCCAGAATAATCACTAGCAGATGTATGGGGCATAATTAGTAATCCCAGTTGAATCTTGTGCAGTCTACAGAACGCATTAAGTTCTTTTACAGTTTTATGCAATGCTGCTTGGTTGGCTGCGTTTGCCTTGCCTGTGTCTGCGATAGACGTTAGGTAGTTGTAGTTCGCAACGTTCAACAGCATTTGTTGACTGATAACAGTAGGGTCGACGCCGATAGTACCGAGAATAAATTCAGCTATCAGCTTCTTTGCTTCTTCTTGCGATGACGGTCTGTAGCCACCGCGACTAATTGCTACTTTGGCCTTTTTCATGATGGCTCCCGAAGATCTGGTGAATAGTTGTTCCACACATTCTCGACGAGTGCTTGCCATTCAGCTTCTGACAAATGCTTGCCCGTGAGCTTGTGGTACTCACGAAAGAATTTCTTAGCGGGCAGTTTACTATCGGACGCCCGTGATACATACAGTGCTGCGAGCGGCGGTCTACCCTGCGATATATCAATACGCATGGTCTCTTTTAAAAGAGACCACAGTGCATCGTACTGCGCACTGCTTATCACGGATAGTTGAACGCCGAATACAATCGGCGCTAAGTCAGAGTAGTACACGTGGGTCTTCAATACTGCGGCTGTTACCAGCCGCGCATAGAGTTGAGCAAACATGCCAGACAAAAGGATTTCGTTATTTGTCATACAGCAGCATCCAGTTCAGATTTAGGGCCCAGAGTCAGATTGAAGGTGTGTGCAACGTTGGCATGTGCCATTACACATTCGCTGCCGTCTTTCTCGATGAAGACAGGGCCGGTCATGTCACACGCGACGAACATCAGCTCAACACCGTTCGGCTTGTAGCAGATCAGGCCACGCTTCACATCAGCAGGTTTGATGCCCAGCTTCTTGGCGATGATCGCTTTTGATTCTTTCATGTGCGCTCTTGCCGCTTTCATTTCTTTCTTCGGGGGCTTAATGAGCTTGATAGTCATTTTGCGCACACGCTTGGTCTGTTCTTTTTCAGAAGCGTAGGTCGGCACTGCAAGTTTGTGCTTCGCTTTCTTCTCTTTCACTTTCGGGTTCTCAATAGATTTGTCGAGAGACAGCTTGAGATTACCCAGCAGTGTTTGCATTGCCACGTCGTAGAACTTCACGTCGAGGTCAAGCGCACCCAGCACACGTTCAATCTGCGCTTTGTTCAGCGTCAGATTGCCGTCTTGAATCAGACGTTTCAGCGCGATAGGCATTTGCTTAATGAACGTGTCTTGCTTCACGCCTTCACGCAGACGATTCACAGCAGACTGGGCAGCTTTACGGCCCATGTGCTTGATGACGCCCTTACCACCGTGCTTCTTAACGTCTTTCCAGTCCATGTCAAACGCTTCGCTCAACAGCTTACGGCGATCTTGCGTATCAGCATCGGCGATGGTTGCGTCGATAGTGTGTGCCAGTTCTGCTTTGCGATCAACTTTATCAGACGGCAGCAAATCTACATCAGCTTTCAGGTTAGCAGCTTCGGTGTCCAGCGCTTTGAGCGCTTTACGTACATGGCTACGGCCAAGAGCTTTTACAACGTCAACGCCCTTGGCAACTTTCAAATCTTTCCACAACATGCCAAACGCTTTCGCTGCATCGGCGCGTTTCGCTACGCTATTAGCATCAGCGATCACTGCGTCTACCTGCTGTGCGAGTGAAGGACCTTTCGCTTCGTTACGCTCGCGTGTTGCTTTCAGCCCTGCTTTAGGCTTTGCAGCTTTCTCTGCTTTCGGTGCTTTCGCAGTAGCTGGCTTGCCTGTCTCAGGGTCAATGTACACCAGAGAGCTAAAGTCTGGCTTGATTGTGTCGAGATCAAGCTCGTTGTTGAGCAAGTCTTTCTGCTGGCGCTTGTTCAGCTTCACAGTGATACCGTCAATCAGAACGTGTTCAGCTTTCGCTAACGGCGCTTCAATCTCTTTCAGCGTTTTGCCAGCAAGCACGATACGCTTAACTGGAATCTGCGGACCTTTCGCGTCGGTGCTATAACCGTTACTATTTACTTTATTGATGTAAGTTACAGTACCGTCCAGACGACGTACACGAGCGTTCAACAGGTTTGCATTTGCGTTTGACATAGTGTGATTCCTCAATCAGCTTAGTTGTCAGAGATGCGGCTCTGTATGAACCGCATCTTATTTCAGTGTTACGAGATTACTTCAGGAGCTTACGCAGCTGGGCAGCATTCATTTTGTCTGCTTTACGCGGCGTAGTCAGACCGGCTTCAACAGCGCGATCACGCAGCTCGTCTTCGGACAGATCTTCGAGGTCTTCGCTCGGTGCGTCGTCAAATTCGAAGTCTTCTTCGTCTTCGTCTTCTTCACCGTCTTCATCTTCGAAGTCGTTTTCTTCTTCGGTGTCGTTTTCTTCTTCGGTGTCTTCTTCGGCGTCGTCAGCTTCACCGCTATCGATCACAGGGCTAAAGTCGTTCAGCGTTTTGATATCCGCTTTACTATAGACCAGAACGTTATCTTCTTCGTCTGCGTCGTCAGACAGGTCGATTACCAACAGCCCGCCTTTGCTATCGCAGCCCAGATAAGCGAAGGTTGTTTCGCCGTCAGTCAACATCAGGCCAGGGGCGAGCGCTTCTTCGTCTACGCCGAAACGTTCGGCAAGTGCAGCGTGATACTTCGCGGTCACTTTCTTGTTGACCAGTTCGAGTTGATCAGCTTCGACAGCAACGAACTCGTATTCGGCGTCTTGTGGCTCGCCGTCATCTTCTACGTTGTCGTCGTCTTCGCCGTCTTCCTCTTCTTCTTCGACTTCTTCGACTTCTTCTTCCTCTTCTTCCTCTTCTTCTTCGACTTCTTCGCTTTCCTCAGCGACGATTTCGAAGTCGGACAGCTTGTCGGCGCCGAATGATTTGAAGCCGTCAGTGTCTGCGCTATACATCAGCGCTTTGCCGGCGTGTTTAGCAGATTCACCCACAAACACGAACTCAGCACCGTCAGTGGTCAGTACAGTACCGGGCAGCAGGTCGTTTGCATCTTCGAGATCAAACGCAGCTTTGATTGCTTTCGCCAGCACTTTGCCAATCTTCTTAGCAGCAAGTTTGGAGGCACGTTTCGCAACAGCTTCATCAAGCTCAGGCGCAACAGCGGTATCTTTGACAGGCATCGCATATTGCAGGCTCAGCGTGATCTGCATTGTGTTGTTCTCTTCGGCGTACTCAGCACCGTAAGCAACTGACAGCGCGTTAGCGATCGGCGTTTTGTTGTCAGCGCACACTTTCGCAATTTCGCTGTTTTCAATCAGCGCCACCAGACGTTTGGCTACAGTATCGGTCAGCGTTTCGTCTACAGCCTCGATTTCAACAGCAGGTTTCGCCTTGCCGCCTTTGATGATAGAGCCAGCAACAGCGGTTGCTGAAAAATCATTGAAGTCCAGCTCGTCTTCGCCTCCACTAACTTTTGTTTTGCGACGAACTTTCGGCTCTTTCTCTTTCGAGACTTTGCCGCCAGTCTTCTTACCAGAAGTCTTAGGCGCTTTCTCTTTCACAGCGTCTTTCTTGCCGGTCGCTTTCTTGCCAGACGCTTTCGCATCTTTCAGCTTAACATAACCTTCGCCTGTATCTTCCAGCTGGCTCATGTTCATACGTTCGATTTCACGGAAGTGCGCACCATCTTTCACAACGCAACGGGTAGCGATACGTTTCGTCTGGCCTTTCACTTTGTAGCCGGATGCGATTGCATCTTCGATTTTAGTTTTGGTGCCGTTCAGCAGGACGATAGTTTTGCCAACCAGGTTAGTGTTAGTTTCGATACGTGCCATGATTAATACTCCTCAGTATATGTGTTTTATGTGCGACGCACTATTGCGTCTGCATTAAGTATATCATAGGTCGCTTTCAGATAGCAACCACGATTTTGTCCAGTTTTCTGCATACTTCGCAGATAGCAGGGCAGCTATATACTGCCCCGCTCGTTATTGCTTAGTGAGTCTCGCCTCGCATGATAGCGCGAATCACTGACGCTCTATCGTGAAACCCCTCTTCGTCGGGCTGTAAGAAGTCGTTACGTTGAGCGAATCCCTGTAGCTCAGGCAACGTCCACGTATCGTACTCAGCGTTTAGGTCGTCGTTTGGCACAACACGCTTTGCGCTCAAAGTCGTCCAGTTCTTTGCCACTGCATACGACATGAAGACAAACATGCCTGCTTCATATCGAACGATTAACCAGTCAAGTTGTTGTAGCTCGACGGTGAGCTGTTCGATATAGCTTTCAGGCAGCAAGCGCGTATGCCCTGAAATGCGGCGTATTGCTGCGTCTGACATTTTAAAGCGCGGCAGCGTATAATCATGCCCCTTCTCTTGAGAATAGAGCGTGACGTTTTCAATGATCATTGCAGCAGTTTCGGATGCCGGACGAATTGAAGAGGCCATTATTCTTCCTCCTCTTCTTCTTCGGCAAGATCGGAATCATTCTCGTCATCATATTCGACGTTCTCAGGAATCTCGTCTTCCTCTTCTTCGTCGAAGTCGGCCAGCAGAGCTTCGCTTGAAGTCGAAATAGAGGCAGGTGTTTCCCCTGTCTTGTCGTAGCTGATATCAGCACGAATCACAGGTGTGCTGTTTTCAGGCAGACGCACGAAAATCCAATCAGGACTATCATGCTCGACGTATACCCACTGACCAAACTCATTGCAGACTTCGTTATACACGAGGACGTCATTAATGAGCGTCGGGATCTTAGTGAAGCGCGTATTCTTGAGGTCACGCAGGGCGCCTTCAATCTTACGACGCGACACTTTGATGATGCCCGCAGAAGCGGCAGTGTGTTCAGCGTGACCCACATCTGCTTTCCACGCAGAAAGAATTGCATGAACCAAATTGAACACGCGTTCTTCATCGCGCACTCGCTTCTTAGCAAGGTGTTCCTTGAAAGAAGGAGTCGGGGCACTGGCTTTTGGCCTAACAGAAGACGGACCACGCGGCGTCTTCTTTTTAGAAGCAGCTACGGCATCTAACTTCGCCTGTACTGATTTCGGCGGAGTTTCCTTGTGACGTTTCTTTTCGGCGGCGGCCTGACGCTCTGGAGAGTTCTTAGCAGCACGAGCCTGAGAGAATTTGTCTTCTGTTTTAGGGCGTGAAGTAGTAGGCATATCAATTTCCTTTGCGGTTTAGCATGAGAGCACGATAGGCGGAAACCGCGTAAAGCCCGGCGCGCTCAAAGGGTATCGAACCCTTTTTAAAACAGCCTCACAGGAAGCGGCTTTAAAAAGGACCGTGTGCCCGGGAAAAGATAAACACACGGTCAAGACGTTATAGGCACATCACAGAGAGAACATGTCTCGCTGTCTGTATAGTATAGCTCAGGGCGCTATTCTGATACAACCCTCATTTTGTCCAGTTTTATGCTTAGAAGCGTCTATCAGCCAGCAGCATACGAATCAGCGCTTCGCGGCTGTAGTCGCTTGCGTCTTCATCTTCGCGTACAAGCTCATTAGCTTCTACAGCATCTGCCAGCTCGTCGTCTGTCCAGTCGTCATATTGAGCGATTTGTTCGTTATAGCGTTGCTCTTCGGACGCAGCTATCTGACCGTTCACTTCATCTTGCGTTGGTCGTCGGCTCATTCTTTGCTCCAGCCATTTTCATCAGTCTGGCCGTCTTCATTGCGATTGCCGAGCATTGCTTCAACTTCTGCCTCAACTTCCGGTGTCATCTCTGTCATCAGAACACGGAACTCGTCGAACGTCATACCGACTTGGCTCAATGCTGTTTCGATCAGCTTTTTGCCTTCATCTTCTTCGTCGCGTCCGAAGACTTCAATCACACCGGCAAGTGCGCCACCCATAAGAATTACCTGAGCATCTTTGCTTACATCGTTAAACTTCATAACAGCCTCCTGTTTGGTTTTAGGTACTTTATGCAACGCACTAATAAGTACGTTCTAAAAAGGACCCGCACCGTCACGCCTCTGCGATAGGCGCCTCATTAGGGGGTGAGCATTTCTGGACGGGCGAGCCAAACTGGATTGTTAGTGCATGTTCGTCAACTTGATTGTGATAACGCGGCCTCGCTTGGTCGTTTCTACTTCACGCTTCTTGTATGTGAGACATAGACAATCAAGCGTGAACGTTAAGTCGGGTACTGCGTCTTTCTGGCGTTCTTCAATAACAAGCTCGCCGCGTTGTCGCAACTCTTTGATCATTTCGTTTGTGGTTTTCATTAGAATCTCAGGCCTCTTTGACCAGATTCATTGTGTAGTTCTTTTTAGCGTGGCGGAAACACACTTTGTCGATAGTACCAGCAAGTCCGTCATAACCAATCATAAACAGACGACCAGAGCAAATCGCAAGATCCATAAGCGAGTGACCTTCTTCATTTGCTTCGGCTGTAGCGAGAATAGCTTCACAAATTTCCATCTGCTTTTCGTGATCGATATCGTTCGCAACGAACTCACTACCCTCAGTAGCTTCTTTCAGGTTGAACGAGAGTTTGCACGGCTTGTTGTTGTGAACGAAACGCATTTCAGGAATCGGACCGCCGAGCTGGTCACATACTGTCAGATACAGTCGGAGACCCGCAGCACAAACGTCGATCCATTCAGGTTTCAGTTCGATAACTTTTTGGACAGCAGAGTCCATCATACGGTCCTGCAATTCGATATCAGATAAGGTTGCTTTCGTTTCGTTCAGCATTTTGTTGTCTCCTCAGACATAAGTGAAAAAAGCGCAGCACAAGCTACGCTTTTAGTATAACACAATGAGACCATCAAATACTAGCCTCATTTTGTCCAGTTTTATGCTTGCCAGAGCTTGATGCGAAAGTCTGTCTTTGTCCACAGCCAGGGGCGTTCTGGGTCTTCTTTGACTGCATGACTCAGAGCTAAAATACCGTCGTCTGTCAGAGCGCGTAATTCACGCTCGTCTATCTCAGAGTATTCTTCGCGGCTGCGGTAGCGCAAGATATGTGCCTCGAATTTATCGAGCGCTTCCTTGCTCGCCAGATAGACAAACCCATCTTCTTTCGGCCCTAAGAATGAGCGGCGCTCGTTCATCTTCAGGACGATAGCGACATTCGGTACCAACGTCAGTTTATCAGTCATAGATCACCTCACTGCATATCTGCCGGGATTTCAGTATTAGCGAACGGGAAGTTTGCTTTCACAGGGAAGACAGACAGCTTAAACCCATTCTCTTCGGCGACACGTTTGATTGTGTGCAGGTGGTTCAAGTAATCGTGGTCTTCGTAATGGTTCAACATTTCCGGGTCGGCACCAGATGATATGATAAACAGACCACTAGTTGAGATAGCGCCATAGTCAGTCCAAAGAAGTTCAGGACGCGCACACGCTTCCATGTTCTCACTGTACAATGCAGCTAAGATACGTTGCTGGAGTTTTGCCAGAATAACTACAGTTGCATATTGCGCAGCTTCGCGGTTAGCATTTGCAGCTTCGCCCCATTTCTGAACTAGCTCGTCGTTCATGATAAGAGCGATGCGATTTACAACCAGAATGTTTTGTTCGAATTTCATTTTTGTTCCCTACAATGTTAGGTATGATTGACTATTAACGCAGTGCGTGTTTAATTAGTTCTTTCAGGTACTCAGCGTCACGCGGATAGCGATCACCGTCTTTCATTTTTGTCAGAGCGTATGCAATAGCCTCTAATGAGATTTGAGGCAGTTTATTCAGCATACCCTCTTCAACTGCATTTGTCAGAGCACTGATTATGCTCTTACGTACTTTGCTTACAGTTGCTCGGTTGTTTGAGTACAGGTCGCCTGCGTAGGTAGCGCGAGGAACTTTAGCTTTCATCAGAACCTTACGAATCGCTTCGTAGCTGATATTACGGTCATCGCTGACGGCTGGGAATTTACGAGGCTCACGCTCCTGTTCTGGCTCGTCCTCTTCAACTTCATCATACCCGAAATGGTCTTCACAAAGCTCACGTAACTCAGAAATATCGAGTGATGCGGCTTTCTTTGCTGAGGCCAGCTTATACTGGATGACCAGCTCTAACAGACCATCTCTGTCCAGTTTATCCAGATCAAGATCACCATCATCTTCTGGCTTTTCGTTTGTTTTTGGTTCGAAGTTGTCTGCAAACTTAACCATGCCATGATCGATCTTGTATACATCAACTTCATTCTGCACATGACGTTGCAGACTGATCAGCGCGGCACGTACCAGCGACTGCTGATACTCGAACGTTTCTTCGTTGATCGTAATCCACGTATATTCCGGGTACCAGCCATAAATGAAGTTGACCACGAATTGCGGATTATCAATCAGTTCTGACATTTTCTCTTTCGCGTCGTGCGCAAAGATCAAATGCGTTGCGTAGTAGCAAGTCAATTGATGGCGATTGAAGTTACGGCCCGGATGCGGGATATCGCCGCGAATACGACACTGACGCAACAAGTCATTCAGAGTTTGGTCCATCATATCCTGAGTTTTGCCATTAGCCATCATACGCTTCGTAATGTCACGAATGCGGTCAGGGCGATAGTCAGCAGGAATTTTTTCGTTGTCGTCCAAGCCGATTGCGTTATGCGTGTACTTGTACTTATCATCGAAGTCTTCCAGCCAACGGCCATGCAGCTTGACCAGACCTTCTTTGTCTTCCCGCGACACACGCATCGGACCCACACCGAGAGATAACAACATGCTACGCATTTCGGACTCAGGTAGATCGGCAAACCAAGTGATCTTTTGTTCCTCACGGCATGTTGCCTTGAGATGAATCTTGATTATGCGGCGCAGACTGTCTTCGATGAACAGACCATTGATGGGCTTGAAGCCTTCGTGAGCACTCTCAAGCATCTCATACGGCAGGAACGTTTTGCAGGACTTGCCTACGTGATGGTGAAGCATTAGGTCATTGTTATCGTCGAACGACCAAACCTCTAGCGTAGGGTCAGACGCGAAACCCCAGTAAGTGTTAGTGCAGAGCGTACCTTCTTTCTGGCGCTCAATGATTTCACGCAGCACATCGCCAGTAAGAACCATCTCACGTCCCATGGCGTTGTAGAAATAAAACAGCGGCTTGCCTGTCAAGGCAGCGTCACGAACAAGCAGTAAGTTTTGACGAAGATCGAATGACATAATGTTTCTCCTGTGCAGCACCCGTGAGCGCTGCCTCGATTGATAGATTAGATTGTACGGTAGATGGCGTGTTGTGAGTGTACGCGATACACTTTGCTTTTGTTGATGAAGTGCTCAATCTCGGTGAGCATCGCCAACGTTTCTTCTGAGGTGACAAGCGGATCGCCGTTCTCTGCAAACACAAGCAGACGGCCATCATACACAGTCGCCACAGTAAACAGGTGAAGGGCATTCATGAAGTGGCTCATGAAGTCTTCAAAGTCGCGCATGAACAACGCTACCTTCTCTGTGTGGTTATACACATTGATCAGGTACTGCGGGTCAGCATTGCTCATACGGCGCACGTCGCCCTGCTTTTTCAATAAACTGGCTTTCAGTTTATCATGCGTGACGAGCACGAACTCATGAACCATAACCAGCTTCTTGCGAAACTTCAATTTACCAGGACGCATACTCGGGTACTTAGCAAGATATTCGTCACTAAGTACAGGCTGACCGAACGCAGCGATCACGCGACGGTCATTGCGCGTAACCTCAGACGGATGCAAACGATCTGAATCAAGTTCGGTGTACTCGGAGATTTCATGCGCACCCTGTGTATCAAACATATCAATCTGTTCCATGTTACAGCTCCATCTCAACGATATCTTCTAGGTCAGCAACAGGCTGGAATGCCACCATGAAGCCCTTATTGCTTGTGTAGGTAGTTACGGCAAAGCGACCATACAGGTTGATGTTAATACCGTCGCGCAGCCAGTCGCCGATCATCTTCAATTCATGTTCAAACAGGATGCGACCATCAGCAGCAAACGAAGATGCAAGAAACGCATAAGTCGTCGGTCCTGAATTGTTCTTTGCCGTTTCATTCCAGCAAATTTCAAGGGCGCGTTTTACTTTCTTTTCCAGAACGTCATTGTGGTTAGTAGGCATAATCAGTATCTCAGTTTACGTGGGTGATGCAGTGCGCGTTCTTCTGCTTTACGCATATTGTATCATAGGCGCACTTTAGACAGTACGGCTATTTCAGCCTATTATTTGCGTCTTTCGCACACGACGCAACTCTCACCATCACGCAGCGAAAGAGCTTCGCCGTCGTGGAAGTAGAAGTTGATATACGGGTGTACTGATTCCACACGTTCAATCAGACGACGCTTTGGCGTACTATCTGATTCAGTATCAATGAACAACACGTCATTGGCGCGAAGTTTGTTTGCCGTCGTATCACGGAAGATAACGTTGTCCCGCATCCAGCTATCAATCTTAGCCTGATGGTTGTGATCGTTATCTTGAACAAGCAACCAATCCATAATTGTATTCGCAGTTGGCGTGTACATCTCAACAGACATAAGAAAATCAACACGACCTGCTGCCCATTGTTCTGCTGTGAAGTGGGTTGGCGTATTGACGCTTCGATTTACCTCACGGCGCAAGGCAAACATCACAACATCCAGTGCATCATCCTGCATACCATAAAGAATATCCGCATCACGAATACAACGCTCAATAAGATTCTTCGGCTGACGATTCTTCATGTACGGAAATTGCGTAACGCCTATCAGATCGAGAATGATTTCTTCGTGATCTTTAATGCGTTGGTCTTCGCATACCGTCAGATACTGCTTGAAAGCATCTTGTGAAGTACGGACGTTAACTTCATCGCTAAGACGTCCGAGCGAATGGTGCATATCATGGAACATACACGCGACGGCCAGTGGCAGGGCACCGTTATCGTACTGCCACTGATACTCCATCTCCTGAAGAAGTAACCATAGCGCAAGCGCAGTAACCTGCTTCATATGTTCGGTAGAGTGATAGTGCATGTGGTGCAGCAGCGGGTCACCCTGCCATTGAGGATTGTTGTTAGCGTCAACGTATTTCCATACTGGCCACAGGTCTAAGGAGAGAACGTGCTCATTGAAGAAAGCATTACGTTCAAGAGAGGTGCTGAATGGCATGTTAGTCATTTTAGTCATTGTCGTAGTCTCAAAATTTGCGCAGAAATGAAAAACGGGAAACCAGTTAAGGTCTCCCGTTGAGTTTTATTGTGCTACTGCGTCGAAGCCGTGTACAGGCTTGACACCACGCAGACGAGAGATAAGCTGGGCAGCAATTGCTTTCGCTTTTTCGCTCGGCTGTAGAGCTTTAGTAAAGTCCAGACTTCCAGAGAACATATTGCTGTCACGCAACATCTCAAACGACAAGAGGCGATCATCACGCATAGCCTGCTGGTCTTTCGTAGGACGAATAACCATAGGCAGCACACCACAGTTGTACGCGTCGAGCATACTGTCAACGAACTGGCCTAGCAAGAACGGCAAAGCGTCATGGACCAGAATCAATTCAGCGCCTTCACGCATCAGCAATTCATCAGGAGTTTCACGCATCATTACAACGCGAGTCAGAGCCTGATACAGGGAATCACGCAGGTCAGGTGCAACAACCAGAGCGTGATTACGAATGCAGAAGATCTCTTCGGTGACTTCATCGGAGTTCAACACAGGTACGATAAACGGCACAGCGTTTTCGTACTGGTTGGCAGCAGCGAACGCATCATACAGACGCGCAACGTGCGGATAGTCACGAACGATTACTTGTGCCAGTGCAGCCACATCACCGTCTTGCACGTTGTCACAGAGCAGCACGACAAGCGCATACTCCTGACGAGGTGACAGAGGTTTCAGTAACTGGAATTGCATTTTGTACAGCGTGGTGATATTGATGTTCATTATTATGTCCTCTTATTAGGAAGATGGAGTATGCTTGCGGCGATACTCAGTCTGTACTTTCGCTAAATATTGAGGGGAACGAACCCCTTTCAAATATGCTCCCCAACCAGTGTTGTAACTTTGGATAACGCAAGCGCGTCGGCCTTTACACTGCTTGTTTAGTAACGCAACAATCTGGGCTGCCTGATCAACATTGATTCGGTAGTCCATGAGTTCCCGTACAGAACGTCCGTGCATGTTAGGCATGATTTGACACAGACCTGTAGCACCAGACTTGTTCCTGACCTTTGCACGAAGATGCGACTCGGACACACAGATTGATAGAAGCAGTTTTGCATCTACATTGTACTTCTCTGCGGCCAAATCAATCTGCTTGCCCAAGTCAGACGGATGAGGCAAGTGAGCATAAAGTTGTCGGAGGCGCTCTCTCGTTACATAACGTTTGGGCCTTCGTTCTTCTTTCACAGCTACTGCCTTTTCTATCTCCTTGTATTTGGTTGCCACGCGATTGGAGGGATCGAGTGACACGGAGGATGAAAGATCAATGGCGTTGTCAGGGCCTGTAGACATACTGGCTCGTGCGTTGCTCACGACTGCAATGAAGACAGCAAACATGATTGCGACACAGATCCATACTGCTACGTTCAGGCGTTTAATTACCTCGTCGGTACGATTGTTAAGAACAGTTATCATCGGAAGATTTCCCCTAGTGTGAAGGCGCTAGGACCTAACTATAAAAGCAGGCCGTAAAGGTTTTTGAACTCTACTATTCTCCTTTGATGATTCAGAACAAGACAATCGTAGTTGTATGGGTCGATCCACACAACCGTGTATGCGAGCTTGTTCGATTTCGTATACACCTTGTAGCCAAAGAGCTTACCTACAAAGAAACGGTGGCGGCGCATTTGAGCCAGACTTGCATTACAATACGATTCTAATACTGCGCGATTAGCGTTAGGCTTCCGGGCGAGGAACGCGAGATAGGCTCGTAAGTTCGGCAACGGGCTAGGTCGCTCACGGGGCAGCAGATAAGTTTTCTTTGCCATAGTGTTTATATTACGATAATGAGGAACCCACGTAAGGTCCCTCGTGTGAGTAGCATCACTATATGCGGAATATCCAGCACGGAATGTGAATGAATATCACCGCCATAGCGAGTTTGAGTCCAGTCCAGAGAACTTGGACATTGGACTGATCGTCCATGCTGCGATTGAACGCTTTGACTTCTGGATCATCGTTCGATATAGATCGCAGTTCTCTTGCGAACTGAATAATGCCTACAACATAGTAGGCAATGAACAATACCCAGAGATTACTCACTAGGCTTAGTGGTGGAACCGAAACCACCCTCGCCACGCTCTGTGTCATCCAGTTCGGTAACCTGAACAACAGTCACCTGAGGTACTTCGAAGAACAGCACTTGTGCAAATGCTTCGCCGCGCTTGATCACGAGGCGTTGCGTTTCACCGTGGTTAGGTCGATTGGTTTCCGTGCTTTGGACCTTAGTCCCCTTGCCGCCGAGATGCAGAGCAGCCATCCACTGACCGCGGTAGTCGCTATCAATTACACCCAGCGTGTTAGACAGTTGACAGTTGAACTTGGCGCCCAGGCCACTGCGTGGGAAGATGATCCCTACGTACTCCTTCGGAACCTGATCGTTAGCGCCAGTAACCTCGCGAGGTACGGCTGCTTTGAACCCCAGCTCGAACAGCTCGGTGTTGTTTGTGATGATCATATCTTCCTGCGCAAACAGGTCAAACCCAGCCGAGTGTGCAGTAGCACGTTTAGGCATAATGAAGTCTGGGAAACGTTCGAGGTCAGGCATTACTTTGAATTGCATTCTTATGTCCTTAGTTGTCGATAAGTTCTTTGGTGAAGCGAGGTCGGGGTGCGTACTGACATTCTTTGCCAGTAACGTAGCGACCTGAATGTGGGCCTGTAGTAATAAGAATTACCACAAGCAAATCACGATGCGTCACAACGACGCCTTCGCATTTATTCTGTGTGTCGTGGTCAAACACCACATCGACGAACTGATCTTCGTACTCACCTTTAGCACAGATAGGTGAATGCTTCGCGTAGTTCTCAATGTAATGGCGCGACACGAACAGGTCATCGCTTTCTGCGAAATAACGACGAGGAAGATTCTTTGCATCGATCTTCCATATCTCATTGTACGGCTGGTCGTTATCCTGTCGCACAATAACCGCTGGATAAATTCCCCAGCGAGTCTTGAGAGCAATCTTCTGGCCCTCGTCACGTCCCCGCGAAGGGAACGTGGTAGCGGTTATGCCGTTAACAACTCCCATGAGTGTTGTCTCCTAAAACAGAGGCAGATGTTTGAATTGCTCAGGGATATCGTTTTTGCCATAAGCCTGAGCAGGAAGCAGACCGTAAGTTCTGGCTGTCTGCGTCACTTCTCCATGCGAGCACGAATACGCGAAGCTGGTCAGCTTACCATCGAGGAAGACGGCTTGATCTTCCATGAGCATATGTCGCAGATAGTAGGGCACGTTAAGCGCCTCACCATTATCAAAGAAACCGAACTGCTCGGTCAGTTGTTCTTTCGTGTACGCAAACGGCACGAAGAAGCGAATACCACCGACGATGGATTCTAGTTCTTCGTCGTGCAGCGCTTTAACCAACATCATACGCTGCGCAACAGTCGGATGAATATCGGAGGCAGGTGGATAGATTGCCTGAGTTAAATCGCGTACAAGTTTTGCAGCGCGGGGCTCGGCGTCAGGGCGCGTAAAGATAGATGCGCGATTGAGCATATCCAGTTCAATCAGAGCTTTAAACCCAACGTCCTTGTTGGGTGCATCTACGGCCATAGCGATGTGATTCAGAATATAAAAGTAACCGTAGCTTTTCATTTTTATCCTTAGAGTTTACGGAGCATATCACGCAGTTCATCAGTAAGCACGTCGGCAATCTTTGGGTTGTAATCGTTGCTTGTACGACGACGAACCTGAGTGACGCGGATTGCAGTATCGATCATATCATCGACCACTTTAGTTGGGTCTTCACCAGATTGAATCTTGGCTATTACCATTTCACGAAACTCAAACAGGTGAGTCGAGTCCATATCTTCGGCCAACAGGCGAGGCAGGTACTCAGGGTGTTTCGCGTTGTAAGTGGTGGACATGAGGTTAACTGCTTTCTTGCGTGAAATAGTGCGTGACATAAATGACAATTCCCGTTATAAACGTATGGTTAAAAGTGACGTTGAGAGCGATATTGCTCTATCTATGATTATATCATAGAAGCGCCTCAGATAGAAGCGCTATTCTGACCAATTATTTGCTTTCTAGCGCTAACAGGGCGTATGCGATAGCGAGCGCTTCATTGTTCGTTGCTACAGGTCGATTGATACCACACGTATGGCGAGATACGAGAGTGATAGCAAAACGACGATCACCGAACTCTTGCTTTTCATCAAGCTCATGCCAGATCTGTTGGTCTGGACGAAGAACGACACGACTCTTGTTAGTCGATTTCGCCATCGGCTTTTTCGTTTTCATGCGGCCAGATTGCGGCATATTCGTTTTAGGTACAGGCTTATGCAAAGTGACGATCGGCAGATTGATTTCAACTTCCATGAGTGAAGCGCCTGTAATCCAGGCTTCTTCATCGACAACGCCTTCGTCGTCAGGGTCGCCATACTTGGCGTAGAAGATTTCACGCAGATCGTCTGGGTCGCGGTCGAGGTCATGGCGAGTTACCAGCTCACCGCATTCGCAGTCATCATCTTCACAATCGCAGTTCGAGTCGGACTTCACTGCAATGAGTTCCAGTCGCTCGCACAAGTCAGCGAGTTCATCGAACTTCATACGACGAACCGCATCGTATTCAGGTGGACGACTAGCAAGAGTCTCACTCACTCTTGCTGCTTTGTATTCGTCCGACCACAAGTTAGAAACAGTGATGTTGCCTGAATCAGAATACGGATCATACAAACTGAAATGACGCGCATAGCCATCGTCTTTACCTTCTGTCTGCAACGCAATGATAAACTGAGGCAAACGCGTATGGCTTACGACGCTTGTATCGCGCAACAGAATATTGGTCAGACCGTGCTGAGTGAGCATCCAGATAAAGGCGCGTGTGATAAACTCGCAACAATCATTGTTGTTCTTAGGCCAGAAGCCTTTGCCCGCGGTGTGCGGGTCTGTGCAATACATGGTAAGCGTCATGTTCGCAACAGCTTCGAAGAAAGTCTTCTTCCACTCTTTGTTCAGGAGAGAATCGAGTGCGTAGATCTCGTCACCCGGCAGCATCAGCGTACCATCACCTGTAAACGCAATGCCCTCAAGAAGGCGATACGTTTCTTCAACTGTAGGCTCAGCGACTTCATAGGCAAGTCGCATGTTTGGAACAAGCACTGTATTCGCAACGGCACGTAACGCATCACGTTGCTCGATAGTGCCTCGTTCAAAAATGCTGCGAGCAATTTTGGTGATATCATTCATTTCTTCGGTCCTTCCTCAAGGTCAATGTAGAGCGCGATCATTTCTTCAAGCGTTTGGTTCGCTTTCTTCAACGTCATCAGTTTTAAAAGCGTAGCCTGACAGACAGGGAGCGCATATTTCTTTTCGGCGTGCCAAGTACGTGCTAAGTGTCGCACAGCGGCATCAGGGCGTGGGTCAACAGCAACGGCAAGCCGTATGTTCAACAGCATTTCTTTGTACGTCTCCCAGTCTTTTGGACTGGAAGCGACTTTATTTATTGCAGTGCGTTGTTGCAGGAATACGTCTAGCTTTTTACCTTCCATCAGTTCAGCGCCGCCACCATATCGTCTTGTACAGTAGCTGCGTAGCAATCAAGCAACCAATCTTTAACCGCGGACTGTTCTTCGTAGCCCATAGCATTCATATCACCGACTTGAACGATCTGATATGCAGGTGCATCGTCTTCGTTCTCAGACTTGACGCGCTGCAACACAATAACGAGCTTGGGCATCGTTGCGTCTTTGTTGACGTAGGTTAGAGTCAAATCGGAGCCAATGCGTTCGACGTTAATGGATTTAGCTTCGACCGTCGGCGCACAGACCAGAGGCCAAAGTGCTACAGTGTCAATAGCGTCGCGTGACACCGCAAAGTCAACAATAGCGTCACGCAGATCTTGTGCGGCAGACAACTTGATTAGGCAGCTATCATCCAGACGATCAGAGATAGACATGCCAGACGACTGCATACCAGCAGCGGGTGCAGGCGCTTTGAAGTTTGCAGCAGATACAGAAGCGGACATAACCAGTGCGATAGCGATAGCAGTGAATTTCATTTGGAACCTCAATTGATAGTGAATTGTTGTGTAGCCCGTAAGCGCCACGTTAAGAATAGGTGCAAGCGAGTCTGCTATTACTTTACAGACTCGCCGTGCTCTGTGCGGGTATCGTACATTGCGCGTTCTGAGAAAGCGTTATACACGATCCACCCTATATCGCAAACCTCATGCAACTTATCGGCACATTCTTTCGCTGCGTCAAAGTTGGGGAACTCTGCACTGAGGACTTGTTTGCCGTTGAGAGCGATCTCTTTCAACCAAGTACCTTCATATGCTTCACCGAAATACTTATGCGCCGCACTAAACACATGATATCGAGCCATGTAAACCTCCGAAGATTGTCTCTACATATTTCAGACCATTCAGTCTGTGTTCGAAGTGCGGATTGCGGAACGCGATTGTTCCGAATACGCGGCTATTGAACTGAGGACATGCTGCATTGAGTTCAAACGGTTTAATCTGGGCGAACGCCCTGATCTTAATCACATGCGTCGCACCCGTAAGCTCGGGAGCCCATACAACATCAGATTTGCGTACAACATACATGCTGTTATTTTTATCGGTCAGAACTAAGAAGTCTGCGCGTAACAACATGCGGGTCTTACCAAAGACAAAAGCGTCTCCGTGTGCGAGACGGTCAGGACAGAACTGTCTTGAAGAGTTACATATAACGATCATTTTGAGACACCCCCCACGTTTGTTCAGCGCATGAATTTATTGTTTGTTATTCTATGGCTTCCGTTTGTGAGCTTGCTAGGGCGCCGTCTTACTCGGTTCGCTTTCCTTGCTGTCACGCACTTCGAACGTTGTTTGTGGCTCCCGTGTTCCATACAAGGCACGACCAAATTGATCGTACCCAACAACCACACGTTCGTGTATATCGTGCGATAGCCTCTGCAACTTAACCTCCGTACTATCGACGTATTTTGATTCGACAGGACGGAAGCCACGTTTGCTATCTAACGGTGTATTGGTGTTCGTAGCACCATACATAGCTTCTAGTGGTTGAAGTTTCATTTTAAGCCTCTGTGATAGTTGAGAGAATACGAACAGCCAGTTCCGGGTTATCTGGTGCAAGATGCTTGGCTACCAGATTCAGAATGTCTGCGCGACGACCTTTAAAACGAACACGCATGTACGCGTCAAGGTCAGTCAGGATTTCGTTTGCGCGGCACCAACGTTTAATGTGTGCAGGAACTTCCAGAGCGCCGGGCCAAACGCAGGAGATGCGATTGGTAGGCGTGATACCAGTAATGCCAAAAGAATGGTTGGTGGCACGGAGAACGTCTGTCTTTTTAGCGATAGTTGTCGTATTGAACATAGTAGTGTTCCTTCCTCTGTCTAGTTAAACGCGATTAAAGTGCTCACATACAGTGTAGCATAGGGCAACCATCTGAAACAAGCCTTATTTTGTCCAGTTATTTGCAGAGTTCGCTCTAAAACAAGCCAGTTTTATACGTGCTCTGTTTTTAGCTTTCGACTCACACATCAAGTCAAAATCAGTGAAACTTAGGGCCCAGTCATTTACGTCGTCATTGTGATAGTAGTCAGAATGTGCGCGTAACTGCATACGATTAGCAGCGAGCTTGTTTTGATCTGGCAGACCTCTCGACGGTACGAACTCAGGCCGCGACACAGAATAATGCGCAACAGGCGTGATGCCTCGCCACGACTCTATGACACGCTGAACACGATCATCGGTCGGTTGAATGTATTCGTTTGTCATTACCCAGTGATGATGAATATCGAGAACTATCGGGCAAAGGTCGGCGAGTTCTAAACAGTCTTCGATGCTGGACGTAATCTCGTCATTCTCGACGGTCAACATCTTTCGGCAGTGATCAGAAAGTTTCGAGTGTGCTGCACGAAACCCTTTTGCACCAAGTTTACCGCTCAGGTGAATGTTAATCTTGAAGTCTTGAAAGCGACGACCGTACCCCATGTGATAGGCGCAGTACGCATGGTACTCAAGTTCGTTAATTGAGTTGAGTACAACATCAGGGCGATCGGACGCGAGCACTGTGAACTGGCCTGGATGAAACGAAAGTCTAACACCAGCGCCTTGTGCCAACTTACCACACTTCCACAACCAGTGTTCGATGTATGCGGCAAGTTCACGCTCTTGATAAAGATGCGTTACTTGCGGGTGCGTGTACAACGGAAGTAATTCACTAGTGATTCGAAACATACGCATGTCTCGGCGTAACATACCGACGTGAGCAATCATATCATACAGCGACGTTAGATTGACTGTCACGATCTCACGCAACTTCTGGCGTCGTTCGTCAAGACTGAGTTTTGAGAAGTGCTTATAGCTTAGACTTTTGTTTGGGTAAGGTTGTTTGCCGTTCTCGTCGATTAGCTTGCAGGCGAATCCGAATCTCATGTAAAATTTGCTCCAGAAATGACTAATGGGAAACCCCGTTAGGAGTCTCCCATGATTGTTACTTGCTCTTACGTGCGTGTAAGTAGTTTTCGAGTTGATACAGGTTGTTCACAACGTAAGGCTGCGCGAGCTTCAACATCGGGTCAACTTTGATTAACGCTTCCAGTGAACGGAAGTGTTCGATACACAGCTTGAGGTCATCGTCAGACAGAGGCGCGGCTGAGTTGTAGATCTCAAGCGCTCTCTTGGTGGCACCTTCTTTGGTCATCATGTGCACCACTTTCTTAATCTGAGTAGGGCTAGGCTCTTTGCCATAGTTGCGGAATTTCAGACTAGCAGCAGTACGCAGAATGCTATCGAGCGTGTCGCCGCTAATCATGCCACAGTTACGCCACGACACTTTCTTTGATTCACGCAGCTTATCGCGGGACTTCTTATCGAACTCGGCGTACCAGCCACCCTGCGTTTCACCGCGATCATCGGTATACACAGTTTCGTAACCAACATCACCTTCGTTGCAACGCAGACCAACTTGCAGTAGTGCGTGATTGATCTTCTCGATGCCGTCTGCAATCTCTTCGGCGCTCAATACGATTTCATTCTTTCTCATTGTCTCGTCCATATCTAGGCTTACATGCCCAAGTAGCGAAGAAGTACACAGCCACGATAACAGCCACCAGCATAGTCAGCTCTGGGCTACGCACTTCGAAGTAAGGTAAAGCGAAAGCGATGACAACCAACACAATCAGTATCATCGCCTCGCGCCAATAACGTTTAGCCACGCAATGCAAAGTTTTCATCGTCAGCAGCCTGATGTTGATTAGCGCCTTTCAAACTGAGAGACTGACGAGTCAGTTCGATATGCTGTTCAATCAGATCAGCAATCTCAGTCACCATGTTTTCGGTGTCTGCATCGAAGTAGATTGAAGCGTGACGATATTCTTCGAGACACGTAGCAGGGTGCTCGTTCATCAGGTTACGAAACACAAGCCACGGGCCGTGGAAGACGCTCGCTTCATCTTTGGCTTTCTCACCGATAGCATCGCGCAGGATAGTATACGCATTGGCGATCAGCACACGAATCTCACACACGCGATCACGAGAATCGAGATCAGAGAAGCGAACGGTGTTTGGGTGACTGCCTACGAATAGCTGTTTCATCTTACTTCCCCTTGAGATCGTCGAGTGATGTTGTGCTGCCCATGCGTGGTTGTGCGGCTGCTTCGCGTTTGCGAGTGCGTTGCGTTTTTGTCCACGCACGATATTCATTACGTGTTACACCGAGAGCAAGCATAGCGTCTACATCAGAGAAGCCAGCAGCCATTAAGATTTGAATGCCGACCAGATTCGATGGGACGGCGTGAGGCCCCACCAGCACGACAGTGAAGTTACCGCTGGTGTTAGTGCCGCGCAGTAACTTCCACGGACCGCGCACGACAGCAGTGTAGTTTTCCAGATTGACCGCAGAAGCAAAGCCGTCGATAGACAGACTACGATCTTTGGTCGAAAGTTGTCTTGGGATTTGTTTGATCATTTATTCTTCCTCGTTCTCGTCTTCTGTCTCTTTACAGATAGCAGGGATGTTCTTCGTTCTCCCCAGATCTACCATAGCAACTAGCGCACTGCTAACAGTGTCATCGTGTCTGTTTTCAGCAACGGCATACATCTGACCTATCAGTCGTTTTGAATATGCAAGTTCGGTCATATTACCGACAACGCGAATCAGTTTTTCCATAGAGACTGCGATAGCTTCGAGACTCTCTGTTTCCTTCAGGGCTTCCTGCATCGCCGCAAGATACATCGGAAGGCCCTGAGTCAGGAAAGTCTCGTGCCACTCGTCGGCGGTGAAGCGCACAAACACAGCAGAGCCGCCTAGTTCGTGTACGTGATTACTGACACGGGTAGCACACTTCGCTAGATCGAGCAGTCTGCGATCAACGGGCCTGTCCCAGCTAATCTGATCTCCACTAACTTCTACTCGCTCACGATTGATAGCGGTAGTGTGGGGGATAAGCACAAAACGATGTTGAGGCTTACCCAGCACCGTAGCTTTCTCTGTTACGTTAGTTGCGAACGCGTGTTCACGCAAAAGCGTTTCGATCACACGACGTTTGTTTTCATCGGTAGGGTCGGTGCGGTACGCAACGAATGCAGACTGTACTTCGTCCTCATCCATGAGGAATTGAATGATGTTCATCACTTAAACCCTTTGTCTACGAGTTGATGGAACGCTGCAAAGTAATTCGGTACTGGCCCTACTGCAACGCCGTTCTTGTTGAGCAAGCGAATCAGGTCACGCTTCGGCCACAGGTAGGGAAGATTGTGCTTCACACCACGAGGGCGCTTCAACTCCTGAAAGAACGAAAGCACCTTGATGCAGATGATAGTTCCGTTCTGCATATCACGCTCAGTGAGATCTTGCAGAGCTTTGAGCACTTCTGCTTCATGCTCCATAGCAGCGAGTTCACGATTCGCTTTAAGCAGCTTGAAGAAGTGCGTTACCTGTATGCCTGTTAGCCACAAGTAACGCGGCAGCTTTGTAAGTTTCATACGTGGCGCTCCATGGTAGGTGCATCAATTGCAATCGTTGAGAAGCCATCTTCCACAAAGACAACAACACAAGGATAATCCATACGCTGCGCTTTTGCGGTCACGTCTTCGTGCTTATGTTTGTTGAGTACAGCCAGCGATTCGCTGGCGTTTCGATACTCATGCAGGTGGTGCGTGAATGCCTCCGCAAAACCAGCTCGATTCATAACGCAGTAACTGGTGTAACCAATGCGTGTACAAGCCTGACGTTTACGCATGGCATCTGCAACAGTAGGGAATATGAATCCCATAGCTATCCAAAGTTTACGCAGCATTATGTCGGCTCCCCTTCGTCTTCACGATCGGCGAAGCAGTTCTCGCACAGGTCATCCCACTCACCGTACACTTCATCTTCTGCTAGAGGTGTACGGCAGTCTTCACAACGTGAATATGGTTCTTTGTCGCTCACCACATCTCTCCCCACAGTTCTTCAACAGCGTCACGCATAACACGCACAACACGGAACTTAGTTCCCTTGACGTGTTTGTTTTCAGGCGTGATATTGAGTTGATCGATAAGTTGAGTGACAGCTTCTGGGGAAGCGATGCCACTACGAATAACTACCCAGTCGTTAGCGGTCGAGATAAACGCCTCAAGCGAATAAGTCACATCAGGCTGATCGACAGGTTGTATGTTGTCGTGCGGACCTTTCTGCACAAGGAAAGACATTTCGATCTCAACTTCGATATCGAAGCCTTGCTCATGCAGTGCTACCCAGTTGAGATACTCCTGCTCATTGGTGTATGTAGCAGTGAACACGTTATCCGGTTTATCTTTCTGGGTGAACGTTACGTTCCACTTCTTGTTAGTCTGGGTAAGTGTTGCCATTGTTGCTACCTCAGTTGGGAATCTTTGGAGCCACGACGATTGTAGCCGACGTTAGCAGTGCCATCATGACTTGCCTGACAGTTAACACAGTAACGCGCATTTGGCATAGCGAGTTTGCGCATCACAGGAATCTTCGCACCGCAGTCTTGGTTGACGCAGTAATCAGAACCTACGCCTTGAAGTTCTGAGCGAGCGCGGTCAATCTCGTTCATCACGTTTGTTTCGATGGTATCATTCACACCATCATCTTTCACAAAACCAACAGCCATTTTATTTCTTTTCCTCATAACGATTGAGTGTAGCGCCAAGCCCTGAACGTAGTTTACAGTGATTGGCCGCACCATAAGTCACGAACAGATCAACGCGATTACCATCTGCATCTTTCACTTCGAAACGCAGTGGATGATTGTGGCGCTTTGAATGTTCTTCGGTGTATGCAACGCGAGCCTTTCTCAAGCAAGCAGTCCAATGGAGAACTTCTCGACGGTACTCCTCGATAGATTTATGGTCCCACCATTCATTATCCAACATAAGTGCAAACGTACTATTACGCCGGAAACGCACACCAGGACGACGAGCATAACGAATAGCGTCTTGATACATTTTAAGTTGACGCAGAGCTTTCATGCCTTGTTGGTAGATAGCTTCACACTTCGCACCGTGAAATTTAGGATCACTCATACGGACGTGGAGCTTCTTGCGGTGGGTTACAGTGAACATGCGTGGCATTAGTCATTGCTCCATGTGTTAGTCTTCGGTGGCTTGCAGCCAAATTTCTTCTCGTACCAGACTTCGTGTTTGCGTTCGATCTTATCGAAGTTCAATGAACCAATAACGGTGCTGTTATCGAGCGGGCCCATTGCAGCAAGCAGGTAGTTTTCATAGCACCACATGCGTATATAGCACACACCACCAATTACACCGAAGATGATGCCTGTCCAGAACCACATGTCTTCGACAGCAGGAGCGGAGCGACCGTGCATGATCAGAATAGCGATCAGCATAGCACCGACAACAGCAAGACGTCTACGCCACACAATAAGCCCATAATAAAACGGGCTGTGGTAATAAAAGTTACGACGTTCATTCATTTTAGTTTTCCTTAGCACATACCGCTACCGAAACCACAACTCCCGTTGCCGCCAGTAAATCCACAACGAGAAGAACCAAAGTTACAGGTATCAGGATAGCCTCTAGGTTCTTCTTTCTTCGCCTTCTTCACTTTCTTCGCTTTTACCTTCTTGGCTTTCACTTCTGGTACAGGCTCTTTGCGTGACCAGTCGAAGTACAGGTTGCCGTCCATGTGGAATACCATTTCGGTGTATTCTTCTTCGTCTTCGTTCGGTTCGTATGAAGACGCTTTCAGATATGCGAAGCTGTTACCGAGGTCGGCGCTGCGATGCGTGAAGCATGACGGACAACCAGTAGTAAACGTATCGTCGAATCCTGGCAGGGTCTCGTCGAAAATTTCATCGTAGTAGCTACCGTCAAAGATAGAATCAAACAGCTTGATCAGCTCAGGCTTCTTCTTCAACTTCTTCTCAGCCTCCATAACGTCACGCTGTGAGCCGCGTGTAGCGTTGCGCCACGCTTCATGCGCCATGCCATACTTACGCAGTTCTTTGCTCAACTTCTTGTTGTCGTAGTCAACACGGAACACAACGTCGATCCACGGGTTTGCTTTCATCAGTTCGTTCGCCTGACGGAACTCCCATTCGATGTTGTCGATGTTCTGTTTGTTGATAACGAAGTTGATATGGAAACTCAGCCTGCGACCTAACTGGCGGCGGAAGCGCACAAGGTCATCAAGAGTCCACGTATAGTTGACGCCCATGATCTTGTTTGCTTTCTCACGGTCAAATGAGTGCAGACTGATATTCAGATGCGACAGTTTGCTTTCCAGCATCACGTCTGTATTCAGATCGAGGAACGTCATCGTCTGATTATGCTTTTCAAGGAACTGACCGTTAGAAGTCAGACCCACTTTGTGCGTACCAGCTTCTGCACGAATACGGTCAATCGTTTCGAACAGATACTTCATGCGAAGCGTAGGTTCACCCCCAGAGATTGAGATGTGATCAACACGATGACCGTGCGTTTTGATTGCAGCCATCAGATTGTCTTGCCACTCTTTCTGCGGCGCTTTGTTTTCCATTTCTTTCTCAGGGCAGAAAGCACAATCAGCGTTACAGGTCACAGGCAGGATAGCAGTGAAGTTGCGCAGTTCGTTAGGGATCTCACGCTCTTTCTTTTTCTTCTTACCGTACTTACCTGCTTCCCACTTGTCGAGAAGTGCAGACTGATCGTGTTTGATAAGTTTCAAACACTCGGCGGGGTACCATGAAACACGACCATGATGTTTGACGTGCAGTGCGTACTCGTCTTTTTCATCCTGACGACCAACGACGATTGCTTCTTCACCTGCACCATCAAAATGCTTCATGGTCACAGGCAGAACGTTGGAGATACGAACAAGGTCGGTCAGGCGGAAAGTGTGCTTAATCTTTTTCATATACATATCCTCATGTAAGTAGCTAAACGAGTGTCTAGCGTTCATCTCTATTATAGCATAAATCGAGCCAGTCTTGAATGGCTGTTTCGTCCAGAAATATGCTCAGTTAGAGTCCAGAAGTCGAATATAGCGAGAAGGTACGTGGTCAGTTAAGATGACCCCGTTCTCTGCTCGGTAGAACTTGTACCCGTGAGTAATCATTGCCTGGGTGTCGATCTCAAATACAACAGGCACACCGTGACGTTGACCAACGCGTTTCGCTGTTTCAATATCGTTGCTGATATGGACGTGCTTGCGTTTGCGTTTCAGGATTCCTTCGTGCATGATTGAAGCAATATTCTTTTCAGCGGTGCCGTGATACAAAGACGAACAATCAGTCCACGGTGCAAGATTGAGAATGACGTGTTCGACAGAATGACCTTGAACACAACGAATCTTGGACTTGTTCGAGTTAAACTCAAAACGACCTTTATCGTCCGCTTCTACTTCTTCGATCAGCATCTCTCTGGTCACTTGCTTTTTGTACTTCGCTTTCTGCAAGAAATCCAGAACAGACACCCAGCCTTGGGTGTCCATTGCGATGCCAATGTCCTGAGGTTTATGACGCAGAATATACGTCATGTATACGCCCAGTGACTTTGCCATGTTACTCTCCTTCTAAATGATCGTCGTTAGCTTGATACTCGAACTGCGGGTCGAACTGGCGCGTTTCGAAGTTGAAACCAAGTGATTTAGCAACGGCAACGAAGCACAACCACGCAGGTACATTAGACCAGCTCGTTTCACCTGCAGGAATCTCTGCGTCGTCTGCAACAGCGATAGCAGCCATACGCCAGTCATGCTCAGTCAAGCGACCGATAGTATCAACACAGGTCGGTGCTTTGTAATCAAGCACACCATCGAAGTGTGCCACCAGCTCCGCTTTTACGTGAGGGCTAAGACTTCGCAGGAACATAAAGATGCGATGCGTGTCGCTCACACAACCTAGCGGAATTGCTTTCTGGGCAGCTTTAACATTCGGGCTATACCACTCAGCCACCAGCACCCAGTTACTAAGCAACGTCATAGGCAGATCATCTTCTTTGACGTGCTCGGTGCTGCGATCATACCAGTTAGTAGATCCACCGTCTTCGTTTGATTCACAGAAGGTCCAACCATCACTGCTGTTACGGAACAGACGGCCGTAACGAATCTGTTCATGCTCGTCGAGGCACAGGTACATACCTGCAATGTCAGGCGCTACATCGGAACCTGCATGGGACAAATCAATATCGCGCAGACCGCAAACCCACTGATTGAGTGCTTTGATCACATCACCGCGACTGCTATCACCACCAAGTATGTTTTTACGTCGCTCGTCTGCGAACTTGCGAGCGATCATAATCGGGCTATTCAGTTCAGGCATGTTGTAATTGATGATACCCATTGCGTTCATCGCAAGGCCGAGCAGTTGAACGTTGGACAACGTTAAGTCATACTGCGCATTAGGTGCAGCAAGCGAAAGAATAGTGAACAGGTCAGAATGAGACAGTGCAGCAATGTCTTCATCATGCAGCATGTTCGGAATAGATAGCTCTGCGCGATGGGCATACGCAATCGCGTTGATCGCATCAGCGATTTTACGCTGGTCATGCGAACTAAAGTTATCAAGCCAATCCAGAACATCTTCGTCAATCACTGATCCAGAAATTGTGTTCATGCTATATCTCCAAGAAAAAGGATATCAGTTGCGGCGTCATGTATCTTGGCCGCAAACGTAAGTAAATCGTCAATGGCTTTCTTTACGTCCCTGTTCTCACACATTTGACGTGCTGCAAGGAGTGCCATCTCCGCCTGTGCTACGTCTACCACGATAGCGCGATACAACATCTCGCGCACAATCGCCTCGACTTCGGGGAGGGCACCCAACATCTCTACTTGCATACTACGCAGAAACACTTTCCTGTCTAAAGAGGGCAATGCAGAAAACTCTTTGAGTTGTTGTTGGGTGACCATGATGTTGCCTCAGTGATGTTTCACATAAATGAACAGGTACTGATCGTCGTATTCAAAATCAAGCACACGATACACTGACTGGTTGATACTTATCGTAGGCGCTTTCTTTGTTTTGAGCCCGAACGCGTTGTAGTTACCAACCAGCACATCATGAAAGATACGAGCAATAGGAAATTCTTCATCGACACGAAAGCGAAGCGTTGCTACGTTTTCTTTGTGGGGGAAGATATCCACATGCGAATGATTCTCCTGAAACGCAGTGTACTTTGCGTGTAGACATTCGATGCGCATACGCTCCGGCATACCATTAGCGTATATGTCGGTCAGTGCGTCATAGTCAAACGGCTTGAACATCAGGCGTCTGTCTACCGCCGCTCGGAACCACGGGATTGTCGCATAACACGCAAGCAACGGCGTCAGACAGATCAGTATTGTCGGCCAGTAGATTGTCATAGCGAACGCTCCTGTCTGTACATGGCACACTGCGTTGGGATTGTTTCGTCGTGGAACCAATAGAGACTTCCGTACGGCACTTCGGCATCAATACCAAATGGTTTGAATCCACCACGCTGTAGAAACTTTCTGAACTTAGGTGTCAGCACGTTTTCAATTTGGAGAATCCAGTCACGCTGCCGACACATTTCTTTAGTACGAGCGAGTAACTTCGAGAACTCGCCTTGGCCAGGATTAGTAACATCAATTGTTGCGAGAACAAGAACAGGTCGATTCCAGAGACATTGATACTGGGTGCGAAAACGCAAGTACATGCGAATGTTTTTCAACTCAGGGTGATGATCTTGGACATGGTACGCAACGTTACCCCAGGCAGACGCAAGTGACTTGAGATACGCCCGTTCGAACTCACGGATCAGAATATCTATTTCGCTCATTACTATTTCCTCTTAGGCTACTTTCGGTTTATTGTCGTAAACAGCTTTGATTGCTTTACGCAGTTCTTCGTAACGCTCTTTACCTTCCATGAACAACACTTCTTCAAACATGCGGGATAGTTCTGCGCTGCGGTGTATCAAGTGTGTTTTCAACCAGACACGTTGCGCATTGATAGGGTCTAAGTCAGGACCACCGCATTCTTCGTTGTACGCACGAACATGCTCCTCGCTCATGCTATCGACATGCGCACACAGCAGGTCGTTGACTGCTTCTTCGTGTGAGTCATGCGCGAAGTCTTCTTCGTCATGCGAGTCAATAGGTCCGCCATTCATCTGACGCTCAATCTCATAGGCTGCTTTCGAACCAGTCATGCAGGAACCTTCGATTTCATTAACGCAGAAAAGCGGATAATGGCCACGCACGTCAAACGTTTTGCCTTTTGCACGGAAGCGCACAGCCATGCTACCGATGATTCGAACTTCTTCAACAGCACGAACGTCTTTCAGATTGGTCATCATCGCTTGGATGATATGAGTGATTTGGTCTAACATGATTTTCCCCTTAAATGTAGAATGGGACACCCACCTATGTGAGCATCCCTTGTTGTTATTTGTCGCGTTCAAGCAGATCGCCGTGAACTGCTTCATCGAAAGGCACGTACTGTTTGCACTCAGTGCCTTTAGGGTAGACGAACATTGTTGTATCAGAACGATGTTCATACGTGTCAGGTTCAATGACACACAGCGCTTCGATTGCTGCGTTATCGACAGCACGGAAGATTGGAATCCACTCGTCTGTCTCATACAGATACGTCCACTCAGTATCGGCCCAACCCTCAAGATCTGAGAGGTTAGCAATATGCGACTGCTGAATCACTTGCTCGGTCGCGGAGAGTGCAACGTAACGAACTTTCTGCGGGGTGAAGCCTAAGAACGGGCTGTCACGCAGTTCGAGTTCATTCTCGATTTCTTTCAGCGTGTACACTCGGCCGCGTTGTGGATATTGTTTCATGTTAAGCTCCTCAGCTTATGGGTTATGTTGACAGCAGGCTCTCGTAAGAACCTGCGAGCAACAATCACCGTTTAGGCATACACGCTTCGACTGCACCAGCGATACGCTGTAACGTTGAGAACGAATCTTTCTGGCGTTCAATCTGAATCACTGCATCGCCGTGTATGATTTCGAAGTCTTCTACGATATCTTCACGCAGAACTTCGGACGGCATCAGTATACGCACAGTGCTAATACCGAATGTGTTGTTGCCACCAGCACGATAAGCAACGTCGATGTGACGGCCTTTAATGTGATGACGAAACTCAAGATCACCACGCGATACACAGAAAGAGATCGCGTTGCATACTTGCAAGAAAGCGTTGTTGCTCAGGTCGTCAAAAGCGCGGGCGTCGATAGGCAGTTCAGTTGCTGGCATGTTAAGCTCCTCAGCTTATGGTTTGATTTTCAAAGGGCACTCAGCGAATGCCCTTCACAAATCTTAGCGGTGGTGCGCTACTTTCAGGTACAGACAAGTAGATGGGAAATGCTCAGTGCCATTTTCAATCGCGTCACGACAACGAATATGCTCATGCGTTTCGTGGCGAGCGATCAGCATGTTAAGCAGTGACTGATCAAAGCGGCTCATTGCACCCACGATGTTAGAGTCACCCATAAGACGCAGCGCTTTAACATCGCTGAATGTTATGTCTCTGTTTTCGGCGAGACCCAGATACGCAGGAACAATGCCGTTACCGATAGAAACTTCCAGAGTAGTCATTTCTGGGAAGATGAAAGTCAGAGTAGTAGATGATGACATGTTAAGCTCCTCAGCTTAGGTTGTTTGGATTTTCATAGAGCACTCAGCGAATGCTCTACACAAATCACTTACAGTTTAGGTAACCAGTAGTTCAGACGATCTACGAAAGTTTCGTACATGCGCGGGTTGCCATTTTCTACGTTCACTTCTTCGAGAAGGTCCATGTTATCGTCCATGATAAGCATTGTGTACGAGTTCGACCATTCACCCACATCGTTATCTTCATGTGGTGTATGCAGCAGAATATCCCACACACCTTTCTCAGTAGTCTCGTCGAATGACATACCTGAATAGCGAACGTGAACGTTTATGTAATCATGACCAGCAACCAGTTGGTCAGGACCGTCAGTGTTCGCTTCTTCGATGGTATAGTTTGAGTCACACTCAACATACACTTCAAGGTCAGGACGATTCAAGGCGCGTTCGAGATTCGCCCTCAATTCTTCCATGTGACCGAAAGTCAGTTTAGCAGTAAAGTCAGCAGGCGTTTTCAGATCAGCGATTGAAATAGTCATAATAAGCTCCTCAGCTTGTGTTGTAATGAGCACTGCGCTCACGTTTATTATAACATAGGTCAGTCTCTGAATGAAACGGCTATTTTAGCCAGTTATTTGCAGAGTTCAGCAGATTGCAGGGCTTCTGTAGTCTCGTCTGTTTTGAGTACGCGCTCAATATACATCGTAAATCTTTCAGGCTCGAAAGAAGACCAAATAAGCAGATTAACGCAGTCGAACCACTGTAGGCTACCGCACGTCTTGTTGCAGACTTTGACCACATTTGTGGCATTGAGCTTGATAGGCACTTTCGTTTTAGTACGGCTATCAAGCAGAAACGCCTGCATATCACATTTAGGCAAGATAGGCAGATTCAGATTACCTTCCCTTGTGCTCAGTTCGATACAGGCCAGATACTTTAGATTGTCCATTGATTATACCAGAGTGGTCGTTCGTGGAATAACAGGGCCAATGCGATAACGAACGCGTGTCCGAATTTTGCATTGTCGTTTTGAATGGCGGAAAGCCAAGGACTACGCGATTCAGGATAGGCTTTCTGAATATCGTAGGTGTCATAGTCGCGTAAAACTATGTGAGCACCTTTCTTATATTCTTTCAACAGGCGCTTGAACTTCGGTTGCTGCACCACCAGCTTTGTGTACTCCGGCACATAGATTTGTTTTCGTGCGGGAATGTACGAAAGGCGCAAGTCGCCCCATCTGGAGAACAAAGCCTTTTGGCCTTTTCCCATAGGATAGCGATGCGCCTGTTTTGTTGTGCTGCCTTTTAAATGCCACGCCCACCAATCTGAGGAGATCTCACCATGGAACAGGTCATTCGAGTTAATGAGGTGTTCTTCGTAGACCTTGCTGTACTGCCACAGATTCTCCATGTTGAGAAACATCGTGCCGTCTGGTGTACGACACGGACCTAAGTGAAAGGGACTCAGCGAGCCCCATTCTTCGTCTTTCGATACAGGCGTGATATCTAAATCACATGATTTGGGTTGTTTGTCCTTTAATGACAACACCGTTACAATCCCGAGGCGTTTCATAGTGTCTCCGAACTAAATACGTTTCGAACATCTGCCCACGATAATCCTCAAACACATAACGCCAAACGTTCGCGTCTGTCTTTTCTATCAGGCGGATCTTGAAGTCAGCGCGTCCTGCTTTGAGCACGTTGTACGGCGTGTAAGTGTCGTATGCAGCACCAACATCAATCAGAGGCATCATCTTGAGCACGTCAGACGAATCGACAGTGATCATGTTAGGCTGCTTCATGAAGTTGTACGCGGTGATCTTTAAGCGATGCCGCACACCATACAGCTTGCAGTAGATATGCGTGTCGGTCATTCAAGCGTCCCGTAGTCAATGCCATGCTTGTCGCATAGTTCCGCCACTGCGCGTTCAATAGCACCAGAGCGTGTGGTCTTGAGTTTGATCGCCAGCATGTTCACAGCGTTGTGCAATTCTCTGGTTGTTGCTGCGCTTAACGTGCTTCGACGTGGGTTCGTTTTCTTACGTGCCTCGATGTTCTCTTTCGAGGTGACGGCGAAGCGAGCGCCCAGTGAAGCGCCCAGTGTTGGTTTGGTCATGAGACAATCTCCAGTTGAGTGTGGAAGCGCTTGAGTTGGTCTGCATCCATCTCAAGCTGGCGACCGAAGTAGCGAATGCTTGGGTCCTGTGAGTTGTTGACCATAGCTGTAGTGAGTTCGGTGAATGGCAACACATATGCAGTCACATCACGCGGTGCATCGAAGTCTACCTGACGGATGCCTGGCTCTACACTTGGTTGATAGGTCAGTTCTGAAACGCACAGCACCTGCTTTGTTTCACGAACAACGAGAAAGACACAGCGAGCACGGCGCAGTGACGAAACGATGTTGAATTTAGACTGAAAGAAGCGACGGTCCTCAAGCTCTGCCTGAGTGACGTTGAAGACGATAACGAAGCGGCGCATTGTATATCTCGCATTGTTGTTTGTGTGCGTGATATTTACAGAAATGAAAAAGGGCCACCAGCAATGGCAGCCCTTGAGTTTAGACTTCGAGTGTTTCTTCGTTCTTGAGACCGTGTGTGCGACAGAATGCTTGCCACGCTTTTTCAACTTCACGGTCTTCGACGAATTTGATACGACATGAGTAAGCTGTTTTGACCTAGGCCATCACCTGCTTTTTCTTGGGGAACTGTTCACGCCATGCCATAGCAACAGGCGTCAGCACCAGATGCAGATACTCATTGAGTTCAGTAGGTGTCATTAGCAGTAGTCGTCCGAGCCGTCTTGATCTTCACGACGATTGATACGCGGGTCGCGATCATCTTCGGCGCGTTGTTTATCGGCAGCGTCTTGCTCTGCCTGTTCATCTTCACTCTGCGCGTCGAGAATCATTCCCACCAGCACCTCACGTTCTGGTACGTCGTCTTCATCGTCGAGGTCATCTAACAGACCTTTGGCACACGCCAGATGATAAAGCGTACTAAGAGGCATGTCTTCGAGTTCTTCGCGTTCGTATACCATAACATTCTCCAAATAGAAAAGCCTCACATATTGCGAGGCATATTGCCTTTACATTAAGGAATTAAATAGTTGGTCGAGTCAGAATAGCATCAACCAACTGTTCGCGGCTAGGTTCAGCAGTTCTTCGCAGTTGTACTTGCCTTTAGTGTTGTTGCTCATTTTTATTCTCCTATGCGCAACGACGAGTCAGTTCGTCTTGCAGTTGTTTGGTAGTGAACGCGTCCAATGCCTGACCTACAGGCACGAAAAGATCTTCGTAAGTAGTAACTCTGTCAGCGCGGGTAATCACAGTATCGGTGACCTCATGTGTCGTGTGTACGCCGTATCGAAAGCGTTTTACGCGGTCGATATGAGCCATAGTCAAGTCAATTTGACGCACATCGCTAAAATGAATGTGAGTATCGATAGGTTGATTTTCGTCATACTCGCCCAAGACACGTTGATAATAAGTGAACGTCGCTTTCCCCACAGCGCACACACTGTAAGCATCAGGTTTCCCCATAGTGCCTGGATAAACGACGATAAGACGCAGACCATCAATCGTATCTGTATCTGCTTTTGGAGAAGCGACAACAGTAAGACCGGCCTGCAATTCTTTGTCCGTAATAATCAAATAACGTGTATTGCCGAAAAGTTTGTTACTCATAGCGCTTCCCCTTGAAGCAAATTTGAGAATGCGCCCTCAGTCAGAAGGCGCTGATGTTTGTTTACAGATACACGTTCAGGCGAGCAAGCAACGGGAAGTCTGTGTCGTGCTGCTTAACACCATTGTCTTTCGACAGTTCGATAACATGTGAGGTGCGTTCAGTGATTTGCGCCACATACTTCTCTTTGTTGCGGCGGTGCTGGTGAATGTCAGTCACTGAAATAGCTTGATCATGTAACACAAGCACCAACTCTGTCAGACTGATCATGCCGCCTTTATATTGAATCAGGCGCTCGCGCACGTCATGGTTCAAGCACAACATGTTAGGTTCGTTGCCAGATGCGTGATTAGATACGCAGAAGCGAGGGGCCTGAGCAACATCATCAGGCATCATATAGTATTGCTGCGTGCTTTCGGTCAATACGTCTTTCGGCAACACTGACGGTGGCATTGCGTGAACGTCGGTCAGCGGGTCGAACTCAACACGCACGTTTGCTTCATCAACAGGCGTCAGAGTGATGTTGCGTAAAGCGAAGGCGTTACCTAAGCCTGTGTTAGCATACACAATGAATACCTCAGACTCTACAAGCTCTTGCACTTGCTTAGAAGCGATAGTGAATGAACCAGCAGCCAGAGATGCGTAAGAGCGTTTTACGAAGAAAGTAGTGATGTGCATAGTCATGGTCGTGTCTCTCTATAGAAGTAAGTAGACGGGGCCGTAACCCCGCAGTTAATGTTAGTTAGCGATTACAGCAGGTCGAGTTCTTCGATTGCAGCAGAAAGCTGGCCGATGTCAACAGTGCGGAACGTGTAGTCGTTCATATCAGGGTAACCGGCATAGTGCAGAACGTAATTCTCGTCTTCGCCTGCGTCATCTGTATACGGCAGGTCTAAGAAGAAACCAAACTCGTCACCGACTTCACCGTCTTCATAACCTACAACCATAAGTATCAGATTATCTTCGGCGCCGTCTGTAACAATCACACGGGCATCGGTACGTTTCATTTTCGCGTTCAGGTCGTCGGCGATTTGCTGCAACATCGGGCGATCAGATTCACTAAACACGCGGCCAACACGTTCGATTTCTTCGTTCAGGTCAGCGGCGATTTCGGCCACGTCATTGTCAGAAACATCTTTGCCCCACTTTGAGGCCTCAACACCAGAGAATGAAGCGTAGACGAAAACATCTGACGAATCGCCTTCAACTTGTTTTTCAGTCGGCGTGTAGATATCGAAAATTTCTTCGCCGTTCTGAACGACACGCAGACCGTTCGGGTCATTCACAAAATCAGGACACTCGCCGTACGGGTCGGTACCGAAGATGATTTGAAGTTTCAGGTCATATCGACCGAGAGCGTTAAGCGCCGCAACAATTTTGTCGGCGTATGCGTTTAAGGTTGCTTCGTCTTTCGCGTTGAATGCTTTGTCAAAATCTGCTGCTTTCATTGTATGCCCCTTAGCATGAGTTGTATGCGCTACGACATGTAGCGTCTGCATATAGTGTATCATAGGGCGCGTATGCGTGTATAGAGCTATTTTGTCCAGTTATTTGCATACTTCGCAGATCGTAGGGCGTCTGAGTTTGAGTTAAGTCTCGATTTGAGTTAAGTCATTTTTATGGCATTTAGACGTAAAAAGGGGCAGCCGAAGCTACCCCTTTTGATTATGCTTTAGGACGCAGAATGCTCTTGTCCATCATGCCCAGCAGGTCAACGATATCGAACGTTGCACCGACTTTTTTCTGCTTACCAGTAGCGCCAGTCTGAATAGTCCACGCGTTATCTGACAGGCGGATCGTGTACAGCTTGCTACCAAGTGCAACGGTAACACCGTCGGACGTTGTGTTGACCACAGAGTTACGCAGGTTAGAATGCAAAGTATTACGCAGCGCATTGAAATATTCCTCACGCGCCTGTAGCGGCTTCGCAGCGATCTTACGTGCGGTCACTTCTGCCAGTTCATCCACCAGCGTCACGTCCGATTTACCTGACGGCGTATATCCTGCGCTCTTAGCAACTGTGAGTTTTGGTTCAGTCTTAAAGTTGATTGTTTGGGCTTTCTGTTTCTTGGCCCAGGCAATAAACTGTTTGGCCTGATCTTCACTTGCGAATTTGAAGCTCGCACTGCCTGATTGTTGATGTTCCCAAACAAGGGTACCACCGATAGCAGTGACGCCGCGTTGCAGGAATGATTCTGCGGTCTGATAGCCAGAGGTACCGTCGTGTTCGCTCGCAATAGAATCGCCTTGACGTGACAGGTTCAATGACCACTCATGACCGTTCGAAGGTTGTTTGAAACTCAGCTCTACAGAATCTTTGCCTGTGTTTTTGCTCTTAACAAATTCAAAGGTCATTTTGCTGATTTCGTCCGCCGTTGCTGGCTTCTGTTTACCGATAGCGTTTCGAACAATTCGAGAGGCACCTGCAGGAACTTTGCCAGACTTAGGCAGTTTCGCTTTTGCGTCAAAGGTCATACCGACTTTTCGTGCTCGCAGCCACTTAAACACTTTCGCCACGTTTGCAGCAGAACCCAAATCGAACGCAGCATCGCCAGCATCAGCCAAATACCAAACAGGCTTGACACCAGTTGCTTTGAACGCTTCGACCAGTAAACCAGCACCTTGCTCATGACCGTTACCGTGAGAGGACAGTCCGAGTTGAGTCGCTTGTGCACCGACACCTTTTCTGAACATCAAAGAGCTTGTGACTTCATGACCACGGAAGAAGCGGCGAATTACAATAGAGTTAACGCCGATAGATTTGTTGTATGAAATGCTTGAAATTACACTCACTTCATCTGTGGCTGGCGTCGCTGAACCCTTCTTAGCGTCGATCACTTTGTTGTCTACAGTAGTAGCTTCAGGTGCGCCAGGGTTATCGAGCTTAATCGGCTTCTCAGGTTTGTTGCCCGCAGTACGACGTGCGCGAATCTCTTTGGTTTCTTGTGCGCGAGCAGCCGCAACATCAGAGTGACCGTCGATCCACTTAACAGGAACGCGAATCAGCTTCAACGCTTTGATAGATGCTGTCAGTGTTTTCGCAACAGCAAACGCTTTAGCAGCAGCGAGGGTTTTCTTACCCAAAGCAGATGCGGTGAATTTGATGATCTCGTCATCTTCACCATCTTTCATCAGCTTGAGCAGACCGTCAAGGTGTGCGGTACGCAGCTCTTTTGCACGACTGAATTTGTCGAGCACTGCGACAATTGAATGGCCCTTAGAGCCAAACATATATACGGCGGCATCTTTCTGCGCTTTAGACGGAGCAGAAGTTGATGGTACGCCTTGAATTTTAACCAAAGACATATGAGTACCCCGAGTTCGGTTTGTGTGTATTGACAGGTGAAAATTAGCGTTAGAATAAGAAAAGGGCCATCAGATCATCTCTGAAAGCCCTTTTATCGTTAAGCAAGCAGCAACCGGAATTGAAGTGTGCTGTCCCCCTCAATCTCATGCCATATCGCCTGACCTACTAGCTCATGGCCTCGGAAGAAAGAGACTACACTTGACGACTTCTGCTCTGAGCGACAATCTTTGGTTGCTTCCAAGAATTGTTCGCACTGGACATTCTTCGCCTTCCGCTCACTACAAGCGTTTACTTTATTATTGCACCAGTTCGAGGACCGTGCGTTGTACTTCAACCGTAGAAGGCTACGTCCGCACATGTTATTCTCCAATAACGATACGTCAGCACTACTTGCCAACATATAGAAATTAGATAGCGGGCTAAGATTATTCTTAAAAGCCCTTGAAGTCCCTTAGAATGTATTCTTCAAAGAACAAGCGGCGGAAGTCTTCGTGGAAGATGATGCGATGGTTCTTTTTGAACTTGCAGTCATCACACGCGAGTGACCACAACAGGTTATGCACCTTGGACAGCAGGTAGTCTGTACGTATGCAGAAGAACTCCAGGCCGATCGTAATAGTTTCGGCTCGAAGCTCATGGTATTCTTGATTGCTTTCGCACTTCATTAACGCGTCGAGGCCGATAGATGAAACCAAGCCGCTGCGGTATTCGATGTTACGACCACCCATGTTCATAAACGAAGCAGCGCCGTAGTCAAGAATAGCAGACCACAAATGTGGGTTGGAGTAAACCAAAGACAGCTCACTGTTTTTGAGGTCAGTATCACCTTCTTTCTGTTTCAGGCTGTCGATGATTTCGAGAACGCGTGTGGCAACCTTGTTCATTGTGTCGCTGCAAACATAGGTCAGATCGTGCATCAGCACAACATGGGCACCGGCGTAGGTGTAGTCACGATGGCTGACAGGAGGTTCGTCTACGCCAAAGCAAATGAGAGTGTGCGGTAGATTGTTTGTGTTGAGTAACTGCTTAACATAGGCTTCAACTACGCGTTTCGAAGTGCCGATGATCACGACAGGCTTTGACTTGCCGTAGTTCAGGCCATTATTTTCCAGTGCTCGCGCCATATGGCACAGAGAGCGGACGTAAGGGTCAAACGATCCCATATCAGGGATATACGCATGTTGTACACGAGATTTCATAATAGCCTCCGGGCATAACGCCCATACATGGAGTTGAGATAAAAGTTATTCTGCGATAGTGCCGCGAACAACACATGGTGGTACCCAGCGTGACTTCAACTCACGCTCACCCTTTAAAGGTCCGTACCAATAACTATGATGATGGCCTCTGCGTATATGCGCACGACGACCATTTGATTCATGAGATTTCACTTCGCTTTCATAGGTACGAATTTCATTAAGCAACTCTGTACCCACATTCCACTCACGAACATCACGAACAGGAATGATTTTGTAACTGTTACCGCTACGTCTGGGTTTGAGTGATTTGATTCCTCCTTTATAGATGTTGTCTACCTGCGATGCAACAAACAGCAGCACGTTAACGACAGGCTTCATGAGAGCCATGACAGCCTCATTGACCTCATGGCCGTTGTCAGAATTAATGTCAACACCCGTTGCGCCTTTAGCGCCTACAAGGTGCATGAACCAATCGAAACCGTCAGACAGTTCCATGTCTTTGGTAATGTCGAACATGATGTAGAGCGACATTACTTGATTGCCTGTGCCGTCATTATACACACCTAAGCAGGACAAGCTCAGGTGAGTTGCCTCTTGGTAGTTGACGTAGGTTGCCCAGAAGCCTTCAATATCAATTTCGTATCTGTTACCTGTAGTGGCGTGTTTGTATTCAAGCGTGAACACACAATTGATCCACTGCGACCAGTGAGGTAATTGACGCAGCGTAGAGGTCGGCAACACTTTAGGTGCATCACCATCAATCAGATGTGGCCACAGCTCCTTCTCAATTACAAACGATGCTTTCGTAAAAGACCAAACGTAATGCGTATAGGTCGCTGACGAAATAAACATTAGCTGACGGGCTATGTCAGGATTGATTTCTGTTGGGATCATATTGGCCCAACGAACAAACTCTTCCATAGGGATTCCGAGTGGAGGGAGCTTGCCGTTGTTCTTTTTCAGGTACGTAGTGAAGTGATCGGTTATCTTTGATCGTGCTGCACCGCGAGAGGCAGACTCTTGTAAGTAGGCCTCATGCACTTGGACGAATGTTGCTTTTTCAGACATAGAAAACCCTCAGACAAAAAAAAAATGGGGAGGCCATCCGGCTCTCCCCTGCCCAATTCAGGCTAGACTACACACAGCATTTGTGTTCGGTTGGTGATCAGTATTTACAGATCTTCTTCATGAAGTATTCGCGGTGCAGATTACGTCCGAGAACATACTTCTTACCTGCATCTTCGCAGATACGAATGAGAGTGCCTATCGCTGACATACTAAGATTGAGATAGTCGTCACCGAGTATGACTGTTTGACACGGACTGTCATGCAACTGGTCAACACCATTAATCAAATTAAACGCGTCTTTGAATGCAAGGTTAGACTGCACTCCATCAGCACCTAGAGAAGTGTGACCAAATTCAGAGCTGAGATAGCGTCCATACGCGGCGTCACGCAGATTTGAGATGATACTCAGACTTTCGGACGTTGTATACACACCAATGAAAGAGTTGCCGCTTTGAGAGGCCTTCTCCACAGCATCGAAGAATCGAAGCAGGTCCTCACCGAGTTGTTTTTGATCGACGTAGTTAAGACTCGGTGACAGGAACACAGAGAACTCACGCGCAGCAGTAAAGCCGCGAACAGAGTGATTATCAATGTAGGCCGTAGGCAACATCCCTTGAATATGTGAGCGCTTGAGAATAGCATACAGCGCAGACGTTGCAGCATGTGCGGTTATATCGACGTACACGACTGCGAGTTGGTGTTTGTTTGGGTTGTTCTGTTCGTGCGCACGTAATGCGTGAAAAGAACCGTGAACTAAACCCGAGAACATGTCCTGATTAGGTACATGAGCGAAATGATATTTATTCATTAGTTACTCCTGGCACGTTGGCCTATCGAGTGAGAAGATGTGGGAGTATGCCTCCCACTCTTTATTTACAGTTTCACTACAGACGCGTTGTAGCGCAGAATCTCTACGGTGTCAGCGTCACGCACTTCGACGACTGCAACATAAGGATGTTCTGCTTGCAGACCACGAATCACCTGCAAACCAGTAATGCTACCGATGTTACCGGCTTCGATATCAACTACGCGCTCAATTGGATCGAAGTAGTCTGCCAGCGCTTCGCTGTAGAATACAGGCACAGCGTCGGGTGACACGATAACGATCAGGCGACAGTCGGAGTCAGGATGCTCGTTGATGCCGTCAGACAGGCTGATCAGTTCGTTAATACCAACAGTCATTTCGCCTTCAACGTTGGGCACGATTGTCGGTGTGCGGACCTCTGAACCGTCTTCTTCATTAACAGTCACGGTTTCGAGATTGACAATATCAGCAGTGATGATTTGAGTACGCATGGGTTCTCCTTACACAGGAAAAGGGAGAGCCGAAGCCCTCCCAAATTGATTACTCGTCGTCACCGTCATCAGAAGACTTCGCAGACTTACTGATAGACGCTTTCAACATTTCTTTGCCTTTGGCAGACTGCACAAACTTGAAGCACCACAGACGCAGACCTGCAGGTTTGACTTTCAGTTTCTTACAGACAGCAACGACTTGTTCTTTGCTGCCGTTGATAAGAGTACGGAAGTCATCCCAGTCCATCTTGACTTCGGATGCAAGAGGACATGGCGCTTTGATCTTGAAGTTCTTACGAGTACCGTTGATCAGGCCGAGAACTTTCAGATAGTGCCACGTATCGAACACTGGGTCGAAACCACGCGCTTCACCATTACCATCAGCTTCCCACAGACGCAGCCAAGTGCTCTGGTTAGGGATGCCGCCCATCTTGTTCTTGATGGTCTTAGCAGCGATGAAACGATAGCGGTCAGTACCACCTTCAACAGTAACAGACTTCTCACCAACAACGCCAGGCGCGTCTTTGAGCTTCGGCCAACCTTCAGGTACTGCACGAGAGGCCAGACGAACACGCACGTCACTGTTATGCGATACGAAACCGTTAGTGATTACCACAGAGGTTTCGTCAACATTCACGTCCCAGAACTCAACAGGCTTGTCGAGAGCTTTCAGAGTGAACGGCACAGGCAGAATCGAGTTGTCGAAGTTGAACCAGTCTTCAACGTAGGCAAGCTGAGTCATCAGCAGGTCGTACATGTCATCGTAGCCTTCAATCTGCTTATGCAGAATCAGGTCGAGAGCCTGTGCGAAGTCCTGCTCAGGTGCAAGATAGATTTTATCATCACCTGTCTGCAACTGATAGTCCAGAACATAGCGAGTCAGTTCAGGGAACACATCAGCGATAACAGTCAGCATCTGCGTTTGACGTTGACGGCTGGTGGCCTCAAACGACAGACCCACAAACTCACCCTCAGCGTATTGCTCTACGGCTTGCGTCAGCTCGTACTTGTTCAGGCCAGGCATGTGCAGACCGCTTTCGTCAGCGTATGCGTACACACCGATATCCAGCAGCTTCTTAGCCCAGAACGAGAAGTCAGACACGTCAGTGCTTTCGCCAACCATATCAATGGTCAGCACGTTTGCAGCGTAGGTAGTATCGCCGTCAGTCACCAGAGGCAGTTGCACACTAACCGGATCGCAGTTACCGAGAAGATTACGAACAAGCTGGCTCGCTTCGTCGAACGCATCAGGCACGTTCTGTTTCAGTTCTTTCACTGGCGGTACACGCAGACCTGCATACTGACCCTTCTTATCAGGCCACTTAGCAAGCTGGTCGAGTGTGTTCCACTCAGGACGCAGAACCATCATACCTTCTGCTGTCCAGTCATACATGAACGTGAACTGACGGTGCTCTGCGCTGCCGATGTATGTGTGACCACCAGCATTCATTTCGATTGGGAACGGAGCGTCATCAACTTTCCACGCACCCTGAATCTTCTGATAACCGTCGAACGATTCAACACGAACTTCGGTACCAGCTTCCATCAGCTCTTTGATCTGCGGTGCAGTCAACACGCCGTGGTCAGTACGAATCAGAGTGTCGCGGTCGAAGCAGTAGAACTTCAACGCATCACCGCCCGGCTCATATTCGGGACTATTATGGACGATGATTCCGTTCGCCGAATTGCCAACCATGTAGTTGTGGTTGTTATCAACAGTAATATCGTACTTGCCCTTCATCTGGAATGCTTTCTTAGAACCAGGCTCGATGCCGATCACAGGTACGTAAACTGGACGCACATGCTCTTGACCTTCGAGTTCAAATTCTTCGTAGAAGCCCTGATGTTCAGCAGGCAGTTTGTACTGCATACAGTCAGGCACGTACTTACGAATGCGCTGGAAGAAGCTATCACTTTCATTCAAGTTCATCCAGAAACAGCCGTCGTCAGGATTGTAGTTAACCGCAAAGCCATGTTCGGCAAACATCGCATGAATCGAATCAAGGGCGGCAGTATCGCCTTTAAAGCGCTTGATGCTAAACAGGGCGTTCTTGCGATCAGTTTTCAGAGTACCGTCGTCCATGTAGAACACAGCAAACGACAGGTCATCAAACTTAACTTTCCACGGCTCACGCTCAGGCACCTGCTTTGAGTAAGCAACAAAGTCGCTACCACGAGCAATGTAGCACTCGCCGCCATGCGAAGCTGAATAGGATTCAAACTCGAAGTGATTTTCCAGTTTACCAATCTTCCACAGAACGTAGTCCGGGTTGTTGTTATCCTGGAATTTCAACAGGCCGCTGTTCGGGCTATCCGCAACCATCGAGCTATCGCCTACAGCGACAGCATTCAGGAACTTAGCAAGGGAGCCAGTACGCACTGACGTGTACTTCGACACAACTCGGTCAGTCATTGTGATCTCGTCAGCACGTTTCCAACCACGGTCAGTCAGAATTTCATGGTTAGGAGTCACCGTGACGGAAGCCTGTCCGTTAGCAGTTTCAGGGCATTGGGTGATAATGCGCATCCAATGCGACTGATCTTCAACGTTGCCGTTGTGGTGCCATGCAGTAATGCGACGCGGTTCAATCTGACGATTATCTTCGTTGTATGACCACACTTCACCTTCAATCTTATTATCCACAATATCTTTCATGCGGAGAACACGACCGTCAACGAATGGTACCAGCGTCTTTCCATGTAAACAGCCGAACATTACAGCAGGCTTCTGACGCAACTGGTTAACGCCAACGATGGTCATCATCTTACGACGCATACCACCACGGAAACGTTTGATGCCGTCAGAGAACATACGCGCTTGCAGTGCCATTGCTTTTGAACCGTCATCGTCATCTACCTGATCAGGCAGCATTGCCGGATAGGAGTCAACGATAACAGCCGCTTGCATGTGGCCATCAGCAGCAGGAACTTTGAATTGGTTGTTACGACTGAACCACTTCTTGTCGTACTTACCAGCCAGCTTCTTCGCGTTCTCTTTGTTGTTCTCAAAGAGGTAATACGCAGAGCCGTCTTTCTCTACGATCTTGTCAGGCAGACGACGACGCAGCATCGACATATAATCGAAGAAGCGCTCACCATTGTCTGGTGCATAGTAACGAATCTTAGGCTTGATAATCCACGAGCCGTCTTCGTCACGCACACCGAAGATTGTTTTCGGATCGACTTTAACACCGAACGTTTTGAGCTGACCAGCAACGTATTCAGCATCTGTCGAACCTTCGTAGTCGAACACTACGCTAATGCCAGAGTATTTCAGACGAATCAGACTCGCCATGATACTCATGGTCATGGTTGACTTACACGACTGCTCACCGCCGCTGAACGTGTACCAACCGCCAGGTACGATACCGCCGTCAAGGTACATATCAAGCGCGAGCACACCAGTAGAGATGCGAGGTGCGTGTCGTGCTGCATCGGCAGAACTTACTTTCGTTTTCTTTTCGATGCCGTCGAGCACGTCATCCATCATGCTGCCGAGGTCAAAGCCTAATACTTCAACGCCACCGATATCATCAGAGGCGACTGCTTTGTCCTTCGACTTAGAGGCTTTGACTTTAGCTTTCTTCTCAGCTTTTTTCTCAGCCTTGTTGTTCGTTTTTGCCATTGTTGGATAGTCCAGATTAGAGAGAAGAAAGGGCGGCGTTAGCCACCCTGTTTCAGATTACTTCTTTTTCTTTTTCTTCTTCTTCGGAGCGTCGTCGTCATCGTCATCAGAAGACTTTTTCTTTTTCTTCTTATCGGATGATTTCACTTTGTCAGAAGATTTCTTTTTCTTCTTCTTCTTAGGTGCGTCGTCTTCGTCGTCATCATCTGACTTCTTGGACTTCTTAGACTTAACCTTCGAGGACTTTTTGTCCTTCGAAGATTTCTTTTTCTTGGACGGACGATCATCTTCATCGTCTTCGTCGTCATCATCGTCGTCATCGTCTAACAGCTTACGAGACTTGGACGCTTTTGACTTCTTGGACTTGCGACGATCATCTTCATCGTCATCTTCGTCCTCGTCGTCATCATCGTCGTCATCGCTACGACGTTTTTTCTTGTCTGCTTTGCTGCCTTTATTTTTGCGGCCGAGAGACATATCATCATCGCCGTCTTCGTCGTCATCACCGTCATCATCGTTGGTGTTAACGCCGATAACGTCCATCTTCTTGAAGTCAGCCAAAGCAGCAGCTTCATCAAGACGACCGAGCATGTCGTAGATTTCGTTCCAGTTGTCGAAGTCCCAGGTCAGATAACCCTTTTCTTCTTTCGTCAACGGAGTGTGATCGCCGCGTTCAATGGTGTAACGCTCTGCCGGAGATTTTTTCGGGTTGTATTTGATTTCAATATCACAACCGTACTTGTCGTCATTGACCTGGAACGCTTGCTTCGACTTCTTGCCGGACTTCTTATCTTTGACTGTGTGGATGTTACGTTCACCCAGTTCTCGGATTTTGCCAGCCAGAGAGTTCGACAAAGGAATACACATAACAGGAGTCCAAGACTCACTGCCCATTTCTTTCTTGCCGGTCTTCTGCTCATTCTTAGTGAGCTTCGGCATTTTACGCGGCGCAGCAGCTTGCTCGTCACGAATGATCGCTTGCGCATACCACTTATAGTCGTACTGCGCTGGCGCACCAGATTCGTCGTTACCGTGAGCGATGCCACAGTACGGACACTTCATCCCGTTCAGAGGTTTGTTCTGATTGTCCGGGTCGAAGCTAACGCACATGCGCGGGATTTTGATCTCTTTGTCTTTATCTTTCCCGCCCATGATCTTGATCCAGTGCTTCTTGATAGGAAGCAGGTCAAGATTCAGCAGACGAATTGAAACCCAGTTGCCGTTTGCTTTCTTCGAAAGAGGGAAGATCTCAAAGATTTCCGATTCACGCAAACTATCGCGTTTGCTGTTATCTTGAATGTCACCAAATCCACGTGCCATTGTTGTTCCTCAATATTGAGTGTGCTTATGTGATCACTGTTTACAGTTTTAGGCTAGCCCTTGAGCCTGCATATGTTTGCGCATCAGATCAAGTTCGAACTTATCGAACTCCTCACCCACATCCATCGTCAATCGTGCAACGCCGAGTGGGTCTACGCGCTTAATAAGCAGTCTCAGTTTTTCAGTACGTCTTTCACTATCTACGTGATCTTCTAAGTGATGATGGTCACTCACTTTTTGATGTAGGGACGCGTCCGCACCTTCATCAGATTCGTTCGCAGGAGTATCAAGACTTACCGAGAAATTCAGAGAAGTGGTATCTTCACCTGTCGCCAGTTTCTTACGTTGAGTCTGGGGAATAGTATACGCGATGCCATATTCATGCTCGCTACTACTACAGGTTTGGGCATTCAAGATCCACCACTTCGTATAACTCACAATCGCACCACGCGACGAGTCATACTTGTTGATCGCCACGATAACGTTACGCAAGAAGTTCTGGCGCACGTCTTTGCTGTCATACAGCTTGCCGCGGTTTGTATCAACATAAAACTTTGTTTGCTTGCTGCATAGTCTATAGAAGTCAGCCACCACCGAGTGGAAGTATTCCATGAACTGCGGCAGCAAATCATTCAAGCGGCACAGCGCGACGAATAGCTTAGAGCGAGACTCTGCACCAAACATCTTCACATACACGTTCAGGCGCTTCGAGTACGCTTCACGTCGAATCGGATCTTGCGTACTGACGAATGCCCGATACAATTCAACGTATGTCGTGTAGTACCGTTTAATTACATTTTCCAGGAAGACGTAAATGAAGTTGCGCTCCATTTTGAGTTCCTGAATATAAATCATTTTCTGATCGCGAGGCACAGAGAGCGCTTTAATCAGAAGGCTGATTGCACGGTCACGCGTTTCTGCGTTGTACGGCTTGCGCTTCTTATTCGAGGTAATCATGTTCAACAGATAGGTCAGTTGCACATCGAATACGTCGGTGTTCTCAACAATCTCACGGAGGCAGTCATGAAGCATTGTGTCCATGACGCTTTCTATCTGACCGCCTGTGAGATTCGACTTATTGTTCATGGTCAAATACACCTGTTAGTTGCTTTGACTCTTATTTACAGAATCCTAGATCTTTGTAAGGAGATCGTGCTGATTTTGAATATCAGTGGCTGTAAGATTTTTGTCTTCGTCGGGCTTACGCTGTCCTAAGTCTGCTGGTGGCTTAATCTTCTTCTCGGCAGCAGCTTCTTCTTCACGCTTGATGCGGTCCTTCTCTTTTTCTTCAATCTCTTCCTTAGGTGTGTCGATGCCGTACTCGTCTGCAATGCGACGTTGTTCCTGTAGTTCAAGCGCACGTTGCTGGCCATCAAGGGGTACCGGTTTTTCAGGTGCATCCTGACGGTCAACACGAATTTCATGTGAAAGGCTTACAAGAATTTCCATAGAAATTTCTCCAGAACGACAAAAGCGGCAGCACAGGGCCACCGCTGGGATTTAGCTACGCTTCTCCAGCACCTTGCGATCTTCTTCGATGAAGCGCAGAGTGATTGGAGGACGGCCTGGGTGCTGAATGATCTGATTGAGATATTCAGCCTGACTGTCTTTCGCGTGTTTGAGTAGCGTGACGTGCGGTCTGTACGGCGTGTGCAAGAACTTAGCAGCACCACATGCGTGGATGCGAGCGTGTTCCTGTTGCAGGTCAGGCGATTCAAGTACGAGCACCAGAATCTTATCTTGACCTTCGCCGAACAGTTCAGCAGAAGCGACGGTAGCGAAGAACTCGCCAGCATCGTTTAGCTCTGCTTTAACGTCAGGGTTCGATTCGTCATACGCCAGCGTAACGTGTAGTTCATCAGGCACGTCGTCGCTGTCACGGTCGATGCCTATGGCAGCACCGAGTTTCAGCAGCATCTCCTCTGAATCATAATCAGGGAAGACGCGCCACAGACCACCTTTAACCATGTTGAGTTTCCTCTTTAGGTAAGTGGAATGCACCGGCCATTTGCATCTCACCGCATTTGTCGCAGTGGAACATGCCGAGCGGTTTGCCATGCAGCAATTCAGGGTGGCCCTTACACACGAAATCCTGATTGCGATAGATACGCAACAGCGCACCATTGACTTTGTGGTCTGCTGTAATGAAGTTACCTGTCAGGTGGCAGTCGAGATCACGAGCGCGAGCCTGATACAGTGCCACAACTTTACGCACAGCTTCGTCAAGACCGTCTGCATTGTATTTGCTGGATTCACCTTCGGCCAGCTCAACTTCCATGACCAGAATATCCAGCACAACGATAGGTGATTGCTCACCTTCAGGCAGAATGTTCGAGTAGCTGAGTTGGTGCTTCACATCTTCGAACGGTGCGACTGTAGGAATCTGACTAGCACTGCTACTGCCGGTCATTACGTTCAGACCAAATTCTTCGTAGACCGCGCTGCCGAAGTCTTCCCACTCATTTTGTTTGTCGAACAGAATAACATCAGACATTTAATGCTCCAAGTAAATTTTCAATAACGAAATCCTGGGCCGGGAAGTCCACGTTGCGCTGCACACGAATCAGCATGGTCTTCAACTCTCCGTTATACCCAACAAGACGCGTGATGGTGTGACAATTAAAATCAAGCGCGTGTTTCTGAATACGCTCCATAGCTTCATGAAGCGCCTGAATGTGACGCATATCAGGATACGCGTCAGCAGGAACGAATGCAATATCGAAGACATACTTTTCAGTGTAACGATATATGCTGCGGTACATAAAGTCGTCAGCGCTTGCGTAGATATCCGGAATCAGTTCAAAACCAGAATCACTGTCGTCGGTGGAAGCTGTAAGGCCTAGACCAGCAGCAACACTTTTCGCAATGTCTTCCCACTTCGCCTGATTCTCGAACATAGGACCCATCTCAGGGATTGGTTCGAAATCTTCCTCACAGCTATCGTCTTCCATGTCAGGAATCTCGATATGCTCACCGCAACCCATGAAACGAGGCTTGCGGAAACTCCCACGCATTACAGGCCACGCAGCGTAAATAACATTACGGCACTCAGCCACCAGCGGAAACAGAACAGTCAGCCCGTAGTCACGCAACGACACATGAATGTCCAGCGTGTCGCTATGCGTCTGCAACATCGCTTCCATCAAATGATTGATCAAAACATTGTGCATGGTCGTGAACGCGATAGGGTTGTCGCTGTGAATGTCTTTCGGCAAATCGAATGCCGGTGCCGGGTCAGGCAGCCACATATCCGTTTGCTCACGCGCGTACTGATCAAGACAGACCATGTACAGGAACGCGCTCACTTGATCAGACGTGTACTTGAGGAAACGCGAGGCGAACTCTTTCTCATGCTCGCCAGCAAGTCGCTCAGGCACAGCAGGTACTGGAGTTCCCCGAGGTGATGTGTAAGGTCTGCCTCTTGCTATGTCTTCGCGGCACTGCGAAACATAGTAGCCGAAGATAGAACGAAAGCGATAGAGAATGCCCTGAATCGGAAACTCCAAATCAGTGCGACTGATCGCATTGTCGAAAGCCAGTTCAATGCTTTCAGCTAACGAGTGCAGCCTACGCTCATTGATAGGTTGATTGTACGGCGCAGCAGGAGGCACCGCACAGAGAGAACTGCCGAATTGAATGTGAACCATGTTCTCCGCATAGAAGCGGCAATGGTCCAGTGCGGCCACAAGGCCAACGAGATTGTTCATCATGATCACTCGTCTAATGTGCAGTCACAGGGCTTATTGATGTTTTCTGCAAATGGTGAAGGTTCAGATACTTTCCCGCATTTGACGCAGGTGCGTACCCAACCCATCGGAGTTAAACGCGCAGCGCTTAACGTATCGTCCTCTTCGATTTCGAGTTGAGGAGCAGAGCTGGCGTTGTAGCTGATTCGAGAGCTACGACGTCCACAACCGGCACATGCCATTAGGCACTCACCGTTCTCAACACGACGCCGGGCATATCAACCACAGAAGGTTCAATGCCAGTGATAATGATCTTATCGATCTGATCATCAGTCATGCCCTGAGAGCTAAGGCTAGGTCGCATCCAGTCAGGGATAGAACACGGCTCAAACTCTCGCACAGGCGGTTGGTCGGCAATCAGCTTGTGCCACTGTTCGACGCAGCGCAGAATCGAACTGGCGTCATTCTCCTCACATTCGAACGTGGGTTGAATGCCTACAGGTGTTGCAGCCATTGCGTCAAACGACTCTTTACAGGTCTTGCTGATTTCACGCAGCAACATGTTCTGCATGACCTGACCGAATGCGCTTTCTTCTGCGTGACCGTGGACGATATGAGGACCGAAACTCAATGATACTGAGTACGGTTCGTTCGGATTAAACTTCTGCTTCTGCATCCTCGCCTCCGACTTGCAAACTTGCAGGTGCGCTAATGATAGGACCTGCGAACATGTCAACATGACGCTGCATGATTTCGTCTACAACAGCAGACGCACCTGCAGGTACTTCAATCAACATCTCACCGCAGTTCTCAACCACAGTACAACCAGCAGCGATCAGTTCACCATTCAGTTCTGCAACACGGCGGTGCATCTCTGTAATCGAGTGAATGATTGGCTGGCTGGGCACAACACCCATCGCAGGATTTTTAAAGAACATCGAGATTAATCTCCGTTACGTTTGACTTGATCGGCTAAGGCCATCAGGTGCTTACACAAGCCAGGTGCGTGTCCTGGGTTAGTGAAGTCAGGTGGCTCACCGTTGCCGTAAATAATTCGCGCACAGCCGTGTTCGGCGTTCGCATATTCCCACATGAAAACATAGTTCTCACACGGACAACTGACCAGCACACGCTTTTGTTTTGAAATAGGCTTGTACGGGTCATCCAGACCGATAATCATCGGCTTGTGAATGCGCACTGTTTTATTAGGGCGCAGTGGGTCTTTGTGTCGAACGTTTGCCATAATCATCGGCAGACCTTTGTTAGTCTTACCGCGTTTGACACCGTTAACGTAACACTCCATCGCGTTCTCTTTCATCAGGCGGGGAGTCGAGCGCATCAGCGCAGTAAGCGACATACCCTTTTCCATCAGAGGAGTTTTCGGTGGCTGAGGCACAACTTGGGGTTTGAACGGCTGCAACTGAATTGCGCGTTTCTCACCTTTAGTCATACGTCGAGATTTAGCAGCAGCAGCACTGATTGTCTTCACTGCTTGAGCGAGCTTGCCGCGCTTCGCTTGTTTATGTGCCTTATTCCGAGTATCTGCTTCTTTCGCAGCTTTGGACTTCTTCGGTTTCTTGGCTAATGACTTGTACGCCATAATCAACTCCGTTAAGCGTATACAGGCGGGGCTTGCGAATGTCTGTTACTGGCGGCAGCTTACGCACGTCATAGAAACGTCGATACGCAAAGTCAGGATCATCCTGAGTGAAGAAGCGACTCACCAGTGGCTGGAAGTCACCGCTTCTATCTGCAATGACAGGCAGCAAATCGAAATGAAGCGCTGTGCGCGTGAAGGCTCGCATAAGCCAACACACATTCACCTTGCAGTTACTATCCTGAATAGCGCTGTAGAACATACTCGGCTTCATCTGGAAAGTCAGCTTGTTCATCACCAGAAAATCGTTACGCCGTTCTATGGTCGCAGCAACTACAGGATAGATCATTCGCTTGGTGCACATGTAGCGAATAGCGATCAGAATTTCAATCATCGCATCATGCGTCTTCGGCACATCGACTGGTTCGCTATTCGATGTCCTCGTCATCAACGCTTTCAGCATCTGCATCCCCGTCATCACTTTCGGGTTCGTCTGCGTCAGGGTCTTCTGCGTCTTCGTCGTCCGCATCTCCAGACTTGTCAGATTTCTTTCCACCTTTCTTAGCTTTAGAGTCTCCATCGGAGTCGTCTCCAGAATCATTGGAAGAGTCATCTGTATCATCATCGCCTCCATCTGAATCAGTGTCGGTATCAATGTCAGTATCGTCTTCTTCGGGTTTGTTCTCGCCTTTCTTCTTGGCGCCTTTCTTACCCTTTACAGAATCCCCGCCACCAGCTTTCTGAGCCAGTTTCTCTTTGTCTTTCGCTTCTTCTGTCAGACGCAGTTTCTTTTCGAGACTTGCGTAATCAGACACGTCAACGCGCCCGGTGTTCGACTCTGGACTCGATACCTTGTTGCGGTTCTTGTCTGTAGAGTCTTGGCTCAGGCTTACATAAATTTCCATGTTACACCTCAAGTGTATCGTGAGTTGGGTTCTTTACCGTCGAGAATATCAATCAGAATGTTTGCTCTGTATTCGAGCAACATCAACTGGCTTTCGATATTCCTGTCTTGATTATTGACCAGTTCCTCCAGACGTCTAATGCGACGTTGAATCTCTGGCGTCGGGTGCTTGCGACTGAGTAGAGCCATCTTGACAACCAATTGTTCTCTCATGGTCAAGGCCGCACGGAGATTCTCACTGGATTGACTGAACAGCAACAGCATCACCAGATACTTTCTCGACACAACCTGATCAGGCGGTTTCACCTTAGAGAGAACGACGTCAACGCAGCGAGGCACAATATAACCTAGCTGCTCAGTGCGATGGACAGACCCCTTAAGTCGGCGCAGTGATCGTTCATAATCTTTTTGTATACTCATAGCTCAAATGTTTTTACGATATGCTTCGGACGTTGAGACTTCTGCTTCTTGTCCGGCAGCAGACCTTGTTGTTGAGTTTTCCGCCCTGTGCTTACGATTTCCATATAAGTCAGGTCGGGGTTGGCCATGATTCGCTGCTCCAACTTCTTCATGAAGTCAATCATGTGTGATTGAATAAAGCAATAGTCAACAAAAGGACATGTATCATATCCGTGGAACTCGTCCCAATAATACTCAGCGCTCTTGCACGGCTTACGTTTTAGAGCTGGCAGCAGATCGCCAGTGCGCGCCGATTTTACCGCAGCATCCCATGCGCGTATTTGTTCCATCATGAAGTCTTTGGCTCGTTTCGACTCTGCCTCGTCAAACACAAAGGTCTTCTCGACAAACTTCTTCGGGTTGTCGCGGGGCACGTAAACTAAGGTATAGTCCACGATGTTGTAGCCGTAACGTTTTTTCAGCAGGTATGCGTATGTTGCAATCTGGAAGCGATGGTACTTAACGAAGAAAGTCCCGTCAGCAGCTTTGCTTACCATAGTCGATTTCAAATCGATCAGGCTGTACGTGCCGTCAAGATTATCAATCAGACCGTCAACGTAACCTTTGAGTGACTTGTACAGGACTTTGAGTTCTGCATAAGCCATAGGTTTATCACACGTTGGACAACGGTTGTTTGTACTTCGTGTTCGCGTGTACTTTCCCTTCTTATACTTGCCATCGACCATCTTACCTTTAGTCTTGGCATGTTCAGGGCATTTGTCATTCGTACACTTCCAGTGACCTACCATCTGACCACTGTGACCCAGAGCATTCTGCAACGATTCGTGCATCCCTGTCCCTGCTTTCGCAAAGATGTTCAACAACGTTCCTGACTCTCCAGTCATTGCGTTGTTGTGCTTCTGGTAAATCAGTTTGGCTGTTTCTTGTATCGCGCAGATAGGAAACATCGAAGGGCTGACACGTTTCTTTGGCCAGCGCTTCTCTTGATTCTTTACGTCAAGGGCAGCATCGATCATTTTGCCGATGCGTGACAGTGCGCGGGTATCATTGACTCGCGCTGGTACGTTTGCGAACGTTCTCATTGTCATCCTCGCTTACGGCAATCATGCCTTTAAAAAATACGAACTTGTAGTAGCGAGTACCAAACAGGTAGCAACGTACTTCTACACCCTCTTCGTTAGTAGCGTACATCAGGCGAAGACTCTTGGTCATTGCCTCAATGTCTGTATCAACAGGGAGTGACAAACCAATCATATCACCCTGAGTGTTGAACGCACCTAAAGTCTGAGGCTCGACTTTTATCAGGTCGCATAACTGTAACCAGTGCTTATCATAGAAGCGCCGCACAGCACTATGCACGTAGCGATGTGGATTACCCATTCTTATAGTCCTTTTTCTGTAAATATGCTTATATGCGTAAATTACGAAATCAGTTGAGGATGGTATGGCAGAAGATGTCCATCAGATAATACTTGACGAGATCGGCAAATTGCCGGGCGACAAGAAATATAACGGCGACACTGTTATGGTGTGCTGTCCTTTCCACAGCGATAAGACTCCTAGTTGTGGTATTTACACTTCTGTAGGGATGGAGATTCCGCTAGGATTCTTTCACTGTTTCGGCTGCGGGGAGAAGGGTGGCTGGAACAAATTAGCGGCACACGCTCGACTGCAAGAGATTAAAGGCTGGGCGTTGAAAGATGCTGGCACAAACTCTCTTAGTGCGTTGCTTAAAACGTATGAGCAGATTGGTTCGAAGATTGGTACTTACCCTTCTGTCGGTCTGTTGATGAAAGCGCTCGGACGTAAGTCATACATGGAGTGGCCACTTGATGTTGAGTGGCGTGGATATCCGGGAGCGCTTGTTCGTGCTGCTGGTGGTCTGCTCAATGCACAGCACACAGGTACTAACGTTTGCTTCTTCCCATGTAAGCATGGTACGAAATACATAGGCGGTATCGCTGCGTATCTGCGTAAGCAAATGAACGGCACCAGCTATGTGAACTCGCAAGGCGATTGGGCGAAAGATAAAGGTCTGTTCCCTCTACCGCTAGTGAAAGAGTGTTTGAAGAAATACAAGCTGCGCTATGTTGTTCTGGTCGAAGGACCTCGTGATGCGCTCGCTCTTTTATCGTATGGCATACCAGCATTGGCAGTGCTTGGTGCAGAGCAGTTCGGTGAAACGAAACGAAGAACAATTGAGATGCTTGGCGTGAGCGTTGTCTACACGATGACAGATAACGATGGTGGTGGGAAGTTGTTGCGTACAAAAATCAAAGAGGAGTTTGAGCGCAACTCTCCAGTACCGGTCAAGCACTTCAAGTTACCTCGTGAGTTTGATGAAGACGGCAAGCTGATTAAGCTCGACCCTGATAACGCACCATTCAAATTGATCAAAGAAGTTCGCATGACGTTACGTGACATTCATGGTAAGAAGTGTATCATGCCAGCGAAAGCGTTAGGTTGGAATCGTCCGAAAGCAATTGAAAGCAAAAGGAAATAACATGGCGTTGAAGTTCAGAAAGCAGTTTAAGCAACACTCGATTGAAGATTTACGTAGCCGAAGTATTCGTCGTATGCAGCGCATGATCAATCGCATCAAAGTTGAGCCTCGATTGATTAAGCCAGGCGAATCATCAGCATTTCTTGATCGTCTACGACAACAAGCGCAGTAATAAAAATGGGAGACTCCTTTCGGGGCCTCCCATTTTTTTTTGTCTGTAGACTTTTATTCTGCGTCGTCGAGCGCCTGAACGATCAGGTCAACGATTGCAGGACGAGTGATATGCTCGCGCAGGATTTTCAGTTCAGATACAGGCAGGTTCAGACCGCGAGACAGGAACTCACGAACGAGGTTGTCGTCAGATTCTTCGCTGTCAGAAGCAGCTCGCAGAATGAATGCGTTAACGAACTGGTTTTCAGAAAGCTGTTCTGCGCCTTCGAAGTGAATCTCTTTCTTGCGAGTACCGCCGCCCAGATCGATTTCAGCCAGCTCACCATCTTCGTATTCGTTCAGGTCAGCAGAGATAGACGCGTTCATCTTGTTCAGGTTACGCATCTCGGCTTGTGCCAAAGCACTGGTACGCAGATATTCTTCCGCGCTCTTAGTGTCGATGATCACCAGCTGGTTCATACGCAGTGCGCGACGCAGGTGAGTAGACTGCAACAGGCTCGCTTTAGTTGCTTGCTGAGTCAGATCGACAGGGATAAAGGTTGCCGGTACAACAACTGCAACAGGCTGGCCCAGATCGTCTTTCGCACTGAATGCCACGTTGCCGCGAGGTTCAGTACGGTTAGCGACATACATAGGCGCTACGATATCGTCACCGTAACGTTCGTTGTAGGTTGCGAGAGTGATAGGCTTAACAGTGGTGTTGCTCTTTTTAACGCTCATGGTAGTTCTCCGAATTTCAGTTCAGTTTAGGGGCCGAAGCCCCTATCAAAGGATTAAGCTGTAGCGACAGCCAAAGTGTCAGTAAAGTCAACATAGCCCGCATGTTTAACAGTCAGCGTGGCCTGCCCCTCGACCAGAGCACCGGACAGAGTAATAATGAACTCGCCAGTGCTCGCGTCTGCTACAGCATCACCGGTAACACTACCCTGAGTCAGAGTCACAGTGGAACCTGGGGTTGCTAAACCTGTAGCAGTATCTTCACCCGCTTTCAGATCTGCATCAAGCTCACCACGAGCCTGTACAGTCTGATTCACTTCGAAGGAGGCTGTCAGATATTGAGCGCGAGACAGTTCGATAGTAACTGGACCCGGAACAACATTCGTGAAGCCTGAAACGCTGAATGCACCCTGCGCGTTTGAAGACGCAGTTTTAGTTTCACCGTTCATGGTGACTTTAACTGTGGTGCTTGCAGCGGTATTACCGATAACAGAAGTCTGCCCATCAACAGCCTGCTCAAGAGTAGGTGCAGTGAACTCTTCCAGAATCGTGAACGACGTGCTACCGTCTTCGTAGAACGCAGAGGTAACATTGACAACGCCAGTAGCGCCAACACCTGCTTTCGCATCAACACCAGTGATGTTGAAAGTACCTGCACCCAGATCGACTGTACCTTCGTACAGACCCGCCTGAACAGTCACAGTCACAGCAATGTCGTTCGCTTCGGCATTCAGACCGGCGATAGTACCAGTTACCGTGGTACGATTCTCACCGAACGCATCTGCATCGTCAACTGCGATAGCGCCGAACTGGAGTTTAGTCGGCTGCATTGTTGCAGTTGCTTCATCGTAACCGTCAATCTCAACAGCACGAATAGATACAGCGCCTTTGATAGCGCCGACAGTCGCAGTCCAGTTACCCTGCGCATCAGCAGTGACGAACTGGTTAGACTGTCCATCGATCAGGATTTCGACTTCGCCGTTAGGGTTTGCTTTACCTGCCAGTGCTGTGGACAGGAACGCTGCGCTGTTAATCTGCGCAATGCCCGGAACGCTATCGGTAACAACATCGATCTGTTTGATCAGGTAGCCAGGCGCGTCGAATGCCAGATGGATTGTTCCAAACGGCAGCGGGTCAACGTTGATAGAGAACGCACCAGCGTTGTCAGCCTGACCAGTGAATGCTTTACTCGCTACTGTTACAACGATATTAGCATTCGCAACAGTCGTACCGGAAACAGTTGTCTCATTGAAGACAGCATGTACGGTAGGCTCAGGCATTGGTTGCAGTGGTTGTTCACCGGCTTCGTAGTTATAACGAGCAGGAGTGAAACCGTCAGCAGTGACAGTGATTGAGAACGCACCCTGTTCCAGACCAGACACGTCAACAGTGAACACGCCAGCGCCATTTGAAGTGCCGGTCCAGACGTTACCGTTCTGCTCAACGATCACAGTCGCGTTCGGAATAGTTGTACCGTCAACAGACAGCGCACCAGCGACAGGCGGTTGAGACAGAGAAGGCTGAGGAATACCTTCGCCCGGTTGTGGCATATCGTCTGGGTTCAGCAGCACAACGCGCTGCAACTGGATAAGCGATTTCAGTTGGCTACACGCCAGCAGGTTTTCCAGCGGCGCTTGCTGAGTCAGGTCAACAGCGTTGCGCGTAGCAGGGATGATGACGTCCTTCATTTTGAAGTTGTCACCAGGACACTGGAAAGAGATTTGACCCAGCGGTTGGGTTTGGTTCTTCACCAGCATCTGAGGCTCGCTCAGGATGTTGCGCTTAATCATCGCGCGATACTGATCGAGAGAGAAGATTTCACTCATTTGAGTCTCCAGATTGTTTAAGGTTTTGCAGCGACTGGCAGAACGTCTGATATTTACGAGGCGTCAAGCGCAGTGCCATACCCAAATTAAAGTCGGAATTGGTTATCTTGCCCACCATCTTAGCAAATCGTTCTTCGTCGTCGAGGTACGCCAGCATCCACGGACGGTAATCATTGAACGTCTGCACCAGATAGTTGTGTACTTGATCGACGATGCGACTGCGACCTTCTACGTAGACAAAAGTTCTATCGCAATCAGAATCATCAATCCCGGCAATAAACATAGTAAGACAGATAGCAGTACGGGTACGATTTTGTGCGCGTCGAATCGTGTTGTCCAACTGCTTTTGATCCATCTCCTTGAGTTCCGGGAAGAGGCCACGTTTGTAATAAGCGATCTCCCTGTTAGAGATTGAACGGTCAGCAGCTTCTTTACGGTCAAGCGCCATACATCCGGTAGGCGTTTCGCGTGTGCAATACTGACATGTTGTGATTGGGCACTGCCCACGAAAACGAAACGGTTGAGGCTTGTCTTCCATTTCAGGACAATGAATAATAGGGCGCATGTCCTGCACAACACGAATAGGAACTGCTTTAGCTTTTGCTTTCTTTGTTTTGTTTGTCGCAGCTTTTTTAGGCTTCGCAGCCTTAACTTTGACTTCTCGTTCTTTCTTCAACTTCGCCATTTCGATATCCCACAAGCCACATTAACCAAGTAAGGATATTTACAGATTAATTGGCCAGAATTAAGGGGTAACCAATGGAGAATGAGTACAGAACCCCGTTGAGAATTTCGTTTGCCATTGGGTCACGGTAGGTAAACGTAGGCGACTCAGTGACAAGAACCAGATGTTGCGCGTTGCCGTTGTAGTTGCGGGTCATACCTTCCGCTTTCAGCTTTTCCAGATGCTCTGCGATCTTAGCGCGAAGGTCTTGCGCCAGCGTAGTACCGGCAGCGTCAGACTTAACGCTGAACAGAGTTTCCAGCGTAGCGTTGCTTTCGCTGTTGTGTCCGACTTGACCACGATCGAGGTAGATTGCTTCACCGAATTCGGACACTACATCTTTAACGAGAGCGAGCAGTTGTTCATGTTCCATGTTTGCCTCACAGTACAGGTGCAGCCAAGAACTTCGGAACGTATACATCAACAATTCTGTTGAAGCCTACGAAAGGTTTCCGGTTCGTGTGGCGATAGAAGGTATACATGCCGATAAGGCTTGCATCAAATTCATGAATCGCTTTGCGACTCTTTTTGGACGTAAGGTTGTAATGCGCGTAATACTCTTTGAGGTTCATCGTGCGGTTAAACGCGTTCTTCCACTGACTTGCCGTTATCAAACTGATAGGGCAATTCTTTTTCAGCGCGAACATGGACAGCACACCAAGCATAAGTGAGATTGCTTCAATGGTGTTACCGCCTAAACCACGAGATTGAAAACGCTCGAAGCACATCGCATCAAACGGTCCATAGCGCTTCCATATGTCTTCAAGTTCTTTCATGAACTCTTTGACAGGATCGCGCATATCGTAATGAAGGTTTTGGATTGGATGCTGAAACATCCGCGTACCGAGTATGTTAATGCGATTGTCCGTAAATTCAGTAACAGACAACGCGAAGTTAACCTTTCCCGGGTCGCCTGAGAGAATACGCATGTTAGGCTCCGTGATTTAACATACGATTAAATAAGTATTTGCCGGGTCGAAGGTCCTAAATTTTTAGTCACTAATTTCAAGCACACAGAGGAGAACTTCTATGAGCTGGATTGAACGTGGAAGACCACGAAATACTTATGACCGGCACAAGACCTACGAAACGGAACGCGTCCAACGACGCCTCGATTCCGTCCAGAAGGTAGTACAGTCAAAAGTCGAACAGGCATTGCAGGTAGATGCCACCGATATCGTTATCTTCAAGAAAGCAAAGATGGGTCTCACCTGTAGTTGCAACAAGGTTGAGAACGATATCATGGACAACATACCGGCCGGAGTGAAATCTCTCGGCCGTGAGTCTGACGCAATGAATGGCGGCGTTAAAATCGGCACAGTATCAAAAGGAATGTTTGGCGGTGGGCGTCAAGCAGTTAGCCTCGATGATATTGATGACGGTATGAACGCGGTCATGGACGCAGCAGACATTATGGGCGTTGATGCCGGTGAAGAGTTCGACGTTAAATGGGATGGTGGTAACGTTGCAAACTGCGGTATCTGTTACCGTCAGGGTGTAGTGCCCGGCTTCATTAGCACAGGCTTCGTCTACAACGTTGCTACCCACTATCACATCAAGGAACTGACAGGCTATACGCTCGATCAGTCCACCAGCCCTGCGACGTTCAGACAAGTTCGCAAAGAAGGTTACGCTGATTTTGATCAGCTTATCCCAAAATACTTTACGCAGGCGACTTATTCGGTACGTCTAAACGAAAGTATGTTACCTGCTTTCCCACGTCCTATGCTGCTTGTGAACGGCGTTGAAGTCGAACTGACAGCGAAGAATCTGGAGCCGTGGCGAGGCAAGCACGTAACGATTCGCGTCAAAGGGATTGAGGCGTTCACGCACATCACAATGATCTTCGACTTGGGTGTGCCTCCTGTTAAGGGCAACATCAGCGAAGAAGCAAACGTGTTGAACTACGATCAGGAGCTGACTGTTGGCAACATCACGGTCGTGCTGCCAGCGCGTAGCGGCGCGATTGAACCAGAAGACATTCTCGTTCTGCCTTTCAAAAACTACGTGCTGAAAGTTATGGAGGCACCGAAGAAACGCACAGCGAAGAACGATCAGTGGGAATGGGTGTGCGTCACTCGTCCTGTACAGCGCAAAGAGATTGCGTACAACATTTTCAAAGGCTTCAAAATTCTCTAGGAGAAAACAATGGCACTCGTTAAAATCAGTCTGAACGGCGCATCAAACGGTGATATGACAAACAAACCTCAGCCTGCATCAGATATCCCAGATAGCTGGCCAGACCCGAATAAGCTGACAGGCAAGATTCCGTTTGATGCAAATCAAAGCGCGAAAGCTGACGACATGTTTGACCCAGATAAAGCTGTCGAAGGCGATGCTGATCTGCGTAACGGCAACACTAAGCCGGGCGCAGAGGGTAAAGCGTCGCGCCCTGACGAGAACTTCCGTGCTGGTGGACGCACAACGAATCAGGTTGAATCTACGCACTGCACACAAACGGTAGGTTTCCCTAACGCACAGGGCAACTTTAAGCAGTTGTTCGGCAGTTTATTCGCTGATATCTTCGCTGATCGTCGTGTGCAGCGCACCATGAGCCGCGTAGCAGAGGAACTCGACGAGGCTGGTGTTTCAACGTCGAAAGGGCGCTCAAAGTCTGCTAAAATGCGCTCGCAGATGCTTAAAATGATTATGCCTGAGCTATCGCGCGAACAGGGCGAAAGGCTCGCAAACGCTATGGCGGAGCATGACGGAGAGACCGTTAAGCGCATTCTGACGCAGATTGGAGTGAAGTTAGGGAAGCGCGTTTCGCAGAAAAAGTAACGAAACTGGAGGAAAGTCCTTGATTTTATTCGGGTTTTCCTCTGTTTTTCGTCTACTGGTTAAAAAATGGACAGAAATCTCGCCCAAATTCAAAAAAATTTACATGGTTTCGGGGAGATCTTTTTGAAAATTGAGATCGCTCCTACGCGTATGTTTGGGCATGTAGAGCATGGGTTATAGCGCATATAAGCATGGTTCTATCCTTTTGCTATCTCAAAAACGGAGTGCGCCTAAAGCCCCTAGCTGTATGTGTATATCCCGTGCCTTGAGCGCGCCGCTCGATCGCCCAGCGTTGCTTGTTCTTCTACCTGCCTTGTATCGCCTTGTAGCGCAAGAGGTTTCTGTAAACAACAAGAAGAAAATGAACGAAAGAAGTGATTCAGGAGATTCGAATGTCTTCTTTTATGAAAAAAGGCAAAGCCGTCTTGACGCGCAACCCTACCTACCAGGAGTTAGAACCTCTTGTGTGGGTACGCGATAACGTCGTTGAGAAATGCCCGTACGATGGACCGGAAAAGCATGAGGCAGAATATCGACGTCAGATCAATCTATTCTTCTGGCATGTGTTGCAATCGTCGATATATCCAACAAAAAGAAAGAAATTTGAGAAATTTGGTGCTGTCTGGGTACCGTTCAGCAGAAAACTTGGTGTCAAAGAGCTTCCGATGGTATTCGGTTGTGAAAACACGCTAAGAGGTCCTGTAGGGCCTCGGTGGGAACGGACTGAGAAACATTTCAGTCGCGCCCTCGAATGGCTTATCGCTAACGTTATGGATTATAAGCGGTACAAGAAGAAAACCCCGACGTCACCTGGTCGCTGTCGTGAGTTTCGCATTAAGCGTCGGTGTTTGGATGCGATGTATCCCAATCGCCCGAAGTCTAATCGTGAGATTCTCGAACTCACTCGACTCTATAGTCCGCTCAAAGCGGTTCAAGAGCGGTTTGGACAAACGATTCTGGAGATGATAAGCGCTGCCGCTAACAAACCGTTTAAGCCGCGCAAGCATGACCTATCGGGAGGCGAAGCTAAGTACGGATTGAAATCTAATCGTGACAGGGCCGCACGTAAACTTTATACAGCGGTGTTGAAGAAGATAGGGCCAAACGAAATTGCTATTGACCCGATTCTTGATTACCTGACTGTTAAGAGTTTTAGAGGTACACGCAAAGCTCTCAAGCAATATCATCAGGTAATGAGTTGTCTTCAGGCTATTCTCTCAGGACCAATTCAAATTGTGTCCGAAGAGCCGTTGATTATTCGCTACTACCCAGCATACACAATAGCTAAGGTCGGTGGTCGTCTGTTTGAGCAAGGCGGTGGATTCCAATCTTTCCCCGCTGTTCTTAAACAGGCGTGTAGTGTTATCGGTGATAACTGGGACATGGAGAGCAGCCAGCTCAATATCATCCGTAAGGAGTTCGCCGACAACGGCATTGTATGTCCGTTCCTTGACGATGTGCATTCTGTAAATGACATTGTGGACAAGCTCCAGAAAGCTAACCCAAATAACACCCGCCTATCGAAGAAGCTGGTGAAGATTTGTTTTTATGGTACGTTGTTCAGCGCGGACAGATTAGTCAAAAGTCCTAAAGCGAGTGCTGTCATGGCATTGAGGCCTCACTTTAAAAATCTGAGTGAGGTATATGACTTTGTGGAATCGTGGAACATAGACTGCAAGCATTTTATTACTGCGCTCCAGCAGCTATGTGATATTTATTCCAAGCGATTCCGCTACACCTCTGATGGTATGTTGCTGACCTGCGATACCGGAGCCAAGTATGTGCTTGAGCACGATGAATGTATTTCGTCCCGTAAGGTACGACGACGAACCATGAGTCATTGCATATCTGGCATTGAGTCGAGTCATTTATTTGAAGCGATTCTAAGTGGTAATGTTGAAATCGTTTACTCGCTTGAACACGACGGTGCTCTAATGAAGTCTAAGGGCGACGTCAAATCGGCGAAGGCGAAATTCATCATTAAGAAATTCTCTGATACCCTTGATTTTATGGGTGACGATTGATGCCGAAAGTTAAATGCAGTCAGATGGCTCGATTGCGTATCGCGGTCAAACTTGAAATCGTTCTAGCCGCAAAGAAACAAACTGTTCCGAAGAAAGGCATTGAGAAATTCCTTACTATGGAATATGCGGCTCTCGCTAAGAATCGAAAGAAGTACATAACGAAACTTCTTCTTGAGGATTGGCCTAAGTACGGAAGTAAAGAACTACTGGAGAAATCTCTCGCTGAGATAGTTCCGTGGTTGAAGACTTGCCCGCCCGAGCCAGTAAAAACTTTATGCCTGTCCTATCCTTACTTAAAGCCTTTCGAATGCGTTTATCGAGAAATTGACGCAGCGATAATGTTCGCACTAAGGCGATATGAAGTAGAGGTCGCTTGGAATTTTCCAAAGCTGGACTTGTACGACCCTGAAGATGAAGACGATGATATGATGTACTTCATCGACAGACAACTTGAAAAACCCGATTGAGGAATAACGAATGACAGCTATCGTCAAACATATCTCCGTGCATCCTAAGTTTCGTTACGCCCGTCGCGTAGGTATCTTTGACGAGCTGGACAAACGTGAAGCCGAGGCCAAGCGTAAGCAGAATGCGAAGCGTCAGCAAAACAAAATGGTAAGCTATGGGTATAGCTATGCTCAAAGCCCCTTCACTCCTCCTGAGAAATGAGGTTACTATGAATAATCTCGCACACAGCATAATCCAAAGTTTTGCTGGGAAGTCATGTTCGGTAGAAGTCCGTGATGTTCCATACCCATATATGGGCTTTCTCCAGATGCGCGCCGCACCTTCTATTTTGGTGGACGCGCCTCACTTTTTTGTTAGTCAAACCGACGTCAACGATTTTGAAATTGTTTATTTCGGACCAGACGAGTATCGTGGAAATTCTCAAGTAGAATCATTCCAAATTCGTTCTCTGTCTGAACTTGGCTGGGCGCTCGATGAACTCGAAGATCGAACCAAGCCTCATGTCATCATTGCTCAACTGTCGCATCTAGGCAAAGACTGCCCGGCGGCTTTTCGCATGATCGCAGGTGTTCTTGAAGACGGAGATATGTGGGATGAACAAGTTATCGTCTCCGTTGAACTCGCAGAGAACTGGCGCCCTGCAACGTTCGAACAAACCGAAGGACGCGCCTGTCGCGGTCACACAGCGCAGGTTCACGTTAACCACATCGTTGACTCACTCTATTAATAAAGGCCGTTATGAAACATAGTGAAAGAGATTACGTTGTCGTAAGACAGGGTAATAAAAATCATCTTGTTCTGGCAACCGGCAAAACTGTTGGCCTTCTGGCTAATACGCTTGGTTCGCCTGAACCAGAAACAATTAAGTTCAGTCCTAAAGCTGGTGACGTGCTTGCTGTTCTCGGCCCAGACCCAGAGCCAGGTATGTCAGTATGTGGTGTGACTGTCAGACCATATGCTTCGATGCCTGTCTATGGCGGTCTGCCTCGTCTTGCTCTTTATGGGCGTGAGGCCGAAGTCGCTAAAGCGTGTCGCATCGCAGTCAAGAAACTTCCGAAGATTATCGAGAAGTACAATCTGCAAGAAGCGGTTCGTCGCTGCAAGCAAATCAACTTCATCCAGCAGTCTGGTTCGAAGACACACTCGTTCCGCTCTAAGTTCCGCAAGGACGAATGGCACGACGAGATCAATGTGTTCGTTGATCGTGACTGTGTGTCGGTTGACGTATACAACAAACTGATGATCGCTCTCGGTGAATCAGTGTGGACGCACCTGCTGAGTTCTAAGCGCAAGGTCAAGTGGATGCTGCTGTTCAAGAAACTGCGCAATGTGCAGCGCCTAAACCTGAGCACTCTTACTGGTCTGCTTGAAGACTTCCAACGAGCTGGTGACGCGAAAGACGTTAAGAACGTTGTGTCCGAAGACCTGCTGCCTTTTGTTGACATGATTTTCCGCACTATCGCGCGACAGAACTCTATCTCTGTCCGCGAACTGGAAATGATCGCAGCGACTGACAGCGCGGCAGTAGCAGAACTCTGGCCTGGTGAAATGCAAATCGCTGAGGGTCGTCCTGACCTTGATAAAGCGATTATGAAAAATCCAACCACGCTGTTCGCTAACGTATTCGCTCGTCACATCGACGGCATCGACACAGGCAAGACGTTGCGTAAGGCAATCAAGAACAGCCTGAAAGAGATTAGTAGCGGCGAATGATGCAGCGCCTAACTCGTATCAAGGCAGAGCACCTGTTGAATCGTCAAGGGTTACGTCAAGCCCTTGACTACTTCGATCAGACAGCGATCTCTCACCCACTCTACACTCGTGACTTCTCGCTGAATGTCGTGTTAACCTCACACGCCATGCTGAACATTGAGCAAGGTCCGAAGTTAGAAATAAATCTGCTGCTCGCTTCCCTATTTCTCCGTATGCCGACTTCTTCGGAATACGATTTCATGCAGACTGTTAATGCTGCACGTAGGTTCTTCAAGACACATCGCAATATTGGTAATGAGGACCGTGTGATCTCTTACATACTCGATCAGGAGACAGAGATGCGTCCTGTGACAGAGATGGGCAACGTGCTTCACGATGCTGAGATCTTAACGTTCCTCATTCAACCTCCATCTTCCATCATCGACTTCGTTCAACAGAAAACAGGCAGAGATGTTATCAGCTCGCGCCTCTTCCTTGAACGCATTGTGGTAGCTCAAACGATGTACACACCTCTCGGCCGTGATATGCTCCGAGATTTGTCTGCATCAATCTTGGTTGATTTGAGGGCATAGCTATATGGGCGACGAGGACTTCGATTTCGAATTCGGAGCAGACGATGACAGCGGTTATTACATCGACCAGCCACTGCACATGATCATGGACGGTGACGATGCAATCGTTGGTCATCTTGTCGATTCCGGTGACACGGTGTTAATGTATGGCGGCTACTTTGTCGTAAACGACGAAGAAGACTCAGATGCCGTCACGCTTATCGAGGTTCCAATCTTCAAGGTAGATCCTCTCGCCGACATTATTGTTGTGATGAACGCCGATGAAATGCGACTGCGCTATAACAGCGAGTTGTTGACCTTAGCCTTCATCAACGATATTCCTCTGGTAGTTAAAAGCACGAGGCATTAATGATCAAACATATTTTCTTTGACATGGACGACACGGCGTTTGATACGCATAACTTCATGTTGTGTTATCTGATGAACTGGGGCATCTACCCAGGCACCGATACATACATCACGCCAGAGAACGGCAAGCAGCCTTTCATTGACATGCTGGAAGATGGACGCTTCATGCTAGAAGCCAACATGCGTGACTACTTCATCCAGACCGTTGCGCTGTTGGTGCATGAAGGATTCAGTGTTGGCATTTGTACGCATCGAGGCTATCACCCGAAAGGCGAACGCAACACGCGTAAGGTTATGGAGAAGCACCTGTCGCTGTTCGATCACATCGACGTTCTGGACAGTCGCCAACACCCTGACAAGATTGCTTACCTGAATGAGAAGTACGGTGAAGGTACTTGGATTCTGGTTGACGACAATCCTGTTACTGCGGTGCGTGACAAGTTCACACGAGTCGGCGACCAACTGGTGTTGCCTCGTAACGTGCTGCTGTTCACCAAAGGATGGAACGAACACATTGATCATCCGCATCGAATCACGTCGTTCGATAAGCAACATTTCTTAAAACAACTGCGTCCGATGTTGAACTAAGAATTGTCTGATTATTTCGGAATGTTTCATAATTTATAACAGTACAAAACAGTGCATATGGAGTTTGCGCTGACTGTTTAGTTCGGCCTGTTTCTTTTGCCGAATTTGGGGATAGGCCGAACTCTTTTTTGTACAGACTCGGCCCTGAGTCACCCTAGGCCAAGTAGCGTAACACCGCGTTATCGCTATGGCCGAAAAGCGGCTGCTCTAGGCTGCGAACTCCGCTACCTGCCGAAACGTTCGCTGCCGCAGAGAGCGTAAGACCGCAAGCGCTACCGTGTCGGTGCACTCGAAAGACACGGGGAGAAAGCCCTGGCTAGACCGTCATCTGGCGAGGGTGGACTCCAATATGTTTTCTCTGAGAGCCTATTGGAGTTTAAGACTTTTCTGACTTTATTCTTGTGTGACTACTCGCAGTAAACTGTAAACATAATTCAGAAGAACGAGAAATTTTAGCACAGGAGAATAGATGCTTCGTAAACCAAGCTACCGTGTTGTCGCCGACTTGATTCAGGCTGACGGTACATTCACCACTCACACTGTTGAGAGTGGCATAAAAGATTACGACGTTGTGGAACAGAAACTTGAATCAATCAAGAACAATCCACCGTCCAACTTTAAGCACTTCTTCCGCGTTGTACCTCGCTGGGAGATGTGCTTTGCCTAATCGACAGCGCCCACTGCCGATGCGTTACCATCCAAAACTTATTGTAACACCATAAGGACCCTCCATTTTTGGATGTGGTCCTTTCTTTTTGTCCAAATACTGTAAATACCTGATGTAACGCATCAAACTATAGGGCGAAAGTAAAATGGCGAAAGAAGAAAAGAAAAAGAAGAAAGCGCGTTCCTTCGGTGACGATAAGCCATCGAAAAAGAAAAGCGGTTCTTCTGAGTCAGTTGAGTTGACTACGGTTAACTTTGCTGATCAGTTCCGACCTAAACGTATCGAAGACTACGTTGGTCAAGACCACATCGTTAAGATCATGAAAGGTTGGCAGAAGTCGAAAACGATTCCGTCAACGATGATCATTACCGGCCACCTCGGTTCTGGTAAGACAACGTTCGCACGTCTGGTAGCGAAGTACATCAACTGCGATTCGTTCTCTGCGTGTGGCAAGTGTCGTTCATGTCAGCTTATGGAAACTGGCGGTCACATGGACGTACAAGAATTTGATATGGGTGGCGATGCAGGTAAAGTAGACGGTTCACAGAAGATCGTTGACTCTGCACCGTTAAGCCCTATGTTCAAACGTCGCGTGTTTATCTTCGATGAATCGCACCTCATGTCCAGTGCTGCTGAATCCAAGCTGCTCAAGATTACCGAACAGCCACCAGCGCACGTTGTCTTCATCTTCGTAACAACGAACCCAGAGAAGATGAAAGGCACGATGATCAGTCGTATGACGCAACTGCCTATCAGACCTATTCCAACTGACGTGATTCATAAGCGTCTGGTTGAGATTGGCGAGAAGCTGGATATCATGCCGAAGAAAGACAAAGCGCGTGAGAAAGCAGAGGCGGCATTGTATCAGGTTGCAGAATACGCTGGTGGTCAGATGCGTGGTGCAATCACCATGCTGCAAAACATTTACTCATCTGTTAAAGGCGGCGAAGACTTTGATAAGAACCTAGTTGCAGAACTCGCTGCTGCTGATCCAGAAATCGACATGGAAGCGAAAGCAGTTCAGATGATTGGTGCTTATCTCAGTATGGACCTGATTGGTGTTATTCAGTTCCTGCGTGAAGCGAACAACCCTCGTGCAGTAGTAGCGAAAGCGCGTTGGATCATTCACGGTGTGCTGGGGCATTACGCCGAAACGAATAAGTGGCAGTCAGCGGGCCTCAAGATGTTTATGAACATGACCAAGAAAGACAAAATCAAAGTCAATCTGGTCAGTCTGGTATATCTGCAATCAGCATTAGCAGAAGCCGAAGTAGCATTCAACTCTACATCGGTACCTGCGGATATCATGCTGGAAACAGGCATTACCAGAACAATGTCTGATATCTATAGCGGCAAGCTGGTGGTTGATTTGGGCAACGACGACGAAGACGACGAACCCAAAGAGAAGAAAAAGAAAAAGAAAAAGAAGAAGTAATTAAATAAGTGAAAAATGGGTGGCTAAATAGCTGCCCATTTTTATTTCAGAAATGTCTGACTCGTTAGTAATTTTAACTACAATCAATCATACAGCTCTGGAAGACAATAATGGAAATCTTTGTATCACTCTCGAAGATTACAGTTGGGTCTGAGGGCATGGCGAAGATCGAAAGTCCATGTACCACGCCTGACTTAAAGAAACTCGCATCGCTTATCTTTGGTCTTGCACGATTTGACCAAGACGTATTCGGTTCAATCACTACACGCAAAGGCACGTTGTCTGCTGTGCGTGAAGGTGAAGAGGGTGCTATCTGGTTGCTGGGCGATAAACGTCTTACAGACGCCACTGATTTTATGCAGGTCATGAAGCCAATGCCTATGGTTGGTCCTACTGGCGCTGGTGATTTCTACATGACGTTGAACGTTCCTCAGCGTCCACCTCAATTCTTGATCTGCCCTAAAGGTGGTCACTCCATTTTGTGGTTCGCTAATGACAAAGCTCTTATCGACCATTATGCAGAGCGCGATGCTCGACCGTCAATCAAAATGATGTTGACGGGCAATCGCGGCAATGCGTCCGTGCTTCGTTCGTGGTCTGCCGCTGATATCGAAGACGATGAAGTTGTCGATCTTCAATCAGCATGAGGAGGTGATCCCAATCTCCTCGCTGACTACTGCGAGGTAAAATAACTGTAGTAGACTTAACAGTCGGGTGCATAGCGCGCCATCTACAAAAGGGTGGCTTCGGCTGCCCTTTTTTCATTTCTGAGGTATTCATGGAAATCAAAGTTAGTTTGAGTGTGCGCTCAAGCCCACTCGAAGATACCAAAGTGAGTCTGGAAAACTCGCGTGATGATCTGAAAGGAGCACAGCGCAGGAATAACGCTGCCCGTAAAGCGCTCAACGAGAAACAGTCTGAGGGTGACACGAAAGGTATTGAGTCTGCACGAACCAAAGTGCTTGATAGTCAGCGATCTGTCAAGACACAACAGGATATTGTGCGCACTAACCAGCAACGTGTCTCTCGTGCTGCTGTCGTGGATCGCTTGGTGAAAGAGTGGAATCGCCTTGAGAAATTGAAAGGCACTGACCAAGATACTGACGCGACGAAGAAGCAACGCGCAACACTATCTACTCAAATTGCCGAGGCACGTAAAGCGCTACAGCGTATCAAACGTCCTAAATCCACAAGGCCTAAAAAGCCTAAGAAACCAAGACGCTATTAAAGATTGGGCTGCCATTGCTGGTGGCCCTTCTTTTTGTCTATACCGATCAAAACTGTAAATAACGAGTATCATTAATACCAATACTTGGGCTTTAACCATGAACCAGACTATCAATATCCGTGGCTCGAATGGCCGCTGGAACGTAATGCGTCACGACACCGATATCAATCCAGTAACAGGCAAAGAGGAGAAGACACCACAGTGCATCTTCTCGTCTGCTACTCCTGTGCCAGAAGAAAAACTGAATGAGCTGCGCAAGGTGTATCGTGCTGCTGACCTGTGGGTTGAGCGTCAGGGAGTATTCCACTAATGCCTGCTATCCAACGTGAACCGATCGCTCTGCCTATGTGGCGTGTTTTAAAACCAATCGCAAGCGATACCCGCGACGAATCATATGCGTATGATGTGATCGCAGAATCTGCCGAGCCGTACACCTCCGATGAAATCGAAGTATTCGAACAGATTCACGGTAAAGGTCTTATCCAGGAAGAAACAATCGAGTACGTCTAATGGGCAAAGCGAAGCAAAAGCAAAAACAGCATCACGGTATAGGATTGAAAGAAATCCATCTGCGTGACGTTGGTGTTTACGAAGAACTTGATATTGCTACACTGGACAGTGAAGGCTTCGCAACCATTTGCGGTAAGAACCTCGACAGTCCGAACGTTAAAGACAACACGAACGGTGTAGGCAAAAGCCTGTTGTTCGGTGCAATTCCTACGCTGCTGTATGAAGCTGATCCTCTTGCAATGAAAAAGAAAGACAAGGGGAACATGCTCGGTAAAGACAGCTCAATCGAGTTAGCGTGGCAGTCACCTCTTGGTGGTGAAGTTCGTATCGTTCAAACCAAATCAAAGTATCAGGTATTCTATAACGGTGAGAACCAGAAAGTAGACCGTCAGGATGTTGCTCGTTCTTGGGTGACAAAGCACTGGCCTTTAACGCGTGACGAGTTCTACAGTTACGCGTATATCCAGTCGCAGATTCAGCATCCGTTCCAACGTGCTACACCTGCTGAACGCTTGACGTACCTTACTTCGTTATTCAACCTAGATATCTTCGACAACATTCGTCAGGCGTTGAAGAAGAAACTGGACTTGGCCAAAGACGCCGAGACAGAATCGAAGGGTCTTGCTGATATGCTTGACGTTACACAACGTAAGCAGAACGCCCTGTCTATTCACGCAGAAGAAAAGAATACGCTGAAAGCAATCATCAAGCATTCTGACAAGATGAAAGCGCGGCGTAATGAGTTGTCCGAGCAATTGATTGAACTCGGTACTCAACGTTCTACTGCGAAGAAGTACGAAAAGCTCAAGCACCAACTCGACACGTTGGGAATTGAGACAGACGACCTTAAAGGTGAACTGAACAATCTGCGCGGTCTGTTGCAAGAACATGATCGCTACGATGCCTTTGTCGAAGCTCTGGACGAGTATCAGTCTGAACTGTCCGAAGTCAAAAAGAAAATCAAAGCGCTTGGTGATGTTGCTGATCTCGACAACAAAAAGCTACGCAAAGAACATGGACGCTTAGTTAAAGAGGAAGAAAGCCTCGAAGCGTTATTGGAGAAAGTCGATGAACAGCAGGAAGAGTACGACGACTGGCGAGAAGCAGTGGACAAGCTCAGTAAAAAGCTGTCTAAGCTCAAAGCTCCTAAACGAACTCAGGAAGAGGCACAGGATTCCCGAGCAGAAGCCAAAGCAATAGTTCAGGCGTATCGCGCGTTTGAAGAACACGATCACGACGGCAACTCTTGTCCTACGTGCGGTCAGGGTGTTAACCTGAAAGCTATGGCTCGCGCTGCAACGAAAGCTCAGGCAATCATTGACGAGTGTATTGAAGCAATCGAATATCACAAGCTGAATGCAGAACTCACCGAGTTGCAAGACAACAAAGTGAAGAAGCCTAAGCATAAGCGCAAAGACCTTGAGCGTAAACTCAAAGCTGTCGGTGCTGCTCTGGACGATATCGAAGAACAATTCGAGACAGCGAAGAAGTATGAGAAGCTGGTGGCCAGACGTGATGCGCTCAAGAAACCAAAAGCAGTGAAGCAGCCTAAGAAAGCTCGTAAGACAATCAAGAACCGCATCAAGGACCTTGAGATTCTGAAAGACATTCGTGCTGCACTCAAAGCTGTTGGTGAGCCGGAAGATCCATTCTACATTCTCGATGGCCGATATAAAAAGGTAAGCGCCGAAGTTGAAAAGCTGATTACCGATATCGAGAAGAAAGAACGCAAAGCGCAGAACATCCAGATGCGTATTCAGGAGCATGAGCACTACGAGGAAACTCTCAAAGAGCTTCGTGGTAAACTCGCAGACCTGCAACCGCTGATTGATAAGCGCAAGGTGTTCGAAGTCTTGTACAAGGCATATAGCAACAACGCTCTGAAACTGAAAGCTGTTGAAGGCCGTATCAAACAGATTGAAGCGAAGCTGAATGAATACAGCGCTCTCGTATTCCCTGAGCCTATGCGTTTCGATTTGTTCACGACCAAGCAAGGTGTTGGTGCAACCGTTACGCGTGTGTCTTCTAAGAAGACAACCGACATTGCAATCATGAGTGGTGCAGAGACAAACTGCTTCCGCCTGTTGTTTGCTGTAGCGATCATGCCGTTCATCCCTGCTAACCGACGCACGAACTTTATCATTCTCGACGAGCCTGATAACAGTTGCAGTCCTGCCGTGAGCGAGCATATCATCAATAACTTCTTGCCGATACTCAAACAGATTATCCCGAACATCTACTGGATAACTCCGAATGATGTTGAGCATTTCTCTAACAATCAGTGGACTGTGACTAAGAAGCAAGGCAGGTCCGCACTCACACGTAAGGTGATGTAATGATCTTCGGTCAGCTTGATACTAAGCATGAGAAGGGTAGTGTTCCTATTGACCCTGCGTATATCAATCGTAACCCAGGCATCTTTGCCAAATATGAAGTTGTCGCCAACGTCAACTGCATGGAGGAACATGAGGAGTTTTATTATAAGACTCCTCTGCATAAAATCTTCGGCCTCTACCCACAAGTGCGTAAGGTGCTGCGACCGTCTCTGCGTGTGTACATGAAAGACCACCAGCTGATCTGTCATCCTACGTTGGCAACAAACATCGAACGTACTTTGCGTGAGTACACTGCCCAAGCTCTGAACACGGTGGAGTAACGATGCCTGTAATCGCAGTAACGCAGCAAAGCCCAGAGCAAGTTCTGGGCTGGCTCAGAAAGAAGGGGCTAGCCGACCGAGTGACATTCGTTCCTCCTGGTGGTACTATAGACCCTTCAAAGAAATATCGCAAGTACCTGTTTGTTGTAGGTACGAAAGAGTATTCACGCAATGCAGTAGCGATTCGTGATATGCCCGATCATATTGTATATGTATTCGGACATTCTGAAACGTTGCGTCGTTATGGGCTTGATGTTGATCTCAAACTCGATCAGATGGTGCCACAGAAAGCCAAGCTCGTTCCTGTTGGTCAGTATCTCGATGACCTAAAGAAACGTGCAATCGACGGCAGCCTGTTCTATCGACTGATGACCTACATCTACACATTGCCTTCGAAGACTCACCAGAAGCCTTTGACTGCAACCATCTGTCGTTGGATCTACAATGGTGGTCGTAAGAACATCGAGCGTGAGATCGACGCGCTGCCTATTAAGCTGACTGCAATTCAAAAGCACACGCTGATGAAGATTCTGGCCAAGCCTGTTGCTGAACGTCTGTGTCAGGCTTTCCTTGATTTGAATAGCGGCGCATGTGAGACAGTTGGTGAAGCAGTTGTCAAACATAACGTGCAGGTGTTTGAGATTGGTTACATTCGCGGTAACGTGGAGAAGACCTCAAACATCACCGATACCTACCTCGCTAATCAAGGTGTGTAGTATGGCAATTCCACACGATGTAAGTAAAAGCGGTAAGCTGCTTGTGAAAGTCAGAGATGACGTGCCAAGCATTGCTAACGTAAATATCCCAGGCCTGTCTGCTGCGATGTTTGGTTCGGCTGGTGATTACGAACTAACACCAAGCCACATCCGAGAACTCCGTGTTGTTGAAGATAGCATGAGCGCCTACTCTGATGAAGACCTGGAGTCTATGGCTCGCATCGGACGCAAGGCACAACTCGCACTTGATATGCGTCGCAAGAAACCGATAAGCACGGAAGAGGTGGAAGAAGCATGTCAGCCGACTATCAGGCGTTGATGTTGGTGTCGATACTCGCGGCGTTCGCTATGCGACCTGTCGTGCTTGGTATCAACCTGACTGAGATGAAGCGCACTGTGTACATCATGGCCGTTGCATTATTTCTGATAGTGTTCTGCAACGAAGCTATGGAGATGACTCGGTGGCATGTGTTCACCTACGTCATGTCCTTCATGGTAATCGCTGCCATGTATGACGGTGCATACGCTGGTGGACTGAAACATTATGTCCGAGGCCATGTATTGCAGTTCGGTTACCTGTCGCACATAGGTATTCTCTCAGGCCTGATCGCTTGGGTAACACGTTGGACATTCTAAGGGGCTTCGGCCCCTTTTGTCGTTCCTACAGATAATTTTATCTCAACGCGTAGTACCTTTCGATCTTCACTTGAGGTAGAACTCATGCAATACATAGCCGCCCTTTTTGGCCTTGCCAGTCCTGTGACGACAATGCCTAACGTTCTTCTGTTTGATGACAAGGATGGATTGACTAAAGCTCAAATGCGTGACCTGACGTTTGCGAAAGCCAACGCACACAAAGCGCGAGCGTTTCTCGGAATAGGTAGTCAGCTTAATCCTGTTGCTGGCCAGTACGGAAACAAATACTTCCCTACGTTTGCCAAGTATGCGGCAGATAAAGATTGGGCACCAGCAACATACGAACCTATAACTCAAGAAAACACTGTTGGGTTTTCTCTGCATGTATCTGATGCTGTGTCCACTGACTATCGAAGTTACGACGCAACCAAAGCACCATACTTCCCTGACTATACGATCACTAAAGGTACGATAGTCGTCAACTGTCCGTTTGATGTGAAACTGCACTTCCCTAAATGTGCCGCTGCCGCTACAGACAATCTAAGTAGTCAATGGGGAAGATTTCCAAGTACGATTCACTACAGGTCATTCAACGGTGCGTTTGTCGATCGACCTGCGACAAACTCTGATCAGTTCGTTACAGGTTACGGTTATCCAAGCATTGCACCTGCCGATGTGTATACGACATTGACTGTCAACTTTCGATACGCAATGGCAATGAAAGCCTTGTCAGTAGCTACAGACAGAGGGAACTACGCTGACATGTACCTGCCATACAGGAGTGATGGTATCTTCTGGGGTCCTAGAGAAGCTGCGGACGAAACAGTCAATTTGACGTTCGGTCTTTTCTATTGGAAAGCCTTTAACACTCTGGTGATGTTAGATCAGAACGACTATGACGTTGCTCCAAATCTTATTCCGGGCACACGTCCTGCTTTTAGATTTAAAGCAGCAAACCTGCGCATATAAACACGTCGAACCTTATAGGGTACATCCTATGCAATACATATCATCTTTTTTCGGATTGGGCGGTCCATCACCCACGAACCCAAACGTATTCCTATACGACAGCCGAGAAGACTCTGACTTCTCCACGCTGACAGATATGACCAAGGCAAACGTCCTTGCTCGTAAAGCTCGCGCTGTTTTGGGCTTTAATGGTTACTTGAATCCTATTCGAGGACGCAAGTCAAACAAGTACCACTTCACCTGCTTGAAGTATCAGCAGCCAAGTTCAATTACACTCGATAACTCTTACGACATTGTTCAACAGGACCCAGCAAAAGGACTCAGTGGTAACTGTAGTATCGCGGCTTCGCAGTCCTATTCGTTTCTGAACACATCAGGCAACACGACAGTATTTCTGACCACAGGGATGATTGCTGGTCAGCCTATACAGATGCCGCCAATGAACCTGCACGACGGTAACTGCCCTTATGGTCAGTTTGCAACAGGATTCATTGTCAGTCGATATGTTAGAGATACTGGTGTGACTGCAACTGGTACTTGTAGTGCTGGTGGTGCAACTGGTGTGTGTACGTATACAACTGTCACGGCGAACGAAACTCCGGCCTACGCATGTACGATGATGGGACTGCCTACATCTTTCTATGCTACTGGAGCTAATGGTACGCCTGGAGTTTCTGCGGGTGCGTCGTACACAGGCGTCTTCGCTCAAAACCAAACAGGTGCAGATGAAGCGCCTATCCTGAATAAAGCATTCTTCTATAGCTCAGTGCTTCGTGCATTCTGTATGCTCGATGTGAATGACTTTGATTCAGTCACGTCTGACCCAGGTACTCGTCCTAAGATGCGATTCAAACAGTCAAAGTTATTCATCTAACGCTAATTTTAGTCTGTCTAAAAGAGGGCTATATCTATGGACGCTTTGACGTTTCGAAAGAAAGCAATAGCGGAAGTTATTGATCGTGAAGGTGGCGAGAAATACACTAACCGCTCTGCTGACCGTGGCGGTCCTACACGTTGGGGTGTCACGGAAAAGAATGCTCGCGCTTATGGCTACAAAGGCGCTATGCAAGACCTGCCGTATGAGATTGCGTATGCGATCTACAGTGCTAACTTCTGGGACTTCTGCAAATGCGATCAGCTTGCGAAGTACAGCCAGGAACTGGCGCTGTGGGTATTTGACTACGCAGTTAACTCAGGGCCACCAGCAGCAATCGCGGAGCTGCAAGACCAGTTGAACATCTTAAACAGCAGAGGCAGACTCTATCCAGACTTTGCACCTGCTGCGAACATTGGTCCGAAGACTATCGCTGCGCTGGATGCGTACTGCAAAGTACGCGATATCAAAGTATTGGCTTATGCCTACAACGGTTGTCGTATTGCGAAGTTGAAAAACATCGCTAAGGCAGACGAAACTCAGGAAGATAACATTTATGGTTGGTACCAGCGTGTTATCACAATCACTAAACAAGTTGGAGTAAACTGATCATGTCTCTTATCAAACTGAATCTGAATGACGCTGTTAAGTCTGTATCTGCTGCCGCTGCTCTGTCCGCCTTCTTCAAGGGCATGGACAAGAAAGCGCTGTTCGAGATCATTGACGACGGTATGCCGTCTGACTTAGAAGGTCCGAACGACATTCTGGATCTGCGTTTCATCAGCGCTACCGGCGACACCGCTCGTTTCGGCATCATCACCAAAGATGAAGACGAAGGTTTCAACGTGACTGGTCTCGACATTCGTTTCGAAGGTGAGTTCGACGACGAAGGCGATATCCAACCTACTCTGGCTGCTGCTAAGAAAGCTCTCGCCCGTCTGCGTTAATGGAAATCTACGTCTCCCTATCTAAGGCGACGCAAATCACAGCCCAGGCACTGCAAAGTGTCGTGGGCTTTCGTGTATTAGATCACAAACTTTTACGCGAAGAAGATGGTTTCGCCTTCTACGCGTTCGTCACTTTCATGCGTGATGACTCTGGTGATTATGAAGTCAATATCGCCAAGCTGATCCGCAAAGGCTTGACAACGCATAGCTTCAAGCTCAGTGGCCTCACCACAGTAGGTGACGGTTATCAAACGATCTATGAAGCGGCAAACGCTATGGAGCATTTGAATGTGAATGGTAAGTTCATGTCGCATTCGTCGCCTCCTCCTATCCAGAGCGTTGTGTTCCAACTCGCAGACTTCCGCATACCAATTACACCTGATCTGCAAATCAAAGTAGACGCATGGTGTGAAGCGCAGCAGATCTGCCCGCTGCGTTACGCTGTCGTGAATCCGAGAACTGAGTCGATCGAGGTCTCTTTCAAAGACGCTTCGGCACACAACTCAGATATCATTGAGCAGATGCTACGCAACTCCCTGTACCAAGCGCTGGGTGATTACTCGGCTGGTAAAAACTTCGATCTTCCCGGCCGTGCGCTGGTATGAGGAAACATCATGGCTAAGATTACAATAGGTCTGGTGTTATCTGCATCGGCCGCGAAGAAGACAACTGGCTACGCTGTCTACGTCGGTGGTGGTAGTTATAACCTGGCTATCGACTCGAAGCATAAAGCTACTGTAACCAAAGTTCTTTCGGACACGACTAAGGCTAAAAAGCTAGGTCTTGAGTGTGCGAAAGCGAGTAAGATGCTTGACGCTGCGAAATTGAAACTGCGTAGCGCAAAAACCGAAGCAGCTAAGACAACGCTTAAAGGTCAGATTAAAACGCTGACGGTTACTGCCAAATCTACTGGTGCTGAGGCAAAACAGTTATTGCGTGATGCGTCTGCCAGTTTGAAGAAAGCAGGCCTGTCTGGCCTTGAAATGCCTATTCTGGTAAGCCATATCACTGTCGGTGATTGGAAGTATACCGAAGGCAAGATCAAAAACGTCAAGACCGACCGCTTTCGCGTTAAGACTCACGGCACCCAGACTGCTGCGTTGAAGCCTAAGTTTGGCGCTACATCTGTAATAGATAAGAAGCGTGACGCAGAAGCTGATCGCAAGAAAGGCGCCAAGCCTAAACTTTGATCCAATATTCAATTAAGGAAATCACATGGCTCTCATCCGCATTAACATTGCAGATTCACTTGTCTCTGAGTCTGCTGCGAAGAAACCAGCGTACAAAATGGCTAAGTCAGGCAAGACGCCTGTGCTTGTAATCAACTCTGCAAAGAAAAGTGAATTGCAGGCTGTTGTTGGTCACTTGAAGAAAGCTAAGGCTGCGGCTGTCGCTGGTATCAATGCAAGCATCAAATCGAACACCGCTGCAACCAAAGCTCGTCAACTGCCTCGCGGCGACAAGCGCACCAAGCTGATGGCCACCCGTAAGACCGAGAAAGCTAAAGCTACCTCTGAGATCAAAACTGCTAAGGCTGCCCTGCGTGAAGCAAACAAGGTTGCTAAAGCCCATGGTCTAGGTGGTCTGAATCTGCCTCTGTCTGCTGCTGATATCAAAACCGGCGTTGGCGCAGATAAAGCGCTGAAAGCAATCCGTGCTACCAAGCTGACTGAGTTTGGTGTTACTGGCAAACGTGGCACCTTCAAGCCTATGTTCATGAAGGAGGCGAAGTTCGATGAAATAGGCCGCGCCAGTTCTCCGAGTGATCGTAAAGTCAAACCGGGTGCGAAGAAGAAAGAAGTGACTGCCTCTGAGATTGGGCGCGAGAAAGCTAAACTCTTCGGCAAGAAAGCTACACCAAAAACCACGCAACACAAAACCATCGGTCAGAAAAATGATGCAGCGCGCCAGTCTCTGCAAGCCCAATCCAAGCAGTGGGATAAAGACACTCGCATGGCTAAGCGAATGCTGAAAGAACTCAACGACGGTAAAGCTATTACCGCCAAAGCTGGCTGGTCTGGTTCCGTTAAAAATGGCAAAGGCGTATTCACCAATAAAAACGGTAAGAAGATCGTTGTTAAGAAATCAGATATGACCAAGTATGGTCTGACTCCTGACTCTTTCAAACGTTCTCTGGGTGAAGCCGACATCCACGATACCGACAAAGATTAATCTGTGGAAATCTTCGTCAGTCTGAGTGCGCCTACCATCTACTATCGTGGTCTTGCAGAAGACTGGTCTGATGAACATGCGAAGAAGCAACACATGACTTGGGTAACTCCAGATCGTGCGTATGCTGAACTGTATGCGGAAGGTGGGCGCCTCTACAAGTTTCATGCGGACCCAGGTCGCTATGCTACCTTGAAGTTCCGTTCTCTGTGGACGGAAGTAAAGTTCGCTGAGATTTATAGACGAGTGAAGCAACTTATCATGGAAGCCTTCCAGTTGCATCTGGTTGGCAAAGATGAGGCGATGACTCTCGTTAAAAGGTTAGACGCGCTGAATAACCTCATACCTGCCTCGCAGTACAAGCGAGTCTATATGTGGTGGGACGAGTATACCGAGATCAGCAAGATACTCAAACTTGCTGGGTACGACTCAATCAAAGGTAATGAAGGCGAACACCACGATGTTCCTACCTTCGGTATCTTCGACCACACACGCGTTAAAATGATTAAGGAGTAATCATGTTCCAGTCTAAACGTCTGCTCGTAGTCTCACGACGCACTGTGCAGATGATCAACTTCGGCATGGGCAAGATTATTGAAGAAGTATGGTTCGACCCAAAGAAGAACCGTAACGTGATCAAGACAATTATAGTCTGACACTATCAAGGGCTTGCATCGAGAGGTGTAGGCCCTTTTGTACTTACCTGATAAAGGAGCCTACTGTGCAGTATCTGTCTAAGGTTGTTGTCGATCCCAATAAACTCCCATCAGTTTTGTTCTACGACAACAAGGATAACATCTCTCTGGCACAACCCATTGAGGATGTTATTGTTAACGCTCGTTCGTGTTTGGGTAGCGGCCTACAACTGAATCCCATACGTGGTCAAAATGGCGCTAGGTACTATCATACGTTCCTGAGATACACACTAGGAGGTACTGCGAGAGTTACATCTTTGTTGGCAGCAGCCAGAACTATTGCGTCAAAGAGTTTGTATACGTCTGACGGTACTGCAACAACGTTCCCTTCTGTAGGTATTGATGGAGATGGGAACGCAGATACTCCTTATACGTTGAACAACATAATCTTGAATCCGAAAGGCGTAACGGGATTCCGTATGCCTAACCTGACGTTTAAAGCAGGTGCTGATAATCGCTTCGGTGTTTACTACTATGCGTCTGACTCGACTTCCGAGATAGTTCAACCTACGTCTACCTCTGCAGGTACAAACAACATCTACATATATCAGGGTCTGACAAAGGAAACTAAATTCATTCAGTTTCCTCTGCGTACATATGTTCAGTCCGTTCACTTCTACATAGACTATTTCTACGGAACTGGTCTTGTGTATACGGACGTGACTCCTGGTACAAACGATGTTGTTAATCTGGACTGGGCTATTGGACTAATGACCGCCGGTAATACGTGTATCAGATATACGAAAGATAGAGATTATACGATTGCCTCAAACTTAGTTCCAGGCAATCGTCCTAGAGTCACATTTAATACTCCTGAAGAATATGTGACTCAGCTAGATCTATAAACCAATGTGGATTCACCCTGGGGACTTTAAGGTCCATTCAACTCTATAAGGAAACGTGTTATGTGGAAATATGAACAGTCAACAGGTCGCCTGTCTGACAAGAACGATAAAGTAGTTGCTACTGGTTATGCAGGGAAAGGCGAGCATAAGAACAAGCCTGCTTCTCAAAATATCGTAGGCACTGGTCCTCTACCTCAAGGCCGTTACACAATCAACGCACCTCGCACAAGTCAGAAGACTGGGCCTTATGCTATGGACCTGACTCCTGCAAAAGAGAACGTGATGTTCGGTCGCTCTGCATTCCAGATGCACGGCGATAGCATCAAAGCACCGGGTACTGCATCAAGCGGTTGCATCATCATGCCTCGCAACATTCGTGAACTAGTTTGGAACTCTGGTGACCATGAACTTGAAGTAGTGGTCTAACAGTAGGCGGTGCGCAAAGATGTGCCACTAGGAGATTGCTATGCAACTTATTTTGAAGCCAACACTGGTACTTAAAGATCATGAGATTGCTTTCTTTGATACATCGAAAGAAGCCTTCGTATCTAACAGTACGCTTACCGGAATGCTTAGACTCAATCTAAGAAACGCCAGAGCGTTCATGGGCCAAGATTCATTTCTTAATCCGATACGAGGCAAGCACGCCAATGGTAACTATTACCTGACGTGTCTGCGCTACTTGTTCTATGGTTACAGTAATGCCCAAGACACGAGATACTTTTACCAGCACTTCATTGCAGCAACCCAGACTACAGCAAACAAGACTCGTGGCCCATGGACGTCCTATGCTGCGACTGATGGTACTGTGGTGACGTCCGCCTATAGATACAATAACGGTTACAACGCGATGGTCCCGTTCCCTACTGATTTCTCTCAGCGGGGTCTAACGGTTACTATGTCTTGGCCGCAAGCGAACTTCTATAACTCGCTGTCTGTTGGTGTGAGTCTGACTTACCTGCAACTGTACTCTTATCTGATTCGACCACCAACCTATAATAGCATGACGCTAGCCTATGCGTACAACTCGCAGACGCCTATGATAATCAAAGAGGGCCGCACCTCAGACTATCTGACGCCTACAGCCACTGTGTCAATAACTCCTGATGCAGAGTACATCAATGCCTTAGGTGAAACAGATTTCCGTTCGGCACAGACAGGTTATGTGTCTGCGCGTGAGTCACGCAATGATGGCCTGCATTATCTAAAAGATGCTAGCGGCACCTACATTGCTGATTTACCTACAGAGACTGTGGATATAGATTTGGGCCTGATATACATAGATGATAACAATCTAATGAAGCTGAACAAGAGTGATTGGTCTGCACTTGCTCCTGTTGTGCCTGGCTCACGACCACAGTTGAATCTGCAACTTAACAGGACGATTGATCTGTAAATAACGTGAATGGAAAAGATATCCTTTACTGGTCATCGCCCTCAGTATCTTGGTGGCTTCGGCCCTGAGGCAAAACGACGCCTCTATACTTTTGCTCATAGAAGGTTGCTGCGTATCGAGAACGACACTGAAATTTGGGTCGGTTGCGCTCTCGGCTTCGACATGGCAATCGCCACTGCGGCTATAGAGCAAGGACACCGTGTTGTGTCTTGTATCCCTTATCTCGGATTCAATAATCGCTGGAAGATGTCCAGTGTGTTTGAGCTTGACGGTCTGTTGAACAAAAGCCATGAAGTCCATATTGTAACTCCCAAAGAAGACTGGGCGCATATGGATGGTCAAGAAGTGTTTGCCTTGAATAAGCGTAATCACTTCATGGTAGACAACACTGACCGTCTTGTTTCTCTTTGTTGTGGTGCACCTTCTGGAACGCAGAACTGCATCGACTATGCGCTTCGTAATGGTAGGTTGGTTGAGTACTGGTGGAAAGACTGGCTGAGATATAACGAGCGCTTGATAAGGACATGATATGCAATACTGTTGCGCTCAACCTGACTTTAGAAAGTTCTATGCTCGTTCTGACACATTGAGGTGGGGCTTTCTGTTTGACTCCTCTAAAAATGAGATGGATTTGAGTACGACTACAGACGCTATTCGTACCGCTAGATCTTTTCTTGGCTACAACACACAAGGCGTTTGTCATCCAATTAGCGGTGTGGCTGATGATAGGTTCATCTATCTTACCACATTGCCTTTTCGTGGTCCTGTGTCTGTTTCTCCCACATATACCCTTAGCCAAGTGTTTGACGCATATACAATAGCTGGCAATCCTCAGATCCAACAGGACACCGACAACTATGTTCTGAGTACCTTGAACTACAGTCAATTCAATTCAGGATATCATACGGTTGTCGTGGTGCCTAAGAAGTATGACGGTAGAACTTTCAACACGTATCTACCGCCTGTATATCAGTCGGGTATTACTGCTGCTTTCAATGTAGGTGTGACGTGCTACGGTTTGAACTTGAGCAACAACATGGCTACTCTTTATGGTTCAGCAACTATGCCTGCTTCTACTGGGTATGGTAGCGGCGTAGTGACTCCAATAGGAACTAAGGCCGCTGATTTGCAGTTCTTCAATCATCTGTATAGCATTGGCTTCCCTGTTATTGGTGGAGGTAGTGGCTACCAAGTTTCGTTGTATCACAGGTCTGGCCCTGCAACATTGCAGCAGACAACACCTCGTATGCAATCAACTGACGCACCGGAACGTGTAACGATTGATCGTCTGATACAAATCAAAGACGGCAAGACGTTCATGTTGGACGACAATGACTTTGATGCGAGTAAGACTGAAATTGAGCCGGGCCGCAACATGCGACTTACGCCTAAGCTGTGGAAGCACACGCTGATGCTTTGACATATAACGCTCCTAACGGGGCGTTTGTCATTTCTACGCTAATTTTTATCATCACCAGAACACAGAGAACGATCATGGAAATTCAAGTCAGTTTATCTGCTCTCCCTCCATCTCTGTACCGCAAGTACAGAAAAGGATGGAAGCCTAATATTACACTGCTGAATCTGTTTGAAAAGATTAGCGGCAAGAAAGGCTACAAGGCCATGCGCATCTACATTGACGCGAAGACAGACGACGTGATCAAGAATATCGCTCAGAATATCAAGCCTCCGATTCAAATCGTTGACGCTCTGATGGAAAAGGATATTGTCCTCGTTGACTATCTTGCGGGTACAGGCAAAGACACGCACGGGCGTATCGTTAAGATTGGTCGTGTGTTGTCAAAGAATCCTGAACTCAAGAAGATGTTTGACTCCGACCCAAACCGTAAGTCTATGGTCAATGCGACGCGTAACCGTCAGCTTATCTGCATCTCAATGCACCCGTACGATATTGCAGGCATGTCCACAGACCGTGGGTGGGTGAGCTGCATGAACTTGAAGACAGGCTCGAACAAGAGATTTGTCAAACAAGACATTGCTGGTGGCACGTTGATCGCGTACCTGATTGATCCCTCGGACAGAAACATCAATAAGCCTATCGGTCGTTGCCTCGCTAAGCCTTACTTCCAACAAACAAAAGCAAAAGCGTCTGAACGTTTCGTAGGCTCTGAGAAAGTGAATGCGCTATATTTGGTAGAGTATGCCTACCCAGATTCTAAGATGCCCTTCGTTCACGTACTGCAAGATTGGCTGGACGAACACATTAATCCTTTCATCGCTGCCACAGAGCGCAAGGGAATGTATGAGCTGGGTAGCAAGCTGTATGCGGATCAGCGTAGCACTGAGTTCAACTACGATCTTGAAAGTCCGCTGATGCGAGGCGATCTTGCTGGGTTTGTTCGCGGCATTATTGCTGCGCCTCGTGCTGCAAACAACGAGGAAATTGTTGTTGACGCTCTGGACCGTCACCCTCAGATTGCTACAATGTTCGCGCGAGAGAAATGGGGACAGCCTAAGTTCTATGTGCGTTGTAGTGCTGCCCTTATTGGGGATAAGCGTTATGACGAGTTCGGGCAGTTCCTCGATACTGTGTTTGACAAGTTCGGTATTGATGATGTTGTCGTGCCTAGAATTTGGCAACACCTATCAGGTAAAACGCGAGCAATGCACATGTTCATTGACCGATTGCCACAGGCACAGCGTAAGAGCTTCCTCGACGCTAACCTTGATGAAGTTGATCTGTTCGGTGTGAGGAAGGATGATCTGACGCGTTGGTCCTATCCTGCTGCGCTGTCTCAGATTTGGTCATTCGCTAAATACTCAGTGAATCCTGAAAGCATGTTCTGGTTCCATGCGTCACGCGTTAACACTGGTGGCGTACAGGTCCGTTACGTTGATGAGGAGTATATGGACAGTTCTAGTCTGTATGCTGAATACGTTCTGGCACCTGCTATCGGCTCGTTGGCAAATATGGCTCCTGCTTGCCCTGCTGCTAATCAAGCGAGCATGGAACGATACAAGGCCATAATCGACAAGCGCTATTTCAATGCTGCGAAGAAAGTGTTTGCCGGTTACAAATACATTGCAATCGACGCACACGAAGACTTCCGCACGAAACTTCGCCCCATGTTTGAGGATAAGAAGTACAAGCTCAAGAAGACCGAGATACCTAGACTCATGTACCACATTGATGGTGAGTTGTGTATTGCGGAAGCGCGTGAGGAACTATACCCTGAAGCAGTTGAGTTAGGGAACCCTATGTATCTGCTTCTCGACACACAAGAGAACCCTCAACAAATCATTGACGCTATTTGTGATCGCGCACTGGAGATCGCAATGGCTCAGGCTCTTGAAGAGGTTGCCGAGCTGCGCGACGAAGCTAAAGCGCGTAGGGCACGACTTGCTGCTAAGAAGTAAAATAAAAGGGTGGCTTCGGCTGCCCTTTTTTCTTCGGTGAAACACTCCATGTATCTGTAAATAGCAGTCAAAGAAACCTGTGGACTGTAGTGATGAAAAAGAAAAAAGTATCTGAGATCTTAGAAGCGATTACGACCTCTGACTGGCACTTTGAAGGTCTGTCGAATCACTTCCCTACTGATCACGTTGATCGCCAGCTTGAAACAATTGACCGCATTTATCAGTATGCAGTTGAGCACGGGATTCGTCACGTTATCGTTCCAGGCGATATCACCGATAAGTTTAAGATGGAAGACGAGACTAAGCGCAAGCTGCTCCAGTTCTTCCTCAAGTATGAGGGTGTTGTTGAAACGTGGTACTGTGGTGGCAACCACGACTGGGCAGACATGACCTCCACCAGCATGGACTTGATTAAGACGTTCTGTGAATGGGACTTCCTCAAGTCGCTGCACATCTACCTCAGACCTGAGCAGGTAGAGATTGATGGTGTTGTCGTTAACTTCCTGCCGCACCCAGCGAAAGAAAGCATTAAGCATAAGAAGCCGTGCCTGAACTTCTGTCACGTAGAAGCTATCGGTGCGCTTGGCGATAATGGACGCCCGCTTAAAGCGAAGAAAGATATTAAAGTTGACCCACGCGATTATACAATCAGTGGTCACATTCACCTGTATCAGGTACTTGAGGCGAAGCGCTTCACTTACTGTGGTTCACCGTACCAGAAAACGTTTGGGGAAGCACTACCGAAAGGGTTCCTTCACATTCGTGCGTTCTACAAGAAGGGCGAACTGATCGTTCAGCAGAAGTTTATCGACAGTAAACCCGGATTCAGGTTAGAAACAGTTGCAATAGAGAATCAGAAAGACTGGTCACGTCTGGAAGTAAACCCTGCGATTAGATACCGTGTGATTGTTAAGGACACCGTGTCGATACCGGCAGATATCCGTACTCGCGTACCGAACATTTCCCAAATAAATTCCACGAATAAACGCGTCGATCTCGATAATATAGATACAGTCGATGTTAGCGAGTTAACGCTCGCGGATATTGACCCACGCGACGGCCTTAAGGAATACCTCAAGGCTTCGGGAATTAAAAAGTCCTTGCGGGTTAGTGCTCGGAAGGAACTTAACGCGGTGTTATCTGAAATAGGGTATACTGCTATGTAAAAAAGATTTAGGAAATTTCCTGATAAAAGTTTCAGGGATTATACTAATTTTTACATGCTGATTTCAAAACTTAATGTCCACAGGACGAAAGTTCAATTGTAACTTGAGGATACAACCATGGCCGTAAAACGCAAACTGACTTCTCCGACCGACCCAGTTAAAGGCGGTTCTAAAGCTAAGAAAGCGAAAGCTACCAAAGCTACCGGTACCAAAAAAGCGAAAGCTCCTAAGGCTGCCAAAGCGCCTAAAGCTGCCAAAGCTCCTAAGGCTGCTAAGCCGAAGAAAGCTGGTACCAAGAAAACCGCTTCCGACAAAAAGTTCGACAACGAACGCGCTACCCACCTGCGTAAGCAGAAAGCCAAAGGCAAAGCGAAGTCTATCGAGCAGCGCCTGAAAGAGCGTCTGGCTAAATATCAGGCTGGCCTGAAAGCTACCGCTGTTTCTCAGGGTAAAATCCGTAAGCTGCTGCTGAAACGTCAGAGCATCGCACTGAGCAACCTGAAAGCGAAACAGAAAGCTGGTTACAGCAACCTGATCGCTAAACAGAAAGCTCGCCTGGCCGCTCGCAAAGCGCGTAAGCCGCAGATCAAAAACGGTAAGCTGGTAACTCCGAAGGTTCAGCCGAAAGCTGTTACCCTGAAGAAGCCTAAGCTGAAACCAATGCCGCGTCTGAAAGGTGGTAAAGAAACCACTCAGAAAGCCGTGAAGCACACTGGTACCGCAGCGCAGAAAACTGGCGCTAAGAAAGCGGCGAAGACTAAAGCAAAAGGTAAAGTAACTGTTTAATCGGCCTGGTCGATAGACATTACTACAAACAAAAAGGGGTGGCTTCGGCTGCCCCTTTTTGCGTTCACATGCCCTAAATTTTGTAAAGTCAGTACGAACACTATGTCGAGTAAATCAGCCCTTAGTCGCTAATTTTTACTCGATATGATTACTAGACCCAGTAGAGGATGATCATGGCTAAGACTGCCAAAAACAATGAAGTTAGCAGTATCAGCGCATCTGTTGACTATAGCTCTGGGAACATGGCTGCCCTGCGCGGTGCTCGTACAGCGAAAGAGTTCCGTAACGTGCTCGACCGCGTAGTAGCGACTGCACAAAGCGTCGCTATCCCTAAGCGCCTTCTGTCTGTCAGCGCTAAAGCTATTGAGCTGTCCGATATCGAAGGCTCCATCAAAGGCAAGCAGACAAAAGCGATTGACTTGAATCAGGTTATCGACCTGTCTAAGATTGACATTACCGATGTACGCAACAAAGCGCAGTACAACAATCAGGTGAGTCAACTCAGTCAGGCAATTGGCGAACTGTCTGTTGCGTACCAGATTCTCAGCAGCAAAACTTTCAGCGCGTTCAAAGATCAGAACACCGCAGCGAAGTCCCTGCTTAACGTCATTGCACAGGCGAAAGATCAGCAGACCAAACTGGTTAAACTTATGAGCATCGACGTTAAGAACGGCGCTCCTAAAGAACACACCAAGCTGGCTGCAACTATCGCTAACTACCTGTCGAAGATTCTGAATAAAGAAGACTATTCGAAGATTCGTACTCGTACTTTCATCGCGTCTGGCACCGACCCTATCTGCTTCCAGACCTATGTGTTCATTGATAACTTCGTGAACTCAGACGGTATGCACTACCCGAACTATGCTCTGGTGCTGTCTACCACGATCGCGGTCGCAAGCGGTATCAGCGAAAACTTCCTGACGTCACTCGTTGACGAGAAAGTCCCTGGTTCATTCCCTATGGGTCGTCAGATTGCTACTGCTCCAGAGATGAAGCGTACCATCAACCACCTGATGGCTCTCGACGGATTCTTGAACTACAGCGAGCGTAAGCCTATCAACCGTTCTACGCAGAACCTGCGTGACACGACGATGCTGGGCAATCAGCAACACACCATTCGCGGTCGTAAGAAAGAAATCTTCGACAACGTGCGTGTGCAGAACGATAGCCTGTATGTGCGTCTGGTTCCGGGCCTCAGTCCTACCGAGAAGAAAGAAGCTGTTACCGAAATCTTGGGTATGGCCTCTACCGCACTTCGCGCAGGTCGCGGCGGTAAGAACAGCATCGTGCATCAGATGGTAACTGGCCGTAACGGTCGTGAGTTCGTTAAAGTCTCACTGACAGGTAGCGGTGGCACTGCGAAAGGCGTTCTGACTCTGCGTAAGATCGACGAGATCGCAGACGTCATGGGCCTGAACCCGCAACAGAAACGCCTGCTGAAACAGTCTGTTAAGTAATGGCGTTGACGCACTTCAAGGTAGATCGCACATTCAAGGAGAATACGTATAGCGGGCAGTATCGTCCGAATCAAATGCGTAACGCTTCTCCTTATGTGCTTGATACTATCGTCCGTCAAGTTCTCGGCTATTTGATTGAAGCGCAGATGCCTTTCACAAAGTCTCTGAACTTCACTCTGGTAAACGTGTTCAGCACTGACAACAACATGTCGATGGGTTATTCGAATCGTCCTGATGATTCAGTGATCATGATTGACAGTGGCATTGCGTTCACGTTCTGCCTGAAACCTCGCGCTAATCGTATTCTCCCGCCACCTATGACTCAGCTGGGTCGTGGTCGCTACTGGAGACTGTGGGGTGTCGAGAACAATAACGAGTACATCACTATCGGTCTTCCTCGTTCTGTCATCTTTGGCCTGAACGGTAACGGTGTTGAGATGTTGAACGTTGTGTACAACACTGTAGGTGCTGTGACACGCAACTACGTTCAGCTTGTGTCGAGTTCTAACCTTGCGCCTTCGCAGAGTGCTCGCGATCTTGCATCGCAGGCTAACCTTGTGAAAGACCTGTCTGTGTCGAACTTGATGCGTACTGTGCCTTACGATGAATGGCACTTCAATATCAACATCTGGAAAGACTACTCGGAGATGCTTATCCCCGACGTGATGCGTAAAGACTTTCCTCTTTACTTCTGTATCTTCATCTTGCCTGGCCTCTATCTGCCTAACGTAGGTAAAGCCGGTACGGAGTTCGTCGAAAAGACTGTGGTTGATTTTGTTGCGAAGGGCCTGATGAAGATTGCTGCTTCTCTGGCATCGCCTGTCATTGATCAAAGTCCTGAACTGCTTGCAGCGCTTTATCTGCTGCTGACTCCTACGCAAGACACAAGCGACATGGAAGCAAGCAACGTTGAGCGAACCAACTTCGTGCGCAGCTACTTCTACAACCTGAGCCAGAACATGCAAAACGTTCCTGAGTATCAGGCTAAGGTAGTGCGTACAGCGAACTCTAACCACGTTGCAATGGCACGAGCGCTTATTGAAGGTGGGTATAACGACCAGCTACGCAATCTGATTGAGTATCTGGGACTCACTAAGGCAGACTGATATGCGCACAACAGAAGGTAACGTACTGGTCCTTGAAGAGAGCTTCTTCGATGATCTAGACCAGCCTGTTTATCCTCTATCGGATGACATGGGGCCTGTAGTAAGTCTCATTGACCCCGAAGACAAATCAGTGCTGGCTCAAGTAGTCGCAACGCCCGGTGAAGTGCCGGGCTACTGGACTGCTGATGTTGCTATACCGAACATGGGGCTGGTGGACGATAAACGTCTGACAGTCAAATGGCGCTATGAGTCCGAAGAAGGAATCATGCAGTCGAGTCAGGAACTCACCGTAGAGCCCCTGACTGAAAACCGCGTGACAGATATTGTGACGCTGTTTGGTGACAACGAAACGTTTGAGATGACGTTGCCGTTTCACTTCGACACGCGTGGTGATAAGCTGAGATTCCAACTCGCACTCAACAACCAAATCGTTGCATCTGATATCGACTCCGGCGATGCTGGTGTGAAGATGATTGTTAACCGCGCCAAGACCTGTGTGTTTCAAGTGCCTGTGTGGGTTGCGACTCGTCGCCTTGAGCCTATTAGCTTAATCGCACACTACACCTCTGCTTCACGCAAGACAACCAAGATGCTGACGTATAAGCTGTGGGCAGTAACGCCTCAGATTCTTATCGCGGCATCGATGGTTGAAGACCACATCAACAAAGCTCGCGCTATGAACGTTATTCCTGAACTGGAGTATACTCAAGCCGACATCATGAACTACCTGTATCGTGGTCTTGCGCTGTTCAACACTATCGGTCCTCGTGTTACAGGCTTTAACGGCACGAACATGCAGGGCACTATCCTGAACGGTTGGGTAATCTGTAGTTGCTACTATGCACTTGCGGCCCAGCTACAGGCAGAAGGACAGTTAGCATTTGACTTCACTGGTCAAGTCGTTAACTTAAACATGGACCGAACCCCTTCTATCGAAGCTGCTTTAGGCAGACTCGAAACGGAGATTCAAGGTCCTGTTACGAACTTGAAGAACAAACTGTCTAAGGCCGGAATCAACGACGGTGATGGTTCTCAGGGTTCTGGTGCGATTGACGGTGCTCGCGCACTTGGCAAGCTCGGCATCACAAACAGCCCAACAACCAAATGGGCTACTGTTGGTAACCGCAGTATCTGGGTCAATGCGCGATATCGCGTGACAGGCTAACCCTAAGTTTACTAATTTCGATTGTCGAAACATTCAGGAGATGACAATGAAGGCTTTCATCAAACAGATCGACCCGCTTAACGACAACCAAAGCGTGGCCATCGTGCAAGTGACTCACAACGTCGGCGAGAACATCGCAGACAACTTCGGTGCTATCGTAAGCGCTTCCTGCAACCGCGAATACATGCCTGTTGCTGGCGCGTCTTCTATGATCGAGCAGGGTAAAACCACCAGCTTCGTTCGTACCATTCTGAACCGTATGCAGGACGTTATCCCTGTGTCTCAGATGGGTGACGAGTTCCAGGCGCTGTCCAAGAACATGTACATGGACAAGTCAGAGCGCATGTGGGCAGTACGTCGCAGCGAAAGCGGTGAAGACGTTCTGGTTCGCGAGTCCAGCGCTAACGACAACTCTGAACTGATCGACATGATTCGTTCTGTGTCTGGTGCTTCTGCTGTCGCGCTGTCAAGCTCTATGCCTACTCTGGCACATGCTATCGCTCAGAACGAACTGGTACTGGCGGGTGCTGTCGGCGGTGACATGGTTAGCTTCGTGTCTAACTCTGGCGATCTGAAAGTTGGTTTCGTTGCTGCTAACGTTACCGATGACAATACCTTCCTCGTTGTTGACGAGCAGGGTAACGAAGAACAGATCAGCTCCATGAGCATGGTAGCTGTGTTGTCCGGTACTGAGCTGGATGAGCGTCAGTTCCCAGAGATCGATAGCGTGTCTGCTGCTGCCGGTGTTGATGTACCGAAGCTGCTGGACTACTACGCTAAAGTGTTCCGCTATAGCCCGGAATACTACGGTAAGATTGCAGCGATCATCAAAGGTCACAGCTTCTAATCAAACCCTAAAGGGAGCCTCGCGGGGTTCCCTTTTTCATTTCTATCGAGGATTTTCACATGGCGGCCATAAGCTTGGATGACATTGGCTCTTTCGCACAGCCTGTCGAAAAGAAAAAGAGCAAAGCGAAAGTTAAAGCTAAGACCACCGTCAAGAAAGCTAAGACAGTTAGCAAAGGCGTTAAGGTCAAGAAGAAAAAGAAGTCTGATCCTTCGAAGGATTTGCTGCCTCAGAACACCGATGCTGGTGATTTCTATTCTGACATTGCAGCTACTCAAAGAGCAATCAAGGCTCTTCCTGCTCCTGATGCTGAGTCTGTGAAGAAGCCGAAGAAAAAGAAAAAGAAAGAGAACGCAGTCGATACAATCAAGAAGAAAAAGAAGAAAGACAAAAAGAGTTTAAGCAACGATATTGTTGCGCTTGAAGGTCAGTTCATTGAAGCTATGGCTGACGTGCCTGACGTTATCAAGCAAGAGAACGAACAGATCGCCGAGTACATGACGATGTTCAAACAGTGTCAGGACATGGCGCGACTCTGTGAGAAGAACTACAAAGAAAAATTGCAGAGCCGTGATATCTATGCGCTGATGCAACTGTATAACCAGATGCGAGAGATCATCGCAGACCTACGTGCATTGCGCGATGTTGGTCAGCTGGGTGAGATTCTGAACGAAGAAGTTCTCGGTCCATTCGCTGAATCGTCAGGCACTATTCTGGTTAGCGTGTTCCACCAAGTCAATGCGTGGAACAAAAAGAACCTGCCTATTGAGCTTGTGAATGCGGCACAGAACGCAGTAGAGAACATCGTTCGTCGTGCGGCGAAAGACATTGAACAGTCCTATCAAGCGGGTCTGACGAAGACCGTACAGATCTTTAGTGCGAGCGCCTAATAGTCTGTAAATAGAACTGTTATCTAGGAGAACAACATGGCTTACAGACCTAAGGGTGGTATTGCTGCAAGAACTATGGGTGGCCGTGGCAGGAGCTTGTCTACGTCACAACGTCTTGCAGGTGTTACTGGATTTGAACGTGCTCGCGCAGGTACACACGTTCGCATGGACAGAGCTGACTGGACGCGTCTTAAAATGAGTATCATTGACGAGCGTGGTCAATTCTGTGAGCGCTGTGGCGTACCAACAGCACAGCTTATTCTTAACCACAAAGTTGGGCACGCCAAAGGCGGTTCGAACATGAAGCACAATCTTGAACTATTGTGCCATAACTGTGACAACAACCAAATTGGCTCTGACAACCGCCGTGGTTCAAGATTGCTTCATGGAGGTAAACGGTGAGTCGTTTGAAACGCTATGGCTCAGACGTAGGGCTCGACCTACGCAACTTCCCTGATTGCGTTAGCCCTGAGTATATCGAAGCGTGGGGAGCATACATCTCTACGCAGACTGCGGTTGATCTGTTTCACTCACTGCCTCAGCCTCTCGGTATGCAGCGCGTAGTAGAAGGCTTCTTGTCTTCTCTCGCAAAGACCAGCACTCAGTTCCTGATTCGCCCTGTACCTCCAATCACGAAACACTCTATCGAACAGGCGAAGACGCTGCTGCAACTTCAACAGCGTGATCTGAAACAGTGGCTGCAACGTATTGAGTTCAGCAACAAGTTTCGTCTGGCGGAAGTACACAGTAGAACCGATAGCGACTATAACCGAGTTGCCAACTGCATCAACACCACGATTGATATTTATCTGGTGTATGTGCCCCAGACAACTCGTGGTGGTATTCCTAAAGTTGGTGAGATACTTCACAAGCAGGTTCCTTACTGGTTTTCGAACAAAGAACCAAAGGCTTTGTTCAAAACTGATAATTTGACTAAGAAACTGGCAAAGTCTCCATTGCCTGTCGTACCGGACACTTACCCTTCAATTCAACAGGCAATGCTTGCACCTCGTGCTTGGCACCCGTGGAGTCTTGACCTTGGCATAGACTGTATGCGGGTAAAGGGTAATGCGATTGCCCTGCACCTACAATCACGCAGACTGTGTTGCTTCCTGTCCTCGTACAAACGTCATGCTGTGGAGAAGAGGCTCAACACTTTGGTCAAGAGCATATTTATTTAGGAGAAGAACCGTGATTGACGTAAACTCGCGGCTTCATGCTCTGCTGTCAAATATTGCGACAAGCGATAAGCGCTACGCAAATGCGGCAGACGGAATCATGAAGTCTTTGTCCGAGGCGCAAACGCCTATTCAACTGCCTCAGTCAGTTCTTGAACTGCTGGGCCGTTCCAACGTGCCGGATATCACTCCGTATGATCAGGCTGATCTGCTCTTGATTATGGATGCTCTTGCGAAAGCGCTGCTATCCATTCGAAGCGTACCTGATACAACTCCGGTGGATGACGGCAAGTACCGTGCTTACTTGGCAGAGTATCGCGCTCAATATCAGACACTGACTAATGATCAACTCATGTCTGTGTTTACGCGTGATAAGTTCGAGGGGCTTAACCCTCTTCGTGCCTACGCTCTGGCAGTAGTGCTGTCCGATATCGCTGCTGATCGTCGCCTGCCTGTACCGAGCGTGTGGCAATCAGTAATCGACAACTATACCAAACTGGGTGAATGATGAATCAGATGATTAGTGTGTCAGCAACAGCGACTCAGCAAATCGCCGATACGTTTAATCAGGCGCTTGCTATTCGTCCGTTGCCGCCCGAGTTCGACGCTAAAATGTCGAAGATGTACGCTACAGGGAAGTCTCGTCGTAACTACGAAGCCCTCGCAGTGTTCACCGCGTCAACAGTAGCTCGCATCTATGCCGCGTTCGACTTGATCAACTACATCGTTATTAACGGTGCAGAGTTCGAGGACATGCTGGATGTTGCACCTGACGATTTCGTTAAGCGTGTTAAGAACAACATTGATGCGGCTACGCTCAAGATTAACATGATGCTGAACGGTGATAAGCTCAGCCGTGAGATTAAGACTGCTCTTGCCGAGCACCTGTCTTCCTCTTCTGGTGCTATCATCGAAAACAGTACGCGCTTCCCTGGCGGTAAAGATATCATCATGTCTGGTACCCCGTGCCCGACTAGCCCACTTGCCTCGAACGGTAACTTCAACGTTCTGAACAATCAGGGTAGCGACCGTCCTCGCGTTGATAACGATGCCAACTTCGAAAGTGCCAACCTGCGTACCTACAGTGCCGACATTGCACAGCAAGCAATCCGTGTAGCGAAGACTCTGTACAAGGATATCTTCGGCGTTGAGCGTACTAACAGTAACGCATTCGATACCAAGATGGTGCGCATCCCTCTGGATAAAGACTGGTCCGTGTATAACGCTGCTCTGCGTTCTATTCACCCGTCAATGCACAACATTGATATCGACCTGTTCCGCAATCTGGATAAGTCTGTGGTTGATGGTCTTGGTGACTTCATGACTATCGGCATTCGCTCAGTCCCTGGGAAACAGATGATTGATCGTAAGATTCAGGCGATGAAGATCAGTCACGATACTCCTGTCGATTTCAACGAAGTAGCACTGGCCACCGACGTTCGCGTTGAAGGCGGTCTGATCGTTAACTTCGAGAAAGAGATGGTTGAGTACATCTCTCAGGGTGCTGACACACAGACCATGTGTCTGTATCGTTGGTTCCAGGGGTGGGCGAGCTATTACTTCCGCGTTGCTGGTTCCACTCGTACAGGTATCACTCGTGCTGCACGTATCCCGCGCTATGTAACGTCTGCGACTTCTCTGCCTGAATTGAAGAAGCTGCGTGAAAAGTTCGGTTACGCCGTGAACGATGTGGTCGCCGACGAGAATGGTATGACTATCATGCCGAACGGTACGATGGCTGTTCTGCCGCGTCGTGAAGACATTGACGTTGAGATGGTGAAGACCTACGAAACCTCATTGAACGGTGTGCTTGAAGACCTGTTCGAGAAAGGCGTTCCGCTGTCTACTGAACACGACACGCTGCGTACCAACATGTTCGCTATCCAGAACAACAATCTGGACTTCGACCGTGACATTCAGGCGAAAGCTAAGTCTCTGTCTCGTTTCAGCGACGTGTGTATCGGCATCGACCCTGACTTCTCGCTGATCGTAAACACCTCTAATGGTGGCGGTCTGGCAGTTAACGAAACGCGTACTGTCGGCATGAAAGCACCGAACTCGCTTGACGTTGCTGATGCTTTAGGCTACGACTTCGCAGAGCCTGGTGAAGCACCGAACTTCCGTTCTGTGTCGAATGTGATTGGCAACATCTATCACAACCAAGCGTCTGGTGGCATGGCACTGTATCGCCCGTCATTCGACACGATGGTAGAAGCTGCCAAGGTTGAATCCGGTAATGGTAAGTTGATTGAGAGTGTGAGTGAATCCACGATCAAGTACAACTCCACCGAAGGTTCTAACCTGCCTGAGCTGCTGAACATCATCGCGCAGACGTGTCAGACCTACGAGTTCATGCTCAAGAGCAAACAGGTTCCTGACCTGAAAACGCTGGTGGAGAACGCACGTAAAGCAATCGGCATGGATGCAGAGAACGCGTCCCTTGAAGAAAGCCCGATGGATCGCGGTCTGTACGAGAATCTCATTGCTAATGACTTCTCTGTGCCTGATATGTCGAACGAGCGTCCTGCACTGACCATGATTCGTATCATGATTCGTGTGCTGAACGATGCTGCCGGTCTGCGTGGCTCCAACCTGATTGCAACCTCTCTGTCTGAGATGGGGAGCATTACGGCTGCAACCGAATCTCTGCCGTCACACACTCACTACTTCGTGATGGGTGAGAAGTCTAAGCTGTCTGATATGGCACGACTCAACAACTACTTCGGTGGTGCTGTGTATCGTGAAATGTCACAGGCGCTTGTACGTGCTGACCGTAAGAAGCTGTTCAGTTCTCTGATCGAGTCCGAAGAAGCTCCTGGCTCAGGCCGTCTGCAACAGATCATCCTGCCGTTCGCTACGATGTACAGCGATGTGATTCCTAAGTCTCTTGAGATTTTCGAAGCGGCTGAGACTGAGATCGAACGCCTGAAACCTGATAGCGGTATCACGATTGACGATATCCGTATTCCGGGTCTGAAAGACGGTGCAGCGTTACTGCCGCATCAGGTCGAAGCGCATAAAACTCTGCGTCGCCGCCCGCGCTACGCAACAATCTTTATCGCACCTGGTGGCGGTAAAACGATTATCGGTCTGACCGACATTGCTGCTCTTATCAAAGAGCTGGATGATCTGGGTGAAGAAACAATTCGTCCTCTGATCATCTGTCCGTCTAACCTCGTAGCGAACTGGTGTGACGACCTCCACAAAATTGTTAACGGCTGGAACGCAGTGCCTATTACTGCTGACACTGTTAACACGTGGGGCGAAGAACGTATGTACGATGTGATCTCTCAGTCGCCTCGTAACACAATCTTCATCGTCGGCCTGAGCTATCTGCAAACTGGTACGTTCAACGTTGATATTGGCGGTGTGCGTGTTCGTGTGCGTGGTGCTGTAGAGTTCGTTAACCGCTTCAAGTTCAGCTACGTGCTGCTCGATGAATCGCATAAAGTGAAAAACTTCTCTGGTGGTCAATCTGGTTCTCAGGTTCACTTCAACACCAAAGCAGTCTTCACTGCTCCGTCTGTTCGCTATGCTCGTATCGCTACCGGTACGCTGGTAACTGACCGTGTGCGTGATATCGTTGGTCAGGCTGCACTGATGACGCCTGCTATGTTCGGTGACTCACTGGACGTTGCGTATGACGGCGCGAAAGACGATATCGAAATGATTCGTCGTGCGCATTCACGTATGGCAAACCATACAGCGTTCATTTCGTTTAAGCGTAAGCATTGGGCGTTCATGCTGCCGAACCCGATTGATACCTTCATTCAGGTTGAGATCGATGACCCGTCAGTTCCTAACTCTGCTCTGCACCAAGAAGTGTACAACGCAATGTACGCAGAAGTGCTGGAGAAGTTGGATGAAGCTGCTAAGAACGCCAAGAAGAAAAGTGGCGGTGGCGACGACGATGACGACGAAGCTGGTGGCGGTGATGGTGGTGATTCTGCGTCTGACATTGACGAAGATGAAATCGAAGAAGGCGATGACCTCGGCGCACTGCTGGCGGGTAACGCTGACCTGAACATGTACTTCCAGCGTATGGAGATGATGTTGACTGACCCTATGGGTGATGACGTTGCTCGTATGACGTTTGAAGCCGCAGGTGTTACGAACTTCGTTTCTGCGAAGGTACTGACCATCATCGACCGTATCAAGAAGCACTTCGAAGTGCAGCCTGAACGTGATCCTATGCTCGGTGAGCAGCAGATCTTCGAATGGAAGCCTGGCGTAGAGCCGCGTGAACTGGACATTGCTGTCTACAACGGTCAGAAGTATCTGGCACGTAAGCAGTCCGAAGAGTTCAAGCGTCAAGCGCTGCCGCCTTCAATGGTTCCGCCTCCGGACGATCCGGATTACTGGAAGCCAGAAGTGCAGGGCAAGCTGATTGTCTTCACTCGTTACGTTCGTGCCGCAAACGCCATCTACAACGCACTGCCAGCCAACTATAAGAAAGTTGCTGTGGTGTATCACGGTGAAGTTGGTAAGCTCGGCCAGAACAAAGATGCTAACCTCGACGCATTCAAAACTGACAACAACGTTCAGATTCTGATTGCGAACGAACAGGCAATCTCCGAAGGCCACAACATGCAGATGGGTAGCCGTATCATCCGCTGCGATACTCCGTGGTCACCTGGTACTTACGATCAGTCTACTGCGCGTATCTTCCGTCCTGACGTTGCTGCTGCGAAGTTGGACGAGAATGGTAAGCCGGGCGACATGGCTCGTGAAGTTGTGTTCATCGACTGGGTTATGACGAACAAGACCTTGGAAGTTGGTAAGGTTGCACGTCTGATGTGGAAGACTCTGGAGAAGACTCGCTTTGACGAGAAAGGCAACCAGCGTTACGAAGCACTCGACCAGTACAAGCTCGACCCGATCAAAATGAGCGCGAAGCTGTTGATCGACAATAACACGATGGAAGACTTTGCTCCATACTTCCTCGCGAAGCGTGACCTGAACGAAATCGAGTCACAAGAGTTCCAAGAGATGCGTAAGACAACGATTGCAGCAATGCAAGCGCTGCCGTCAACTCCAGCTCTGAATGACTTCCGTGTTATGGAGCAGACTCCGCTCGTTGCTAACCAGAAGATCCCTGATCGTAACGGCTGGGGCACTGAGCGTATTCTGGACTGGGCGCGTAACCGTAACTTCACTAGCGGTGAAGGGTTGAAAGATTCTCTGAATCGTGCACCTGTCGTGACTGAGTTCGGTAACGGCGTTGTCGTATCTGTGACTGTTCGTATGGTCGATGGTAAGCTGCGCGGTGACAGTCCTATCAGTACCGTTCGTGTTCGTCTGGCGGGCTCTGGTGAGACCGTTGCTGTTCCTGCAACGAAAGTTCACATTGCCACCAAGGTAGATAAGAACGATCTGAAACGTTTCTTCGAACAGCGTAAGCCGTGGGCGAACGAGAAAGATCGCAAACGCGCTACCGCCGAAGCGAACCGTGTTGAAGTTGAGGACACCGTTCTCGACGAAACGCAGACTGCTGACACGAAAGAGACAGAGAAGAAGGTGGAAGCGCAGGCGCGTAAAGCTGCTCGCGTTGCCAAGCGTGTGGAGAACAAAAAGACTGGTAAGCCAATCAACGAAGGTGTTGAAGAAGCTGCCAAGAAAGTTCGTCGCCGTAAGCCGTCTGAACTGAAAGTGTTGGACAACACTACTCGTCGTGCTAAGCCTGGAACCATCGCGCCTGTTGACGACAAAGGCGGCGCAGACATGGCTCTGGAGCTGACGCCTACAGTGTACAACGGATTCGTTGCTCTGTATGCTGACGCGACTGACCCTGATGCGAAAGCTCTGAAAGGTTTCGACTTCACCGAGTTTGGTGATTACGTCTATTACGACTGTGCGTACTACGATGACTTCGTTGCAATGCTGGACTTCATCGAAGGTAAGAAACTGTCATTCGACCGCATGTCTGAGAAGCGTCTGGAGTTCATCCAGGATAGCTTTGACGAAACGCATTCTCGAATGGGCTTCAACTACAAGCTGGCCATCAAGTTGCAGTCGCAGTTGCAGCAGTTCTTCCTTGTGCGTCACAAGTCTGCCACTGACAAGAAACACGTCAAGGCATATCCAATGGTGATGGAAGATCGTCTGCGTATTATGTTTGACCTGAAAACTAACCCGCAGATGAAACGCTTCGTCGGAACGAAAGTGCCTAACACTCGTAAGTTCGGTACGTTCGACCTGTCACCGGGTATGTGGATCGGCTTCGTGAAAAACGCTGCTGGTGCGAAAGCTCGAATCAACAAGATTGTGAAAGCTGGCTACACCATCACGAACATCAAGAAAGCGATTCAGGGTATCGACAAGTTGAAACTGACCGCGTCGAAAAACAAATCAGTCTAAAAGGTAAGGGGCTTCGGCCCCTCCTTTGTTAGAGGATTCACTATGCTGAATAAATTCTACCAGAAACTCCAGGTCATCATGACTATGCTCGGTCTGTATGACGGTCAGTGTGATGGTGTGTGGGGACCGAAGTGTATCGAGGCAAAACGTAAGTGGGAGATGATGGACGAGTTCGAGCCAGCTACCCCTTCGAATGGTCTGCCTTTCAACGGTCGTGGTAAACTGCCTAAGGGCATGAACTGGGGCTACAAGACTCTGGACATTATCTGGGACCAGTGGGATCAAGAGAAAGCAGATGCAATCCTGAAAGAGAAGGGTGCGCTGCTGACTGTTGACGTGATTCACTCACACGCTGTAGGTGAAGTCGCAGAAGCGCGTAAAGTCGCAGAAGCAGAGCCTGTCGCTACTGTAAATACTGTGTCTCAAGCGCCACTGGCTGCGTCTGTACTCAACACTACTCCAGTTCAGGAAACACAGCCTGAGCCAGAAGTAGATGACGTCGAGGAAGAAGACGACGCAGAAGAAATCACGGAAGAGAACACTGCACCTACTCCAGTGAAACAAAACAACTGGACCAAGAAACGATAAGGAACAGCAATGTACGAAATGACTCTCCCATCAGGCACGGTGGTATCAGTCTCCGCTGCCAACAAGAAGCAAGTAGCCAACGCCGAAATCCTTTTCGGTAAGAACGCTAAAGTTCTGATCAAGAAGATTGACGAGCTGGTGAAAATCAAAGAGCTGGACACTGCGAAGCTGTCTGCTGTGCTTGACCTGCTGAACGATGCCGATGCTACTACTGCGTTTGCGAAGAAAGCTGCCGGTAAGAATCTCGTTACTGCTGTGAAGAACCTGTACAAAGCCAAGACGCTGGTGGCAGTCATCAACGGTCTTCGCGCAATCAAGATCAAACCTGTCGCTATCCAGCAGAATGCTCCTGCGAAAACCACGCGTCCTGTTCGTGCTAACACCGTAGATGCCAACGGTAAGATCGAACGCAACAAGTGGTACGTTATCGACCACACGCGACACGCGAACGATATCATCATCAAAGGTCCGTTCAAGACTGAGGCAGAAGCCGAGAAGAATGTTGAGACAGGGAAGAGCAAGCGTGTCATCATTCAGGAAGCTCTGACTGGCCAAGACTGTCTGGATCAAGGTCTCACGTGGACGCAGAACCCGGACATGAAACAAACTGGCGGAACACCAGGATCTAAGTCTAAGGTCAAAGACAAGGTGCGGACATTCGACCCTGCATACTCTGTCCTCAGCACGAAGACGGCTCGCCAGTATGCGCCTGAGTTTATTCGCGCCGTTGAGCCTATTCCTGGTGCAGCTAAACTGCTTCACGCAGCCGGCAACAAGTTCTCTTTCACCTATAAAGACCTTGAAGTCGCTGTCGTCATGAAACAGAGAGGCTGGCTGATGACCTTCATCGCTGATCATTTGAAGAAAGTGCAGAACGTCCAGATTCATCTCGGCGAACTGGACTCAATCACGAACGTCATCGATCTGTTTGCAACGAAAGACCCGTCAGCCGCGCAAGTTAACGCTGCGATTAAGAAAGGTCTGCGTAAACTTTAATCCAAAAAGGGTGGCTTCGGCTGCCCTTTTTCATTTCTAAATCTGTAAATAACAGCCATCAATTTGTGTTATACACTCTGATAGGACTAGATGGTGAAAATCAAGCACGTAGCTCTTGACTTCGATCCACCAGAGCAGTTTGCTGATCAGCAAACATACGACGGTGTTCGAATACTAAAAGGCATAAGTAAAAGTGCCAAGGGTGGTAAAGCACTACTCGTCCTCGATCACATGCCGACTGATGACTTGCGTAACGGCAAGATATTCAGCAGTACAGAAGGTGAGTTGTTCCTGAATCAGATTCAGTATCTTGAAGATACGTTTCCGACCAAGACGACGCTCGACGATTGGAACTTCCTTGTTGTCTCATACAATATGTTCAAGACGTATGACAAGGGTGAACAGTTCAAAGAGGACGCAGACCAAGCGTTTGCCAATCGCATTCGTGATTTGATTGTTGAGTACAAGCCTGACTATGTTCTGACGTTCGGTAAAGCGCCGTTCAAAGCGCTTAACGCAGACAAGATTCAGTTCTCGAAAGATCACTACGAGCACTGGTACGGTGTTGAGATCCCGACGAAGCTCAAGCATGAAGGTAAGAAGCACAGCTTCATCCATCTGCCGAACGTGAGCTATCATGTCGTACTCAACCCGATGCACATTAGCGGTTCCTCGTACACTCTCGGTTACATGGCACGTTGGATGTTGCCGTGGTTGAACAAGGGTATGCGCTATAAGATCGACGAAGTTACGTGCGGTAAGAAGCGTAACTGGGACCTCGTGTATGTAACGAAGGTCAAGCAACTTGAGAAAATCTTGAAGCGTATGAAGCGCGCCAAGAAGGTTGCAGTCGATACCGAAACCGAGAACCTGAATCGTATTAAGAATAAAATCTTGACGGTGCAGCTATCGGACGACGGTAAGAAAGCGTATGTCATTCCAATCTATCACCGCGATAGTCCGTTCAGCCCGAAAGAGTTGCGTAAGGTACGCGAGTTGTTCAAAGATTATTTCGAGGACAACGAGAACAAGTATCAGATCTATACAAACGCGAAGTTCGACCTGAACGTAATGCGCTCTAACTTCGGCATTCGTAGTTACGCAGCGAACGTCTGGGATATTCAGGCTGGCGAGTTCGCATTCGATGAAAACGCCAAGTCGTTGTTGAACGTAACTGGTAACGGTTACTATAACTTGGCTAACCTGACGATGCAGTTTGGTTGTCAGGTGTACCATGAAGTGTCGTTCGGTAAAGAGATGCGAGCAACGATTGCAGACGTTGACCTCGACGAGTCAGTTCAGGAATATGCTGGCCTCGACGTTATCGTGCCGTTCCGCATTGCAGCGAAGCAGATGCTTCGAGCGAACGATATCAAGTACGGTAAGTATGAGTCTATGGTTAGTGAGCAAATCTCTGACCAGATTCATGCGTTCTCGATACTTGAGACAACAGGCGCAGGCGCTGATATCGACTACCTGTTTAAGCTCAACTTGCCGAACTCTCCGATTAACGAGGAGATTCGAAACGTAGAGCGTGAGTTCATGAACAGCCCTGAAGTTAAGGCTGCGAACAAAGTGATTTGCAAAGACGACAATGTTCCTAAGATGGGTCTTATGGGCAAAGTCGAAGTGACCAAGTTCGATATGTCGAAAGCGGAACACAAACAGATTCTGTTCTTCGATGTTATGAAGCTCAAGCCACTCAAAGAGAGCGAGCAATTACGTGAGAACGGTAAGAAGTCGGGCAAACTGGACAAGGACTTCCAGGAGGCGTATAAGGATGTGCCTCTCGTTGCGCTATACACCAAACTCGGAAAAGCGTACAAGCTCAAGAACGCCTACGTTAACAGCTTGCTCAAGCTCTGGGGAGAATCAGAAGACTTCAAACACGACCGTTCAATCCGACCGACTTATGGTTATCTCGGAGTTGTAACGGGGCGTACTTCTGCGTCAGATCCAAACTTGCAGCAGGTACCGTCACGCAGTGAGATGGGTAAACTGATCAAACGTATTCTGATTGCGCGTAAGAATCGCCTATTAATCAAGGTCGACTACTCAGCGCACGAAGTTCGTGGTTGGTCAATCATCTCTGGTGACCAAGGCGTAGCAGACGTATTCGAGCAAGGCCGTAAGCTGCGTCATCGTTATCGTACTGTACCAGACCCTTGGGTAGGACACCGCGTCGAAGCAGAAGGTGACGTTCACAAAATCAACGCCGCATACTTCTTCGGTATTCCAAACGTAATGGATGTAACTAAGTCCGTACGTAACGCGGTTAAGACAGTAATCTTCGGTCTGATCTATCAGCAGGGTGATAAAGGTCTTGCGAAGTCAACCGGACGTGAGGTTGAGGAGATTGCTGAAATCAAAGGCAAGTTCCTTAAACGATTCCCTGTTGGCTTAAAATGGTTCGATAAAATCAAGAAGTTTGCACATGAGAACTTCTTTGTTGAGTCTCCAGTAGGTCGTCGTCGCCACTTGTGGGGCTTGATGTTGCCTGAGTCGCATCGTGAAGCGAACATGGTTCATGCCGCCTGTGACCGTCGTGCGGTAAACAGTCCAGTGCAGGGCTTTGGTTCTGATTTGATGATGTCCGCGATTCGTATTCTTGATCGTATGAAGTATGAATACTGGAAAGCGAACGGCGAGTACCCTGACTTTGATATGAACGTATCTGTACACGACTCCTTAACCGTTGACTGTGATTACAAGTGGATCTTCCTTGCGCTTGATATGATCGAACGCGCTATGACAAGCGCTGTGGTTGAGAAAGTACAGAAGCGTCATCCAGGGTTTGAGTTCACGTCTGTGCCTGAGATTGACTTCGAAATCGGTGCGTCTGAGAAAGACGTTGGTGGCTGGGACTTCTCTTATGTTGGTCTGCGTAAACTTATCCAGAAGGGTCTGGAGATCAAACGCGACGAGCTTAACGAACCTGACCTCGACGTTGAGAAGACAACTGACTCCATCATGGAAGATCAGTATCACCTCATGTCTGATTGGATGAAGAAACAACTGTGGGCGAATGGCATTAAGATTCGCAGCATGGATAAGGTCAATCCTCTCACCAACAAAGACAAGAAGAACGTCGAAGAATGGCTCAAAGAACTTCCGAAGAACATTAAGAAGTTTGAGGCATACGAAGCAGAGGAGGCGAAGAAGAAAGCCGCTGCCGCTGCTGGTGGAGCCACAGGCAAGAAAGTTAAGATCAGTAAGTCCATGCTCAAGATGGCACTTAAGGGGATTGCGAAGAAATGATGACGGCCGAAGATGTATGTTCGTTCCTGAACAAGCATCTGGTAGAACGTCCGGCATTCATGGGTGCTGCCTTGCGTACTGCTTGGCAGCTTAACCCAGGCGATGTACCTGATGATATTTACGTTCACCAGATTGCACCTGACTGTTATAGCGCTGACTTAGTTGGCGTTCTGAATGGCCTGATTGCAGCGTCCGGCAAGCGCCTGAATGCTGTAAATATACAGGGCACACTACAATTTGTTTTAGAGGATAGAGATGAAGACTTGTCGATTACCGAAGAACCCCGCTAAGAAATGCAGCCTAACGCTGAACGGTACGTTCCTGTCAGATATTCTTAAACGTGTTGATAGCGTAACGCGTTTCTCTGAGTCGGACGACAAGCTGACGCACATTCATCTGCTGGTCACCTATAAGTCTGACGTGTTCGTTCTCGGTCGTACTCCAGATACGTTCGTAGCGTATTTGGTTCCGGGCGCAACTGCCGATGCTGATACGGTCATGAACATCGACCCGATTCAGTTGACCGGCCTGATCAGCAAGCGTAAAGAACTGAACGTTGAGTTCGACGGTAAGACGTTGCACATCAGCGAACAGAAAGGCAAGTACAAAGCAGAAGTGAAACTGCGTCCTGTATCGGCCGAGCAGATTCCTATGGTCGAACAGGGTCTGCATCACCACATTGAAGGCGGCCATGAGATGACGCGTGAAGTTATCGACGCGATGACTCAGGGCGTTAAGCTGACTCGTCTGAAAGATACAATCACAGGCCAGACAGTGATGTGTCGTGTTATCTGTGACGGTGAAAGCCTGAGCCTCGTCAGTCCTGGTCACTGGACGTCTTCTCGTTATCGTGCGGCACTGAAAAAGAAAGTGAAGCCGTTCCGTTTCAGTATGACCGGCGAGATGTTCGATCTGGTGTATCGCTTCTGTGGTGAAGAGAAGGTAACGTTCCACGTAGACAGCAGTTCATTCGCAGCCGAAGCTGAGTCGTTTGTTCTGACACTGCCTCCGATTCAGGCAAGCGATGAAGACTATCGTTACATGGACAACATGATTGCACAGCTCGGCAAGCCGCTAATTGGGTGTGTGATTAAGGGTGACCTGTCTGCTCCGTTCGCTAACATCTCGACGTTGATCGAGAAGAAAGGTAACACGAACGCGAAGCTCCTCGTTAAGAAGCAAGAGTTCAAGCTCAAGTTTGGTAACGATAGCGGTAGCGTACAGGACAGCTTGAAGCTGGCGAAGCCTGTTGAGAAAGAGTTTAGCACCTCGCTGGACATGCGTATCATCCGTGAGTTGCTGCGTAACATCGGCCGTGAAGAACGACACAACATGGGCTTCCATGGTGCGAACATCAATAGCCTGAATGCGTTCAGCCTGAACTATAAGTTCGACACGCACACGTTGTTGTACTTTGGGTATCTGCCTGCATGATCAAGCTGGCGGTCAAGAAAAACGTCCTCATCGGGGACGTTTCTTCACTCATACATGATGTGCTGTATGAAATACCTAATGCCCCGCGCGGGCGTCGTCGTTTCTGTCTGATTTATAAAGCTGTGTACGGTAACGAACTTACGATTGATAGCGTAGCCCCTATCGAACACAGCTATCACTTCAAGCAATCGTACCTGCGTCTTGCTGATACTGTTGTGGGTTCGCTGCTGGAAGTGTCTGCGAAGTGGTGTACGTTTAATGATGTGTCTGTCGGTTACATGCCGCCACTCGAAAAGACATTCAACTTCACCTGCCCTATCGAAGGTCCGTCCGGTGGTCTGCTAATTTATCGGGACGAGCATGGCAGCTTCTTCGCTATGCCGAACAAAACCCCGGACAGCCCGATTCTCGTAACTGATAAAGGTGATTAATGGACGACCTAAAGCGCATTCGAATAAAGGTCAAGAACGACAAGCGCTATAAGAAGCTGAGAGACATTTATAAAACGAATGCTATCTTTCAGCAACCGCTCGCCGAACTGCAAGACGAAGCACGTAAGCTATTCAAGATGCGTAAGGTCAGAACGCTCAACATCTCTGACCCAAGCGCACTGAACAAGTTGGCTGAGTCGATAATTCAAGATCAATCGTACCGAAGCCGTATGACTGAGATTCTTACTAACATCCACACAGCCTCAAAACTGTTAAATGACATGTTAGAGCGGTTTCAGGATTACGCCTCGGTCACGTATGCAAAAGATCTGAAAGCCGTCGGTGCTGCGAAAGAACGCGAGCGCTGTGTCAGAAACATTATGGCCGAATATTACCGCTACGCTGATTCGCTTGAACAACTCAAGGACGAGATTGATCTCTATATCAAGGACATTGATAAGTGTGGCTTTGCATTTAAAGCGCTTGTCGATACGATGAACATCATCAATCAGCGTGAGTACGGTCTACCGAACTCAAGGAAATAGATGTGACTGCCAAAGTATTGGTCGATAGCCGTCTGCACATTCCAGTTAAGGTTGTGGACGCAGACAACATCATCAAGAAGATGACTCACTATGAGTTCGAAAATGCCGTGTGCAAGAACTGTGAGTTTCGTTCTATACGACCGTCCGAAGAATGCCGTTCGTGTTCCAAAGGCGGTCTGCTCGACATTACCGTGCTGGCGAAATACTCTGAGATTAAGGGTAAGCGTTACGTGTCTATTCCGTACGGTGAGATGCACCGTTTCGAGAAGACAGCAGGGTTGAGCCTGAAAGAAGTTAAGTTCGTGAATGGAACGAGTCGCGTACCTTACGACTACAAAGTGAAGTTCACTGGCAAACTGCGTGAGTATCAGGAAGAGCCGTTCGAGAAGATGTTCGGTGAACTGTGTGGTGTGTTTAAAGCGCCGCCTCGTTCTGGTAAGACAGTTATCGGTACTGCTGGTGCATGTCACTCTGGATTCCGTACAGTCATTATGGCTGACCAGAAAGACTTCCTCGACGGTTTCTTAGAGACTATCGAAGCGATGACGAATCTCCCTGAGCTGGAAGAGAAGCACGGTAAGAAGCTGTATGGATTCCCGAAGACTTTGGACGACTATAAGAACTTCCAGATTATCCTCGTGACCTATCAGTCTCTGATCTCTGACAGCAAGAACTCGAAGAAGCGACTCAAGTTGCTGAACGAGAACTATGGTACGCTGTTCGTGGACGAGTGTCATGCCGGGAATGCCTCCTGCTACAGCCGCGTACTTGCCTCTCTGAAAATGAAGTATCGCTTCGGCCTGACTGCAACGCCTAAACGTAAAGACGGACGTCACTACCTGATTGAATCTATCTTCGGGCCTGTGATTGCCGAGGCGTTTGTTGAGGAGCTTGTGCCGAAAGTAACGCTGCATAAGACCTCGACTAAAGTGCAGTCGAAAGCGAACTACAACAACAAAAGTGGTTGGGTGCGATTCTGTAAGTTCCTTGCGAATCATCCGGACCGCAACGATAAGATTTTTGAATGGATTATCAAAGATCTTGATGCAGGTCGAAGTATCGCAATCCCAATCATGTTCACTGATCAAGCGCGTCGTCTGGTGCAGCGAATCAATGAGCATTACATGGAAGAAGTTGCTGCTGTGTTCCTTGGCGGTGCGAAAGAAGCGAAGAAGCGTAAGCCGATTATTGATGCAGCGCGTGAAGGTAAGATACGTTGTGTTGTCGGTATGCGTAAGCTGATGCAGCGCGGCCTGAACGTTCCGAAGTGGGACACGCTGTACTACATCATGCCGATGAACAACGAGCCGAACTGGAAACAGGAATCGTGTCGTATTCTGACGCCGATGGAAAACAAGCGCACACCTGTGATTCGTATGTTCATTGATCCGAAGATGGATCGTTCGATGCAGTGTGCTCGTTCTGTTCTCAAGATGTGCTGGAAGTTTGGTTACGCGAAAGCGAAGCGTACACCGAAGAAACTGCGTGACTGGATGGGAGTTGTGTCGAGAGGCGAAGCGCTTGATAGCGAACTGCCTGACTACTTCGAACCGGAAGCGAAAGTAAAAGGCCAGCCGTCTAACTTAGGCATGAGGCGATTCTAATGTCAACTAATAGTCTGGAAGATCTACTACACAAAGCCCTCAAGGAGGAGGGCTTCAACATGGTTACGTCACCAGCTTCTCCTAGCTTAACCTATACGCTGGACCTGCGACTTGACGTATCTATCGCAGGGTCTGCCACCAGCACTGTAGACGCAACGTATGAAGTGCTCAAACTCGTCAACATGAAAGAAGTTGAAGAAAAGTTAGGCAAGAACCTTGTGTTAGTGGGTTGCGATTGTGTTCTGGTTGACGATAATCTCTACGGCCAGCCACCAGCGTACATTTATCAGAACTGTGTGTTTGCTCGCGGTGAACGTCCTGCACCAAACATTCAGACAACGTATCTGGCTATGCAGGGTATCTATCCTGATCTGCCTCCATTCAATCGACTCACTATCGCCCAGAAAGATATGATTAAAGATCATATCGAGATGCTGGCCGACTACCTGAGGAAGTAATCATGTTCGATCCCCTGAATACTCTTATCGTTAATACACTTCGCGCCAATCCAAAGATTCTTATGGAGGGGCAGTATGATGTAGACGGCGGTGAAACGTTTATTGTCTCGTTCGTCGCAAAATCACCTGCACCTAACAATCAGGCTGATATTGATCTGACCTCTGTTTTTGATGCGTTCCCTGATGGCTTTGCTGTGCAGCGTATTGCAGACCTCAACCACACTGTTGTGCGTATCCCTACGGCCGTGCCTGGCCGTATCAAAGAAGAATTTCGTGGTACCTTCCGCCTGACTGTCACTAAAGCTAACTGGCAGAAAGGCGACGACGGTGTTGCAGGTCAAGAAGGTCATTATGTCGATGACGAAAACGTTGTTGATGATGAAAACGATCTTGGCCTGTCGGATATCCTTGACCGCTACAGCAAGCTGCCTGAACTCAAAAAGAAACAGTTCACGGCTGCTGCCCGTCTGCTCCTGAAAGGTCTCGCTCTTTAATTTATAGACTGTCTCTTTTGAAGCTATAAGGAGTTTAAATGAAAGAGCGTTTACCGCACACTCTCGATATGGATATGATTAAGAGTGAAGCATCCCGCCTGTCAATGAACGTTAGTCCGTGGCGTAACGGTGACGAGGAGCCGACGAGTGAGGTCATTACCATTACTCTCGACTTCTCCAACTTCGTTCATTCCGTGTCTGTCATGTCCAACCTGTTAATGGTTATGCGTGATAAACTGGAGTGTACGAACATCTGGCTTGTGTCTCATGAATGCCTACCGCATCCTGAACACAAAGACCACACGCGCATTAACGTGACAGTCTTCCCACGTACCATTAAGGAATCATGCAATGCGTCTTGATCAACTGCAACGCTACATGAAAGAGCACGGCATTCCACACGCTGTTGCTCTGCGCATGGGTCTCAAGCACCTTGATTGGATTTCCAAAGATACTGATATGCAAGCCGAACACTGGCAGAAGCATACTATCTCCTGGGAAGTTCCAGAAGGTGCATTTGACCTTGATGCTTGGGCAATCAGCATTGCTGACGCGCTCAAGCTCGAAGAAGCATTTACGATCTACGCGCCAACACTGGAGACAGACGCTAAGGGCATTATCCTGTTCTACGGCTTCCGTTTCCACGAAGACAAAACCGTAGCATCTGGCTGGCGTATCGTGTTTCAATACGCCTACGTCGATCCAGAAATGGCACTGATGTAATAATAGGAGAACACTGTGGAATTTAGAACTGAATATAATCTTACGCTGTCTACTGCTGCTGGCCGCTTGCTAGTTAAAGCGCTTGTTGGATATCACGAGACAGTGTTGGGGTCAGCAATCAAGCCCGGCGTGTTGCCGAAAGTGTTCGAGGTTCCTGGTGTTCTCCGTATTGATAATCTGGTCGTTATTGAAGACTACTCATACGAATCTGTGCCGAACCCAATTCACAGGATTAACACACAACTTGCAATCAGGCCTGAGCATGTACGCCAGTACGCTGCTAAGTACGAGCCTAGGCTTACTGCTGAGATTGAGGAACACGCCTTAAACGTCAGATTCGTTGTGTGGCAACGCGCTCCAGAATCTGTAAATACCTGACATGAACAACGGAGGGTATTGTGTTAACATTCGATTTTGAACCTGCTGTGGCAAAGCAAATGCAGACGCTGGGTGTAGATCCCCAGCTCCTGTTCGGCAAGCGCGAGAACTTTGATGTGGTAGAGGCAGCGCAGGATTACAAACCTCTGTCGCCTTACTTCAAGGGTCGTGTTGTATCAAAGACCAAACAGCTTACTCACCTTGCGAAGATGATTCAGAATCCATTTGAGGCTGATCCACGCATCACGGTGATTAGCAGTTTCCCGAATGACTATCGAGCGAAGATGGCTGCGCTGAATATCTTTAACGCTGCGGTAGAAGACAGCGCTGAGACAGCGCTCAAGCCACGCTGGGTAACGTTGTATGGTGATCGCTTCGACTACGAACAACTCAAAAGCAAGCGACCGTCATTATTAGTGCTGACCAACGTAACTATGGACAGCACCAGCTATAAGATTGAAAGATTGCGTGATATTCTTGAGATGTTTCCAAAGATACCACGCATCGTAGTAACAGGCGGTGGGCCTGACCCACTTGAGCTGTTTACGAAACGTATTCACCTGCAGGCGCACACCGGTATTTCAATCGGACCTGCGCATGTAGTTTCAAACGTTCTTGAACTAATGACTTCATCTCTTTAAGGAAAAACAATGTTTCTGAATGAACTGAATGCGCTGCTGGCCAAACACCGTGACGAACTTAAACTGCCCAGCTTTCGCGCTGAGGTGTCTTCGTCTGGTAACAATTTGCAGTGGTTGCACAAGAACCTGAAACGCAACCCTCAGTGCCCGCAACGCATTGCAGAGCTGGTGGCTAAACCAATATCGGAGCTGACGCGCCCATGACAAATACTCAGTTGATGGTTATCCCTCAACATCCTGCACTGTTAGGTACGTCTGTTAGTCTTGCTGATGAACTGGAGTTTCAAACTCTGGAGATGGAGGGTGGTGAGACTCTTGAGGAAATCCTCGAAGAAGTAGCAGCCCTAGAGCTGCGCTACACCGCAGACTGCGAGCGTGTGACTAAAATCATTGATAAGCTGAACGCCAACAACAAACCTCTTATCATGGAAGTCGAGCGTCTGAACGCAGAGTTGCAAGCAATTCTGATTAACCTGGCTGAGTCTGCTGACCTTGAAGATCAGGCGAACGCAGAAGATTTGAAGAAGATTCTGGAAGATAACTTCGAGCAGGACGACACTGACCACGAAACGCGTGACAACGAGGCTGATGCAGATATGGGCGCAGAGCATGAGCGCTGGTCACGTTCGGTTTTGATTAAGAAATGCAAAGCGATCTACAAAGCAATCGCTCGCATGACGCACCCTGATAAGTGCCGTCATCTGCCTGATGAAGTTAAGCTGCTTCGTGCTGCACTATTCCTCAAGGCTAAAGAGGCACTGAGCCGACTCGATTATGAAGGTTTAGATGCGATTCACATTGAATTGTGTTCAAAATCCCACGAACCACTTAATTTAGTGCAACGTCTGTTACGTGCGCGTGAGCGTCGTCAGAACCTTTACCGTAAGATTGAAGCGCTCAGGCAGTCCGACGAATGGCGACTGTTCTCCATAGCGTTCCATCACGGGGATGCGGTTGCTGACGCTCAGTATCGCCACAACCTGCAACAGACACTGGAGGGCCTGCGTCATATGATTGCCCACGCGAAAGGCCAATCAGAGACCGACTCAAATTCTAATAACCACTGGGTTTAGTCATGACTACACTTGTTGTTTATCATCAAGGATGTGCTGATGGTAGTTTCGCCGCTGCCATTACAGCACTTGCGTATCCCAATGATACGCTCCACTTCTTCCCTGCTGTCTACGCACAAGATCAAGGGGATATAGTTACTGCTGACGGAGTTCTCATGGAAGATATTCCAGGGCTCGAAGGCGGTAAAGATGCGCTGTATAAACGCGTTGTTGTAGTTGACTTCTCTTTTACCGAACGACAAATGGCGCTGTTCACTAAACGCTACAGCGGTAACTTCAAGGTGCTCGATCATCACGACTGCCGTGACCTTGACCTGTATGCGAAAGAGTGCGCTGCGCTTGAAGTAAGTCCTGGTTCGTTAACGTTCGCTGCTGGTGGTAGCGGTACGTTGCTTGCATATATGGCTCATGTGTCTGAGTTCCAACAGCACCAGTATGCTTGCACTGACAACATCATTCGCATTGCACAGCTGGTGTCTGACCGCGACCTGTGGATTCGCACCAACAAACGTGCGTTCGCGTTCTACGAAGGTTACTCGAAAGACGTGTTCTCGGAAGTTGAGAAGTGTGGTCATATCTACACTGAACTTCCTCCGACTGTTCGCAAAGCCTATAAGATTATCCTTGCTGGCAATATCGAAGAGATCATCGAACAGGGTATCAAGAACATTGAAATCCGTGACGAAAAGATTCGTCAGATGATTCAGGATAACAGCTTCTTCTCTGAACCAAACGCGCTGATCGATGTTAAACACGCTGTGGTGCCTTGCGATAAAAACATCGCGTCAGAAACAGGTACCTACGTTTACGAGAACTATGCACACTTCCAGACAGTGCTGCTGGTGCGTAAAGGGCATCGTGACCCAGACCGTGTGTATGTTAGCTGTCGTTCTCAGGGATACCCTGAAGGTCACAAAGGCAGTGCTCGTTATATTGCGCGTACCCGTGGCGGTGATGGACATGTTAGTGCTGCTGGTTTCAATATGTCTCTGGATGAGTTCAACCAACTCTATCCTGGCCTGAAACTCGACTTCGATTCAGCAGGTTGTGATTGTTAAAACAAAGGGGTGGCTTCGGCTGCCCCTTTTGTATTTCTTGTCGCTTATACGATAATTTCAGACAGTCATATAAGGAGACAAATCATGCCCGTTAACTCAACGCATTCCTCTGCTGGTGTTTATACTGGTGTACGGGATCTCTCCGTTGGTGCAACGTCTTTATCTACGGCAGTAGTAGGCATTGTTGGTCAGGCTCGTCGCGGTCCTGTAAACCAGCGTGTTGATGTGCGTAATAAAGATGATCTGAAAAACATCTTCGGTGCAAAAGATCCCAAGTATGGCCTTGGCCTGTATCTCGCGCTGCCTGTTGCGAAGCAGACCAACCAGCTTAAATTCGTCCGTATCACTAAGAACGCAAAATATGCGGTCGGTGTGGTTACTGTCGATGACGCGTCTGCTGTACAACCAGTAGTTCGCATCACCCCTTACACTGATGAAGACGGTAACATCGTCGGTGTGGATTCTCCAGATCAGTTGGGCTTCTTGCCTACTGACCCGTTGAACGACAACATCATCGGTTACGTTATTCTGGAAAACCCAGGCGACTGGAACAACCAGATGGCGTTGCAGATTCGTCCTGCCACGCCTAAGGGTCTTGACCCGTTCGATGATCGTAAGGCATATAACACGAAACTGTTTTATATCGACGAGTACGAGAACTATCAGAACGGTAGCGCACCGGTAAACTCTTACCAATGCAGCCTGTACGATTATGCGGATGAGTTCGACCGTCAGTATCGTATCGACTATGCGATGGAAAACGAAAGCTCTAACTTCCGCTTCATCCGCAACCCGTACTTCACTACCGATATAGACTTCTTTAGCACTGACTTCATTTTCTTCCAAGGCGGTGCTGATGGGGACACATGTACTTCTGATGACTTTGCGAAAGCATATCAGGAATACTTCGGTGACCCAGAAGAAGTTCGTGTGACGCTGCTGATTAGTCCTACGCAGGATTACATCATCCATCGTGGTATGAAAGCTGCGGCTGCTGCGCACATCAACTGCTTCGTTATCTGTGGTATTCCGTCCGCAGAGCAGTCCGTGTCTAAGGCGATTCGTTATCGTCGTCAGACGTTGAACGTCAACGACACCAACATGGCTCTGTATACGCCTGATATCAAGATCTTCGACGAAGACACTGGTCGCTATTTGTGGACTGCGTGTGTCGGCCAGATCTGTGCTGTGTTTGCTTACACGGACAAAAACCGTGGTAGCTGGTTCGCACCTGCCGGTATCACCGCCTCTGCGCCTCTCGACATTCTGGAAATCGCACAGAAGTACGATCAGGATGACCGTGATGCGATGACGCGTGAGCAAGTGAACTACATTCGTAAACTGCCTTCTATTATGGGTGGCGGCTATGCGGTGTGGGAAGCGAGCACTCAGTACAATCAGAACTCTGCTTTCCAGCAGATTCAGATTCAGCGTATGGTGGGCTACGTGCTTGAAGTCTGTCAGCGCACATGTCGCGTTGGCCTGTTTGACCCGAACGATGCTATTCTTCGTGGCTATCTGAAAGGTATCGTCGAGAAGTTCCTCGAAGAGATCAAACTGGCTCGTGGTCTGCGTAGCGGTAGTTCAGGCTCTCAGGGATATCAGGTTGTTTGTGACGAGAACAACAACACCAACCAGACTATCGCCAATGGCGACCTGATTCTGGATATCGTGTTGGACCCGACGCGTACTACCAAGCGTCTGATCTATCGTTTCAACATCAACCCGACAGGCAGTACCTCCACAACTCTGAGTCAGTAATCAATGAGGAGGGCTTCGGTCCTCCTCTTTTTGTATTGTGAGGTTCTATGCTTACTTTGACCATTCAAGGTAACTTGGAATACTGCTTCTCGCTGCGTAATAAACAACTGCGCTTCTTAGTCGCAATGGATAACCCGCCTCTGCGTGGCACACTCCAGATTGAGAATGCAGCGGGTGCGGTGCTCAAGAAACTTGATATGCCGACTACTGGTACCAGCGCGTACTTCGACTTCACCCTGCCTTTCGATACAGGTGAGCATGACATTGTTGCTAAGGCGTATAACGTCAGCACAACGCTCAACGCAACGTCGAATAAGGTACGTGTGTCTGTGCCATTCAGCGGTGAGTATGGTCCTCGTTTTGGCGTACACGATAAAGTGTTGTCTATTCAGGACTATAACGACACCTTCTTCCGTTCTCTGACTACTGCTCTCGGTGAGTCGAGTCCTCAGCTTATCACTTGCCCTCCGAACGAATCTACTTCTGACAACAACCGCTTCTTCTACGTCGCGTGGCCTAAGCGTTTACTCTATGGATATTTCCAAGAGACTGCTCAAGGCTTCTCAGGCTCGTGGGATGGTGCTATGGAGTTTAACGACTTCAACTTCCAGGGCGCAGCGGAAGTTAGTCTCGGTGGCTTTGATTATGTTGTCTATCGTAATGACTTCCCGTTCGATAGTCTCGACTACGTGTTCCGTATTAAATACGGCTCGACCAGTCCTAAGTCAGGCGACCCTGTATAATTTTAATCACCGCTTCTGGTAAACGGAGAACACAATGGAACTGAAACTTGAACAGTTCATCAGTAACGTTGAGTTGCTTACGAATATCCACCAGCAGAACAAAAACCCGATTATGTTCCGTCTACCAAAAGATGGTTCACAGTTAGGTTTGTTGTTCTACTGCTCGTATGCAGTTCCGCGTTATGTGGTCCTTCCGGTCAATGCGATCTGGATCGACTACGACCCTGAGTCACCTACCTTCCGCACTGCGTTTAAGCGCACAACGAAAGATCAGGTCGACCCGTACAAAGACGTTTGGACTGCGCTGTACTTCTATGACGATGCTATGGAAGACCAGACATATGACCAGAACGATCTGCAAATCATCAACCGTGCCCTGCCTCCTCTGGCTACTGCGATTACGCGCGGCGTGGGTTATCTGTCATACCCAGAAGCCGAGTCTCGTGCTATTCTGGAGGGCGATGAAACGCTCACCAACAACCGTGATCCAAAAGATCACACCCATGCTGAGAAGCCTGCAACCATGATCAGTATCAATGGTAGCTTTGGTGAAGAACACGTTCCTATCAAAGACCAGCTGGTTCCTGCTGTGAATCAGGTCATGGTACTTGAAGACAATACGCTTCAATGGCGTAAGATGCGTGAATCTGAACTTGGCCAACCTACTGACTAACGGAGCGGTTATGACTACACTTAATGATATCGCTGCTGCTCTGTTGGCTGTTACGGGTTTTATGGACGATACGTCGAAAGACAAGATCACGCGTCAGATTAACCCAACACTCAACATCAGTTGTACGTTCATTGTTGCCTCGACGGAACCTGTTGGTGTCGTATTACCAATGAACGTAGTTTGGTTGTGCATGGATGTGAATAGCACGTTCTATCGCAAGTTCCTTGCACGTAAGTCCAAAACCCCTGCTGGTGGCTTCCAGAACACCTGGGAAGAAGTGAAGAACTTCAACTCACTCTGGGCACCTCAGTATTATGACCCGTCTGATATCAATGGTGGCGACGAGATCCCTAACGCGTCTGTTGACACCTACGGTATTGCGCGTCTGACAACTGAGCCAGCTACTGTTGGTCGTCCTACGTTCGTGTCTGTTTCTGACCCGCGTAACACCGACAAGCGTACACCGCTGCCTCACGATGAAATGCACGCCGAGAAGCCTTTGGTCGATGTGAAGACTGTGCAGGACAAAGTGAATATGGATGCTGACGTAGGCGATAACGGTTCTACCTTCATCGCTGATTCAAACGTGAAAGCGTCTTACGGCCATCTGATTGCGACCGACATTCTGGGAGATAATGAATGAGCGTAACCACGATCGACGGCTTTGCTAAACAGTATATCGCATTGGCTCGTACTCGCGGTCTGACGCCACGTAACCCAATCACTTTCCTGTTCCGTCCTAACGCGAACGATCAAACGGAAGTGCATCAGGTTGTTGTGTCAATGACCGAGCCATCGTTTTCTGAAAAGCCGTACAACCTGATTTGGATTGATGCCAACACAGGTAGCCCGCAGTATCAGTATGTGCTGCGTCGTACATCTGCTGTGTCTGACGGTAATCACCGTGGCTCTTGGGTGACCGTTACTGACTACTCGCAGTTGTTCGGTCAGAAACAGTTCTTCCGTCGCGTTGTAGAGAACGCTGCTGACCTGGGTATTGAAGTTGGCGATCTGGAAATCCCACATGCTACGCCAAGCCGTCTCGGCAGCATTGTGACGAAGACCGAGCCTACTGACCCTACGATGCCTATTGCTGTGTCAAGCTCTGACCCACGCATGAGTGATGCGCGTTATCCTACGAACCATGATCACCCTGATTATGCTCGTACAATGATTCGCTTGAACTCTCTGGCGTTCGTTGAAGTCGCAAGCTCTAACCAGCCTGAGCCTGGGTATGTTCTGGCGATTGTCGATCAGGACCCTGTTAACCCGAACAAGTATATCGGTAAGTGGGTTAAGCCTACTTCTGATAACGTCGAGTGGGAATCTCCTCACCTGATGAACTTGCGCATCAGCCTTCCCGGTAATGCAAGCTACATGTCGGATAACAGTAGCGTCAAACTGAACATCGATGCCGAGTGGTCGAACAGTATCGAGCACAACCCTACCGGCATTGAGTGGTCCATCGAAGAAAACGTTATCGGTGTGACTATTGCGCAGGATGGTACAGTGTCTGCACCTGACCTCGCTGCTGACGTTGTGCTGAAAGTGACTGCACGTAAGCGCGACCCTGTCTACGGTAACTGGGTAACTGCTACCTACGACCTGCTGATTAAGAACGCCTTCGTGCCTGACGACGAGCTGGTATCAATCTCTATCGTTGGTGCAGACACACTGTTCTATAAGCAGAAAGAGACCTACACCGTGACTGCTCGTTACAAGTCTGGTGCTGTCGCAACTGTCGTGCCAACCAACTTCACGGTCGATAAGACCGATGCGGTATCGCTCGTTGGCCTGCAAGGAACTGCGAAGAAAGTCTCTACAGATACTGTGGCTAAACTGACTGCTACCTATCTGTACAACGGTATCACATACACTGCGACGAAGAACGTCACAGTTAAGGCGCAGTTGATTACGCTGCTTGAGGTACTGGGTTCTGCTACCATTGCTTCTCAAGCAAGTGAGGCCTACACGTTTAAAATCACGTGGTCTAATGGCGACACTGAAATGATTACGCCGAATTCTTTCACTGCTGCACCAACAACGTATACCACTATTAGTGGCAACGTGGTGACTGCGAAGAAAGAAACAACTCAGGACCGAACTGTCGTTCTGACTGCGACGTACATCACTGCCGATCAAAATATCAGCGGCAATAAGACTGTCACTATCCTGAAAGAAGACATTCCAGTAACACTGTCTTCTCTGGCTATTCAGGGTGCGAATACAATTCGCAGTGAAGAGAGCGCGAACTATACGTTCCTCGCTACGTATTCTGACGGCCATACCAAGCTGGTGGACCCTACGACATTCTCTGCTGATCGTCTGGATATCGTTACTATCGTGAACAAGACTGTGAACGCAGGTAAAGTGTCTTCTGACATTCCTGTCAAACTGTCTGCGTCGTACACAGAGAACGGTATCACGAAGACCGCAACTCTCGATATCACTATCGTGAACGTTGTGCCGGTTGTTGACCTGTCGAGCATTAAGATCGTCGGTCCGTCGTCTGTGCAGGAGAAGACCACTACGCCTTACACCGTACTGGCAACTTACTCTGATGGCCACACGGCGACAATCAGCCCGAACGAGTTTCGCTTGCAGCAGACTTCGAACTACGCGACGTTTGCTAACTCCGAACTCGTTGTTGGTGCGGTGCCTATCGCTAATACCAGCGTAACGTTGTACGCCTCGTATACTGAAAACGGTATCACGAAAACTGCAACTCTGCCTGTGTCTATCGTTGGTAACCCTCCGACTGTGACCTCGCTTGAGATTCGCGGCAACGACTCGATGAACGAGAACACTACTGCGCAATTTACTGCGTGGGAAATTCTCTCTGACGGTACTGATCGTCAGGTAGCTTCGCCTACGTGGTCTGTGATTCAGGGTAGCGCAGTTGCAAGCATCGCTCAAACTGGTGTGCTGTCTGCTGGCGAAGTGACTCAGGACACAACTGTTCTGATTCGTGCGACCTACGATGGGCGTAACGCTCAGAAGTCTGTGCTGGTTAAAAACATCATCGTCATTACTCTGCTGTCCGTACAACCGGCTGCTCCATCGCCTGTGTTTGACTTCGGTACTGCATCTGGTGTGACGCGTGACCTGCATAGCACCCTGACGTTCTCTGACTCTACTACTCGTGAGGGTACTAGCGGGGAACTGTCTTATACGCTGTCAACTGCGGCTCAAGAATACTTTGAGATCGTTGCTGGTGGCACAACTGGCTGGCGCATTCGTACTAAGAAAGCACTCAGCGGTTTCTATGGTACCCTGACGTTCCAATTGAACGTGGCTGCCACTGTAGGTACAGTATCGAAAACCGGTAACGTCCAGTTCACTGTTGTTGGTCCTACTGACGACGTGAGCAAAGTCGAAATCATCGGTAACGACTCTGTGACAGAAGGTACAGTGTCTGGTGACTACTTCGTTCGTGTTACTCGACTGTCTGGTGCTGTGAATGAGTATGCTTCTCTGCCTACTTGGTCACTGCCTCAAGGCGCTGCATACGCAACGCTGTCTGTGGGTTCTACTTCAACTCGTGTGAAGCTGACCGTACCTGCTAACTCGATTAGCCAGAACCAGACTGCTACGCTTCGTGCTGCTAACGTAACTGTTGACGGCCAGACGTATGCCCCTGAGAAAGTTGTCACTCTGATTAATCAGGCAGCAACGATCACTAAGCGCGAGCTGATTGGTCCTACTGCTGTGAACAAAGGTGAGACTGGTACTTACATTCTGCGCCTGACCTTCTCTGACAACACCACGGTCGACCTGACGCCTGTTATTACGCGTAGCTCTGGTTCTACTACAGGCTTCACGTTTAATGGCAACAACACGATCACCGGTAACACTGTGAGCACGACGCAGACAGCAATCATCACTGGTACTGCATCGTATAACAGTCAATCTCAGACTGCTAACCTGACGGTAACGAACACACCTGCTCCACCGACTCCTGACTCTGTGACCATCACCGGCTCTGCGTCAATCATCGGAGGTGTGACTACTGCATACACTGCGACTGCTACGCTGTCTGACGGTACTACGCCTGACGTGACTGCCGATAGCGGTACAACGTGGGCAGTAGCTGTGAAGTCTGGTACTGCAACCGGCCTGAGCGTTGTTGGTGGTTCGTTGAAGTCTAACGCTGTTACTGCTGACGCTGTAGTGACTATCACCGTGACTTACGTTAAGAACGGTAAGACGGTTACTGCGACGAAAGACGTCACACTCAAACCGCAACAGTCCTCTGACTTGGGTGCTCGCTTCGGCTATCACTCTAAGATCAAGTCCACCAGCGGTTACGATGCGCAGTTCGTACAGGGTCTGCAAACAGCTCTGACCACTACAGGTCAGCAGCTCCTGAACTGTCCAGGAAACACCAGTACAAGTTCAAACAACGTGTTCTTCTACGTTGCGTGGCCTAAGTCTCTTGGCTATGGTTACTTCGTTGAATCTGTGCAGGGCTTTGCTGGTTCATGGGATGGCGCTTTAGAGTTCGATGACTTCAACTTTGCTGGTCCTGCCGAAGTGACCATCAATGGTGTTGATTACGTTATCTACCGAAACGACTTCCCGTTCGATGGTTTGGCGTATACGTTCAAACTGACCTACGGTTCCTCTAACCCAGGTTCAGGTATCGCGTAAGGAGAATAAGATGCCGGTTAACATGACTTCGTTTCTGTTACCAGCATCCGCAGCACTCCCATACCTCCTTGAAGACAAATATCTTCGAGGGGGTATGCGCTGTCTGGCTACACTCAATGATCGTGACACAATGTCCGTAGGCAATAAAAAGCCTGGGATGTTATGTTACGTCACTGAGACCAAGAAGATGTATCAACTTGGTGCAGACAACGTGACGTGGGAAGAAGCGAAGTTCGGCGGTTCCAACTACAAGTTCGAATCGCCGTTCGTCACTGCTGTGGATGAAACAGGTCTGACAGTTGTTGGACTTGACCCGAGTAAGCAAGTACCTGAGCCTGAATATGCGGGCATGACCCTCATGTCAGGTGCAAACGGTACAATGTTCTGGGCTGATATGAGCGGTAATGAGAGTGCTGGTGTGCGTAAGACTGTAGAGTACGAAGCCGCCGACTATATTACCCCAGGTCAGCATCTGGACTTTGATCTGGCGATGAACAAAACTGTTATGCTGCTTTCTGTTAAACTGAACGCTTTTGACGTAGAGTTGACTGCGTATCAAAGTACACTTCGTGACGACAGAAACCCGTATATATTCCGTTCCACTGCTAATTTTCTCGAAGATGATGGTGTGTTTACTGACGTGGACAGCGAAGGCAGTCCTATTGTTCGTAAGCTGCGTCGATACTCTTTCCTGTCCAACAAAGACAATACGTCCACTATTTCTTGGCGTATGAAGAATATCGGCACATCACCGTCGAAACCGAAACTCACTGTAACCTATCTGGTAATGGAGTGATAACTGTATGGCTATTCAACGTATTAACGCCACTAAGCTCGTAGGCCTTGAGGCCCTGACTCGCGATCTCGTCGGCAAAATGATTACTGCTGGCTTCTCGCTTGTTGCTGTTGACGGCAAAACAGGAACTACCGTAACACCTACTGGCAAGACTTTCTATTTGCTGGCATCTGAGGCGGTTGACCCTCTGTATCAAAACCAAAAGTGGGGCATCCTGCTGTCTGCGGACAACGCCGCTAAAACTTTGGCTGTGAATGTTTTGCCTGACAATCAGGTGAACGCCACCGATTACACCGCAGCGAAACGCTCTGCTACAGTTGAAATCGGACGTATGTCTAAGTCTGGCTTGATTGCTAACTTCTTCATCGATCTGACTAACGACTGGAAGATGGACCCGACTGCTGATGTGTCTGCGTACCCTCTGACGTATGACTTCATCACTACCGACCACGGTATCGCTCTGCATATCAATGCAGAAGGTTTCGATAATACCGGTACTGCGTTTAGCTGGTTCGTTGTTCAGCGCGGCGTCCAGTCCACAGACTCTAAACCAGGCGATCAGAGTCCGTTGTTTGCAGTATTCTCTTGCGGTGGCGGCCTTGCCGGTGACCCTGATAAGTTCTCTGCTGATGCTATTCAGCGCTACACTGTAATCGAAGATGGTATTTACTCAGCTACGGCGCCGCTGTCTGCTGTGCAGCCTACGCCTGACTCTGCACCAATCATCAACCCGCTCCAGCAGGTTATGATTGCAGAAGGTAACCGCGCTATCGTTCTGTTCCCGCAGATGATCAACACTCAGCGTTATGTGTACTTCGCTACACTGGACATGCTGGGCTATACGTCTGCTGACGTTCTCTCTGCCGGCTCCGAAGTGCAGTTGAACCCTCTGAAAGCAGCAAACAAAACCAAATACCTGGGCATGAACGCTAACGGTAAAGACAACCGTGGTATGCGTCTGATGCTTCCTATCGGCCTGGGCGATACTGCTTAATTAAGGGGATAACAGCTCATGAACAAACTGATTGTGAAATCTGGCTTCACCAGCAACCTGAAAATGTGGCGCTCTATCCTAGAGGATATGATGGCTAACGGCTTCTCTCTGGTGAGCTATAACGGCACCATCGCTTCTACTCTTCCTTCGACTGATCTTTCGTCTTTCGTACTGGAAGCGACAAATACCATCGACCCGCTTGCCGGTACTGGTGCAGGTAAACAGCGCTGGCGTATCGCCATGAAGGGTACTGAGAAGCGCACGAATCTATACTGCGCTGCGCCTGAGCAGATTTCTGACACGGGTACTGTGGCAAAAACAGGCACTGCTGCTATTACGTCCTCAGGCGTTCCTGAGTATGCAGGTCAGATTGGTGCTCGCTTCTCTGGCATCAACGGCGGTTCGGCTGGTGACAATGACGTATGCTTCTACCATCGTGGTATCGCAGGTCCAAGCAACACTGTATACTACGGCGGCACGATGGCATATCCAACTAATGCCACCACCAACACTGCCGGACAGACCAACAACGACAGCCTGATCTGGGCTGACCCGGAAGCGACTCCGTTTACGTACCATCTGTCTTTCACTGATCACGGCTTTGCTCTGCATATCGCTGTTGAAGGACGTGATTCCGACGGCTGCCGCGCTGCGTGGCTTGTTGTACAACGCGCTATCAACTCTGATGGTACCGTTGTTGTTGAAGGGAAAGCTCCTCTGTTCTGCATGTTCTCTGTAAACGGCGGCGGCTCTATTAACAACGACATTGAGGTGCGTCCGGCAGCGAGCAGCCCGGGATCATTCCAGATCATGCGTTATACAGTGCGTGAGTCTGACGTGAATGCTCCTACTATTCCGGCACCTGCTCACGTACACAGCGCGGATAGCTCTGCTGTTATCAACCCGTATCAGATGGTTCCGTTCTCCGAAGATAACCACTTCGATTTCCGTCTGCCTGCGGGCTTCAACACGCAGCGTTATAGCTACCCGTACGAAATGGATATGGTCGGCTACGCATCTGCTGACGTTATCTCCAACGGCACTGAGATCGACGTGCAGGTGTATAACGAAACGGAAGACGACGGCAGCACGCCGAAGAAGCGTACCTATAAAGCTCTGACTGCTAACAGTCCGAACAACACCGGTATGCGTATCTTCTTCTTAAAAGGCTATAAAGCCCAAGAAGGCGCCGGAGCCTAATCCTCACAGGGTGCCTTCGGGCGCCCTTTTTAGTTTCCGCATCGTGAGGTGAACAATGGCTGAAATGATTCCTGTAGTATCAGCGGTGGGTGAACAGTCGTGGTCAGGCACTGCGACAATCCAGAGTCACACTGACACGCTGACGTTTCGTGTGGTTGGCGGTACGTTTGCTGATGCAACAACTGAAAAGGATATCGCGCCGAGTTCTGGTTCTGACTATCCAGTTAGCTTAATCGCTACTGTCACAGTCGATGCCTCTGCTACGCAACCTGTTCTGCTTTACTACAAAGACGGTGACTTGTGGGTGCTTGTGCATTCTATGTCCCGAATCTTTGTCAGGCCCCAAACAAAAGAGCTGGATTATCGTCTGGTTACTCAGGGTATGGACGCTATGCCTCTCGGCGCTGCTGTCAACCCTACGTATGGTGGTCTTGTTCTTGGTGGTGGTGTTCGTATTCCCACTGTTCAGGACATGCAGCAGGGCAGCGTGGCGAAGTTCTCGGACTTCGAATCCACATTCTTTGATCTAACTAAACCTATATCAATCGTTCATGACCGTGTGGCGCGTACCCTGTACTATGTCCATACTGACGGTGATGTGTCGAATACGAAAGTGTTCGGTGCGATGTACAACGTTGATATTGCTGGCTATAAAATCAGTTACGACTCGACAGGTAAACGCAGCGCTGTAGTCTTTCACAAGTCTGGGCAAGTGGACATTCTTGATGAAGCAATGACTCAGTTCGGTGAGCCTAAACGACTTGGTTATGCAGTCAACCGCGTTGTGTGTCGTCGTGCTGGTGTTGGTTCAAACACTGTCGATAGCTATGTTGCGTTTGACCTAGACGGCCGTGCGCATTACCTGAATGCCTCGTTCGTTGAAACGTCTGTTAAGTCAGACAAGTTCTACGTCAACGGCTCCGATAGTTACGATGTGCTGTCAACTCTTGACGGCAAGCTGGTGGGCGGTAATACCTCTGCGGCACCTGCCAACGTTTTCTGGTATCAGTTCGTACCGAGTTCGTTGCTTGTTTTCGGCCACGATGGATCAAACGTCTATCAGTTCAACATCCGTGATAACGTACAGAACGTTGCTGCTCGTCCTCTTGTGGCCAACGATCTTGTTGTGTTTAACACGACTGCTGCTTGGACGGATGCGGGTGGCAAGTTAGTTTCTGGTATGGACACGAACGGTAGCAATGCGCTGTTCGACTTCGCTACGACCGACGCGCCTACGCAGACTCGTTCTGGTTGGCCTTATGTTGAACTCCTGACACCTCCATATACTCAGGAAGATACATACGACCGTCTGTTCTATTACGCAGCACGTCCTACCACAGGTCTGAAACATCTGACCATTCGAGACTACACTGTGAACATGCCTGACCTGAGCAACATCAACTTAGGTCCGTCTGTAACGTTCAAAGTGATTGTCGATGCGGGTGACCCTGACATTGCACTGCCTATCACAGCACCTGCTGGTGTGACTGTTGCGGCCACGATTGACGTCACCACGACTGATATTGTTGACGGTAAAGAAGTCACAACGACCAAGAAAGTGCCTGTGTCGAAAGTATATGATGGTCAGGAAGTTACTATCACGCTTGGCCATGAGTACATCACCAGTACATCGTTCCCTATCTCTATCGGGCGTTCTGTTTACCAGTTCGAGATGAAAGCTGATGATACGCCTAACGCTTTCTCGTGGCAGAACATTCTTGGTGTTGACAACGACACTTGGAATCGTACCGAAGATGTTACTATCAGCGGCATTAACGTTGCAGTGCCTGTCTCTGTGCTGATCGATGGTCAGGAAGACTATGACCGCGTTAAGATCTTTGTGGATGGTGTAGAGACAGCGATGCCTGTGCTCATTCGCAATAATCAAAAGCTCGGCTTTGAGATTCTGCATGAAAACAACACGTCGCGTATTGATGTTGGTGTAGGAAAGGGCACTTCTGGTTTCGGTATCTATACGATTGTCGAAGCGCAGATTGATGTCGGCCGACACTGGGCGTATATGCCTATCGGAAAAGAAGTCAAATCCGATACGTTCAAGAACACTGGCACTATCCCACTAACATTGACTATCGACTCTCCTGAAGGTGCTGTGTTTGCCGACGGTAGTACGACTGTCACTGTGCCTGTGAACGGAACGTCCAGCATTAAGTTTACACCTACTGAAAACAAGCAGTACACGATCAAGTTTCATTCTGATCAGTTCAGCTATGAGTGGTATGTGTGGGCAGACGCTGAATGGCTCGGCACTCCAGCTCCAACTAAACGCGCAGAGCGTTATGTTATGGGCGACAGCGGTGATCTGTTTGTTGATAACATTCCAGATAACTTCTGGACGTACTTCACCGTCCCTGCTGGTATGTTGCTTGACGTTGATGGTGTGCGTGTTGTCGCTGGCTTAGACTCTCGTGGTGTGTACAAGGAGCAGGGTCTTGTCTTGGGTCCGTTTGAGTGTGCAGACACCATGCTCAAGATCTATGGTCTGCCGTCGCACGATCAGCCACACACGTTGATGTTTGGCAATGCACCGTTCGGTTGGTTGTATGATATGACGGTTGATCCGTCCTATACTGCATACGCCACTGAGTCTGTGCAACTGTTTGACGTCACACACCTGGACGCTGTGGCCGAAGCCGTCACTGCCACGGATAAGACGTTCGTCGGTACAAGTACGCACAGTGTCAATCTTGAGCCTGAGTTTGACAGTGATCTTGAAGTGCAGCACCAGTGGTTCGACTTTGAGCAAGGTCAGACACATACGGATGCAGCAGTTGTCCGCACGATTGAAGTAGGCGGTACGACTGATACGCAGGTTATCTCCGGCCCTGAGTTCGATACAGATCATAAGGACTTTGTTGATAACTTCCGCATGTTCGACCTGATCGCACGTTCTGACATTGTGGTTGACAAGTTTGATTTGTTTGAACTTACGCAAGGTCAGAAGGACGTTATTACGACAATGCCTACGGCTGACTTTGTCGGTGAGGCCGAAAGCATAACGTCTGATACGTTCCCACTGTTCGAACTAACTGTTGGACAAGAAGATACAGTAACTGACTTCCCACTGTTCGAACTAACTGTTGGACAAGAAGATACCGTAACAGACTTCCCTATGTTTGAGGCAACTGTTGGACAAGAAGATACAGTAACTGACTTCCCGCTGTTCGAACCGACTGTTGGGCAAGAAGATACAGTAGCTGACTTCCCTCTGTTTGAAGCAACTGTCGGTACTGATTTTGTCGCTGATTCATTTGGTGCTTTATTTGTTGAAGTGCCGGATATTGCTGCGGACACGTTCCTGCCTGACTTCGCTACAGACTTAGTTGCTGTCAACGATACGTTTATTAATAACTTCGTTGCGTACGCGGATGTGGCTGCACAGTATTTCGATTTGCGTAGCCCTGGTTATCGTTCTTCTGCTCGTGCTATGCCAGATCAGATTCTGCCTAAGTTCGCAAACGATAAAGGTATCTACCCTACAGACGCGCTTGCGCCGCGTAAAGTAGATATCCTCGGATTGTATGATGGTGGTTCTATATTACCTAGTCAGAAATCCGTAGGTGGCCTGTATCGACAGGATGTGACAGAGGCGCAGTACGTTCCACCTAGTGCTGTGTACAATGTAGGTTGGGCAAGACCTCAGTGGATGCCTGCGACTGTGACGTACCAAGTAGATGCTCACGTTGCGAAATACGTTGATCCAATCTATCACCCTGCTGTTCTGTTCATTCCTGAAATACCGTTTGTGCGACGTATGCCTGCGCCTGTGTACTACCACTATGTGCCGTCTGATCCTCAGTGGATGAAGGCTCCTGTTCAGTACCCAGTATCACCGGCACCTAGCGACTTCTATCACCTGAAAGCAGTCTCTGGTGTACATGCGGCATTCGAACCACATACTGTAGACGCTCCTACCGTGTACACGCACTTGATTGAAGGTCAGTTCATTCAATCCAGTCAGAGCGGTAAGACTGAGGAGCTGGGTAGACGTCTGGTAAACACGGACAAGGTTATTCCTGTTGCTCGTAAGGCAGGTAATCCTGTTACGCCTAAAGCGATCCCAGTAGAGATTCAGAAGACGCGCAGATCCACCAGTAGGACTTACGTTGTTCTTGCGCCTGTTGTTGAAGCATGGACGGTTGAACCGAACCACGGTTCAATTGATAAGCCTCTTGAGGAGGGGTACTTCGCTACAGAACTTGGTGCGTTGCAGAACGCTACTCAGGTCTGGGGCTTCGACCCTTCTGTGGTCTATGCTATCCAGCAGCCTAATGGCTATTGGACTTGGGCGCAGATTACTGTGTGCGAAGAATCTTGCGGTTCTATGTCGTGTGCCGCTAGAGGATATTTGAGCGGGGGTTAATCCCCGCTTTACCTCGCGCAAGCTAATTTCATCGTGTGTTCGTACAACATAGAGACAATAACATGGTACTTTCCGTATCTGCATCCTATCAAGATGCCGTATCGAAGTACGCGTGGATGAAGTATACAGGTTCACGCGGAAAAGAAGTATCCCAGCGAACTCATAAACGCATGATTCGTGAAGGTGATATCTTCGGTATTCTCCCGCTGCGTAATGGCGGACGCTACACTCTGATTTTCCCTGATATGCCGCATGTTGACTTCCCTCTTGATAAGTCTACTGGACTGTTCCTGATGGAACGTGCATCGAAGTTGCGCAAAGTACCTGACGTTGTTAATCGTGAGGTCTCTGGGCGTACTAAGACTGCTGGTGCCAAAACGATGGAGCGTCAACTCAACCGCAGTCAGTTCGATGCCGCACGATTCTCGCCTCGTCGTGTCCCATCTGAATCTGTGTACGGAGTTAACTTCGACAACTATCAGTGGCGTATGGTTGCAAGCCCTGAATACCCTGTGAAGACTTCTAAGGGTATGACCAAGCTGTATAAGAACGACATGATTGGTGTGCGCTTCTTGCGGCAAGGCAAAGGCGGTATCATCATTAACTCCGAGGGAATGTTCCTTAAAGTCGATGACGCTCAATACGACTTGGTCGTGCATGATACCAACATCCTGCCGTTCAACGATTGGCCTAAAGGTGTTCTGACTGCTGATGACGTTAAAGCCTATCGCCGCATAGTACGACGCGCCCGTCGACGTTCTGCCGAAGAAGAACAGGAAGCCCAACGACTCGCAAACAATGCGAAGATCCTTGAGCAAAAGCAGCAACGCAAAGAGCTACAGAAAGAAGCGAACAGGAAGAAGCGAGAGCGCGAGTCTGAGCTTAGTTCGCTGCGTAAGAAAGTGCGCTCTGGTGAAATCGAGATCGATAAGCCCGAAGTGCGTACTGTCTACGAAGACGGTGTTGACAGGCGCGGCAAGCGTATTCGCGTAATCGAGGAAGAAGTCTTGGATGATGAAATCGAAGAAGTCGAAATCGACGCGGACCTCGACGAGCAGAAGCTCGAAGATATTCTTGCGCGTAGTCCGTTCGCTGGCGATGCGTTCAACATTGAAGACTCTATAGGTTCTCTGTTTGGCGGAGATGATTCGCAAGACATTGATGAACCTGCTCTGGACCTGTCAGACATTGACGAACCAGAAGAGGACGAAGAAGACGTGCCTCCTAAGAAAGTTCGTGCTAAGGCCGGTAAGAAAGCCGCTGAGCCTGTCGAAGAAGAGGAAGACCCTGATGCAGAAGAAGACACTGACGATAGTGATACAGATGTTGATGATGCAGATGATGGGGACACCGATTCAGACGCAGACGATGAATCTGTGGATGATGACGCCGCTGACGACGAAGGAGCTGATAGCGAAGGTGAAGATGGAGAAGACGAGGAATCAGAGGAAGATGAATCCGCTGACACCTCTGACGCTGTAGACGAAACCGAAGCTGACGAAGACACGGACTCAGACGTTGCTGCCGCAGAGCAGGAAGCGAAAGAGACTGCTAAGAAGATTGCAGCCGCCAACAAATCTACTCCTCAGCATCGCGCCGAGGAAGCAGAAGAAGGTGACGTGCTTAGATTCAAGGCAGATGCGAAGCTCAATCGTGATTGGGTTATCGTCCGAGTCAGTACGCACTCGACCTCAGATAACATCGTCATCTATACGCTGTACGACATTACCAACAGCCCTGATGAGGTACGTCAGGTTCGTGTGAACCGTGCGCGTAAGCAGAATCTCTTCGATTATGCAGAACATGTGAAAGACATGGCACCTAAGCTGTTCAATCGTGTGCTCGATATGACCGAAGACTTCCCCGTCAACAAAGACCCTATCGCCAGTTAAGACTGTAAATACCAGTGTTAATGACGATTGGAGAAAATCATGCAAATCTCTTTGAAGCGGCTTGAAAAGAATCCTGATAAGGTTCTGGACACGCTTAATCTTACTCAAGCGACGAAGCTGGTGGCGCATCTTGATGATGCGTTTCACACTGACTCAGAAGGTCTGATATCGGACGCTGTGTACGACTACATCCGCACCTACATCGACAAGCGCTGGCCTAAGTCTAAGCTGGCGCGTAAAGTCGGTGCGCGTGATGATTCGGACGTTAAGCTGCCTGTACCTATGGCAAGTCTTGATCAGTTCGTTCTGGGGGGCAAACAACTGTCTAAAGCTCTTGCCGAAGACGTTGATTGGGTTCTGACTGATAAACTCGATGGCCTGAGTATTGAAATCGTTTACGAGAAAGGCGTACCTGTTCGTGCGCTTACTCGTGGTGATGCTACTCACGGTAAAGACGTGTCCCAGCATTTACCTGCTATGCGTATCCCTCAGAAAATCTCTGAGAAGGGTCAAGTCGTGTTGCGTTGTGAAGCGCTGATTCCGTACAAGACCTTTATGGCTAAGCTGCATGAATCTGCTGGTGGCCGCTTCAAAGCTGCGCGTAATGCTGCGTCAGGTCTGGTGCGTAACTTCGAAACAGCGAAAGAGTTCAAGTACGTCCACATGGTGTGCTTCGGTATCATCGGAGGCAAAGGCGCTACACTCAAACAGTCTTCGCAGTTCAAGCTGTTAGAGAAATGGGGATTCGAAGTAGTTCGCCACTTCGGCCCTATGCGTTTTGAGTCGGAAGAAGAACTCATTCCGTGGTTGGACAAACGCATCGCTAAGGCAAAGTATGAACTCGACGGCATCGTAATGACCCGCGATGTTCCTACACCGAAGGCTACTGCGAGCAATCCTAAACACGCTTTCAAGTTCAAGATGAACGTTGAGTCGGACACTGTTATAGTGACTGTCAAAGACGTAATCTATCAAGAGTCAAAGTACGGTGTGCTGGCTCCTGTTGCAATCTTCCCGCCGACTGTTATGCCCGGTGGTGTTACGGTTGAACGTGCTTCTGCGCACAACGGCTTCTACGTTGAGCATGGCTATCTCAAGCCGAAGAAGAAAGGCGCTGTCATGGGGCCTAAGCGACCTCTTGGTCCAGGCGCTAAGGTTAAGTTGATTCGAAGCGGCAAGGTAATTCCGTACATCATGGAAATCCTCAAGCCTGCTAAGAAGCCTAAGCTGCCTGACGTACAGTACAAGATCAATGGCGTTGAGTTCGTTGCTAAGACGAAGACCAGTGCTGCTGACTCTCGTATGCTCGGCTCGTTCTTGAAAGGGCTGGACGTTGCAAACACAGGACCGAGTACGTGTAAGCTGCTCGTTGCTTCTGGTATCAAAACACCGCAGCAACTGTTCATGACGCCTATGGCAACACTGCGTGAAATCGTTGGTGACTCTCGCGGTCGTCAGTTGGCTAAAGATCTGAAAGCGTTGAAAGCCGGTGTGCCGATGAATACGTGGCTTAAAGCTACTGCTTCATTCTTCATGCGCGGTGCTAACACAACGTTCGATAAGGTTGTCGATGCCGTGCCTAACCTCGAATCTTATTTGAAGAAAGGAAAGACTGCTGACCTGACTGTCAAGATCAACAGTATGCACGGTGTCGATAAGCTCGCGCCTCAGATTGCTGACGCTGCGATTAAGTCTTATCTCATGGCAGTTGAAATGGATGTGACTCTCGTTGCACCGAAGAAAGTGAAAGTGGTTAGCTCCAAGCTCAAAGGCGTTAACGTAGCGTTCACTGGTGTGCGTGATCGTGACCTGATGAAGCGTATCGTCGAACTCGGTGGCGTTGCTTCTGACGGCATGAAAGCAGACACGTCGATTCTGATTGCTAAAGACCCTGGCTCTGGTTCCGCGAAGCTACAGAAAGCGATTGACAAGGGCATTCCTGTTATGAGCATTGCGGAGTTCAAGAGCAAATACAAACTGGAGTGATTATGCTCTCTTTGCCTTGTACGTTCGACTACTGGCGTAACTACAAACCGCTGGCTCCGAACTTGACTGTGCGAGTGCGTAACTCAGGTGAAACTGAGATAACGCTCGAAAAGATCTTACAAGGCGCTCGTGACGAAGTGACATTGCATAGCCCGACTGAGGGTGTGCTTGATAAGGTGCCAGCTCAAAGGGGTTGGCGCCTTTCTGCTATTAAGGTCAATGACCCTATGGTAGGCACTGTGCGATTGAACACATTCAACGACGCGTTTATCTACAGTCCACGAAGCGGTTATGTTGGCGCTGACTGTTTCGCTTACATCCTGACTAACGGTACGCAGCAATCCGATAGCGGTACGATTACCCTTGATATATACCAGTGGTATACGTATCAGATGTTGGTGTACAGATTGAACACGCAGAAGACGTACCACCGTTTTACTGCGAAGCCTTTCATGAAGTACGCTTCGGGCCAAGAGCAATTGAAGCCTGTTAAGTTTGCGCAAATAAGTTGGTACTACAACCAGTATCGCGCAGAGACTGACAGCAAAGGTGTAACGCGAATCTACAAGCGCCGTGTTGTCATGCAATCAACCATTGCTGATTACACTTCCTACTACAACCGTCAGGTGTACGCGCCTACAATCATTAATAGTGCGGAAGAAATCCGTGCGTACACTTACTTCGATGACTCGCTCGGTGTGGGCTTTGATGGTGACTACTCACATCCGTTTGTGCCGAAGAACTCACAAGGCGACATTGAACTTGAGATAAGACTCTACACTGAGGAGAAAACAGTCTGGAGTCCTGCTTTAGGGCGTAACATAACGCAAGTCGACCTTGACCAGCCACTCATCCTTGACTATCGCCTGTCTGATATTTACGGCAAGCAGTGGTGGGATAGTGGTAACATTTTAGTATAACCCAAATGAGGCATGTATGAGAATTTGCGTAGCGGCTATCTGTCGCAATGAAGAAAAGAATATGCGTGAGTGGTTGGAACACGTTGCTGGTGCTGATGCAATCAGTATCGTAGACACGGGCAGCGAAGACCAAACCACAAACATCATCTCTGCGTTCACGCACCCTAACCTGTATCATATGTTCGACGTGTCAGAAGAACGTAATCTGGGCGCGAGTCGTGAACTGGCCGCTACGCCATTCTCCGAAGATGATCTCGTTGTGTGGCTCGATATCGACGAACGTTTCGATGACCCTAATTGGGTTGAAACGCTACGCAACACGAAGCACATTAAACATGCCGAAGCAGTTTGGATTCTGATGCGCAACGGTGATAGTCACTACCAGCAGATGAAAGCGTATCGTCGTCGCTCTTACTTCTGGAAGTATCGTGCTCATGAAGTCCTGTCTTCTCGTAAGCCTGGCCAGAACCTGCGTACCATCGAGGCGCCGTTTGCAACTGACCACTACCCTGACCACACGAAGCCTCGCGGTTATCTGCTTGAGCTTGGTAAGGATGTGGGTGATTACCCGCACGATGATCGTTGCAGCTTCTACTATGCGCGTGAACTCTGCTATGCGGTAAGCTATAACGAACGTGCTGACCTGCTGGACGATGCTCGTCGTGAAGTAGATCGTCTTGCTGGCATTGCTCGCTGGGCTGACTATGTTGCTATCGCTAACATCGAGCTGGCGAAAGCGACATTCAAGCAGGGGTTCACACAGGAAGCGATTGCTGCCTGTTATCGTGCGGTAGCGTTCCGCCCTGATCGCATTGAGTGCTATGCGATGCTCGCCGACATTTTCTATCGTCACGACGATATGATCAATGCTACAGGCATGGCTATTCAGGGTATTGATGCAGCCAAGCAGAATCCAAAAAGTTTCTTGTTTGACCAGACCTCTATTAATTTAGACCTATGTTACGAAACAGCTTATTGGGGCTGTCGTAATCTCGGTATGGTTGAACCTGCTCTCAACTACCTCGCTCAACTCACCATTCATCGTGGTGAAGATTTGAATGAGGCAATTCAGAACTCTGGGCTGTTGAGTCACATGCAGCCTGTTACTCAGGAACAAACAAATGACAGTACAGCGAATGAAGTCAACGTCGGGAGTGAAAAGACTCAAGACAGCTCCAGCTCCGAACATAGTGAGCAGCTCCGAGCAGACGACTATCAAGTTAGGGGAGTCGCTGACGCCAGCGAACAAAGCAAGCCTGATTAACGCCTTCGAACTGGCTGCGCGTAAGAAGCTCGGCCAGTCAATCACACCAGAAGATATTCTGAGTGTAGCAAAGCGTACTGTTGTCCCTGCTATCGCTGCGCGTATCTACACAGAGATCGCTAACTCGACCGAGAAGCAGACGTTCATGACTCTTGCGCGTCTGGCTATCGGCCTGTCTGAAATCTACTGCAAGAAGTCTGGTCTGACGGCGGGCTCGCAGGGGACACAGATGCCTGTGATTATCGGCGGGTATTTTATCAACCGAGTACTCAACGATAGCTCCAGCACCATCGCGCAAATCAACGCTATCAATCTTCCTATCGAACAGAAGTTTGCAGCACTGTTTGAATCTTTCTGGTCATCACTGGATGTTGAAACTCTGAAAGAGAAGATGATTCCTCGCTCTGAGTCTGCGTCGCGTGTCACCTTCAAGACCATCAAGTCGCCTGACATTTATAAAGGCACTGAGCAAATCAGTTATGCAGTTAATGCTGGTGGTCGTGTTTGCGGTAAGATTGCGTGGGATAAAGCGTGTGGTGAGTGCTCTGAGAAATCTACTGGCTGGGTAGTTACTCTGTTCGATGGTTTCAACGAAGCCGCATATCGCTCGGGCCGCAGTGAGAACGCGCATGAACCATTCACTGCCGTCCATAAAGGTGAAGTCAAGTTGCACAACCCTGCTCGTATGACTCTGGCCCTCGCTAAGTCATGGGCTCGTGGTGCTCTGCGAGGTTAACATGGCGCAGTTCCACTTTGCGTATAACATTGGTGACATTGTTTCGTTCTATTACGGACGTACTATCGGGACAGGTGCGCGATGTAAGCTGCGTGGTACAATCAACTCGATTCTGATCAATAAAGATGAAGCTATCTACATGATTCAGAGTCGCTACGCGCAGCACCCAGTGTCCGAGTCCGATATTATTAAACCGATTTTCAGTACGAAGTCCTTTGACGTGTTCTATCCTGGCGTCGAAGTCATCGCCACGCTGAAAGATAGCGGCAAAGAAGTTCCTGCGTATGTTGAAAACGCAGTAATTTCAGATGGACGCCTACGTTACTGGCTGAGCACTATGGACGGACTCAACGCCTTTCAAGTCGAAGAAGGTTGTGTGCGTCTTGCGAATGCCGGTCCAGATAACATCAACAATTTCCAGTAGGGAGAACACGATGACCCAGTCAGTAAAGTCTGAATCGTTTGATACGTCAGACATGGGCCTCGTCGGATTGAACGCGATTGACATGCACAAGGAAGATGTTAGCCGTACAGCTAAATCTATTCGTGTGGATGCTTCTCGCTTCGGTATTCAGACAGGCTCCTTTAACCTTGATGTGAACGTGTGGTTGCCGAAAGCAGCCGAGCAGTATAACACGTCACGCGATATCCGCGACTATATCATCGTTCCTGTTCCGGTGAACATCACTGAGCTGCCGAACACTAACGGTGATGCGTTTAGTCTGCAAGAGTGGTTAACGTTCAACCCTGACCAAGGTCGTCTTGCTTATCAGACGTTCATTGGTAAGCCGACGTTCATCGAGCACAACAATAAAGACTACCGTCAGGCCATGGGTATGATCTTCGACAGCAACCTGTCCAAGCTCAAGAACTTCCGTGGCGACCACGCTCGTCTGACGTTGCTGCTGGCATTCGACCGTACGCGTTGTAAAGAGCGCTGCGACCGAATCCTGAGTGGTGAGTTGAACACGTACAGCAAAGGCACAACGTATCGTGCTTATAAGTGCAGTATCTGCGGTCAGTTGGTAACGCCTAAGATGCGTAACTTCTGTTCGCACACAGCGTTCAACAAACCGACCTATCTCGATGCGCGTACAGGCCGTCTGGTGTATCGTGACTGTAAGATGCTTACCGGCTTCGAATGTAGTAGCGTGGATGACCCAGCGTTCGCGTGTGCTGCAACGTACAAAGAACATCTATTAAGGATGGCCTGATGCCAGAAGGTTTAGCTATAGGGGACTACACGTACTATCGCTATCTGGGTCAGGCGGCAATGATCTCAAACGGTGTCCATATGGAATCGCGTGAGGTCATTGGCCTTCTCAAAGTAAGCGATGACCTGTACTACATTGCCCATCCTAAATACGATCAGGCATATGCAATCAGTGGAGAAGACGGTGACAAGCTCGTTCAGAACAGTCGCCCATTCACTGCGAAACCTGACGCTCTCTTTAAGCCGGACTTCGACTTCACTCCTTACGAGGAGAAGCAGAAGAAGCCTGCGCCACCAGCACCAGAACCAAAGCCTGTTAAACTTGAGAAATCACCAGAGCCTGAGTCTAAACCTAAGCCATTGGCAACGGGGAATGACGATCGCCCAGGCGAAGACACTCCTGACTCGATGAAAGCTGCACAGCGTCGTCTAATGGATATGCCTGATTTTGGTAATTTCAAACCATTGCAGTACGCACCAGCAATATATCCTGGTGGTACGCCCAATAACTACGCTGTCAAGCCTGTTCCTAAGTGTGGTCGTGTGCATCTCGAAATATTGGGCATGGATGACTTGCGTGTTCCTGGTGTCACGCTTGAGAAGAACGGTATTAGCCCTCCTGACTATGTACTTAAAGATATTCAGGAAAACGTTATGCCCGGCATCGGCCTGAACTTTGAACTACCATTCAAACGTCTGTATGTTGGCCTGCTGAAAGCTAACTCGGATAGTGGTGGTAGTCACATTGCAACATACCGCGTACACGGTTTCCTGTACGGTGCGATATCAATCCATCCTGCACAGTTAGTGCAGCTACTCGGCGGCTATAATAGCCTGAGTATGGCGCACGTTATTACGCATGAATTAGCCCACTTTGTGGACCATACGATGCTACGTAACGTAGAACGCATGAAGTTTGATCAGGCCATTCGCGGCAAGAAAATCCACCCGGATTCTATGAACGCGTTGACCATTAAATCAGTACCCGCAGAGCACTTCGCAACGCTTGCTGAACTGATGGTTTGGGGATATAGCTTACGCAACGTTTATACGCTAAACGGCGTCGAGGTAGTAGCGAAATACTTCGAAAACAGATATATTCCACAAACTGACATTGATAGCAGAAAAATTTAAAAATACCTGAATTTTTTCTGCAATCGTTAATTTCAACCTGTCGATTCAACGACTATAAATTCTATGAGGGTTTTAACCATGCCAAAGATTACCCAACTCGCGGGTATCCTGTGTGTCGGTCAAAACCATAATCAGGCAGTAGAGAACTTTCGCCGCACTGCACTCGGTCAGAACCTGATGATTTTCGGGTCCTCTGATGGTGTAGGCTTTGCTTCGCAGAGTGGCACAGACCTCTACAATCCGAAAGGCGGTGAAGAACTGCTGGAAGAGCATCCTGATTTGGTTGAGCGCGCCGAAGTCCAGTCGCAGTCTGCTGCCGGTGACGTGAAAGCTCATTACACCATCTGTCTTGATGGTTGTGGTAGCCACGTTATCTCTGACTCTGCTGCACTGGTTCAGGGCTGCTGCCCATCGTGCTCTGCTGACCTGTCAGAAATCACTGACGACCGCGTAACTCAATTCCTGGCCGAGTCCGCTTCTGCTGACGAACAAATTGAACACGCTGGTCTGGTTGCTACTGGTGAAACTGCCGAAGCTGCTAAACGCAACTTCGCTCTGGCACTGAGCAACGCACACGCGTTCACTGCGCTGTCTGGTACTGGTAGCTTTAACGCTGCTACTGCCGTAAACTTCGACCCGTACACCGGTCAAGCTGTAGAGAATTGCGAAGCGCAGGAAGCTCCAGAAGCTCTGGCCGCGCTGTCCTCTGCTGACGGTGAAGTCGAAGCGCACATCTATAGCTGCTCCGCTAACTGCGAACAGCCATTCACTGTAAGCTCTGACGAAGAGCCTGTGTTCTGTGCGCACTGTTCTGCCGCTCTGGTCGACGAGCCGATTGAATCTCAGTCCGGCGACGACGATAGCGACATTGATATCATTGAAGAAGACGACCTCGACGACGAAGATGATTCGGACGACGAAGACTTCGATTCTGAATCATCTAATGATGAAGACGATGATATCGACGACGAAGACGACCTCGACGATGAAGATCTGGATGAAGACGATCTGGACGACATTGACGACGAAGATCTGGAAGATGATGAAGACCTCGAAGAAGACGAAGACTTCGATTCTGAATCCAGCTCTGACGAGGACGACGAAGAAGATCTCGACGAAGAAGACCTCGACGAAGAAGACCTGGACGATGAAGAGGATATCGACTCTGAATCCAGCTCTGACGAAGACGACGAGTTCGACGACGAAGAAGATCTGGAAGAAGACGATCTCGACCTCGATGACGAGGACGACATTGATTCTGAAAGCGGCGTTGTCTCTCGCACCTTCGACAGCCTGTCTACCGCGCAAGCTCAACACGGCACACTGGACCCTGCTCTGGTAGCTCTGAGCCGCGCAACTGGCAAGCTGGAAACCGTTCACATGTATTACGACGGTCATCCGATTGCTCGCGCTACTCTCGCTTCTGTATCTAATGCAGTTGGCGAAGAAAATGCGGTGAAATCCTTCGCAACTGATAATTTCATTCGTGCAGTATCACACTCTCTGAATCAGACTGGTGTGACTGGTACTTGTGAAGCATTCGGCTTTATGCCGTATCAGATCGAAATGCCTGTCGAAAAACTTCTGGCTGCGCAGTCTGACGCGCGTGTTAGCGAAGCTACCGCGAACGTTACCGGCACTATCGAAGAAGCAACCTCAGCTTATACTGAACGCTTCATCGCTGCCCTGTCTGCATCCCAGCTGGGTGTTACGAAAAACTTCTGGGGCGATGTACGCAACCCAATCGTCGATAGCCTGTGCAGCTCACTGTCTGCTGCTGGTATCAAAGAGCCTCGCGCTCTGGTTGAACGTGCGTTTATTGCACACGGCAAAGACTTCCTGACTACTTCGCTGTCAAAAGCGATGGACCTCATGAGCAAGTCCGAAGTCGCCCAGAACGAAATCTCTGAGTCAATCGACGCAGCCGCCGGCACCGTGAGTGCTGAACGCGCATCGGTCGTTCAACAGCAGGTTGTAACCGCGCAGCCTAAAGCTCCGGCATCCGCTGCTGAACTGCTTACTCAGGGTAACGACACTGTTGAATCCCAGAGTTCAGCTTCCACTGGCTCCTCGTATGAAGATAAACTTGCTCGCCTGCGCCGCATGTAATTGCGGCCTGTGACAGTTTAATTCCTAATCTCTCTTATTGGAGAAACTGATTATGTTGTTTCAAAACGCTACCGATATCGTACAGACCCAGGAAGCTGACCTGCTGCCGGGCGAAGTAATCCACGAAGAAGGCGTCGCACTGGTTTGGGCTCGCGAAGGCGGTCACTCTTTCCTGCGTCTGTCTACTGGTGCTGCTAACGAAGTATTCGCCGGTTTCGCTCTGGCTCGCTCTATGCCGCCTGCGCACATGAACCGTGTTGAAGAGTTCGTTATCGACGCGACCAAAAAATTCACTGCTTCCCGCGTTCCTGACGCTGGCGCACTGCTGGTTAAAATCGACGGCGTTAAAGCGGATCAGGAAGCTAACGCAGCTCCTTCCGAAGCTGGTGCTGTTGGTGTTCAGGGTGCTGACCTGTACTTCCACGCTGACGACCAGGGCAAGAAAGTTCGCATCCAGTATGCTTACGAACTGTCTGTGACCGAAGCGCGTTCTTACACTGCTGATGCTCCTATCGGTGGTCTGGCTTCTAACGTTGAAGGCCGTTGTGGCTACATCAAACTGGGTAACATCGCTACCTCTATGTTTGACCCGACTGCTGACTGGTCTGCTGACAACGTGATTCACCCAACTCTCGGCCCGAACGGTATGCTGACTATCGGCGGAACCGGTACTGTGCTGAAAGGCTGCGTGATCAAACAGGCACCTACCACTGAACGTGGTTACCTGATCGTCGAAATGTCTTCCTCTTACGGCGCCTAATCGTCGCGCACCGTAACTGTTTGAACTGAAACTTACGAGATTATTCTCAGGAGCAACTAATGAACAATTCCTTAATGCGCGGCGCTAAAGTAACTCTGCGTACTGGTGCACCTATCGAAGACCTGCGTTTTGGCGGGAAAGGTGATCTGGCACTGAGCGAAAGCACCGGCGAAATCAACGCCTACTCGCAAAAAGATCTGCTGGGTCAAATCAGCAAGCTGATGAACAGCTTCCAGACCGGCGAACTGGTTCACTCTACCTCTGCTTCGAACCCGCTGACAGAAGCTGAGAAGATCGAGCTGTTCCAGGAAGCTGTTGCTGATAGCAGCGGTGAGAAGTGGGCTTCTCTGGGTGCATCCATCGTTGCATCTATCGAAGACCGTGCTGAACGTGCTGGCCTGCTGCGCAAAGTGTGTAAAGGCGCTACTGTTCGTCAGGGCGATATCGCTCGTATCGAACTGAAAATCCACCAGGCAGAAGCGATCATGGCAACCGGTCCTACCGACTACGGTTACCGTCAGTTCCGCGGTCGTGTGTTCACGCCTGCTGAGTTCGAACTGAAATCCAACATCCGCGTTAGCAAAATGGATCTGGATCAGATCAACGGCGACCTGCTGGATCGCGCACAGCAAGACGGCCTGTCTTCTATCATGGTTGCAGAAGACCGTCTGTGGAAACGCGCTTGTGATCAGGCTGTTGGCATCGCTAACCCTATCACCTGGGTACACGGCGACCTGACTCCGCGTCTGCTGTCCACTCTGAAAAATTCTGTGTCTTCATGGCCGCTGCCTGTCAGCACCGCTGTGATGGCGCAGGACTACTGGAACGATATCGTTGGTAACGATCAGTTCTCCTCTGCTCTGGACCCGGTAAGCAAATACGACCTGATCACTACTGGTCGTCTGGGTACTCTGCTGGGTCTGGAACTGGTAACTGACGGCTTCCGCGCTCCAGAGCACCGCGTTCTGCAGGACGGCGAACTGTATGTTCTGGCCGACCAGGACTACCACGCAGTGTACACCACTCGTGGCGGCACCCAGTCTACCCCGACTTCCGGCGCGAACCAGGGCAACACCGACCGCGGTTGGTTGCTGTCTAGCACCTTCTCCTTCACTCTGGCGAACGTGCGTTCCGTGGCGAAAGCCGTCCGTGGCTAATTGACTGTGCAACGAGGGTAGCTTATTGCTGCCCTCACTACTGAGGACCAAGCATGAAGACTTTATCTGGTTCCTTAGCTGCACTGGCAATCGTCGCAGCGCGTGACGGACAGTGGACTGATGCTGCTCGCTTGCTTGCTCAAGCGGCTGTTGCACCAGACACTGAGGACTTTCTCGAATGCGAACTCGCTGATAACTTCCAGGCTTCTTGCTTGGTAAACTCTGTGAGTGGCGCATCCGGTATGGCTGAATCCGTCGCCGCGTTGTCTGCTGCTTTAGAGCTTAATGCCGAGGAAGAAAACTCGTTGTACGACGACGAAGTTATCAGTCTCAACTCTGATGAAGATGTTGAAGACGAAGAAGACGCAGACGATGAAGTTGATTCCGAATCGTCTAGCGCTTCACTGATTCGCTTACGACTTGACTAACACCCGATTACGGGTAACCAAAAGGGTGGCCAATAGGCTGCCCTTTTTCGTATCTGGAGCACCGCAAATGAGTGCAAACATTGCAGGTATGCTCAGTAGCAGTACATCGCTGCGGGCAACTATCTTTGGCTTTCAGCGTCAATTCCGTCAGGGGTTCGGGTTAAAGCGTTTTGTTTGGTCTGTGCATAATAACCCGAAGCAGGGTATTCGTGCAACGAACAATCAAAGCACTGACTATCCGTACGGTTGGTTCAAGCTGCCGAACATTGCATTTAACCGAGACGAGTCTGTCAACGTAAAGAACATTGCACGTCATGGTAGTGGCTGGGCGTTAGGCAAAGACGATACGAACGCTATCGTTGTAACGAACTACTATTTCCCTGTAACGCTCACTGGTTCGTTGTTTGTTAAGTTCATGAACATCGACCAAGCGCTGTTGTTTATTCAGCAGGCGATGATCGCAGGACTCACTGACCTTATGAGCTTCTCTATTGAGATGCCTACAGCTAAGTGGACTGCGCGTGTTAAGCTGGATGACTCTCTGCCTATGCCTAACATTGATGACCTCGACGACGGTAGTACGCCGGGTAGTTTCGAACTTGAGATTCCAATCACGATTCATTCGAAGATTGGTTTCAACATGGAGCAGGCTAAGATTAACAACTACGGTGAAATCACCGAGAACGTTGAAATCGACATGGACTTAGGTCCACGCGCCGCTGCTGCCGCTGAACAGGATGAGGAGGAAGTAGACTAATGTACACACGCGAGAAGTATCGTAAGCTCGACCGTACTCTGGTCATTGATAGTCGTGTACGCGCTGTCACTTCTAACCAGAACTCTATTCTTAAACGACAATCACATGCTGTTGGTATTCCCCTAGACGGTGAGTATCAAATGCAGAGTATCATTGTCGGACCTAAAGGTTATGCGCTGCCTGAGATTAAGGGTCTGCTGTACATTGACACCGCAGAGCCAATCATTCTCCAGTTCGCTGGTGGTCAAATGATTATCGAAGGGCAATTCACCCTGACAGGTAAGATGGCACAATCCGTTCTGGTAAGTGACGTGGATCAGCGAGTTAATCTGGTTTGTTACTGACAATTCGCTAATTTCATACAGTCGTTACACGATGCCCATTCTTATGGAGATTCACGATGTTACAACCTAATCACCCCTCTCCGGGGGTCTATTCGCAGGAGAATGACCGTAGCAACCAAGCGTCACTTGTGCAGTATGGCATGTGTACTCTGGTGCTGCCGTTCCCTCGCGGACCTGTGGGTGTTAACACAACTGTTACCTCTAAGGATGAGATTGACGCAATTTTTGGTCCAGCAACGGGGCAGTACGCTAACAACGTCCAGAACGCAAAACTTCTGATGACGAAAGCAACCAAGCTGAACATTACGCGTGTCGCTCTCTCCGTGAAATACGCAGGTGTGTATATCACAACTTATAACAACTTCGCCACCTGCCGCCCTCTGGGTGACGCTGGACTTGTTGACCCTGAGCAGATTGCTTTCTCTGATCGCGATATCTGCCTGATCTACGCAATGTCCCAGTACGCAGCGGCGAACGACATGTACATCACGTTTGAACCTGACGTGACAGATGCGCTGGGCATTAAGTCTATCATCAAAGTGTATCGTGTCGGTTACCTGACTCCTCTTGAGTCGCACACTGTGACTACGCGTTACTACAAAGACGAAGCGGGAAATCAGTTCTTCATTGAAGACGTGATCAACGTTAACTCTAAGTACATTCGCGTTAAGCTGAACGAAAACCACTACAAGCTGCTGGAAGACCCGAACTTCGTGGTCATCAACTCTATCGGCGGTGGCCCTGCTGACCCAACGAACCCGACTGCTCCGAACGGTCAGTTCACTGGCGGCAGCGATGGTGCTGTTATCGACGTAGACCATTCTGATGCGACTATCGCTAATCAGAGTCTGTCTGCTGTTCTCAGTGCGTGGGATAACTACCGCGACTGGGAAGATGTTCAAGCTGGCATCCTGTGTTCTGGTGGCCTTGAGCATCCTGTGATTGCGAACAAGATCGATGAACTGGCTGAGAGCCGCATGGACTGTATCGCTACTCACGGTGTGCCTGTTAGTCTGCAAGCGCGTGATAGCTCTGTTGCGTATCGTCGCGGCAACAAGCCTTATCAGCAAGCAGAGTTCTCCATCATCGGTTCTTGGTCTGCGTTGGCTAACTCAGACGTTAAGGCCCGTGACAATGACAATGCGCGTGACTACTACGTGCCAGCGTCTGTCTGTATGGCGTACTGCATGTTGACTGCTGACCAAGTAGCATCGTGGTTAGCGCCTGGTGGTCTGCAACGCGGTAAGCTCGACTTCGCTACTGACGTGCGCTATCGCTTCAAGCAGGGCGACCGTGACATTCTGGTGGATAACCAGATTAACCCGATTGCTGTATTCGAAGGCGAAGGTATCTTCATGTGGGGTGCTGATACAACGTACACCACTAAGAGCCCGCTGCAAGATATCGGCATCCGTCGTCTGCTTGCAATGCTTCATGCTTCTGCCCGCGCTAATAACCTGAGTGCTGTCTTCGAACCGAACGACGACATTCTGAAACAGCGCCAGAAGTCTGCGATGGAAGCAATCCTCGAACCGATTAAGACCGGCCGTGGTTTGCGTTGGTATGCAGTCCAGTGCGACTACAAGAACAACACCGCAGAAGACGAAGCGCGTGGCGATCTGATCATCGACGTGTTCCTTGACCCGACTCGCTACACTAAACGCATTCACGTAACTGCTATCGTACCGCCAGTCGGTGATATCCAGTACGCGCTGCAACTGATCAACTCTGGTGCACTCTAAGGAGCTTTTAGATGCCAAAGGTAACTCTTGACGAATTTGCGTCTACGAAAGATCCGTTACTCGATGACAACTTCGAGTTCCTGATTCCTAACCCGCCTGTCGGTGGTACGGATTACGCGCGTACTCTGCGCCTGTTCTGTAAGACCGGTGTTAAGCCAGGTTCTACTCTGGAAGAAGTTCTGAAAGAAGCGTTCGGCCACCAGCTCAACTACGCTGGTCGTAAGATCTTCTCTCACGCGCTGTCCACAGAGTACAACGAAAACTCTGAAATGGCGGTGTACAAACAACTGGAAGAATGGCATGAGTTCGTTCGTGCTACTCAAACCCAGCTGGGCGCACGTAAAGCTGACTACGCGACCAAAGCAATCTTCCGTATCTTCGATATGGACGGTTCTGTAGTTGCTGAGTACAACATCTACGGTGTGTGGCCGAAGCAGGTTCCTGATTTGCAGTTCTCTGGTGCTGCGCAGGCTGTTCCGGTATCAATCGAATGGTCCTTCGACTACGCCGAACTCGCATCGTAAGAAACACAAGGGCCAAGATTCGTTCTGGCCCTTTTTCGTTTTGGAGAGACTATGCTTATTCTACTGAGCGAAAGCGCACGTAAGACACCTATCGTAGGGATTCAAGACTGCGACTGGTATCGCTTCGAAGGTAAGCGCAAGGTAAGCATTGAGAACAAGGAGCATGAGGCCGATATCGAGGAAAAAGATGTATTCGGTATCTTGGCAGCAAAGCGCAACAAGTTCTATGTGCTGCATAAGGATGACCCGTCAGTAGTGTTTGAAGTCGATGCCGCTACAGCACGTTCGTTGCTTGGCCGTAGTCGCCCGTTCACTGGTACAGTGTCCGGCATTCGCATTAAGAAAGCGAGTGACAAGAACACTCCAGCGCGTGAGAAACTTCCTGCTGCGCCTAAAGAACCACAACCGAAGAAACCATTCAAAGCTGTTCCTGGCTCTAAAGCTGAGAACACTAAGCTGACTCAAGAACTACGTAAGGCCAAGTTTAAGAACGCTGGTCGTATTGAGTTCCTTGCTCGAATCCCAATGCCAACTGGTGGCACGTATAACTACTACGACGCGTCAGAAACGTTTGAAGGCTACAAGCCTAATCAACGTGAGAAGTGGGAAACGGACTACGAGAAAGCCGTTGTGAAACAAGTAGAGAATGGTGGCTATCTGGTTGGTGCTACGTTCCTCAAGTTCGACGATGCAGTTAGACCGGTGCTTGTTATTGTAGAGGACTAATCATGCCGCTGCCGACGCTTGACGATCTGAATGATTCTTCTGCTCCTGGCCTTGACGACCCCTTCATGCAAGACAAGTGGCGTGTGCGAGATTTTCCTGTAATTGGTAATGTATCGTTAAGCCCGTTTGCGTGTGAAGAAGTTGACCTGCCATTCTCCGTCTATCAATCGAAATCAAAAGAAGTGGCTACGGTTACTATCAACTGGCCTCATGGTTCGAGCGTTGACGGATTCGCATTGCTGTTTGGCATCGACCAGAAGCTCGCGGTGATGAAGTATTTCACTGCGTGGCAGAACTTGATTCAGAACCCATACACTGGTGGTTTTAGACTGCCGTCCGTGTATAAGAAAAACCTTATCATTGAGCTATACGACAACCAAGGGCAAATGGTTGGCGAACAACAGCTACGCAACTGCTGGCCTATCGGTGGTCAAAGCATTACGCTTAACGGTACCGGTGGTCGAGCTATGTGGTCTGTGCAGATGGCTCTTGATGTTTCCCGTCCAATGATGTGAGATAAGAACTATGGAAATTCAAACAGCGAGTTTACCTTCGCGTGGCTATAAAGCAGAGCTGCCTGATGTTTTTGAGATGCGTCGTTTTGCAGGCAAAGAGAACCGCGCTATCGCTAAGGCAATTGATGCGAAGGATATGAAGTACATTCTGCTTGATGCACTGGCCCCGTGCCTGAGCATCTCGCTCGAAGAACTGACTGTACCTGATGCGTTCGCACTCGTTTTTCAACAGCGTATGTGGATGAACACGGTACTACCGCTGCGTACTCATTGGCGCTGCAATAAACCGCTGTTTGAATATTCCGATGGTATCGTTAATGATTTGCGCCCAGATGGTGGCGTTATCAATACGTTCCCGTGTGCCACCAACAACATCGGTGTGATTGACGAAACGTCCATGACTGTGGCTATGCTTAATGCAGAGCACGAGCGATTCGACCTGCCTCGTATGCGACACTATGAGCGTTCGTCTGAGGATATGTTCAGTTGGCACGTAGCGCATATGGGACCTAACTTTGACGGCAACGTTGCATTGCTCGAAGAACAGACTGACCTGACACTTTGGTTAGAGCTGTCTGAGTGGGTACGTGCATCGCGTCACGGTCTGCTGACTGATATTGAACTCCTGTGTCCGAGCTGTGGTCGTCACAGCACACGCGCATGGGATCTCAACCCTTCGATCTTCGTTAACTGATGTTAGAGATATATCTCCCCTCAGGCAGGTCAGACGTTCGCATCATGCAGATAACCGCTGATGCAATGTCAAGTCTGTACAACGCACAGAAACACAAACTGCCTGAACTCTTTGTTGATACGTTGCAGCGATTCACCAACGTTCGTGTTCGAGATATGTACCTCGAAGACTTTCGTTATATGCTGGCGATGATCGACAGAAATAGTTGGCCGCAGTCGCACCGCCTTTACGAGTGGCGTTGCACACAAACGTTCTTCGTTGATATGCGTGGAGAGCGTTATTACGACAGGCCAAGAGGTCGCAAATTCGTAGAAGTAGAATGTAACCTGCTCAACACCGAAGAGGTTATGCGACAAAAGATAGTAACGCACAAATGGCGCGACCTTCCACAAGGCTTGCGCCATCCTACTGTTCAGAGGTGGATTGACGCCGAGCTGCTGGCAGAGACAGAAGATCGCACTCAGGTTATGAATGCAATGTATATCGACAGTGATATTCCTCTTGCGCAAACGCTTGAGTATGCTGACCCTGTTGAATTGCTTGAAGCGAGCAATTATGTATACGTGAGCTGTGAACTGGAGACCACGCATAAGTGTAACCGTTGTTTCCGCACGTATACATACAAAAGTCCAATTGATATTCTCGGTTACTTCCGTGTATTCTCCGACACCTCTATGATGAACATGACGCTCGACCTTGCGTCGGCTAAGAACATCTATGTGCCGGACGATATAACGATCAACAAACTGCTTTACTGGCACAGTGCTTACGTTCACGATAAGAACAAAGCCGAAGAGCAGCGAGCGCTTGCTAAAGCGGCTCAGAAAGGTCGAAGAGGTTAATAATGGCTAAGCCACAAGAGAAAGAGTTGTCTGCTCTCGAACTTATGATCGAACACGCAGACAGCGTTAGCCCTTCTGTTGCCGGTATGCCTAAAGCGCGTCGCAAACGTAAAGCCGCTAACGATTCTCCGTCTGCGGATTACGACCGCGACTACGACCCAGAGATGTATGACGATGAAGTTGTATTCGTCGGTCCTGGGTCACGCGCTAAGAACCGTGCAGCGAAAGCAATGCGCGAGAAGATGGCCAACCAACGTGTGCGTTATGTAAGTGATAACGATGCACCAGCCGCTTCCCCTCGTGCTGTAGCGCAACAACCAAATCCACGAGAAGTCGAATCTGCGCTTGAAGACCTGTTTATTGCAGGCGAGAAGTCAGGCGACGATATTGTTAAGGCAATCAAAGAGGGCAATGCAGTCTCAACAAAGACGCAGAAAGCCCTCGAAGACTGGCTTGAGTGGGAAAAGTCAGAAGCGTTCAAAGCGAAAAACAAAGCGAAGTCTGACCCTCATGGCAATCAGCCTGGTGCTGGTGGCCCAGGAACCGGCAGTGCTAACGACGATGGAGGCGCTGATGAAAATGATAATGGCGGTCCTGATTTCGGTGGTAATGGCAATGATAATCGCCGTCGTCGTACCGGTCGTCGTAATCGCCGTGGCAGACGTTACGGTCGTGGTGCAGGATCACGTCGCGGTCCGGGACGTAACCTACCTAGACGTAGATTAAGAGGCAAGCTGGGTGCTCTGTTGGGATTAGGCACTATCGCTGCTGCTACTGTTGGCGGTCTGTGGTTAAAGAACGAATCGCAAGAGAAGTTCGAGCAAGACAACGCAGACAATGCAGGTGCAGGTGCTCCTGTTAACCAGCCTGATGCGCCTGCACCTGTCGCACAGCAACCAGAGATACAACGCGCAGAAGAAGCTGCTAAGGGTGATGCACCCAAGCCTCCGTCAGAAGTACAAGACGCTGCTGTAGCTGGCGCTTCACTGCTACTTGCTGGTGCTGCGAAGAAGATTCCTGTTGTAGGTCCTGCTCTTGGTAATGGTCTGTCGCTTGCAAACGATATGCAACACATCGATGCAGACGAAACACTGACTGACCAAGAGAAAGCGCATGAGAAGAAGAAAGCAACTGGTGGCGCTATTGGCGGTACTGCTGGTGGCACTACAGGTGCTGTTGCTGGTGCGTGGATTGGTGGTACGTTAGGCTCAGTCGTTCCTGTTGTTGGCACTGCTGCTGGTGCTGCTCTTGGTGGCTTGCTGGGTGGCATCTTGGGTGACTACTTCGGTAACTCTATCGGTGAATACGTTGCTGATAAGATTACTGACGAAACAGACACGATGCTCGCTGACGGTGAGAAAGACCGCAAAGAGAAGATGGACGAGTACAACGACACTACAGCAGAGAATGAGAACAAAGCCAAGTTCCCAAGCCCGACTATCTCACCTTTCAGCTTCATGGGTCTGATGGGAATGGGTGGCGGTGGTGGAGGTACGTATCAAGGTCCGATGCGAGCACAACCTTCCCGTCGCTATGATAGCAAGCAAGTAACCGATATCGCCAACAAAGCAATTGCTGAAGGTGGTCTTGGTGCGGTATCAGAGCAGTTCGAATCTGGAGGTCGTGGAGTCGGCACTGTATCTACCGGTCGCGGTGACTACGGCGGTGTGTCTTACGGTAAGCACCAGCTCGCTACGAACAACGGCAGTATGATGAACTTCCTGAACAGCCCTGAAGGTAAGCCTTTCTTGCAGCGTTTCGGTGGTCTTGCTCCGGGGACAGCACAGTTCAACTCTGTGTACAAAGACGTTGCAGCGACACAGGGTGCGGACTTCGATAAAGCGCAGTCTGACTATATCACGCGTACTCACTATGCGCCTCTCGCTGCGAAGATGCAGAACGAAGTGGGTGTTGACCTGACGAAGCGTGGTGCAGGTGTGAAGGAGCTGCTGTACAGTACCGCAGTTCAGTACGGGGCGGGCACCAGTGTTATCTCGAACGCACTGCAAGGCAAAGACGTTAACGGCATGTCCGATGAAGAGTTGATTAAGACGATTCAGGACTACAAAGCCGCGACGACTGACAAATACTTCAAATCGTCTGATGCTCAAACGCGACAGTCCGTTGCTACACGAGCGCAGAACGAGAAGGATGTATTGCTCAAGGTCGCAGAAGCAGATAGGAAGAAAGCTGTAAATACAGACCAATCTCCTTCTCCTGAGCGACAGTCTTCTAAGGACGTTGTTGCTGCTTCTGGTGGTTCTGGTGTCGCCGATAGTCGAACGCCATTCTCTGAGGAACTTGATAAACAAGTCCGCAAAGAAGTCATGGCTGAGACATTTACGAAGAAACCGTCTACGGATGTTCTTCCTAAAGAGATGACACAAGATACCAATCGTATCACGCCTGTTGTGCAGCCGGAAGCTCCTGTTGAGCGCGTGCCACTCGTAACTCCTGGTGACATTGCTCGCACAGAAGTACCTGAACCAGTTGCACCGACGCCTCCACCGACGCAGACTGCTAATCAACCTAAAGGCGTTGCAGTATCTCGCCCTAGCACGAAAGGTTCAAATAGCTCTAGTCCTAGTAATGCTCACTCACTCGATTCGATCCCAGTCTTCATGGACGACCCGATGCTGAACATGATTACTATGGGCTACATGTGATAAGGAGTTTGTGTGGCTAACTATCTCATGCCTGCTGACGGCGGGCAAGCCACTTCTGTTGGTACTACACGATCACGCGATGATGTTATCTCTGTTGACAACATGTATCGCGTTAAGATCTATAACAAAAGTGGCACAATCACGTTCACTGGATTCATTCCCCCAGACTTCTCGTTCAGCCTGTCTTCGCAATGGGATGCACCGTTCGCTAACACTACGCTTGCAGACCTCGCAGAGAGAGGCGGTGATGCTTTGTCAACTGTCGGTGGCAGCAGAGTTAAGGATGCTATTGGTGCTGCGGGTAGATTCGTAGGAAACAATGCTGGTGCTGCTGATAAAGCTCTGCGCTTCGCTGGTGCAAGTTCAATGCACAAGCTGGCGAGTGCTCGCGTATGGGGAGGACCGAGTTATCTTTCAATCGACCTCCCTATCTTCGTCGATGCTTACTCTGACACGAAGACCGAAGTTGTTGACACGACCATCGCGTTACTGTCTCTGTGTGCACCATCTGAGAAAGGTGGTCTGTTGCTGCCTCCGGGCCCAAGCCCTTTAAAGGCAGTCAGCATGGAAACGATGACATTAGCCGCAAGTGGCGCTAGTGCTGATGCTGCTAACGCCGCAATAGGTAATGTCCTAGAGGACAGTGAAGCGTTCTTCGTTGATATTGGTAATTTCTTCTCAATGAGTCCTTGCGTCATTGATAGCGTTAGCGCTAACTTCGATAACGTATGGGAAGACGGGACGGGAAACCCTATCAGCGTTGACTTCATCCTGCAGGTCAGTAGCTACTTCGCAGTAACGCGAGAGGACTTGAAGAAATGGCTGAAACAATCGCAGTGATTGACAAGTGGGGAATTGACCCTTTGACCATGAAAGTGTTTGATGATGTTGACACGGCTATCTACGATAACCCTGTGCGCATCGACGCTTCTATGGAGGGCAATCCTCAACTCTTGTCGCACGTTAAATATGGTTCGAACGCTAACTGGGTGTTACTGCTTATTGCTAATGCTCTGCTGCATCCATCTGAGATGCAAGCTGGTATGCTTATGGCAATACCCATGAAGCGTCCGTCTGCTGCAATAAAACAAGTTAAGAGGACGCAAATCTAATGGCAATGGTTAATGGCAAAATCGTAGGCGCGAAAGCGAAGAAGATCAAAGACAGCTTGAAAAAGAAAAAGAAGCACGACAAGCCTCTCGCTGAACAGGCTGCTGAATTGAAAGCGGCCAGAGCGAAGAAACCTAAGAAAGAAGAGAAGCCTGTTAAGGCAAAGAAGAAAACTCGTGTAGAGACTTCTGAGCCTGAGATGTTTCGTATTCAGATTGGTGCGCACGGCTTCCTGTCTGTTGACCTCGCTACTGATGATGCTGGTAACCGTGTCGTGGAAGTGCGTAAGTGGTACAACACCAAAAACGATTCTGAAATCAAGCCAGGTCGCGGTGGTTTCAATATGCAAGCGAAGTCTGCTGACATTAAGCTGCTCGCTGCCAAACTGAAAGCCATTGCGATTGAGCTTGATGCTGAGGGCTAATCATGTCTGATCACGCATCTTCTGGTGGCGTGAAGGATCAAGGTTATTTTGGGCTACTGTTAGACGGCAAAGCACCGCCGTCTATGCCTAACTTGATTCGTTCTGTTCACGTCTACGAAAACACCTTTGCTGTACCCTGCGCTCTGATCGTATTCTCCGACCAGACGAACGTACTACGATCCACCCACGCGATTGTAGACGGCACTAAGATAACTATGGTGATGGGCCCTGATCAAGAATCAGCGTCAACGCTTACGTTCTCTGTCTTCGCAGTAAGGGAGTACGGTGAAGGTAATACACCAATGCTTAATGTGCTGTGTATTCTCGACGCACCCACCTTCATCTTCGATACCCGCAGTTTTAGCATACGCGGTACTTCTATCGATGCCCTCAAACAAGTTGCATCGTTCGGCGGTCTAACACCAGACTTCGGAGACATACAGACCTCAGACATAATGAGCTGGGTGTCTGCTGCGTGTAGTCCGAAGAAGTTCGCGCATGAAATCGAACAGCACATGTGGGTGTCCGAAGAAGCGCTGCCTAAGATGTTTATCACTGCCGATAAGCGCATGGTGGTGCGTGACATTAACAAGCTATTCGAGAGCGACCCGAAAGCATACTGGCTGTTCAACCACAAACCGACAGGCGATAGTCCTCTGTATAACCTGCATGAGTTTCGTCCTAAGTCCATGAGCGGTGTGTTCAATGGCATGTCGAACTACGGTGAGAAGTTACTGTGGACAGACTCTGAGGGAAAAACCAATGAGCTTTCGTCCGTGTCTGTTAAGAGCACGGACCCTCTGAACATTAACAGTGACACTCGCGGTGATATTGCAGGTACGCGCAAGCAGTATGCTCGGCCCTCGAATGATATTAACCTGCACGATAAATATCTTCATGCGTTCTACTCGAACAAACGTCAATCGATGACGTACACAGAGACTGCCCGCGCACTTATACTCGGCGGCTGCCCAGAAGTAGACTTGTTCGATATTGTTGATGTGTCTGCCGGTGTTATCAACGGTCAGCGTCAGGTTGAGACCGATATCAAGGTATCAGGCAAGTGGCTTGTCATTGGTCGTACTCGCGTGTTCGTCGGTGGAATGTACAGTGAAGCGTTTCTGCTTAGCCGCAACTTCACCCCTGTAGAAGGTACGTCAAACATCGGCGGTGGCGCAAACATCATTCAGACGCCACTGTCTACTGTCGCTAACGTGCTGCGTCCGTTCCAGATTAACGCTAACATCAAACAGGCGCTCGACGGTTCGAACCCTATCGACTGGATTGCACAGCAACACAACCTACAGCTTGATGTGATGCTCGACCAGTTCCAGACTGATAGCGAGATGTTCAAGTTCCCTGAGTTGGCTGCTAAGTACGGTGAAGGTGCTGACTATCTGAATAGCCTGATGCAAGAGTTCAACATGGCCAAGTACCTGACTGGTATCTGCAACGCGTTGAACAGCCTTGAGAAGCTGAGTGTCAATCTGGCAATCAACTATAAAGGCAGCATACTCGGTAGCCTCGCTTCGCGCATAGATGCTATGGAAAATATGCTCGGTGGATTCACCAGTGACGTGAACAGCCTGATAGCTAACGGTGATATTCCCGCAGAGTATCTTGATGGTCCTCAAATCAATCAGCGTTGTGTCTCGAATAAGATCGACGATATGAACCGTATGCTGACTGATGCTCTGCCTGACAAGTGCCTCGATGCACTGTCTATCAGTAAGCTGTTGGGTCCGAGCACTAACCTAGCGCAACTCATTCGTCAACAGGAAGAGAACCTGCGTAACTTCTTGTGCTCTCTCGGTGACGGTACTGTCGATGGCTCAAGCAAGCACGGTACGCCTGACGGTGAGAAACTTGAAATGTATTTACCACGGGTGAACAAATGATTCCACTCAATACAGTTAACTCCAAGAAGGGCATTGACCCTCAAATGGAGTATGAGGCAATCGTTATAGACAATAACGATCCTCAGCAAATAGGTCAGATTCGTGCTCGTGTCATGGGACTGACGGATGACATAGCCGACGAGATGATTCCGTGGATTCGTCCTGCTGTCGGTCATCTCGAAGGGCTGAAAGGTGGTTCAACTGGCGTTGTGTTTGGTACGTCATTCATCCCTACTCGCGGTGCTAAGGTAAGTGTTAAGTTCCCTACTGGCCAACTGCATGAGGGTATGTACACAACGAACGTGCGTATGACGAAAGCAGACATTCTGCCTGAGTTTCTCGTTAACTATCCGCATCGCATAGGCGTCAGACTATCTACTGGTACGCAGTTGATTATCGACCGCATGACTAACGAGCATTTCCTCGTTACGTCGGGTGACTTCCACATGACAATCATGGGTGATGTTAACCAGACGATTGTTGGCAACCAACAGTTGATTATCACAGGCACGAAGAATGATATTCCCGACTACATTCTGAATGACCCTACGATGACGCCTAAGAATCTCAAGCCTGACCCGAAGAAGCGTGTCAAGTTTAAAGGTACGCCTAAGGGTGACGGTGGCAATCAGTATACGAAGATCACAGGCAACCAGACTGTTGAGATAGGAGGCAGTCGCGTTACCAAAATTAAAGGCGATGACGTGCTTGATGTTAAAGGTGCTGTTAGCATTGATGCAGGTCAGGAAGTAACTGTAAATGGACAGACAATCAACCTGAACTAAAGGACGCATCATGCGCACTGTATTACATCGCACCATGAACTTCGCATATCTTGATGGTGGCGTACCTCGCGTGGTTACTGCTCGTGTTATGATTCAGCATCCGCTGGGCTTACAGGGCAGTGCCCTCCACGTCATGTCCAACATCGCTATGCAACGCACCAAACTGTTTTACATCAACGACGAAGACGTCGAGATGCAAGGCGATATCCTTGTAACTGATCACATTAGCTGGAAATTCAATGACCGCAGCATTACAGCCATACCACGCGCCAAGAAAGACCCGTCGAACTATAGCTGCATCTGCTGTGCGTTGGCTGACTACTTTGAACGCTGTATGCAAATCTGGTTGCGCAACCGTCGTGATGCGATTGATTTCATTACGGTGGACGTTGTTGTTGCTGACCATGAAGATGCACACTACATTGAAGATATCAAGCCAGAGCTGGGATGCAACTTTTTCGAAGCGTCTGTCTTTGTGTTGGAAACCTCTTCCGCTACGTGGTCTAACATGGGTGTGCTCATTACTGATAAGCAGCGTTTTTCTGGCAATACCATCTTTTTGTCGGAAAAGGGACGCGATACCGTCAGTTCATCGCATCTGCAAATCAACGTCACAGGTTTTAATCCTTACGGTGCTCCTGGTGATAGTGGTTCTCTCCATAACGTCCTCGGCGATTTCACTGATAAGTTCGGTATCTTCAATGGTCTCCTTTTGATTAAGGAGAACACGAAATGATCTATGCTATTTGGTGCGGCTCTGTGCCTACCGATTTGCAGTGCCGAGCTATACATGGTGCAATATCCCGATTTATGGCTAAGAAGTACAAGCCTTTCTATTCGCATAGTCTTGTGGTTAGTGGTCCATGTGCTGAGGGCGCCTTCGCAGCACTGTCTCATGCTGGCTGTAACGTGACTCTGAAAGAGCCAAAGCGCCCTGCTACACTCGCTATTGTTGTTTCAGGTCCTGCGCCTCGCGAGTTTACACAGATTCGCAAGCAAGTCCTTACATGTCGGGATGACTGACGCTAATTTAGCTGAGACTATCGTATAAGGAGACGTCCATGCTTTCGTTATCTCAAGCGTGGGGCACAAAGTTTTTCCCCACTGCTGTTGAGCCAAAAGCGCTCACAACTCTTATCTTTGCCTCGGCTATGAATTTGACTGGCGCTCGCGCTCTCGCTGAATCGGCCGTGGAGCAGAACTGCCATCGAGCTGCGCAAGTAGCCAGACCGTTTGCAGAAGCAGCCGAGTTTATTCAACGTGTCTACAACAAACATCCTGACTATGAGATTGTTGTTCTCGGTCAAGGTGGTATGGCTTCACATTCTGTTGTGACTGACGCAGAAGGTCGTATTGTGTTTGACACATACGAGTCCTGCCGTCTACAATACTTCCCTGGCTGTTCGTATTCATACAACATGCCTGGATTTGTGAACGAGCTTTCGCCTCAGGCCCGCGTGTCTCTTTATGAAGCCTATAAAGAGTTGCAGGATCAAGGTCTGTGGAAAGACAATGCTGGTTCATGGGATGTTGACCTGCCACGGGGACTCGACTCGTTATGATGATCAACGTATCATTGTCTGCCAAACTGCCACACGAGAAGAAACCTCGTAAGCAGTCAGGCGTCATTCCATACAGAAAGAAAAAGGATGGTACAGTCGAGTTGCTTTTGATTCGTACCACCCACGCTGGCAATTGGGGTCTGCCTAAAGGCGGAGTCGAAAAAGGAATGACGCCCCTTGACAGTGCTCTCAAAGAAGCAATGGAAGAAGCTGGTGTTCTCGGTAAGCCGAAAGACTTCGTAGATATCATGCGTTACGTTAAAGGCAAAACCGGCCGTGAGCAACACGTTGAATGGTTCATCATGAAAGTCAAAACGATGCTGACTGAATACGATGAAGCCCTGACGCGTGAGCGCAAATGGTTCAAAGCAGATAAGGCTCTGCGTAAAGTGGACAAGAAACTTCGTCCTATCGTAGAGCAAGCCCTGGACATTATCGACTCGTATGGCCTATAAGCGGCGCAAAGCTGAACCTATTCAGACTGCTGTTTTTAAATCAATGAGCCGCCCTGATAAGACGGCATTTCTCACCGAAGCTGCACAACGCTACTGGATTGACAAACGCTATTCGTGTCACGTTGAACTCGGTTTGATTAAGCACGGTAACTTAAGGGCTGACGTGTTCTGCCTAAACACCAAATGCGATATGATTATCACTGAGGTGAAAAGCTGCTGGGCTGACTTCAATACTGATAAGAAGTGGCATAAGTATTTGCCTTACTGTATGCGTATGTACTTCATCATTGATGAACAACTGTTTGATTCTCACGGTGAGCGCATTATCGAGCGTATCAAAAAACTCGGTTGTGGTCTGCTTGTCGTGAATAAGTTCGGCTCTGCATTTGTCAGAAGCAATGCCAAGCGAAAGACAATGAAGAACGAAATCGTGGCAAAATTGCTCATTAAGGCCGCATGGCGTGGTGGGCGATTTGCCTAAGGACTCATTATGAACTCAACCTATCTCTTAGTCGAAGGCCCCGAAGGTAGCGGTAAATCTACTGTATGTACTGCTCTGTCTGAAATACTGACGCAACGTGGTGCGAAAACTCTGCGCTTGCGTGAGCCTGGCGGTACGCCGCTTGCCGAACACATTCGTGATGTTCTGCTATCCAATTCAAATCCTCTTAACGAGGGTATGGACCCGCGTACCGAACTGCTGCTGTTCCTCGCTGCACGTTCTTCAACGATGACTGCGTATGAGCGCATTCTCGCCAACGAACCAGACACGATCATTATTGCTGATCGCGGCTACCCTTCCACTTACGTTTATCAGGCAGGTGAGTCAGACGTTAACGCACACATCTATCAGCATACTTGGGAAGCGCTTGCTCCTGAGAATCGCCTGACAGTGCTGCTGACGTGTGGCTATGAAACTTCTGTTGAGCGTCGGAAGATTCGCATCGGCGGTGAAGACCGTATCGAAAAGCGTCAGACCAAAGAAGTGTTTGAGCAATACAACCAGCGCTATCTCGAAGTGCCTGGAGGCTTTGATTTAGTTATCGACACTGAGGTTAATTCGGTGTCTGATGTTGTTCGTCAAATTCTCGCCAAGCTGTCATGAATCTAAACCTGTTCTCGTCGATGCCAAAAGCTCGACAAGAGGCGGTGCTGAAAAAGATATGCGAAGACAATGCGTTCATCCCACAGTTCGAACAGCGATTCCTCACTATGTCGCTGTTCGCTGTGCGCAAGTCTCGCAACCAGAATACGGATGTTTTTTCGTATCGCCCGACCAAAGACCAACACATGGCTGTTGGTTATAGGATTCAGTACGTCAAAGGTAAGTACGTTGCTGAACCGTGGTGCTTCGTTGTCCCTGACGCAATGAAGTCTACTGGTGAAGAGATTAACACTCGGCCAGACAAGGCACTTTACTTCGGGTCACTTGTACCTGACAGTCTGCTCGAACAGCACGGCACTCTTGCGTATAGCTTGATGCTGGGCAATCTCAATCTGCTCAAGCAGAACGCCTTCCGCATTGTTTCGTATTAGGGATTTATATGAACCTCATTAAAAAGCAGTCCTCGATCATTCGTGATCTGAGTATCATGCCGTTAACCGTCAGTCAGATTGGTGATGCGTTTGTCGGACTTAGTTCGAACAACGTGGCCTATGCTTGGCGTCACGGTGAAATCTTTGACTTCGCTGCTGGTAGCGATGTTCGCTTCGAATCACTGAATGCAAATGTCATCGAACGTATTAGTGGCATGAACTTTGCAGGTAAGCACGAAGATGTAGGTACTAGCGTCTTCATGTCCAGCACAAGTGCTGTGCATCTGCACCTCGGCGACAAGCGCGAACCATACGCAGTATCGTCTTCATTCGACCTGATGCCAGCCGTGCGTGACTTTGCCGCGTCACTGTCTAACACAGGCAAGGCAATGGAGATTGCCTCTGAGTCTGCTGGTGCTCGTACCTACTCTACTTATCAGGGTAAGAAAGTCGTTGTCGATGATGCTAACGACGAGTATGACCTTGAACTGGAGAAGGGCGACAAGTACAGCATGGTTTATCTGAACCGTGACCGTTACGAGCTGCGCTTGAAAGACGAACCGAAGATCGTGTTTATCGTTCGTGGTCATCTGCGTGTTGCTAACATCATTGGGCAGACTGAGTTCACCAAGCAGTTCGGTGCAATTGCTGACGACAAAGTAAACACGTTCCAGCCTGTAGGCGTAGTTGGCCGCAACATGGCAACGCCTTTGCAGATCAAGAAAGATACCGTCATCTACACGTATCGCAAGAAACACTATCTGCCGCAGAACCTTGTTGTTCCGCTTGAGAAGATTCTTGATGGTGCATCGCTGGCTAAACTCGTTGACTCGCTCAAGCCTGTCAAAGAGAACAAGCACATCGTTAAAGGCAAGCTGGTGGGTGTTAAGCTGCCTCCACTGGCGGGTGGCAAGAAGGTTCAGTCTGAGCAGCCTATTAAGAAGAACGTTCAGGCTGTCTACGGTGCGTTCTTCCCTGTGTCTGCATCTCAGCCGAACCGTAGTCGTGTTGTCTTCGGCAAGACTGTGAAAGAAGTGCAGACGAAAGCGGTCGAAGCTGTCAATCGCATGGCAGTGCCTACAGACTACTACCTGTTCAGCACAACCACCAGCGATGAACTGTATGACCTCGCTAAAAGCGGCTCTGTGTTGATTCGCGCTACTGGTGTGTTGCAGCATACATACACCAACGCGAAGCATGTGTCTCTCGGCTACATGGACAATCAGACCGAACTGCGTGACCCTGTGAAAGTAGACGTGCCAGAACTGCGCATTGCTGCTATCAATCAGAACACGAAAGAGGTCGTTAAAGAGATCCTGCGTCTGCTGACCGAAGGCTACTTCAATACTGGTCTGCACCTGTCTGTGCGTCAACCTACAGAAGCAATCAGCTTCGAAGGTACGTTCGACCCTCGCACTCGCGATCAACTTACCGGTATCGGTCGTCGCATCGCTGCGTATCTCAAGCAGAACGGTGTGCAGTTGGAAAACGGTATGATTCGTGCTGCGTTCGGCCAGAAACGCGCTGAACTGCGATTCAAGCTGCCAACGCTGTCTGGTGCTGCGCTGCAATCTGTAAATAAGATTCAGACAGACGAACCTACGCTTAACGCTCCGATTTATGCGACCATCAAGCCTAAACAGCCTACAGTCGAAATCACTGCGTTCAACCGTCACACTGGTTACGTGACTGTACGCGCTCAACGCGGTCCTGAACTGTACTCTGAGCCGTATGAAACTTTATATTCAAATGTTGAACGTAAAGCGTTTTAAAAAAAAATCTGTAAATAAAAATTGCAGATAGTAATATCTAACTGTTGCGGTAAGATGCTTTCTTCGCGGGTGGCATCTTGCTGATCCATCAAACTCATGCGCTGTATTTCTGGGCAGCATGTGAGCCTCCAGCCGGTTTGAGCTTACGCTCTGTAATCGTGAGGATAACCCCGGCACCCACGTGATAGACCGTTGCTCTGCTGCTGACGCCCACAAGGCCCAGTGTTTTACATTCTTTTCAGACATACGCACGGCAACCGCCTCTAGGCACGTAGATTGATGGAGCGAAGTCTCAACGCTGTGGTCAATCTTTCAGGGACAGCAGTATTGCAGCCTACGCTGCCTGATGTACATTAGCTGGCGCAAGTGTACATTGGGAAGAGAGGCAAGCCTACCAGCTAGCAGTCTTTTCATGACAACTTTCCACCAGCTCTTTCCTACCGATGTACAGCACGGTGAGGGTATGTAGTGTGTCATCCAGCGGACGACTCAACACACTGCGTACAGGATTGAACTGCAAGAGTCTGAGAGTGATAAACATCCGCAGACCCTCATGGGTGCCGTATTCCTTGTATGGTATTCAGGGAGTAAAAGAACGTAGACGAGATACTCAAGTGATGTTGGGCGACGAGCGACTCTACGTTTGGTCAAAGCTGTTCACAGCCTGTTGAGCATTGCCCTTAACAATGTTCAATGGAGTGTGTCCGCGCCATGCTGCCGTTGACGTGCTGCCATAGCTTGCCCACTTTTCCGGGTAGTGAAATATCGTATAGGACTTGTTAGCGGTCAATCGCGTTCCTACCACGATTTAATGCACAACAAGAGCGATTGTTAAAGAGTGTATCAACCACCGCAGATCACCGATGGGCCACCTCCTTCGCTGGAGCTGTTGCATTTAAGACGCACGGAACTTTTCACTTTTCCGCCGTGTGCCTTTTATGTGACGCTCTTGTGTGCGGTTCGACCGCAACCCAGGCGGTAAAGAGAGAAAGAGAGTTGAAACCATAGTGAAGTCGGGCGAATGGCAACTCGAAGTAACTTGATCGACATTTGCAAATGTTTTACTTACAGAGAGACACAGGAGCAAACATGATTTTGTTCTTCGTGTCGCTGATAGCAATTGCGATGCTTGGTCGCTTGCTATCTGGTTCCGAGAGTCACATACTGTTGCCGTGGCGTGCGGCTTCACTCTCGGTCATTAACTCCGGCTCCGTAGCTTCGGCTATGTGGCACTTGCATCGGGCGTAAGGGAGTTAAGCGACACAAATCCAAGCACAGAGAACGGGTGGCCTTCGGGTCGCCCGTTTTCGTTTCTACTGCGTAACAAGCTAATTTGTGCCTAACAGAGGAGAATATCATGGGACAGAAAGCTATTCGTTTAGGCACTGACCTGTCTACTGGTCACAGTGGTTATTTCCCTGTTGTTCCGGCACAAGCCTCGTCTAATGTGCTCGTGAATGGCAAAGGAAGTGTTCGCTCTGGCGACAAGTATCGACCACACTGGAAACCAAAGAAGCCGCCCCATACAGGTGTTGCTACTTCAGGTTCAAGTGTACGTGTCAATGGCAAGCCTGCCCAACGTGCAGGTGATGCAAACAGTTGCGGTGATACTGCATCAAACGGAAGTTCTAACGTGAGATTTGGCTAATGGCAGGAATCGGGATTCGATTGATAGACGTGCCCATTAGTGAGCGCATCTATTGTGATATCAATACGTGGATTCAACTTGAGCCGCGTGATAACGTGCAGAACATGGACAGCATCGTCCAGAAGATTCTGATGGTAATCGGTACTCGTAAACGTTCACGCAAGTGGCGCGAGAACTTCGGTGCAGATGTATATAAATACCTATTTGAGCCGTTTGACCAGACTACTGCTGACTGGATTGCAACATACATGCGCCTTGCCCTTGAAGACCCTTATAACGGGCTGACGCAGGATGTAACGAACGTGCAAACAGCGTGTACAGCGAGCGATCAATTCGAACAGACCTACGTGTGCGTAGTCACATGGCGCTGTCCTAAGCTCGAAGACAAACAATCCATTACGTTTGCAATGAAGGGCCAATAACATGTCCATGCTAAACACATACACGACTCATGAGGAGTTTGCACAAGACTTCCTGAATCGTATTAATAAGTCCAGCTACTGGACAGACGCACAGGTAAGCTCCCTGACCGCATTGCTGGCAGATGCACTAGGTGACCTTGGTGTGACGAATGCCTATGCGTCTTTAATTGCAGCGCGTGAAGCATTCAGCCGACTTGCACGACGCAATAGCTCCGTGCTTGCTAATGCTCGTTACTTGGGTGTTGATATAGGGCGTAAGTCAGTATCAACCGTGACTGCGTCCGTTGCTAACCTAAGCTCTGTAAAACAATCTTATGACAAGTACACGCCTTTCACTATCGGTAACTTCAATGCGTTGCTTGCAGAAGTAACTCAATGGGAACCGGGTGAAGTGAAGAACGTTGACTTCATCATCGGTGAAGTGTTCACATTCAGTCAGGTCGTACCGAACACTGTAGATTACATGTCGATTCGTTTGGGTACACAGAATTTCCAACTGACTGATGACCTGCGTGTGTGGTTCGAACATCCTACTGGCACGAAGATTGAGTTCCAGCGTTTCACCAAGTGTTTGTTCGAGGCATATGCTGATCAGCAAATCTTCCTCGATGTGACAACGGATGACGGTGACGTTGAGATTCAGTTTGGCGGGGAACAGTGGGGAGCACAACCACCAGCAGGCTATACGCTGCGTGTTCAGGGCATTAAGTCTTTAGGCGCGAGCGGTAACACTGACAGTATCGGTCTGAAAGTGCAATGCCTGTCTAACCCACAGCTTCAAGGCAAGACAGTGAGCGCTGCTTTAGGCGGCTCTGACGAAACGCCTGTTGACTACTATCGTAACTACAGTCCTATCGTTGGTCGCAGTCGTAAGAAACTGATTCGCCGCGACGAATGGAAAGCTGCTATCGCGCTTTATCCTGACGTTGCTGACGTTGTTGTTCAAGGTCAGGCAGAAATTGCGCCGAACGATAAAGAGTGGCAAGGCGTTGTACGTGTTGCTGTGTTGCCACGTAATACGAGCACGTGGGGCGGCATCAACCCTAATCCCTCGTCTGCACAATGGACTAAGTTCCTTAATTGGCTTGCTCAGTTCAATAGCCCGCTCGATGTTCAATCGTGGAACCCAGACAAGCTACAGATTGACTGTACGCTGAACGTGTCACTGTATGCTGACGCGCCTGGTGATCGTGATTCAAACAAGGCTACCCTCGAACAGTCCGTGCTTAAACTGTTTGAGCGTCGTCCGGGTCTGCTAGGCAAACGTCTTGCGCTGTCTGACATTACAGACCGTGTGCTGTATGATTGGACCGACCCTGATCAGCCTGTACGCAGACCAGAAGTAGACTACTGCAACATCGAAAGCCCTGTGCAGGATATTATCCCGAACACGGTACTCGAATACGTTGCACTGCGTAACCTTCGCATCAACATTCTGTACAGCGAAAGGAAAATGAACCAGTGAAATCAAACACTCTAGCCTTTAACATTGACTTCGTTGAAGCCAACCCAGCATGGGCAGAGTTGTTCGAGATGCTCGATGGGCACAACGACGAACAGAACCTCACAGTGATTGAGCAACTGTTGAATCTTCGTCGTATCAATGCAGACACAAACGACGAGCTGGCTGAGGCGAGTATTCGCCAGCTCGGTATCAACATCACGCGCGACCTGATGCAGTATCGTTTGCCCTCATTGAAACGTGTTATCGACTGCTTACCTGACTGGCAGCAAGTATCTGGTACAACTCAGTGGCCTAAGTTCGTGGGAATGTTGTTGGGCGGGCAGTTCGATGCTTCTCGCCTGTACACTGCTGACTATCAGACGTTCGTGCCTACCCCGCTTGGTACTCTGATTCAAGACGGTGGTACGTGGTACAAAACGAACAAGGTTAATCTCGAAGTTGACGCGCAACTGATTGATGGTGGCCTTGACCTGACGATCACGAAAGACGCAGAGAAAGACGTTGTTAGTGCACTGCAAGAAGTAGGCATGACACAGCAAGAGGCAGAAGATTGGTTCAACAACCACATCGGCTTTGAGCCTGTCAACAACGACGCCCAGCAATACACTGCGCGTTCTGCGATGTTCTACCGTCGCATTGCTGACTTGTTCTATCAGTGGGCACCCATCGAAGAAGTATTAGAAGGCGTATACGCTGCAATCAATCTGAGTGCTAAACTGTATCTCGGTGCGCACGTTGTCGTTGAGCCTGTTCGACGCTTCATGGTAGGTGCGCCGTTGCAGAAGTCTATCGCGTTCATTCAACCTGAGTTCATCAGAGGCGGTGAGTGGACTACGTTCGGCGCTGTCATTAAGTACAGCGACAATACCGAGCAGACTGTCGAAGTGTGGGTAGAAGACTCTTCATGGATTGCAGAGCGTGACGGTAACGCAGTGCGCTTCAACGAACCGCTTGCGATCTCTGTTATCAACCTCACCCTAAGCTACAACGGCACAAAGCAGGCGTTAGAGTCGCGCATCTATCCTATGGGTGTCGAGCCTGACCCAGATGAACTGATAATTGAATGCCCTACGCTGTACGGCAATGCGAGTGCTAAAGTCCGAGTGTACGGTAAGTATCTGTCCACTGGCTCTATGAAAGAGCTGACCGATAGTGGCATGATTGCGCTGTCCACAACTCTCGGTACGTTCAACGGTACGACACTCAATCTGCCTAGCGTCGATGCAGACTCTAAGGTTGACATTAGCGTTGCGTTCCAAGGACAGTTTGATATGTCCAAGACGCAGGAGTTTGATGTTAATCGCAGCGTCAAAGACTTGGTGCCTACAGAACTGCGCATCATCCTCGACGACGAAATCCCTCAGGGAGAAGAAGTCTCTATCAAGTATGCTGTGACGTACAACGACGGCACTTCGAAGCTGGGCACTGCACAGGCACGTACCACCAGCGAGCATACTGAGATAGTTGAGAACGTGTTGAAGTCTAAGGTCATGCGATCTGACTATCTGACTTCTGTGTATGCTGTGTTCGGTGAAGTCACACCTATCGAAGCAGTCAAACAGGTCGTGCTGAAAGCGCCTGATATTAAGCTGGCAACGATTGACCTCGTTGTACCTGAGACTGTGGTTGAGCGCGACATTGTTCGCCCGAAAGCAATGGCACTGTATGTACTAGCGTCTGCTACTCAGGCCCAGATTAATGCGCGTGACCCTTCGATCGTGGTTGCTTACATCGAAGTGTTTGGCATCTGGTTCAGTAGTGAAGACAAAGCAACAGCGGTCAATGCTATCCCTCGTGTCGATACGCAGACAGGTGAGTTCGAAGCCCCTCTGGTTAGCGGTGATGCGTTGAAGTATGCGCTGAACTTCACCTTCATTGACGGTAGCTCTACCGTAACGTTCAACCGAATCATTCTCGTTAACGACACGATTATGATTCCTAAGTCAGTTGACCTGCGATCCTCTCCTACTATCAGTAGCGGCTCCACACTTATGATGCCTGTGGTCTGTCTATGGAACAACGGCTTGTCTTATGCTGCTGCGGCTGCTGTTACGGTTGAGTACGTTCCGTCTGCGTCTGCTATTGAGGAAGCGAGACAGCGTACAATCCGATTGCAACAACAAGCAGTTGAACAAGGGCAGGACCCGAGTCAGTTCGACCCTGACCATCCTGATTATGCTCGCTGGGTAACGCTGACTGTTAGCCAAAGCAATAACACTGTGTATGACCCAATCATGGGACGCAGTGTGAAAGAGTATGTGCTTTACTATCAGGGTGACCTGCATGGTTCTGCGCGTATCAGCATGGAGTATGAGTTCGAAGGTACGCATCTCACTAACTACCGTGATTTGCAATTGATACCTACGCGCTCGCTGGTGGACAGTATTACTATCGAATGTCCTGACTTGTTGTACGAGAAGTCACGCACGTTCGTTCGTCTGCTTGCGACCTATGTTGATGGTAGTCAGGAGTATGTGACCGCTGCTGAGTGGGTTGGTAACTGGCCTGAGAAAGACGAAGACGATTACAAGTTCCTCCAGTTCTCGCCTGGTCGATACAGTGGGATGGCGGTTGTTGAAATCGTTGAGGGTCGCACACCTACTGACTACAAAGACTTCCGTTCGATGGGTGTCAGTAAGCTGCCTATGTTCAATGCTATCGGCAGTATCGCTGACCTGAACAAAGCATACTTTGACGGTGCTATTCTGCAAACAGGCAAGAGCAAGTACGACTACAGCACCGCTACGCAGGTTATTGCTTCATTCTTCCGAGTGAGCAATAAGATTGACGTGACGGTGGCTCCTCAGCCTAAGCAGAGTATCAACAACATCATTAACAGCCGTATTGAGGGTGCAACGCAAATCAGTGCTGACGTGCTGTCCGAGTCATACACTCTGGTCAACACGTATAAGACTGGTGGCGTGATGCGTACACTCGACGGTTCGTATGCGGAGGAAACGCCGAAGACGTTTGATCTCGAAGTCGATTCAGAGTGGCTGGTGGTGCAGAACTATTACGTGCAGCCAGGTCCGAACAATACGCAGATGCTTGTGCCTACTACCGACATAGTGGCCGAGATTGATGCAGAAGGTTCACTCACACCTAGCAAGAACGTTAATGGTGCTGTGCTGATTCGCGCTCGCTATACGTGCGACCAGTATCAGATTGAGAAGACGTTGCTTGTCTATCTTGTTCAGGCGAACACGTATCTCCGTCAGATTGGCATCACTGGTCCTGACGTTGTGTGGGATGTATCTGATCGTAACCCTACTATCGGTTACGAGAACGGACGCTGGTACGTGCCTTACGGTCTGCGTGTCATCATCGATCCCGATGCAGAACTCACGACGACTGACGCTATCTGGTCTATCGGTGACGAGACTAACGTTGATGGTGTGTCTGTCAATCCTCTGAACGGTCATTTGTTTATTGGACAGACCCAATTGTCTGACGGTGTTATTAACCTTCATGCTGTGTTCACCAAGCAGAACCCGCAGTCGCTTGCTGATGAAACAATTATCGGTACGCGCACGATTCAGCTTCAAACGCAGAACACGATTCTTAACGGGTATATCGAAAACCCTCCCGGCAATATCAGCCCTAACACTGATTACCGCTTCACTGCATTCTACACACGACGCTCTGGTGCAACTGGTTCAAGCCGCTTGCCTGATGCGAATAGTGTGAAGTTCCAGTGGAACGTGATTGAATCTGTCAGTGGGTTTACGCTTGCGCAAGACGGTACGTTCCGTTTCCCTGCATCGAAAGACCCGCAGAAGGTTAAGGTTGAATGTATCATCACCGAGCAGCGCACCACTATTAGTCTCGTGCAAGAGATCACATGCCCAGGCATTGGTTTCCCACAAGACCTGACAGTAGGTGGCTACACGAATGTGCGTGACGATAGTTCAATGCAGATGAACGCATTGCTTGGTCGCACTGGTACGTTCGTGAAAGATGATGTGAGCGCTAAGTGCCTGTGGCAGATTACGAACAGTAAGGGTGACGTGGTAGACGTGCAGGGCATCTCTATCAATGCTCAGACTGGTCGCCTGACTATCGGCCTGTTGCTTAACGACACGGACTTTGGTGTTAAGGCTATCTACATTGAAGGACAGCAGACGCTTACGCAGACGCACTTCATGAAAGCCATGTCGTCCTATCCTCGATTCGGTGTTGCACCTTTCGGTATTACTGGTGTGAGTATCGCACTTGCTCAGTTGCCGACACGTTTACGTTCTAAGACAGGTGGCCAGTTCGTGTTGTCCACAAAACAAGACGAGTACGGTTACTTCGTTGTCAGACAGTCATACGGACAAGCTGTGTTTGCAGCAGCCGCGGACAGTTCTGGAACAGTGAACAAAGGGTGGCTTGGGTTTGATGGTGCTCAGTGGCCTGTCACTGGAGATAACGGTAAGAAAGGTCCTATCGTTGGCAAAATTGTGTATGATAACCTGACAGAGAACGTCTTGATCTATCGTACCAATGCGCGAGCGTTCGGTTCCTCTGTTATCACTGTGCGTTACCAGTAAAATAAAGGGAGTCCGGAGCGACATGTTCCTGGCTCCCTTTTTGTTTCTTGCTAATTTATGACAGTTAAAACCCAAGGAGTTCTTTGATGGCCACTGAATCTATCTACGTTAACGCTCTGCGTCTAACGCCTCAGGGAGAACAGGCCGTTGCGAACGCGAATGCTAGTGGACTTGCAGTTCAACCCGTGGCATTCAAAGCAGGTGACTTTGTAGGCTCAAACCCATCAGTGGTTCCAGAGCAGTTACTTGGCAACGAGCTTGCGTCGGGCGCATTGTCATATGTTCAGGTTCTTACCGAGAACAGCGCTCGCTTCGTCTTTGATATTAAAGTCAAATACGTTGAAGGTGAAACGCTTAAACGAGTAGGTGAGCTGTTGATCATGCTCTCAGATAACAGACCTTTCGGTCACGTTGTCTTGGAAGAGCCTATCATTGCTGTGCCGAACTCTATCAGCCGTGTTAGTCTTCTCGTACATATCCAGCAGGACATTCAAAAGATTCTTGCTGTTAAGCTGGCGGACTACACTTCAATACCGAGTGTAGCAACGCTGCAAAATCTTCCGAGCTTGAACGACAACGTGTTCAACGCCGTGTCTGTTCTTGACCTGCACGTTAACTCTGACGGCACACGCTCTCCAGGTACTGCGTATCGCTACGGTCAAGGCTCGTATTACTGGGCTTTCAGTGAGCACGACCGTATTTTCAGCGGACAGATTACTGCTGCTGGATTCATTAATGCGAACACCTTTAAGATTGCGTCAATTACTAGTCTTAAAGCGAACGAGATTGTGCTTGTTCAAACAATCTCAGGTACAGGTGCAGGTGCTTGTCGCCACTTCAAGTACACGAACGGTCAGCTTGTCAATATGGACAGCGCGATTCCTTTCGTTAGTGCTCAGACTTCGATTGCTGTGTGGCGACGCATCACTAACCCGACAACTCCGTCTGCTGGCATTCCGTGGCCGCTGAATAACGATGTACCGGAAGCATGGGCATTGTACAGAGGCAAAGACTTGCAGCCGTACTGGGGTCCTGTCGCTGGCAGCACACGTCAGACACAAGGTACGCTATTCGTTCCACCGGGCAAGATGCTGTTTAGTTCTGTTGTGACTACAGCAACTCCTGACAAGTTACGTTACACGCTGTCCGAGATTCTCGATAGCTCGACTGACTTGCTGCTCGGTACTTCTGGTGTGCTTCAACCTCGCACTGCGTATAGCGTTGTGGACGATCAGCTTTTGCTTTCGTCTTATCCTGAACAGCGTATGCAGCTTGATATGCGTCAGTTCCGCATCGAACCGTCGCAAGGTCACGTTGTCCTGTTTGAAACATACGAAGGTGTTGGTGACGGTCAGACTGCGCTGTTCAAACTCGGTAATAAGCCGATTGATAGCGTTGACATGGTGTTCTGTGTTGTCGGCTCTACGTGGCAGCCTACCACCGTGTATAAACTCACGAACGGTAACAGCGTCACACTGACCGAAGCAATTCCTTCTGGTCAGAAGTACACATTCTATGTAGCTCGCTATGAAGAACGCGCCAACTGGTCTACTCGTATTCGTGTTGCTCAGTATCGCCTGCCTTATGATGCTGATACATTTACTCTGCCGACTACACCACTGAACAAGTCGCACTGTATTGTAGCAATGAGTGGTCTGACAGTTCACACGCAAGAGTTTACGGTCGCGGGCAACACACTGAAAACGCTTTCGCCTATCCCTGCTGATACACTCGTTGAGATCACAATCTTCGAGAACGTTATGGCGGTGGGTTCGAAAGACAGTTCAGTTGATGGTGTCATCATTGACGCTATCCCTACACCGACCGGCTACATGTTCAAACGTCAGGGTCTGCCTCCTATCGACGTGCCTATCGCTGCACCTGAGATCATTCAGGGTGAAGGTATTCAGATTAAAGGTACGTGGCCTGAGATTACGATCAGCAACACTCAGGCTCTCGCCGAAGAAGCTGATCCAAAGAACATGTACAACATCCAGCAGGTAGTAGAAGACTCTGAAGAACTTACCATCGTTCAACGTATCGACTTCACCAAGGGTGTTATGCTTACGTGTACCGCTGACTTCCAGTGTCAACTGGGTCCTGGCTTCGCAGCCACCAGCGGTAAAGAGCATATCGAGTACGTCCTGTCGTTTAAAGTTCCGGGAACAGCCGAAGCTGAATATGGCCGTGGCCTCAAGGGTACAGGTAGTGCAGGGTTCAACGTCGTCACGTCTGATGCGAGTCTGACAGAAGTGATTGCCTATTCAAACGTTAGCCTGACGCAGATGTATACCGTGCTCATTGAGAACCAGCCTCAAGGCTTCATCGACATTGTGGCTAAGGTGCGTATCACTGATTCGCAGATCACAAGCTACGGTTCGAAGCTGTCTGGTAACTTGTGCATTAAGGTTGAACCGAAATGACAACACAGTTAAAACTTTCGCAAATCGAAACAACCGCCAACGATGAAGGTAAGTCGCTGGTTGGTGTTGGTGGTAGCGCTCAGTTCGAATCCTCTGATACTGCTGCTCTTACACAACTCGCAAGCGTAAGATTTAACAGCAAGACAGGTGTGTTAGTGTTCATCAAGAAGAACGGGGATGTGATAAACGTTCCCGGACTCCCGACAATCGCTATGTTTGGCGAAGGGAAACCTGGGCGTCGAGGCGCTCCGGGTTCTCCCGGTCGTGATGGACGAGATGGTCGTGACGGTGAAACAGGTCGTCAAGGCTGTCCTGGTAAGATTGGCAATAGAGGCAAGACTGGTCCTGTAGGTGACCCTGGACGTGACGGTGAAGACGGACCTCCAGGCGATACTGGTCGCATGGGTCCTGACGGTCCTACGGGGCCAGATGGTCCTACGGGTCCTACGGGTCCAATAGGTCCTCGTGGGAACGATGGTCCGAGCTGTATCTCAGGTGCAACAGGTCCTACAGGACCAGCGCCTATCACCACTGCCGTGCTGTCGAGTACACAGCCTACAGACGGTAAAGTGTTTGTTTGGTTATATCCTACGAGCAACGTTACCCCAGCTCCGCCTCTGCCTACGATAACACCTCTTGCTGCGTCAGTCTCTAGTCTGTACATGGTTGGTCAACGTGCAGTACAGGGTTCTGATGTGTTTACTTCGCTTGCGTATCTGCCTGTTAACGCGCGTGGAGGTGTAGGCCCATATAAGTATCAGTGGTCTATCACAACTACTGAGGGTGTAACGCTTGACGCTACAACATCCTCAACGTGTATCGTTAACTTCTATCTGCGTCTTGGACTCGGTGCTGACCGTACAATCAAAGGCACTATTCGTTGCGTAGTAACTGACCTTGGTCAAACGTCGCGTCCAACTGTTACTGTGAGTTCTGCTTTGACAGTCGTAGCGCGTAACCCTACAAACACTGCAACTTCTGGTTGTATCGTGTTTGGTTCTGAGGTAGAAACGATTACAGGACCTAAAGCTGTCGAAGACGTTCTCGTCGGTGATAGTCTGCTGGGCTTCTCTAATCAACCGAAGAACTTCCGTCAGTGGTCTTCTCAGAGTCTGAAAGGCAATCTGGTAAACGCTACTGTGACTGCTCTTAAATATGGTGAAGAAGATCATTACTTCGTTATCAACGGTCAGAAGTTCACGCACGAGCACCCTGTCTTGATTTACGATGACAGCGTGTGGCGCTATGTTCCTGCGCGTGATGTTCAAGCAGGACAAACTGTTTTAGGCCGCAAAGGACCTGTGTCAATTTACGAGTTCCGCCGAGTAGATGCTCATGTGAAGACAGTCGATATAGACGTCGATCCATTTGACTGTTACTTCGTCGGCGATGTACTCGTACACAACACGGATATCGTTGCGAAAGCGGAGAAAAAGTAATGAGTCTGATTAAAGTTAAGACCGGTCTCATTCAGGCTGGTTCGACGACCACCGCTACTGCGATTCGCGCTCAGTCTGGTGTGCTTGCAATAGACCCTGCTGATTCTGATGTGCCCGCAGAGCTTACTGCTGATTCATCGTTCGATGCGACTTCGGGTATTCTTACTCTCAAGTTCGCTAACGGACAGACAGTAAAAGTCGGCGGTTTCCCTACAGCGTCTGATATTCCAGAGGGACGTCCGGGCAGTAGAGGTGAGACAGGCGCTGATGGTAAAGATGGTCGCGATGGACGAGATGGTAATCCGGGTGAGCCTGGTTGTGACGGTGACGTCGGTCCTGACGGTGAGCAGGGTCTACCCGGTCCTGATGGACGTGATGGTCTACCCGGTCCTGTCGGTCCTACTGGACCAGACGGTCGAACAGGTCCTATGGGGCCTACCGGGCCTACTGGTCCTCGTGGTGGCACTGGTCCTACAGGTGCAACTGGCGCTACAGGCCCTACAGGTCCTACAGGCGCAGCGGGCCCTGCGGGTCGTCTGTCTATTATTGTGAGTGCTACCCAGCCCGGAAATGTTGCAGCCGGGACGATATGGGTAGACCCTACAAAAGATCAAGGCACAACCTGGCCGTAAGGAGTAATCATGGTATCTAAGGTTGATATATCGCTCGTCGGGGCCAATGCTTCTGGTCCTGTCGTAGCGACACAAGGTGGTATTACTGTTGACACGTCAGAAGACGATAGCACTCTAAGCGGAGCGTTCGATGCGCTTACTGGTGTGTTGGCAATCAATATCCCTAATATCGGCAAGCTGCAAATCGCGGGTCTGCCTACTATTCACAGCATTGGCTACGGTCCTGCTGGTGGAGTTGGTCCTGCCGGTCGTGATGGTATCGACGGCCTGATGGGTAATGATGGTCGTCGAGGCACAGACGGTTGTCCGGGTCCTCGTGGTACTGATGGGCAGCAAGGCAAACAAGGTTACGTAGGCAATCGTGGTCCTGCTGGCCCTACAGGTCCGACTGGCCCTACTGGCGCTCCGGGTAACCCAGGCACAGTACAAGTCTTCGTGCAAGATACTGACCCTGCTATCGATCAAGAGATCAGTCCCGGAGCCATCTGGGTCCGTCCTTAAGGAGAAAGCATGTCTCGTTTTCGCGTTCGTAATGCTGCGAATAACGGTTGGCATGACTGTGTGGACACGCCTATGTTCATACGCACACATCAGGGAGACTGGACGCCTTTAACTCCCGAGAAGTTCAGTGTGCGTAACCAGTGGGGCAAGCGTTGGCATCTCATTGATGACTCGTTTGACCCCACATACGATGACCCGTGTTCGAATCTCGAAACGGGCGCGTGTGGCGGCGGTCCTACGTCAACAACCAAAGGCTCAGGCAATGGCATAGGGAGTGGCGGTCGTGAGAAGTATGACATACTTACCGGCTATCCTGCGGGGTTTGACTTGCCTGATGCTGGTCGCACTGGCTTCGGTCTTGTTAACTCTTTCGCTCCTCCTACTGGTCGTTCTATCAACAGACCCGGCATCAAGGCCATCGAATCCTACGACCCTACTGGGGTTGCTTCTCGCGCAGGATTAGGCACTTACGCTAACCCCAACGTACCATATGCGTCTGTTCACGGACGTGGTGCTGTGATCACTGAAACGTACTATGCAATGCCAGCCATAGAAGGTTATGTCGAGCTGATGATTGCGTCGTATGCGCCTGGCGGTGCGAGCGTCGATGTATATCACATGGGTGCGCGTGTTGCTTCAACGTGTGGCAAGTTGACAGGGCGTTCTCGAATTAAATTCCAGTTCGACCCTGACGCTTCTGATATGCGTATCATGGTGCGTGTGCGTACAACTCAAGGGTACGGCTGGAGTCTCGAAGTATATCCGCCTCGTCTTGCTGCACCGTCTGACCGTGGTGGGTTAGCGCTCGATAGTCAGGCATCGTATGACGTTATCAACTTCCCTGACGTCATTCATCCTGACTATATCGGCAGCCCAATCTTCCCTGCACCATGTCACGCAACAGTCTGGCCTATTGCTGAACGTATTCAGAACGCTAACGCTTTCGAATACTATCACTTTATCGGTTGGATTGCAGGTTGGATGTATCTCGATTACACGTCGTGGGAAACGTTCGACTTCATTGAGGTCTACCAAGGCGGTCAACGTATTGCCACAACGCTCGACGCTAAGACAGGCGAAGGCTATCTGTATTTCTACTTTGACCCTAAAGGCGTTGCGTGTGACATTATGGTTCGTGTGGTCAGCAAAGACTTCGGCAATGCTGCATCGCTTGCGAGTTGCTTCTACAGTCTCTACTGCCCAGGTGAACGTGGTGCTCGTGAATACATGCACCCATGTCAGAGTTACAGCGTATACTCTGCCGGTCATCCAACCACAGAAGATAATTTTGCGTTAGGAACTCAGACAGATATTCGCGCGGGGCTTGTTGTCTGCGTAGCGAACTCGTTTGATACCAAGTTCGAAGTGTTTGACCAGAACATGAACGTACTCGATACCTCTATCGTTGCTGCGGGCAAGACTGGCACACTCGAATTTTGGAAATACCCTGAGCATGTGCTTCGCTCTAACATCACAGTGCGAGCGACAGCGCCTATCGGATGTGATTGGTCGTACTACGTGTACTGTCCGATTCAGCCACCACATATCAATGTGAGTGACTTCACTGTTCCATATCGTTGTGTGACAATCGAAGGCGGCAATGCGCAGCCTCCAGAAGCAGACCCGTTCCCGTGGTACTGCTACGAGATTGAACACACAGGTGGTCGTGGCTTTGGTAACTTCTGGTCGCAAGTACGCGCTGCTGATGGTGACTATGGTGTTCTCTGGGGAGGCTCCAGAGGTTGGATTAAGTGGAATAACTTCTTCACCCGTCGTATCAAGCAAATCACTGTTGCTATTCGATACTCTGGTAAACAGGGTTCGTGGCATAGTGGCATTAGTTGGTACGAACGTTCTGACCCTAACGGAAGTGCGTTCCATCCGTTGAACACTACAGCCATGCAGTCGTACACGATTAACGTCAATGTTCCTGCAGGTGAGGAAATTTGGCTATACCTCTACTCAAGTTCTGATAGAGGTGACGGTGTAGAACTGGATTACATTGCGATCACGAACGTAGTCTTTGCATAACAAGAAGGGGCTTCGGCCCCTCTTATCGATCTAAGGACATAACATGCTGCAACAAAGTTGCTTATATGCGCGAGGCATTACTCCCGTATTTAGTGGCAGCCCAGGCGATGGCTCCCAAGCAAGCGTAGATGCTATGGCCGTTGATGGTACTCGCTTCACTTCGTTTGTAGTTGATGGTCATGCTCAAGCGTTCGTGTGCGGCTTTGGTGCTGTCTATATGAACGGTCGTTTTGTTCGTGACGGTAGCCCTATGGTTGACGGCAACTATGGTTGGCTGGGTAACTACCGAAACAAGAACATCAACAACATGGGTGTGCTGCGTCATCTGCTTACGCAACGCGGCTATAACTCGAACGTCACTCTCGGTAGTACAATGCTTGTCATCTCTGACCTTGCGCCAGTGAATGATGATGTAGCAATGGAATCATGGGGACAGCTTGTTAGCTACATGCAGCGTATCCCTCTCGATATGCTTGCGCATAGCTGGCAAGAAATCAATGCAGGTGCTTACGGATATGACGGCACCTATAAATATTTCAAACAGTTCAGCTCGGTTATGCTGCTGCTGTCTGCGCCTAACCAGAGTATGCCTACTGCGATGCTTACTGCTTTACGTGAAGCGCATCGTAACGGTGTGAACCTGATTGTATTGCAGAAGGGAGCATATGAAGGTAACGTTAACTTCAATGCGATCTTCAACCCGCTCGGTATACGCAGTAACGGTCAAGCGTATGTTGTCGCTACACCTAATGCGAAGACCAAGAGCGTGAACACGTTTGGCAATCACATTAGCTGGACGAACGTGCCTCAGTTGCACAACCAGCAGACTTATCATCTCGCTGCTGCGTATCAGTTCACAGGAACAACTCAGTCAGGTCCTGGCTCTATTGGTGGCCAGCCTGGAACGTGGAAGCAATTCTACTGCGGTCAAGTTGATATCCCTGACGATGTTGTCATCGATCCTCCTGTCATCTACAAAGACAAATGCTGCGTCGAACCTGGTTCAGCCTATCAGGTAGACTTCGATGTTACCACCTACCCGTACAAGCCTGATGATTGGCAAGCACGTATGGCAGCAGGTGATGTGTCGGTCAATTGGTCGAACGAGAACGCGCAGTCGCTTGCAGCACGTAGCAGAATCTTCTCGCACGTTGTAGGCTATCAGCGCTATCTCGACACAGGCGATACAGGCTATACAATCTTCAACGGTACTCGCTACACAGATCAACGTGGCTGGAACGTCTATAAGATTCGTAAGTCTGACCTTGCGCTTGTGGAACGTCAACGCTTCGACATTCACGCATCTGCTGAGGGCACTAACCCAGGCGTTGCTAATGCTGCTGCTTGCGCTGCATTCTTGAACTCGATTGGTTCTGACCATTACGTCTACGTTGTGTCCTATGATACTGCTGACGTTAACCGACTTCAAGGTGGCTTGCCTCAAGCGATGTATCGCATCGGTGCATCACGTCGCGTCTACGCTGGTTCGCAGTATGTTTACCGTGCTGCCTACTCGCTGTTCGGTGAACCGGGAATCGGTGAGGGTAACGCGTGGAACGAAATGTATCGCGGTGCTAAGTCTTCTGACACTGACAGCTACTTCTCTGTTGGTTATGACTTCGATACGAACGGCTTCCCTTACGTCACAGGGACTGACCGTGAAGGTAACATGAGTATGGCGCTCAACGGTCTGTTTGAAAACACCAAGAGCAGTCACTTGCGTTACTACAAAGTTCTCGGCAGTCAAGACGGTGCTTCAACAATGGGTATGCAGCATAGCGTTACGATCAGAGATAATCGTTTCAAGAAGCTGCCTATGTATGAGACAAAAACCTTCGTTGTTTCTGTCACTAACCCTTGCTTCCCTGTACCGAAGATTCAATCGCACGACTGGGTACACGTTGTAAACAAAGCTAACAACCGCTATGTTAAGTACCCGTTTAAAGACCTTTGCGAATATCTGATTACAACGTCAGATGGTAGCGGTCAGAACGAAATGTGTACCTCTCACCTGATGATGAACTGGGATATGTTTGGTTCAATCGGGTCCGGCACTATCTATAACTCTGCGGGTGCGTCGCATAAGATTTACTGCGGTACTGAGAACGGGAACATCAACGACCCGAACTCACTATACATCAACACCACAGAAGAAGGGAAAGTGTGGCACATCTATGAGCGTAAGTATCAGCTCATTACCGAAGAAGCAACGCGTGACTCAAACGACTGGCAGGTTGTGTGGAAATGGAACGGCGTAGGCACTCAAGGCCACAACATTACCATAGCACCTGGGTATGAGTACATCGTATTTGCGTATGACCGTTACGGTGAGATTGAACTTGCTGAACGTCACTTCTTCGTACCACCAGCAGAGTATCTGCCTAAGTGGGGAGCGAACTACTATACCCGTGACTTCTCGAACTCGACGACGTTCACAACTGACCGTGCTTTTAGACATAACGCATTCTGCCAGAAGTCGAACAATCACGGCACAGAGAACGGGATTATGATGATCATTCGTCGTCCTCTGTTCATGACGACAGGTGCATCAGACCGCACTGGTTGGGAGTGTATCTACAACGGCAACAGTACGACAATGCCTCGCGGTAACAACTACAACATTCCGTGCGTGAAAGATTATCAGTACATGGTTCTATGTACGACAGAAGACGGTGCGTATTCTTCGCATCACTTCAACGCATGGAAAGGTGCTTTCGACATGGTATGGGAAGGACTGTTCGAGGCTGACTCTGGTGGACGCGCATCGTGGACTGCCGGACTCACAACTCTCATGCAGAGTGGAAACAGTGGCGGTACAACTATGGATTGCTTCGACGGACTTGCAAGTCCACAAGGCGTATTCCAAGTGTGGCGCAGGCCTATCCTGTGCTGGGAACCTGACGAGATTGAGGATTAAGCGATGCCAGCATATGCACGTTTAGCTTTCAAAGACCCTTCAAGAGACAGGTGGGTAGCTAATTTAGCATACGGTGGAACGAAGGTTCGGTTTCAAGACGCAGACGGAAGTGTGCGTTGGGTTCGTATGACAATCAATAACACGAAAGTCAAAAACCCAGAAGCCGGACAATCGGGACAACCTGATTGGACAACACTGACTGGTTAGGAGTTTAGCCCATGTCTCTTACGAAGATTAGCCCTGCTCTTATCGACGGTGGCTCGTACCCCGTCGGCAAGGTGTTAGGTAAGAAGACGGCGTCCGCTGTTGAGTTCATAGACCCAACAGAGGCTGCAAAGATTCCCGGCTCTCAGGGTGCTGAGTTTGATACAACTACAGGCACTCTCACTATCGTCTGGCCTGATGGAAGTCAGTCTAGCGTCTTAGGACTTCCGACTGCTGACCAGCTTAAATCTGGTCGTGAAGGTAAGCAGGGTAAAGATGGTCTGCGTGGTCTGCCTGGCGCTGACGGACGTGATGGTCGTGACGGTGAAGATGGCTGCCCGGGTCCTCGTGGCCCGCGCGGTCGTAACGGACCTACTGGTAATACAGGACCTGTCGGCGCTACTGGTAACACGGGTGCTGTTGGCCCTACAGGTGCCACTGGCCCTACAGGTAGTCCTGGGCGTGATGCAGCTATCGACGAGTATCGTGTATCACAAGCACTCAACCCTGTGACCGGTGCAGTTATCCCTAACGCGTGGATTGGTAGTAACCGCGATATGAACACTGGCTTTACTCATAACATGGGTCGAGTCGTGAACGCGTCAACTACTGATACTATTCACGTCGTATTCAACACGGCATTCATCAACCGTTGTATCAGCATTCAGATTACCTTCGTGAACGCTGCACTCAACCAAGCGAAGACCTACCAGCTCTACAATCTGGATGGTACGAGCGCGATGAATGAGAACGCCTTGTTAGGTGGTTTCACCATCAAGTCTACTGGCACAAACACTGCCGGCTGGGACTTCTGGTATACTGCGGTGGGTGATTAACATGCCGATAATTAAAATCAATCGCGCGACTAACAGCATTGTTGGTCGTGTACGCGAGAAGACAGACGATGATTGCATCGAAGTTAGCGACGAGCTATTCGGTAGAATCATTAGCGACCCGTCTGCTTTTCAGTTCTATCCTGAGACCGGTCAGATTGACTTAGTTGAGGGTTATGATACAGCGCCTCCTGAGTTCGACCCTGTTGCGCTGGCGCAGTTTGTTGCTGAGATTAACCAGAATGTCTACGTGCCTGAGCTTGACGTAGACGTTTCAATTACTGGTGACCTAGGCAACCATCTGCTATTCGCTTTGGCACTAGCACAGTATGCACCGCAAACTATTGTGTGTAATACCAAAGGAAAAATCAGCACACTCGTTGTCGATAAGGCTGCTGCCAAACTTATTGCTAAGGCCTTCTCCGATAAAAGTTCCATTGTTCTTCAATCCTTAGGAGTCTCGGATGAGCCAGTTGACTAACTACGTGGACACGTTGATTAGTCTTGCACAACAGCAAGGTCTGTCGGCGTCGAATGATATTGCGTACAAGGTAGGAGCGGATGTTACAATCATTCTCTCCTTCGTCGAACCGGTCACTCACGTATTCCCGCTTAACGGTCTCTGGATCATTGCAGATGGCGCAAATGCAGGATATAAGAAAGTCATGCGGCGTAAGTCTAAGACGGCTACTGCGCCGTACAAGAATACGTGGCAAGAGGAAACTGACTACAATACGGTGATGACCACTGTTCAAATCTGGGATGAAGCTGATCTGCCTGCCCCTCAGATTATCAGCGCAAGCGGTGGACGTCTTACTGGTAAAGTTCTGGCTCGTAAAGGCGTAACAACGTTTGACAGCGATGAACTTATTCCTAAGTCCTATACGGACGGCGTCCGCACGGCGATGAACAACTCGTTCTTCACCATGTTCAACAACATGAACGCGCGTGTTAACTCTAACCTTTCTGCTATTCGTAACCTACAGTCTGAGGCTCAGCTTCTTTCTGCCCGTGTCGAGGTGCTTGAGCAGGCGACTGATGAAGCGTCGGTGAAAGGGTTAGTGTTTGTGCAGCAGAATGCCGACACCGTATGGGCCTTGCGGCATGGATTGGGCAAGGGCGCAGGCATTCCTTACGTCACTGACGATAGAGGAGAAGTTCTATGGCCGGAAACTGTCAATCCAGCCGAAGCCGATCCAGACAACGTATTGCTGCTTACATTCTTGGAGCCTGTCTCTGGTGTAGCGCAATTAATGTATATGCCGATAGCGGAGGCGAGCCAACCTTAACGTGGGAGCGCTCTACGCAGCAAGTGGGTAACGGCATCACAATGTCCTCAACAGCTCCTTTGGTTGAGAATAGCCTGATGATCGTTACTCAGTTCTCTGCGGGTCCGACACTCGGTAGCACGTTGATACGTTCGGTCGTTGATTCAATTGATGACCGTTTCGTTGTCGTGCAGTATCTGCCTATAAGCCGTGTGCTTTCAGATACAGAATACAAGGCATCGCTTCGCAGTATGCAACTAGTCGTCCAGCTATCTAAGCCTCGAATGATACTTAGTCTGGACGATGACTATATGAAGTTCATGCCACCAAATGTTTACGAACAATATAAGGACAAATTCGTAATAGCAAATAAGGGATTAGCAACTGTCGGTAAGTCCTCTTGCGATCTTATCAATATGATGACGCAACGCACGTACCAAGCTGATGCTCCTGTTTACATTCTACGAGATGACAACGTAGCGCACATCGAATCAGCTCGTGCGCTCGGTGCTTGTCTCAAAGACTATGGGCATGACGTGTCGTACTTCGCTGCGTCCACTGTTGGTGATTTAAAGTCTGACCTATTCGACATTGAAAGCAAAGATAAAGGTTTTCTTATCAGCCTTGTCAATACTGTTAGTGATACGGAATTTAATCGACCTGTTGGTTTGGACGCAATCAACAAGTTGTTCAGAAGCATAAACAGGAAACATATTGACATTGGTTTCGTCAAGGCAAACAAGAACCTGAGTATGGTTATCGTACCTATGCTTGGAGGTCTGGATCGTAACGAGAAGACGTGGGCTAACATGCGCACATCGCCTCACCTCTACGTTCTGCCTGAGAGACTGGACAAGCTGAATGGTTCTTTAGTGTACAAGAATATGTTTTCGGAGATTAGCGGCGTATTGGAGGAATAGCCTCCAATACGTAAGTGGTTCGCTAATTTCAGACATATAAAAGGACCCATGAGGTAGAACCCGAAATGCAAGCCAAGCGAATTAGGATTGCCATTGTGGTTGTCATTGCTCTCGCTGTGGTTGGTTTCGTGATCACTGCTGTTAGGAGTGTTAACCAGTCTCCTGAAAATTTAATACTCAAGGAAGATGTTAGCTGCTTGTCTGCCATTTGTGTTGTCGATGGACGTTACGGACAAAGCTGCTTAGAGTTCAAGCCTCGGATGGCGCACACGTACAAAACCACTGACGTAAACGAACCAGGTGCCGAACGGGTCATCGTTGACCTGAACGATAACACCTGTAAGGGTTGAATATAATGTGGGCGGATATTTTAGACAAGTTGCTCGCGTCCAACTATGCGACTGTCTTCTCTGTTGTTCTACTGATCGCGGGCGGTGCCTACGTTTGGTGGAAGCTACTGCCTCAGCTTGAAGAACTGGAGCAATTGAAAGAGCGGAACGCAGAGCTGGAAGCAGCAGCATCGACCATCAACCCTGATGGTGAATTGCTGCAAGCCGACTTGGCACAGATGATGCGGATGATACAGTCAATCTCTGATTCTGCGCCAGTTGATAATTTGGATATGAAAGAGGGCTTGAACTCTGTTCTTCGTGCCATGCAGCGCTTCGAACGAATCATCTCTCAACAGTCCCGCGACCATCAAGGGTCTGTCGAGTTGATGCGAGAGGTTCTTGAGAAGTTGGGCGGAAACCAGCAAGAACTTGAGAAACTCGGTCTGCGTTTGCAGAGCATATCCAGTTCTCTTTATACAACCCCTAATGCTCAAGGCAATACGGAGTTGAATGATTTGAGGGCATTGCGATGATGGGCTATTTGAGGAATAACATAGGGTTTCGACGCTTTACTGCCGAACGCTATTGTGATTTCTACAAAGCGAAAGCCTTCATGCTTGGAGAAGTTTTAGATTCCAACAGGCATGAGTTCACGGCTGCCGCCAGAGAAACACTACTTCAATACCTATCTGCATCAGAGTCTTGGTTGAGAGAGATTGAACGTCGATTTATTTCAACAGGCTGTGGTGTCGAAACGGACATTGACGCTGCGGACATTTTAAGCTCTTTCGCAGATACAGAAAATGGTGTGCTGGGTCTCATGGCCCATCACCCTGAAGACTTCCCCGCGCTGTTTTGTGAGAGTTGGTATGAGATGCGTATGGCTATCAGGCCCTATGTTGACCAGATTCTCACACAACAGTTTCGGCAGGACATGAGTGAATCGTTCCGTTTGATTGCTGAGTTCATTATTGGCTATATGAACTTCACACTCTTTAATTTACACGAGATAGATTATATCATGTGTAAGCGCGAACGACCGTTCATCTATGCAGATAAAATTGACCTGAACATCATGGAACGCTGTCAGGTCAGTTCCCCGGTACTTCGCCTCGAAGTATATCAACGTCACGGCTTGCTTGATGGGTACGATGTACCTGTCAGAGTGAAGTACAATATTGATGATAAGTATATCAATCTAACAGAAGCACGAGTTGCCGCATATCAAAAGCTACGTTGTAGCTTAGATGATTGTGATAGCCTGTACTTCTAATCCCACGCACTCAGGAGAATGACAATGCGTACTGGTAATCTTGATTTAATGCTCGGCGCCCAGATTAAGAACTTCCGTCCAGAAGTTCTGGCTGCTGACCCGGCTGTAGGTGATCTGGTTGCTTCGCAAGAAGCCCGTATCTGGTACAACAGCACCGATAAGAAGTACAAATACTTCGACGGTACTGAAATCAAAGAGTTCGGTGCTGGTAGCGGTCCGGTAGAAGGCGTAATCCTTGCCGACGGTACTGTGCCGATGACTGCGGACCTGCTGTTGTCTGGTCCAGACCAGTCTGCTTCTGGTGATAACGCTGCTGTTTCTAAGAAACACGTTGAAACCGTTGTTGCTACCAAGCAAGACAAAATCTCCGGCCTGACTGAGAACGGTGTTGTGATCGCTGGAGCAGACAGCGAACTGCAAACCTCCAACGTCACTGCCGCTGAACTGGGCTATCTGTCTGGTGTAAGCTCAAACGTCCAGTCTCAGATCACTGCTGTTAGCAACAAAGCTAACGCGAACGAAACTGCTCTTGCTGGTAAGCTGAATGCTGCTAACGGCCAACTGACTGGCGACCTCGATGCTAACGGTAACACCGTAGCTAACCTGGCTGCTCCAGTGAACGCGAACGATGCCGCTCGTAAGATCGATATCGAAAACGCTATCGCTGGTATCGACTGGCTGCACGACTCTGATGCTATCCAGCAGGACGGCACCCTCGACCCAGAGCTGGTAGCTGGCAAACAGTATATCATTCTGGCCGCTGACCAGATCAACCCGAACTTCGGTAGCATTACCGATCTGGTTGACAACATGATCGTGCGTTACGACGGTACCAAGTTCGTAATCGTATTCGATCCGACTGACAGCGAAGCTGGCGGCGCTGTGACCTGGGTTAAAGCGATCAAAGAGTATCGTCGCTTCGATGGTACTCAGTGGACTACCTTTGGCGGTGCTTCTGAGTTCAACGCTGGCGCCGGTCTGGAAAAAGACGGCAACGTTGTTAACGTTAAAGTTGGTGCTGGTGTTCAGATTACCGATAACGCTGTAACTGCGAAGCTGGATGCTGCCGGTGGTCTGGAAGATAACGCTGGTAGCACTCGCGTTAAACTCGACGGCGCTACTCTGGCACGTTCTGTTGATGGTCTGGCAATCGCTGACGGTGGTGTTGGTTACGCACAGATTGCTGCCGCTGCCCTGGGCGCGGGTCTGAAACAAGATACAGAAAACAGCAAAATCATCGTTGATGTTGCTGCTGTTAAAACTGCTGGTGGCTTCATCGACGCGACCGGTGGTTCTGTCAAAGCGCTGACCCTGACTGGTACTGACCCGCTGACTGATACCAGCGTTCCTACCAAGAAGTACGTTGACGACGCTATCGCTGCTGGCTCAGGCGGCTCTGCTGCAAAACTGTACCAGTACAACAAGACTTCTGCTGGTGATGCTGCTGCGACTGCACACACCTTCACGCACAACGCTGGCGTTAAGTACGGTACTGTTACCGTTGTTGATGACACTGGTTATCAGATCATCCCTGATGAAATCGTGTTCATCGACGCTAACAGCCTGCGTGTCGAGCTGACTACTGCGAAGAAAGTCGCAATCGCATTCGTAACTGGTGCTAACGCCTACGTTGAACCAGAAGCGTAATTCGATTAAGTAGCCTAATAAAGGGTGGGCATCTGCCTGCCCTTTTTACCTTTCGGGAGAAGATTTATGAAAGTCCTCGGGACGCTCGATTTAGAGTTTGGTTCGATCAAGAACTTCAAATTTGCAGAAGTTCAAGATTGGCCTGAAAACCCGCAGCCGGGTATGGCTATCTTCATGGACAAGCGCCTGATGTTCTGTGTAGAGTTGCTTGACCTCCCTGTGTGGGTGCCGCTGACTCAGCAGATGACGATGTTCCGCTACGCACAAGCGTCTGCGTCTTCGCGCTGGGAAGTGAAGCACAACATGAACATCGCAACGCCTATCGTTCAGTGTTATGACGAGAACGGTGATGTTGTCATGCCGTCATCTATTCATGCGCAGGACGCTGACACTACAGTGATTCTGTGGCCTGAGCCTGTTGCCGGTACTGCTGTGCTGCTGTCTGGTGTTGAGAACGGTCAGCCTGCACCTACCGTTGCGTTCACTGCATCTTTCGAAGATGCAGCGTCGTGGGTAGTAACTCACAACCTCGGTTATAATCCTGCTGTGCGTGTCTATCAAGGCACTAAAGAAGTGCAGCCGAAATCTATCGTGCATGATAGCACTAACCAGCTTACGATTACTTTCGAGAATCCTGAGTCTGGTACTGTTATTCTGTACTAAGGGAGATTCGCATGATCAACTATTCGATGGGTCGTACCTTTAAACAGGAAGAGGCCGCTTCTGAATGGACGATTACGCATAACTTCGGGCGTATGGTCGCGATTACTACAGCAACGATGCAGCCTGACGGGAGACTTCATCAGGTTCTTCCGCTCGATGTGGTTATCGTCGATGACAATACTGTCAAAGTTATTTTCCCGTATGCAGTTACGGGTCAAGTGCGAATCGCCTAAGGAGATAAACAATGTTAACGTATGGTCTTCAACTCGCAGGCGAACAAGCGCAGATCGTCCGCGCACCAGGTGACCCTAATTCATCTGGCCCTACCTTTCCGTCTAACCCTTCCAATGGTCGTGTGTGGAATCTGACTGCTGTGTCAGGTTCTAATCAGCCTGGTCTGTATGCGTACTCTCAAGTGCGTAACAAGTGGGTTAATCAACTACAGTCTGTAAATCCCTATGACGTAGGCATGAGTGTTCTCAAGCGCTACGCTGGCGGTCAGGAGATAGCTCGCTACCTGTCTGTGCGCACAACCGCAATCATTAAAAACTTTGCCGGCTCTATGGCCACTGCCGATGTTGCAGCTACTGCACTCGCAGCATTCAAAGTAAGCGTGTATGATACGAATACTCAGGCTGTTATTCAGCTTGGTACGATCACTTTCGGTGCTGGCTCTAAGACCGGTGTGTTTGCACCTCTCGCTCCCTATCAGGACCAAGAGATCATTCTGGTTGCAGGTGACCAGCTTCGTGTTATTGCGCCTGACACCGCGGACACTACACTGAACGGCGTTGCAATTACTATCGCAGGTCGTCTGCTAGTGTAACATATAGGCCTGTATCTTAACGGTACGGGCCTTTTTACCTTGTGCTGCCATTTTCAAGGAGTGACTGATGATTTTCGTATCCGGGGCACCAGTTGTGCTGAAAAAGAAAGTGAGTATCGCACGGCAGAGAATGTTTCTGTTTGCAGACAACGTGGAGCCTCCGCATAGCAATACAGCGATGTTTGATGTGTTGACTAAAATCAATGCGTCACGAGGCTTCTGCGCTAAGGTCAATGCAGATCTGAGTATGTCATGTGTGCGCTCTGCTGGATGGAGAAACAACTATCTTTACTATAACTACGTCCCATCGTTGGGTGTTCCTACGAACTCGATAGAGACTTCGAACGCCACGTCTACGCAGACTATATTCGATGTATTTGGGAAATACTATAGCATCGGACGTCTTCGAGGCGGAACCTGGTTAACCGTGTTGTCAAGTCTACTTGAGAACGTAGATGATTCGCGGCCAACGAGTCCTCTAGAGAAAGTAATGATACTGCCTCCTTGTGACGGCTCTGCCCTGTCTGCTCTATCTACGCCTCTGGTCACATATCCTAGTCTATCATTATCCTATACCCGGAACTGGAATACAACCACCAGCTTGGGGATAGTTACAGGCAGACACGAGGAGACTACTACGACTCTTGCTGAACATATCCAAGTCACAGAGCTGAATGCTGCGTTAGATCGCGCCACTATTACGCGAACCATTTCAACCCAATCTGGGGCTATATATGATACATCCCCTCAGACTGTGGGGCCAAGAACGATGACTATGTTCACTAAGGTGTATACTGTCACACGCAGCCCCTACAGTGATAGCGTAATCGGTTCGGGTACGACCTATAGTAATGGTCCGTACAGAAGATCTGCGACAGATGATGCGAGTCTTATCTATGGCATAGGCAACAAAGCTAATACGGCCAATTACCCTCTGGTGTGGGGTATGATGCCTATCGTTGGTCAAACGCCTAACGATCCTATGTATGCAGTCATTCTAAAGGCGGAAGAAGATTTTGAACAGACAGGTTTAGCGACGCCTGGAACCAAACCTGTAATGCAGATGAAACAACTGCCTGAGTTGGAAATGAGTAGGAAATATTTAATGTGAGGTACTGAGTATGCTTTTCATATCCAACGGGGCTCAGTTGTTAGAGAAGAAGATCGAAATGGCTCGACGCCGTATGTTCCTGTTCTCTGATGACGTAGAACCACCTACAGACAAATCGTCTTATCCTGAGATGATTGACACGATTAACAAGTCACGTTCCTTTTGCGCTCTCGTCAATGCGCAGAATAAGATGCAGTGTGTTCGAGGTGCAGGGTGGAAAGGCAATCGCCTTTACTACAACTACGCACCGTCTATTCGCAAGTCAGGCTTCTCTCAGAATTATGGCAGCCCTACCGTAAGCGCTATTGACATGTTCTGTCGATATTATGCTATCGGTAAGTTAGATGCAGGTGCCAGCACCGCACAAGAAGGTAGAGGGAGTCTGCTTGATTCATATGGCAGCATCAATCCAATAGTGCCCGCCTATTATGATATGGTTCTACCTGCATTCGACGGGTCTACGTTTACCAAGTCTCTGTACTCTGTGCCTACAACGTCTGCTGGTATGACGTCGAGCAGTGGCGGCACTATCTATGGAGGAGGGGGCAGTGGTATAGGCAGATGGTCACGTTCAGAAACTTCATACCTACAAAACATCGGCATCACCTCGTTGAATATTGCTGCTGATACAGCAACCGTGACAACCAACGTCATGACCTTAGATCCACTTTATGCCGGTACGCCTTACGACCATCAAACATTTGCTAACACGATATTCCCGAGACTGTTTCAGCCTTACGCATCATCGACGTACGGTTCGTATTACTTTTCTGGAGGTGGCTGGTCGTATACAACGTCATATTCTGGCGCAGCTATCGGTAGTTCTGCTGCACAGGCTGACGCTGTTTATTTCGGTCAAGGTACACACGAAGACACACCTAGCTATGGAATTAAGTGGGGTGCGATGCCTATAGCATTCGAGCGTACAGCTCCTGTGTATGTTGTCGTGTCTAAGTCGGGTGTTGATTTTGATGTTGCATCCGATATAGATCCCAACGAGGTGCCTGTTGCTTCAATGAACACCTACAGCCCTCATGTGGTAGAGCGTCGGTTTTTGATGTAAGACAAGTTCTACTTCCTATAAGATTCAACTTGTCAGTAATTTAAAGCGAGTCAACTGGAGATATACAATGGAAATAGTTTCATTCCCTTTGGTCGCCAACGGCATTGTGATTCCAGATGCGGGCAAACGTCCTGCCTCTGATCCGCCGTTGAAGTATGGCCTATCGAATATGCAGAAGACGATCTGCCTCGCTAAAGTACCTGACCCTGCAAACATTGTTGTTGCCGACGGCACTACAGTGCAGGCTGCAATCGGTGCTACTGCGGTGCTTGACCTGACTTCTGTTACTGTTAACCCTGTGCGTTGGATTCACGGTCAGGACAACAAGTATAAGTTCCGTTTGAGCGCTACGCTGCAAGGTACATTCGCTGGTAGTATCAGCGATTTGTTGAGCAAGTACAACGTGATTGTCTTCAACAAAGATATCTCAAGCACGCCGTACGGAGGCTTCTTGATTCTGACTATCGGTGCTGCTGGCTCAGGTGCAGACTTAATTCTGTCTGCATCCAACCTGCGTAACGGTAAGTTCCTCGCTACCGTTGTCAAAGATTCTAAGGAGTTCTAATGCGCATCTTAGGACACAACTTACTGCCCTTCAGTGTGCTGTCGCTTGGCTCAGGCTGGGCATCAAATGCGGCTAATGGTCACGGTGTCAACGTGTTCTTCTTTGACACAGAGATGGCTGATCAGGGTAATTTCTCTCAGCACCTGCTCGATATGCGCAACCTGTTTGATAACGCTGTTGCTGCTACTCGTCTTGTGCTGCGTCCTACCACAGAAGGTCTATTGCCTCTGATGGACCAACAGGAAGGTTGGAAAGCACGTTCCGGTCATGTGTACGAAATCAAGAACGGTGTGACTGTTCACTATCCGTCTAAGGCTCGTCCGGTAGGGTATAGCGGTGCTGCTTCTGTTCAGATTCAAACAGCGTATGCCACCAGCAACGACGCGGGCAATAAAGCTCTGTGGGGCGTTGGTCCTGCTGGCTATCGACCTTGGGACTACGCAGGTATTCCTCACGACGCATTGATGCCGGGCATACATTTGTCCACAGTTGACCTGACGTATGACTACACAGTGACAATTGATGCAGTGCTGTCTGATGTTGGTGATATGTCTACTGCATGTGCCGGTACGATTGCTCCTATCGATGCTGCCGGTGTCGTGGGGACTGCTGTTGCGTGGACTCTCGGTGCGAACCAAGAAGGTAACATGATTGCCTCTGCTGTTCCTGCTTCAAAGCGCTATCGGTTCATCCAGACGTCAGGCTCTCGTCGTGTGCTGCCTGTGACTGCATCCGATGTTGGCCGCAATGCTGCGTACAAGACAATCAGGACAGCGCTTGTGGTTATTCAAGACACTAACTATGGTGCTCTTGCCAACGGCAGCTATATCCCTACTTACTTCGCATGTGAAGTCGGTGCTATCGGTAGCGGCAAGCCTATCGAGTTGTTGTCCACCGCTCTGGGCCCAGGTGAGTTCGCTTCTGTCGCCCAGCTTCGCCTGTCTACAGAGGTATAACATGAACTATAAGTTATTCGCAAACTCTGCTGTGCCTCAGTTATCACGACTGTTTGCCCAGAGCGCAGCGGACGATAAGTCCTGCTATCTGGTGAAACTCAATAGCGGCTACACAGAAGCAGACATTAACAAGTGTCTGAACTTTCAGGCTGCTACAGGTGCCGGTTACGTATTTGATGCTGCTCTTGCTGCATCTACAGGCATTTGTACCGTGATTGCCAAAGGTACCAACTGCGTTCGTACTATCGACCGTAACAAGCTGTCTATCTCTGATTGCTCTCTTACTGCTACGGCTGAGGGTGTACCGACACATTTGATTCTCGGTGGCATCCTGCCTATATGTCTCACTGTTGGTACAGACGTTACGCTGCTCTATCCTGACCTGAACGTTAAGTTCGACCCGAACGGCTACAAGACGCAGATTACTATTCTCGCGTTCTCGATTAGCCTGACGCAGATGTGGACTGAAACTACGGGTGCTACATGGCTTACTGGATCTGAGTATACAGCGTTCGACCTTGGATGCTTCAACACTGGAGCCTTCACGGACTATGTTGGCCTTGCGTACACATCCACGGGCGCCAAAGTATCTACAGACAGTCAGGGTATTGATCTCGGGACTGCTGGTGTAATATCCACACCGTCTGTACCTAACTTTGATTGCAGCAAATCGTTCACTATTGAGTGTGACTACAGCCAGTCAGGTACTGCTGACTACGCTGAATGGTCGCTGATTAAAATTGGCACAAGCCTAACAGACAGACTGGCTATCGCATTCGACCGCTCCAATGAGAAAGGCCTGCTGATTTGGAACAATGCAAACCAAAGCAGTGCGCCTGCAAAAGTGGTTCGTCCTATATCACCATACGCTGCCTTGTGGTCGGGCCGTGTTGTACACTTCAAGTATGTGTACGACGCAAACACCAACACGCACACAGTCTTCCTTGATGGCGAGCAAGTTGACCAGTTTGTCTACGCAATTCAGAAACCTGTGTCGGCAACAATACAGCAGGTAACTGGTGGTTACGGTGGAGGCAATGCCGCATACACGCCTATCATTAACAGATACAGCGTGAGACAAGGAGTATAACATGTTCGTACCAGTTATTGCGTATGACCCAGATCTCTTTGCAGACTTCGTGTTCGTCCTGTCTCAGATTGAGATCAGTTCTGACTCTCAACCATACAAGCGTAGCACTGCCGAGGGTATTTCGACAACAACCCGTCAGCGTCTAACGGATGCGGACCAGCTTAACCTTGTTACTTATAGCCGCGCTCAGATAAAGGCGCAGCAGGTCAATATGGTTGATCAGATTGTGCTGGTGGGTGCTCTCGCTACTCAGGTGCAGTCTAAGTTTACGCCACGGACGTTCGCGTCTAATCTAGCCGCGCCTCGTATAGACGCACCGCTCGTCACAGGGTCTTTCGTCACAGACCAAACGATCGAACCTCTGTACGATAACATCGTGTTCCGTGTGTCGGTGCCTGCGCTTGATCTGTCCGACACGAAAGCAAATAACAAATCTGTTGCACCGGTGGTGAGCTAATGAAGATCATTAACACACGTATAATGGCGCAGTCAGTTTTAGGCTCTATCACGAATACTGCCGGCCTGATCAATGATCCTAATGTTGGTGCAGGCTGGAATATCTTCGCGTTCAGTGGCAAACTGCCTACGTCAAAAGAGGGCTTCGAAGCGGCCTTCAACAATAAGTCACTTGCCGATATGTATAATCAGGCTATCGGTATTGTGCGAAACCCCATTACTGGGATTGAGAACGGCAACGTCATTGCACTTGCTCTGCAATCTCAGTACATACCTAAAGGGGTATCGTACTATGGGACCATTGGCACTGCTGCTATTGTGGTATCTCAACTTGTGCCTCATCGTATCACTCGTTCAGTCACTACTGATCGTAACATCACACCATTGATTGGCGCTGGAAGTATCGGCGCACCTCTGGCACGATTCCCTCAGATGGATATCGACTTCGAGTTTGATACTCCAGTGACGATCAAATACCTGAAGTACAACGCTACTCCGAACAATAGCTTCATCCTTGTGGCGGTGAATGATAACGGTGATGAAATCCAACTCGGTGCTACTTCTGCTCTGGCTGGGGATGCAAACTGTCGTGTGCTTTCATCCCCTGTTGCTTCTAAGAAGTATCGCTACAAGTACAACGCATCTGGCGGTCCGCATGTTCCTCATGTGTTCCTGTCTGATGTGGATGTGCCGTCTTCTGCTGCTGTGACTTCGCCTACGTGGGCAGCGCTCGCACACTGCAACACGTTCACCCACGGCGACATAAACTACAGTGATGAAATCATGTTCACTGCCGGAGCTGTCGGTACTCAGGGGCCGTTCAAGTTAACTGAACAGGTTATTCCGAGTAAGAAGAACATGATGTATTGTCCTAAACTTCGCTTCACACAGAGGAGTAGCTGATGTATATCTCCAAAGCGATGCTCAACATGCGCGGCGATTCTTTAGGGTCTACCATCAACCCTACAATAGAATGGCCATGGTCGCCATATTCCATTACTGGATACAGTTCTGGTAATTTGCAGTCAGGCGGTATGCCTACGTCAACTGAGCCTACAGCAATCATTGTGTTCTCTTCGGGAGACACTGTACCAGATGATGTATGGAGCAACCAAGCGCAAGCCCTGTTCAGTCTTAGCACGTTGCGTACTTATTTGGCAGCAAACGCACCGGGTGTAGTAATGGACACTGCGTTTGCTTCTTCTGGCATCGTCCGCGTAATCAACGTTGGTGGAGGTAAGCGCACACTTGACCTGAATAACTCGCTTGGCCGTTTCAGTTACGCGAAAGCATTCAACCGTATGTACCTGATGATTGGCACTAACACAACTGTTATGTCTACAGGTACTGCGGCGATTGCTTCCGTGTTTGAGTTCACCCCGCAAGACCTTATTAGCATGGGTGCACCACTAACAGACAACGGTGATGGTACGTTCAACCTGAATGGCACTATCTCCCTCAACAACATCACATTCAGCTAAGGACGCATTATGGAACTCTTTCCGTATCAGGCAGCGAACGTAGCTTCTGTGTTCGCTCTAGGTCTGTTGTATGACACGGATGTGCCTGCTGGCGGCGAACGCGGTATTCACAGCACGTTCAATGATGCTATCACTATTCGCTTATTTCAAAAGCAGCCAGTATCAGTCGCACCGTTTCGTTGGCAATTTACTCCTGTAACTGCCTCAACTTTTCTCGGCACGAACTTCTATCCTGCGTGGGTAGAGTTCAGTGGCAACTTGGGTTACGGAGCTGCTATCGGTGCTCTCACCCGCATAGTACCTAAGGTCCGTCTGCCTGCGCTGGACGCTCGTTTTGCAAACATCGTCAACGCATATAACGAAAGTGTGGCAATAACTATTCTGGCACATAAAATGGGTACTTACGGTACTCAGTTCTCTACAGGCACAGGCTACTATCTAAGCCCCCAATACAATCTGACAGAAGCCGGTAACTGGTTGATTGCAGAATATGATTTCGGGGCCGAGATGGAACTTAAAGGTCTGGTGGGAATCTCTGTAGGAGCGACTGTAAGTTCGCTTATGGCATTGGGTACTAATGGTACTTGGCTGCAAGCCTATGTTGATGGTCAGTGGGTAGATGCTGTTGACTGTTATGCGAATGTACGCACAACGACTAACTGGTCGCCTATGGCATACACGCTTCCTGCTACAATCAAAGCACAGAAGTTCCGTTTAATCAACAAAACAGCATCATGGCCGTGGTCAACTACAGGGCACTATCCGTTCAGCTTACAGTTCTACGGTAACTACACAGGAACTAAGCCACGAACGTTAGGTAAGTACAAGCACATGTCTGTACTTAACCTGATGCACTACGCAAGCTATGCAAATAGCACACCGTGGAACTTCAACGTGCCCGCAGCTCAGGCAACTGCCGCTGGTCGCTACTTTGGTATGACGCACCTTACTGTCACAGACGATATCAAACAGGCAGGTTCGTATGACGTGCTGATGCCAGACACAACGTACAGCTTTGCGCTTGGCGAAGCACCTGTACCGATGTTTCGCGTTAAACAAGATGCTATCGTCGGGAGGGGCGCATGATTAGTAACAAAGGTCTTTCGCTCGCTCAGATGAATGCAGCTTTTCCTGCTTCGACTTTGGCTGCGAACACACTTCATATCGGTCTGTTCAAAGGCACTGCACCGAAGATCAGCAAGGCATTAGATGCTATGGGCCCAAATGCTGTTAACAGCCTGCTTAACTGGGGTTTCGTGTGCAACAACCTCGGACTTAGCTCGTCTGACTGCTTAGGTGTGTTGGCCTCTGCCGCAATCACACCTATTGTCAACGTAGGCACTCGAACAGTTACTTTGCCTCTTGCGGGCCAAGCATCCACTCTTGTGGGGGTCGCCGATGGTACTCCTACGTTCTACGTCGCACGTATCTGTCCTGCTAATGCTACGAACAACTGGATCGGATTTGCAAATAGCGCATACATTAGCGGTCCATTCTGGATTGGTTCTGTTGGCGCTCAAGGCAGTGATGCAGAACTACAGTTCATTGGCGGTACGATTAAGACAGGTCAAGCATATCGCTTCCTCGATCTTACCATTCAACTGTAAGACACACGTGGTGGCTTCGGCTGCCACGTCATTAATTTGAACTGTCTTTAAACCAAGGGTATGAATATGAAAATCCTACCGATTTATCAAAACGCACTTACAGTCATGTACGGTGCATTTATGGAAGGGAATCTTCCTGCTGTTGTCAACTACGATCTGCAAACGCTGCTGAACAACATGGTATCTGGTCGTGCGTTCTTGCAGTCACAAGCAGGAGGCGGACAACAGAACCTTATTCCTAACACCACCAGCTATCAGACGTCACCCCCACCAGCATGGACTACTGCTCAGGGGTATCGCGGCAAACGTGTGTTGCCTAAAGTTACCTTTGCAGGCTACAGTGCCGTATATCAGGACGTGGCAGCCAACATCACTAACTTCCAGTATCAACTGGACATGCTGTTTGCTACTATTCTGCTGCATCGTTGCTGCTCTACAACATCTGCTACTCAGTCTGCGTGTGCTGCGCCGTCATCTACTTCTTCTGTGATTCCGGTCAAGACTGCGAACGCTGATGGTTCGTGGACTATTGCTGAGTATGACTTCGGCGCCGAGATTGTTCTCAATTCACTCGGCGCTCTTACGCTGACTACTGGTACAAACAACGTTCTCAATTCCGCTGTTGCAAATGCTCTGTACTTGCAGGTACAGAATGGTAGCACTTGGACCGATGTTGTTAACGTGACTACGTATCTGGCAATCAACACCTCGAACGTTGAGCGATACTATCAACTGCCTGCGACTGTTCAAGGTCGTCGCTTCCGCTTTGTTTCTAAAGCTGCTGCTAACCCGTTTGCATCTACAGGCTATGGTGCCTTTGCCCTTCAGTTCTACGGAGACTATGCTGCTGGTACTTCTCCTCGTACTCTTGGTAAGATCCAACATGCGGTGATGATGCCTGTCATCTACGGTTCTTCATGGGGTTCTATCTCAATTGGTATTAACATTAACCCTGTGTCGTACAGTCGTATCTTCGCACATTACGGTCTGACCGTCACTGACGATCTCAAGCAGAGTGCGAACTTCGATCTTCTGCTTAACGATGCTACCGTCGTACCTGGCCAAGAACAGGCTGTTGGTGCGTTTACTGTTACGTATCGTCCTGCAACACTGGAGGTTTATTAATATGCGCGCGTCTAAAGCATACAACAGCACTCAGGCAATGGCCGCTCTTTTCCAACGCATGACACCAGGGTCTAGCATCGCAGCTAACTTGATCCATGTTGCGCTGTTCTCGGGTACGCCTCCTACTGACGACCAGTTAACTGCACTTAACACAACAACCGCTTCTCAGTTTACGTGGACAGCCAGCACTATTTCGGCGTTCGCGGCGCAATCTCAGATGTTGGCCAACTGCGCTGTTCAGGCAATCACGCCAACAATGGACTACGACAACAACATCTTGTCGTTACCTCTCGGCGGTCAGTCTAGCCTTGCTACTGTGGCTGCTGCTGGAACTCCTACGTGGTTCATGCTGCGTATGACAACAGCGGCACAAACATCGGACGCGTGGGGAGGCTTCTCTAACGGTAACATCGCCACAGTCATCATTACAGGCACTGTGGGCGATGAAAACTCCAATGCTGATATGCGCATCCTCGGTGGTACTGTTGCTCTCAACCAGCCTGTGCGCCTTGCCGATCTGCGTATCAAATTCTAAGGAGGATTTATGATTACCTCTGAAAAGCAAGCGCTGTATCAGCTACTGCAAACAGTCGGTACGTTGGCTAACTCCAGTGGGTGGGCAGCGTTCTTCCGCACTGGTAGTAGTAGCAGCGTACCTAAATCGTTCGTCGATTTGGTTGCGAGTTCACGCGCCGCTGTCGAGCTAAAGTATCAGACACAAGTAGCAGATGCTAACGGTATTCTTTGTCGTCAGTTCTCGCGTGTGCGCAGTCTGATGCCTATCGGCGGGTATGGTCAAGGTCGTATGATGTTTGACCCTGTGACCAAACAAGCTGTGCAGACGTATGCTGTCTATCCCGAGTATTCTCGCTATACACCGCAAGCTGGATGGTCGAAGACTCCTCAGCAGGTACTGGCAAACATTGCTGCTTGCTCTGACACGGTTGTCAGTGTAGGTCCTTCTATGGATTCTAACGATATTGTAGAATACGATTATGGTCGTACTCTGCGTTTTCGTTCTATCTTCGTACCTAATGCAAGCGCGATCAATACAGGCAATATCCGTCTTGAGTATCAGGACCCTACTACTCTTGTCTGGACGCGCATTACTGTGGTGTCAGGCATGAATGACGGTCTGGATATCGTGGCCCGTAAACTGCGCTTGAGCATGAACGGTACGGCGTCTACCAACCAGTTGATGTTCACACCTTACGCAGAGAAAGCAAGTGACTTTGTTGTTGCTGCATTCACGCATGTGGTGCTTGTTCCGCTGACTCTCGCAGTGCCAACTGGCGTTGCTGCTTATATGGGTTCTGTGCCAGAAGATTACTACGGCATGGTGCTTGATGTAGGTGCTGACATTACTCTGGGTACGTCGTCTATTGGTCAGTATGGCACTATGGCCGTATCTGATTTAACTATTCGTATCGCAGATAACTTCCTGGAGGGTGTGTAATGAAAATGCTCCCTGCGACGGCAAACGCAATGATGCGTAACGCGTACAGTAGCCTCGTGAGTGCCTCAGTCCCTACAGCGTTCACCACGACTGCTAACTCAATTCTGTTTTATACTGGCACGATGCCTACTAAAGCAGAAGTTCAGGCTCTGCTTGCAGAGGCAACTCAGTTGGCGAGTAACAACGCTATATACACGCGTATGGGACCACTGCTGTCTGCGCGTGTTGCTGATTATGTTGGTGGTGTGACGGGCAACAAGGCTGCGATGACGCTTAATGCTGCTAACGTTCCTGTGCTGCTTGCGTCTGCGATGAACATGCGTCTTGCTGTTTCGTACAGTGATAACCGTTCGTGTTACTTCCTGAAAGACGCTACGCCTACTTGGTGTATCGTTGTAGGTGCGTACTCGAATACGGTAAACTTGCAGACAGGCAACAACGATGTAGGTGCTGCATTCCTCGCTATCTGTAGTGTAGGCAATGAGAACTCGAACGCTGATTTGAAACTCGTTGGAGGCAAGGTGTATGCAAACAACACTGCACCTACCGACCAGTCGAAAGCAGTGATCGTCAACGACCTCATTTTGAAATTCGTATAATAATTTATGCGAGTACACATTAAGAGGACGGTATCATGCAACTAACAGTAGCCCTGAAAGCGCAGCAGTACACGAGCGTGAGCGCTGACAAATCTCTGCTTCAACAAGAGTACGCGACAACGTTTAACGGTATGTGCGAGAAGTATGGCGTACAGCAACCGTTTGAACTTGACGACGACCGTATGAAGGAGTTCTTCTCAGAAGTCTCCTCTGCATGGAAAACGCGCAAGCGTGAACTGTATCAAGATGGTCAGATCACAGCTGATCAACTTTGATCGATAAGGGCGGCTTCGGCTGCCCTTTCTTTTTGTCTAATAGGGAGTATTAAACATGGGTGATGTTTTATCACAAATGCCAACGATTCAAATCGTAGCCTTCTTTCTTTCATATGTTGGCGGCGTCTTGATGAACTATGTGGTCAAGACCAAGCGAGAAGGCTTAAACTGGAAAGAGTATTGGACGCTGAATCCAATCTCCTCCGTAGCCGCAGTGTTTGTGTCTACAGGTATGTTCATTGGTTTACTGATGAACGGCCAGACAGACCATCTTACCTACTTCTCTTTGGCGTTCACAGTTGAGAACCTTGTCAACATGCAGACAACCAAAGCGCAGGAGCAGGATAAAGACAAAGCAGAATAGTGGAGTGCGTGATTATGTCTAAGGCTATTGAGATCGTGAGAAAATACTGGAAGGTTTTCGCATCTGTTATTGTGCTTGTCGTTACGGCGTTGTTGTTCCGTCGTCCGAAGACAAGCCCTTCAACTACCGCAGGTGAACAGAAAGCCGCTGACAATACGCGTGAAGCAGCAATCGAGAACCAAGTCCAAGACAGCAAGACTGTCAACGAGGCGGTGAAAGAACTGAACACGCGGAAGCCTGAGACTGATGTTAAGCCTCCGACCAAAGAAGACAGCATGGACGAGCTGGTGGACAGGTACAATAAGCTATGAAAATAATCACGTTACTCCTGTGCTTGCTAGTTACTGGTTGTAGTTCGTTGTCTGGCATCGAACCAACCAAGAAAACAACCATGCAAGACATTCAGCAGATCAATCGTGTTGAGTGGGAAAAGGAAGCCGTTCCTGCCAAGCCTCAAGTCGTTGTCAAAGTTGTAGACGACAAGAAGGTTGCAGTGCTCGACAATAAGGGAATGGTTGATTTGATCAATTTGTATGAGTCAGACAAGACGCGCACCGAAGAACGAAACAAGTTACTCGATGTGTTGAACCTGACGATTGAAGAACGCAACAAACTACTGCGTTTGGCTCAAGCCGAAGAGGTGAGGGCGAACGGACTATCCGATGACTTATCAGCAGAGCGTAAGGCACGTATTGAAGATCAGAAGTCTGCCGATTTTCAATTGTGGTTGACGCGCATTGCAGCAGCTATCGGTATAGGTTTAGCGCTATAACGAAAAAAAAGGGCGACTCTCAATTACGAGGGCCGCCCTTTTCTATTTCTATAGCAGATTACAGTTGATCGCGCAGCATCTGTGTCAGACTGTCGATGCGAATTACCAGATACTCCAGCATTTCATCAACGCCACGCACAACATCGAGCTTGGACAGTTCACCGAAGCCTACGTTGATTTCACCGATTTCGGTAGGTGCTTCACCCAGCAGGCGATTACCTGTTTCGCTAATGTCAGCCTGAATGTTGTTGTAGACAGTCACAATGTCCAGAGCGAGCGCACGAATATCTTCATCCGCACGGTTGAGCAGTACGCCAGACTGGGCGCGAGATGCCATATCACCGTCAGGGAATACTTGACCCATCAGGAACTGAGTCAGAGTGATGATCGGTGCGGCGTGCCAGCCCACAACTTTTAATGGAGCCTGAGTACGTGACTCGAAGTACGCATTGTGCATGTAGTGCGCCATGCCACGAACATAGTCGTAGGCTGGAATCAGTGCGCCTTCTTCACGAATGGTGCCAGCGCTGTCTTCGTTCTGTCCTTCAAACAGATCGATGATACGCGAACGCAGATCAGCAACACAGGCATTGTCAATCGCGCCGAACTCATACAGCGCGATGGTCAGATGCGCAATGCTATCCATCAGACTGACAGAGCGGCGCGCAACACGCGGACCAACAGGGACGTCTGTGTCTGAGCCGCTTTCGATTGATGGAGGGATCGGAGAGAACTCACCTGCAGGGCAAGGTCCAGGTCCGACAGGACCAGTAGGACCATCAGTCGGACCGTAACCGGTACGCAGAGTAGAGTTACGCGCAGCGGCACGATCAGCACCGACAGTATCAACGTTCTGGAACGATGCAGTTTGGCCGCGAGCAGGACGAACGGCAGCTTCGTTCAGTTTACGAACACGCTCGGCGTCCCACTCTTTGTGTGCTTGTTGTTCCGCATCATTCAGGTAGCGACGCTTAAACTTACCCTTCTCGCCGCGCTCAACAATATACGGCATACGATCTTCGTCGAATTTAACAGCAGCGAAATCGATCATTCTGAAATAGCTCCCAGCAGGTTGATGGACAGGTCAGAGTTAACGCGATGCAGCGTCGTGACGGTATCGTCGATGTGATCCGCCAGATTGCACAGGCAGTTGTGAACGCTGTCAACTACCTGAGAAGCGCGACAATCAACAGGACCTTCAACGCCGACCAGAGACAGATTGATGCGGTTAGCCATGCTCTGAATACTCAGCAGACGAGCGATAGCTGTCTGTGCGTCACCGTAAACGCTGCGCCCGAATTGCGTTTTGTGAATAGCACCTTGAACTTCTTTCTCTTGTTCGCAGTCTTCGCTGATTTCCTCTTCGTCGCTACCGTGAACAGACTCAAACAGAACGTTATTGGCGAAACGCATTGCACTGTTCAGGTCTTCGTTGAGCACACGCAGCACGTTATCGTGCGCGCCTGATGCCAGATCCTCGCCTTTAGCAGGAGCAGGTTCGTACAGACCCAGACGCTGCAACGTATCGGCCAGAGTGGATGTGGCATAGCGCAGGCTATCAGCCCGGCTGTAGAGTTGTGCAGCAAGCGACAGGCCGCCCGCCACTGGACTACTTGCGGTAGATGCAGCAGAAGCTACGTGCGCAGAAGTTTGAGTACCGTTATATACAGGCGCAGTGACACGTTTACCAGCACCACCAGCTTTTGCTGATTTGCTTGAATTGTCCACAACACCGCCACGTTCTTTAGAAGCCATGCTTTGTTCCTCTTTTGATGATAGTTAGTTTAGACAGATAACTTTAGCAGTTAGTATTTACAGATTTACTAACTTGCGATAGGCGCGCAAATGCTCTTGCGTCAGACCGTGATCCCACGGACGAGAGATGAACTTGAACACAGGCGTCATATCAAACAAGGTAGCAGCGCAGACGGTGTAGTTGCGCTCAGGGTCTACCATGTTCACTTTACCGTTGCTGACCAGTAGACGGGCTTTGGCGTCTTTAGCAGTATCACCTGACGCATAGTATCGCTCATACACAAGCGCAGAGATTTCCTGACGCATCTGCGTGGCGACATAGCCTTCGACGATACCCATGAAGTCACGCATATTCAGATTGTCGTCAATGCGAACTTCCCACGCATCAGGCAGACGCAGATTAGTTTTACCTGTAGCTGTGTCATGGTTAATCAAGAACGCACGGAGCTTACGCAACGGACCATAGAACAAGTCTTGCTCCGCTTTGGACGTAAGCTCTTTGGCCAGTTCCTGATACGTGCTATTTGGATCAGCCATCATGTGACCGAACGTATATGCCAGAGGATGTCTGTTCTCATACGTATACTTAGGCGTATAGGTCCAAGTACCGTTGAGTATATCAATACCCAACTCTTTGGTGTTACGTAGCAGCACATTGCTTTGCTTGTGCAAGTCGAGTGTGCTGTCCAGAATCTCAATGCTACCATCAAGAATCTGTTTGAAGATCAGGTCACTGCTGTCCGGCAACGGGCTGCCGATGTTGATTTCCGCTAATGGACTCGCCATGTACTTTACCTTCTGCAACGAGTTTGTTAAGTTCAGTGCGCAGTCTACGACTCAATGACTTCGCTGTGTTGTACTTAGGAAGCAAGTCAGACATGCTATTTGCTTCTGTCCACGTCAAATGACGACGATAAATATCGTGACACATGCAGGCTATGCTTGTGCTGTGGATGAGGCGCTTGCCTAAGCGTTTAGGACCGTAGTAGATAGTTTCGACAACACCAACTGCTGTACCCTCTTTGAGATCAACAGTCAGCGTGTGTACGACTGTCTCCGTTGTTATCAACCAATCTTTCAACATTGTCACTCCCCTGAGCAAGGACAGCATCTACAACACTACTGATACATTCACCTGCTGGCGTCTTTTCATTATTAAGCACATCGAGAAAGACTCCCGTGCGCGTCGATACCACATCAAGCGGATGCTGCTGTGGCAGAGATAGTGGATTTTTGGTCAACGAATTTCTTCTGCTTGTAATCCCAGCCGACTGCACGATAGAACGACCATAGGTCTTCGTGTATCTGCTTTGGAAGATTAATCCAAATAGGAGAATGACGTAGACGCATCATACGTCGGTCGCTCTCCACCAGTTGTTCCCACTCAAACTTGCGTTTCAGCCAGAAGCGTTTGGCCGTAAGATCGCGAGCACAAATCAAACCCATACGCCTATCGAAAGCGCCCATGCTGACTAGCGCACGGTAATCAGATTGCTGCGAGTCTGCTTCCGCCTTAAATACGTGAATACGAGTAGGAATATTGTTCGCGTATTCAATCGCATACATTTCGTGAATCATCGGCCTCGGCCTTTGAAGTTCTGACGAGCAGGCTTCGCGCTGAAACGCTGGTGGCCTGAATGTCTGCCTACACGATTATGCTTCTGACGAACGGCTTTCAGATTAGGGTCAGGCTCTTTGCGTACACGAGGTGTATCGAGTTCGAAGAAACCCGTCATCTCGGTGCGTCTGATTAGCTTATCGTTCATAGCGCGAGCAGCTTCAATCAAACCAGAATCACGCACTTCGTAACCTGACTCAAGCGCAAGGCTTCGAGCAAGCGCAGTGTTGTGGCCATTAAGCACCAGCACGATCTTCTTATCACGCGCGGCCGCAGACAGATGCGCCATAGAAAGAATCGTTTTCCCGCCAACTTCGTGTCGATCACTGTCCAGCATCAGAGCGAGCAGCACAACGAAACGTGCTTCAAGCGTCTGCCCTTCTTCAAACACTGCGTCAGGCAAATCATCACCTGTATGCGCCGCTTGTTCGTCAGCAATAGCAGCACGGCCTTGTTCGAGATAAGGCTCAATCGCCTGATACGTCATGGTATTAGCAGTCTTGTCATCGTGCGCATCATGAGCCAAACGAGCAGCTTCAATGTACGCACGACCTCGCCAATACGCTTCAACATCTTTGGCCGTCAACTCAAACTGTTCTGCCATGATTCTTCCTTATGTGAATAGACAACCGATAGGCCAGCAACTGGCCAAAGTCTTTGAAGTGCAGATTGCGCATATCCCGCAGCGTACGGTTCGCCACCTCAAGCACATCGCTATCGCTGCAAACAGGAGCGACCATGTAACCGTCTTCCCATTTAACATACGATGCCCATTCAGGTTCTTTGCGTGTTATCTTACGGCAGTTGATAACAATACACAACTCACGCTTCTTGAAGCCCCACCAGCGAGTCTCATTGACTCGCATAATAGCAGTGGCTTGTTTGTCTTGAATGGCCATGTGCTCGACGCGGGTGTCACGCGTTTTAAACGGAGGCAGTTTCAGTTCCATATGAATCTCCGATACGCAGCGTGTAGCCGTTGTAGTTCTGTGCTTCGGCCAGCGCATTGTGGAAATGGATCAACAGGCTGTCTGGGCATTCACGTTCCAGACGCTGCATATACTCCAGACAGTAGATGCGATGCCCGTCGGACATTTTGTTGAAGATATCAGACAGCAGTTGCAGCACGGCCGAACGCACGTCACCCTGAGCGCGAGTGAACAAACGAATCATGAAGAACTTCTCTGCGATGTAACGCGCAGCATACGACGGGTCCAGCTCGTACACGTCTTTGCAGTTGTCATAGCAGTCACCGCACTTGAGCGTCTGCGCCTGATGACTGGCGTTCAGCAACTTAATGATGTTGCCCCAAAACTTCTCGATACGAGGCGTACCTTCAGGGTATTCGTTGTTGGTTACTTCGAGAACCAGATCAGCAACCTGTGTGCCGACAGTCATTTCGAGAGCACTGTGGCCAACGCCTGTGTCTTCGATAACATCGTGGCAGATAGCAGCGGCTTCAATCAGTTCACCTACGTGAAACTGCGACAACCACTGTGCAACACGCAGCGGATGATTGATGTAGGGTTCGTTAGTGTACTTGCGTACCTGACCTGTGTGTGCTTGTGTAGCGACGAGGCGAGCGATATTAGTAAGCATGTTGTACCCACGGATAGAGGTTGTAGAGATCACCACGCGCGTATTTGATTTGAGCATGGTTGTTAACGACGCGAATTTCGTAATAAGTTTTAGTAGGAACATGAGGTTCGTCAGACCACATGTTCACGCGATCATCGTGAATATCATACAGGTCGTCTTCGCCGCGCATGATACCAATCACGTCGTCGCGATGGTCGATGTAGGGCTCAAGCCAGTTGATGAATCCTAACAGACGGTCTGTCCCCTGAGAGCGACGAGAGAAGTTAGCGCAGGTGCGAATATAAGATACCACACCACTACCGTGAATGAAGTTGCGCTCAGGCACAACACCTGCGAAGCCTTCACTATCACGGCACCCCAGCGCAGCACTAACGTCAACGCCGAGATGCAAAAACTCGTCGAAGCGGTGTGGGTGCTTGTGCCACGCTTTCAACATGCTGATAACTTCTTTCGGCGTATCAGGCTTTAAGCGGATGTTCCACTCAACAACAAATGAATAGCTCATTATTCATCCTCGTCTTCGTCGTCTTCGTCTTCACGCATAACATGGCCGCTATCTTTGGCCTGTTCCATGAGCGCTCTCAATTCGTCGGTACGGTCCAAAGAACGAATAAGATCAGGAACGTACTCAAACCCGCGCGTCTTTTCTTCGAGCAGATAGCGAGCCGCATCAATATCACGCATGTTGCTGTACAGACGTTCCTCGACTGTCTTGCCGCCACCGTCTTTGTGTTCCATACCAAACTGCTGCGCCTCTGTGGCCAGCAATGCTGCCTCAGTACATTTCTGAGCAAACATGGAAAGAGCAAACTGCAATTCTGTCATTGCCATAATAGGTCCTTATTCTAGGTATAGTGATTCTATGCTTTATTTACAGATTTCAACATAGCCCTTGTTTCGTTAACTACGCTCATAGTTTCAGACATGGCCTGTCTATGTACCACCAGCTCTTTGTGCAGACGACCAAGATAGGTCTTGAGGTTGCGTAGCCTGCTGCGACCTGTAGGTGCAGGGTAGAAGCGGATCTTCTCCGTACAAGATGCGAGTTCGAAATATATGGTGGCTTCTGTAGGAGTGACTGAATAGCAGAATGCCACGCTCCCTGTGGCTCCAGTTTCAATAGGGTTCAACCACTCACGACTATGGCCGATATTTGTGGTACCCAATAGATCCATGAATGTGCTAAGGCTGATAATGATCTTGTCTAACTTGTCCAGATAGAGTTGATCACAGGTATCACGGAGCGCATCAGTTGCGTCGAGCGTGTGAATCACAACGTAGGAATCTCCCCACGCTACAGCGAACTGCCCGTAAGCAGTACCGCTAAACGGACTCACATACACTTCCCAATTGACTGCTTTAAGAGATGGACTTGCGGCGAGAAACTTTCTTCCTGTCTTTTTGACGATTGGCTTTGGCTGCTGCACGACGGCGTTTCCTGTAAGTGGCTTTTATACGCTCCCATTTACAGTTTGCATTGTACGCCCATTCTGCTGCTCTTGCTAATGCGTCACCGTGACAGCGCTTCGGGCTACACCAGCAGCCCAGTCGCTTGCCGTAGAGTTCAAGCAAATGACTTATGCGTATCTCACCGTCATAGATCTTTAACCACAAATCTATTTCGTGTTCGTCGCATACCCTATCACGCTCGGCCACAGACTCATGGGTCATATAAAATTTATTTCCCCACTTAGTCTCACGGTCGATACGCACGTCGTAATCCTTATTGCCATTACGCATACTAACTACACGGGTCTTAGGTGCAAACGGTAACATGGTGCTCCTTAAACGCGAAAAGGGTAGCACGAGGCCACCCCTTGTTTTACATACCCCGCATCTGCCTGACAACCTCATAGTCATCAGCAGTAGGCGAGTAGCCATAGAGAAACACAACAGTAGCAACTGGTGCGAGTCCTGTAACGTACATGTTCACGTTCCGCACTTTTATATGCCGAACAAAGTACACGTCATTGCGATCTTCGTTTACCAGTTGAGCAAGCAGCAATTTGCCTCTATGAACAACCAGTATGGGCCTCATCGTGGAGACAAGATCACATTACCGCCTACGACACAGTACGGTGTGTTGAAGAAACTGAGAGCGCCCTTGAAGCGGATAGGCTCAACGGCACGGCAGTCTTTCAGTTGTAGACCGACAGGGCCGAAGAAGAATGGATCGTCAGACTTCGTTGTCGTGCCACACAACGTAGCGTAACCAACGATAGCACCAAGCACAAACTCGTGCTTCTCCGGTAGCTTGATGTGCAGCTTATCGCAGATCTCTTTAGCAGCCTGCATGTCATCGTCACTAGGACGCTTCGAGCTGGCGTGAATGAGAAAACGTCCGCGCTTCTTTGTATCCCACGTACGGTTCTCAATCTTCTTGTGGCCTTGAGTAATCAGCCATGCCCACGGTTGGCGAATAGACAGTGCTTTCATCAGACCATTTCCCCTTCCTTGAGCATACGATACGACTGAGGCAACTCTTCTGGTGTTTCGAAGATGCGGTCGACCATAGCGCATGAGTCCCATCCATCTGACAGTGCGTGATACTTCAAACGCAGTTGATTATCAGACGACACGCCGGTAATGATGATAGGGTAGATGACCTTGTGCTGGTGGTCAACAAGGAAACGTACAGGCTCGCGCTGCGAACTCAGGCGACGAGCTTTCTTTACGAGGCGACGACGCTCTGCTTTACCCAGACGTTCGTTTTCAAGCATACGCTCAAACGGAGGACGTAAGTGCGAATTGAAATGTCGCGCGTGTTTTTCGAGTTCTTTCACGGATTTCCCAAAGAAGTTAGTCCCGCAGTCGCGTTCACCGCATTCTGCGTATTGTACAAGAGTGCGATACACATCAGCGTCCAGTACCACAATCTTTTCGTCAGTGTTACGTTCCATAGTTTATTCTCGGTATATGTTGATTGTGTTCTTAGTTTACAGATTCGTTCTTTGGTGCAGTGAACGTATGCCCGTCAAAGTCCACTTCGCTATGCAGATACTTACGGCGCATAGCATCACGCCAATCGCTGATACCTGTGTGACACTCATACGGCGTCATGATTTTACCGTTATGAATGTTCAATCGGTTCTCATAACCGAGAGCGCGTGTACGAACGTACTCAACCGCTTCTGCCGTCTGCGGTAGGTCTGCACCGCACCAGTCATACACGTCGGTGCAGGCGCGCATCATTGCTTCGTGCTGACGCAGCTTGCGCTTGTTCTTTTCTGAGATAAGCATCAAGCCTATCCAGTTCATTAGACGTTTAATCACAACCGCCTCCACTGTAGCCAGAATCAGAACCGCCATCGTATGACGGGCTTGGATCAGGATCACTATGGCGATAGCTTGGCGTGTGATCTACACGGCAGTTATCGTCGTGTGAACGAATGGGTGACGGCGCAACATAGGTTTGCTGCATCATCATAGCGAGCATCAAATCGTCTGTCTGAGCACGATTAGAAGAAGCCTGATTGACTGTCATACCGCGACGAGTCTGACCGTTGAAGTTTTTACGCGGAGGCATAGGCGTAGTCTTGACTGGCTTTTCGTCTTTGGCGAAATGCGTTCGGCCGTGACGATCAACTCGCGCAGTCAGATCATAGTCGCTGGTCTTCTCGGCAGGTTGATAGCCACCGAGTTTGTGCAGCTTTTCTTCAAAAGTCTTTTGGACTGGCTTCTTCTTGCGGCAGAACAAGGCTAATAGACGTTTTAGCATTGTCGTTCCCTCTGAGTAATTGATTTATTAAATGCGGATCGTTGACAACGATGTTAACAGCCAGAACATTGTTATCAATCATCTCCTGCGTGTTGTTGGTGCTGTCACAGGTAATGCTGAAACCGTCATTACGCACCGTGCGAGTGATAGCTCGGACAACGCCACCAGCAATGTCACGAGTGCGGCTAAGCACCATGTCATCACTCATAGCAATGTCCTTCGTTTCTTCATCTAGGCGACCTTTGATGAAGTCTCGAATACCATGCAGATCATCTTTCATGTTTCCTCCTGTCAGATATTTACAGTATTCAGATACAAAAATGGGCGGCCGAAGCCACCCTTATTTTTCACAGGTTCTGTAGATGTTGACGGATGCGCAGCATCCTATTTGGATTTTCCACCAGCTTCATGTACTTGCCAGGAACACAAGATGACGTAGGAATAAAATCTCCATCTTCTCCTACAGTGAATCTCAGAATGGATTCGCCTCCAATTGAGTCAACTTGCAGCGCCGCCCAAGTCGGCACCACGGTTTCATCCTCTTCTGTTGAGTCCAGATAAACTGGAATCTTACTAACGGTCCCTAGAGGAATATATCCAGCGTCACCATTCTGAAATTTATCTACAGGTGCATAGCTTGTTTTGTAATACTCAGTTTCGTAGTAGACTCCCTGAATTGCTCTATTGGCAAGAAAGATCCCTGCAGGCAGATCTGCGACTTTAGACTGTGACAACACTGCGGGAGCTATACGAAAATTCAAGTTGACCGCAGTCTTATTTAACTTGATACCACGAAGAACAGAATAGCTATTTATAGTGTTCGTTCGAGTTATGGTGCGATTCGGATCGGGCTTGAACGTTCTGGTGAAATAACAACTGACGCTTGCACTCACCTCAGCCTTCAACTCACCTGCTTTGGAAGAAATGATCATCAGATCTTGTGGGAGTCCGTAACCATCACTATCCCATGTGGGAGGTGCGACTGTGCTGGATGGTAGTCTTATTCGATTTCCGTACTTGATACCGAGACTGGAATTACTCGTATCGAGATCTGCCAGAGTTGTGTAGTTAGTAGCGGCCAGAGGTGTTGTTTGCGCAGAAGACGAAAGAGCACCACCAGTTGCAGGATAATGTTTTCTGTCACGCACACCTTGAATCTGTCCTGTGGTATACACACTGCCAACAAGACTTGCTATTACTCCTCTACATTGAACGGCATATCGTGTCCAATCTTTTACGGCGAGCTTTGGGTCTACAGACGCGTCGAATAACAGCAGCCGTGCTTTCGCCGAAGCTAGAACGTCTGCTGGAATCCCTAATGTATTTGCTATTGCGAATTGCATGAACATCGTACCTCGAACGAAGAAATGTACAATAAAATTATACATAAAAAAAAAAACAAAAATGGGCAGCCTAGGCCACCCACATGATGTTACTTAGAACGCGGTTTAGCGCTCTGATTCTCAGTCGCACAACTCACACGACCTGTGACGGTTCCCTGTAATCGGAAGTCACCTTCTGTTTCGAGGCAAGTCTTCGGCCAGCCGTGCATAGGCTTAATGTAGATGCTGTCGATATTGCTCAAAGTATCACGAACTAAACGACCTCCAGTAATACGACCGTCAGTGTAGTAAGCACGTTGAATACTCACTTCGTACAGCACCTTACCTTCAACATAAGTAACGCCTGTAATCAGCACAGGGATGTTGAACTTGTCGTACTCACCTGGGATCTCAAGGTCAATATCAACTTCCACCAGCTGGCCTGTTTTGAACTGAGTATCACCGATTGCTTCGTGCTTTGGATCTTCGAAGCGACCGATATGTCCGATGTGATCTGCGTACTGATAGTCGGTGATAGCTTTCAGATCGTCCGCAAGGAAACCATCAACAGGTCGACCTTGATGTAAGAACGCTGACGGTTTATTCTCTGGTCCGTCGTTCACAAACAGGCTGACGCGAAACATGCGCTGCTCGCCGTAGAACATGCAGCCTTCAATAACACCGTACGGTACTTTGCTTTGTCCGAAGTTATCGAGAGACAGCAAGGCCTTTTCACCGATTGCGAATGCAGAACTATAGGAAGTGTGTTGCTTAGTCATAGTACATACCTTTTAGGTAGAGGGTGTAGTCACGTTTGTGCTACACACCGAGATGCCGATTACTCGGCGGCTATCGGCTTTGCTCCTTGATGAAGCGCTGCCATTTCATTTCAAAGTGAGTGATGATAGCACCAGACACCATGCCAATCTTTTCACACCACTCGTAAGTAACGTCCACTGTGGATAACGCATACGCTACCAGAATCCATGTAGCGAAGAAGATTATCGGGTAGCGTATCATGTTACTTACCGACCATTACCATGAGCTTGCTGCTATCGTCATACAGCGAGAACATGTTGTTGCCTAACAGCTTATCATCAACGTCGAAGTTTTCACCGCAGATAACAGGCACGACATTGCGGCCGACATAATCAACGTCAGCGTCGGCGCCCACCAGCAACGTTTTACCGACCAGTTCTTCTTTGTCTGTCTCAAGAATCTGACAGGCGACTACGGTTGGTTGCAGTAGATAGAACATGAAGCCCACGTCGCTGTCTTTGAAGCAATTGACCAGACGACAATTCGTGATGTTGTGTTTTACCGCGAGCTGAACAATACGCGAGAACACGCTGCCTGTACCTTCAAGCACTTTAGCCTGCTTGCGGTAGTTGAGCGTAGGCAGAACATCACGGTCCTGTTCGTCTTCGAGTAGAATGCGGCCATTGTACTCATAGAACACACGCTGCATGAAGTTGAACAGCTCTGTAGAGTTTGCGCCTCCCAGTTTGATCTTGTACTTAGAACAAACCAACTGACCATCTTGCACATGCGCAATCATCATAGAACGAACTAAACAGTATGCCATTTTAAATCTCCCGGACTTCCTTGTCCTCTTTGGTCACGGTCGAAATACCGCGAAGTCCTTCAGGAAGAAAAACCACAGACAGAATATCGTGAGAACGATTCCAATCACGACACCTAACCCTAAGCCTACGTAGAACATAGACGCCCTTATTTAAATATATCGCCGGGCTTTTTCTTTTTCTTCTTCGCGTAAGGCAAAAGAATATGTTCGATGAAAGCCTTCGATGCTGCGTGTGTCATTGCTGGCACACAGACACGACCAAGACGTTCCCACTGTTCTTCGAATTTGCCAACCAGCTTATAGTCAGACGGCATTCCAGATACTACCAGCAGTTCGTCGATGGTCAGTTTACGGCGATGGCCTTTGTTATCTTCGATAAACCCAGCAGACGAGAAACGCGCGGTTTCATACGCGATTGCATCAGACGCTGTAATCGTAGGCATCGGTCCGTTAATTGCAGGCAGATACTTGATCAGGTCTTTCTGCGTCGTCTTGTATCGTAAGATGTGAGGCAACGCATCACCCAGGAAGGCTTGCGTATCGCACGGGATAACATCAGGCACAGCCTCGCGAGCCGACTTATAGCCAAGCGCATGGGCTATGTCTTTACGCACACCCATGAAGATGATACGCTCACGCGACTGAGGTACACCTAGCCAACAGGCATTCAGCATTGGCGCTCGTACATAATAACCGAGCTTGTCGAACGTCTTCATGATCTCAAGGAAATACCCTTTCGAGATCCCCTTCACAAGACCACTAACGTTTTCTGCCGTGAACACCTTAGGCATCATGCCTTGCAGCATACGACAATACTGATCGAACAGGTCATCCACCTGCTGATATTTATTGTCGCTGTACTTAACCTCTTTGCCCCAGCCTTCTTCTTTTACACCAGCAGTCGAGAAGCCTTTGCAGTTGTGGACTACAACACCGTTAGCCACATACGTTTCGTCTGTTTCAACAGAGAAATTGTACACGTCGCACGTTGCTTGATACGCAAGGTTCTCAATCACTTCGGTCCAGAGATGCGAATCGCTATCACTGAACTCGTGGAAGAAGTTGTGCTCGTCCTGCAGGAACAGGTAGCCTATATGCTCACGCGAACTGTTACGCTCGCGGGGTGTCATGGTGCTACCGAAGTAAACATCACCCCAAATCATACCGTTAAACAGAGGGCGATTGAAAGCAGAACAGCACAGGTAGTTAAGCTCAAGCAGGAAGCGTTTGCTGCTTGATGTGATCGCTAGACCCGTGCCCATAGCAGTCACATAGTCATGCCCAGCACAACCGAGAATGAATTGTTGTTTCAGCTCGGCGCTCATGTGGAACATCATTGCAGGAAGACGACGGGAGAACGTGTTGTTGCCCTGACTTACGAAACGACGCAAGAACTGTACCAGCTCTGCATCGATAACAGTACGGAACGTTTTACGTTGCGCAGTCATCGTGTCGATACGATTCAGGCTACTGAGTTTGAGCGCGTCAAACGCCTGCTCAATCATCGCGTTCTCAAGACTGGTATGCGATTCGAAGCTAACGACTTCAATGCCGCTAACGGTTTCGATTGAACCCCGATCGCACCAGTGCCCCACCATCCACCAGAACTCAGGAATGCTCACCCACTGCTGAATCGTCTTAGGCAGTTGCGCAATCTGATCGTAATACACACCCGGCTGTTGGTCTGGAGTAACTCGAGGAGTGCCAAGCAAGTCGCCTTCCTGCACGTCTTTCGCATCACACCAGAACGGGTCAGAGTAACCACCTTCGGCCAGAGCACGTCTAACGAAGAACGGATGCTCTGGCGTCGCCTTGTTACTGCTGATCAGCGTTTCAACTTTGTGCATCGTACCGACATACGGTCTGACCATTGTGTCGTATACGGGGTAATACTGCCCGACACTGGTCATCGCTCTGTCGCCGACGTTCATGTCCGAGATGAACTTCATGCCGTCTGCTGTATGAATGATAGTGTCTTCGGTGAAGCATGGAGGACTACCGTCAAGTAAATCAAGTTCGCCTTTATCGAGACCGCAGTAACGTAACAGCTTACCGGGATCGAGGCGGCGAATGTCATGAGGCAGCACTTTAGTTGTCGGGTGGTTCGCTTCATATGACTCTCTTGCTGGGTCAACAAACTCGTTACTCAGCAAGATGTTGATACCGGCCATCTTGTGGCCGGTAGAAGAACCACCGCAACCTGCGAAGAAACTCATACCACGCCAGGGTTTATCCAGCTTGTTGATTTCCTTCATCGTAGGCGGCTTGATGATCATATTATCCCTCGAACTTAAATCCACAGCGCGGGCAGGTGCAGTTCAGAGTATCGCCAACATCATCGGCGTTGTACTCATTGAACTTACCGGTACTACCGTTCATCTGGCCGGTAGTCTTGCCAGCGCGTTTTTCGTCCTGCACAACAGCCTGTACTTTCAGCTTTTGTTGCAGGCCGCGAATCTCTAACGGGTCAAGACCAAGTAACTGAGGCTTGATTGTGTTGAGGTCGAGCTGTTCAACCAGCTTGGCGAGTTTCTTGTTATCGAACTCACCGCCGTGAGCGTTCGCCGCGATGTTTGCAGCATACTCAGCTTTCTTATCGGTCCAGTTCACGATACGCAGAGGAATGCTGATCACCTTATCAGCTTTCTTTGGATGCGTTGCGTGAATGTAGCCCAGACCGATTGTACCGTGCTTATCAACAGACTTCTGGACCTCGATGCGAGTCTTCCAGCCCTCGATTGATTTCAGGCGCTGGTGGCCAGAGATCAACACGCCCGATTTGACGTTGTTGTTGAACACGATACCAGACAGGTCACCGAAACTACCCAAAGAACCTTCGAGCGCTTTCAGGCGACTGTCTGTAATGAAGCGTGGGTTGTACGCTGCACCTTTCAACTGGGCGACGGAGTTGAGTTTCTTCAACTCAAACTTTAGTCCGTCGTTCTTTTTCTTTTTCCCTTCCTTTGCTTTGATAGCAGTTTTTGCCATTGTCGTATCTCTTTTCGGTTGCTCTTTCTCTGTCTTTACAGATTAGTAGTAATAGTGTCGGGGTGTCGTTTGCCATTCGACCTGAACTTTGCCGAACTGCACAACACGACGGTCCAGCTTAATTACCATTTTCAGACCAGAGACCGAGCATTTCTTAATGTCGATACCTCCGCCCGAGTCTTTCGCCCGGAACGTAACAGTACCTCTGTCCATCTCATTCATCTGGGCGACAGTAAACTCAAACGTGCATTCGTCTTGACCGATGTTTACGTCGTTCTCGACTAAGTTCACTGTGCTGCCTAAGAAGCCTGTGTGCGGAACTTTAGGTGCACCCAGATATTGAAAAGGGTGAAAGTCTTTCTTCGGATCATATTTCATGGCAAGTCTCCTGTTAGATAATCAAATTATGCTGAACAAGAGACAGCGCCTCAGATGAAACGAATCAGATTTAGTGCATGGTTGTAGCCGATTGTTGGCCGAGCACTGCGTTCAAAGTCCAGATACTTCTGAGGGAAGTGCTGTTCGATGCTCACAGTGAGATTCAGATTAGCGCCTTCGTCTTTGAACAACACGACAGGCATCTGACCGCGAATTGAGATGTGCGTGAACTCTGCATCATCTACAGGACGAGTCGTGTAACCACCGTCGCGGGCAACGAACGTATACTGGTACTTAGGCGCACCACGGTCAACGCCGAACGTGATGTATGCAGCAAGCAGATCGTTTTCTGCTGCTAGGCGCATCATCTCTTTGTTGTGCTCAAGCAACCAATGTTGCGTACCCTTTTCAGAGATGTGCGCATCGTGGAAGATAACATCACCTTCAGGGTTACGCGTCACAATCAGATTGCCGTCAACCATCAGATAGTGTTTGTACAACATCCAAATGTCGTACTTGTTGCCTGTCTTAACAGCTTTCAGTGTGTCGTGCTTAAACTCAACTTCGAGCGTTGGCATCTTCGCTATTTGCTCTTTCAGCCACACAACGAACTGGTCAAACTCCTGCGTGATGTTCGGCAGAATCGCTTTCAGCTTGTGGGCGTTCAGTAGGACTTCGATTGTCGGTGTGTAACCGTTGAACCAGTCCATGTATTCTTTAGTGAACATCTTACTGGTCATATCGACACGCCAGTCAGTAGGTTCAGGCAGCGAGAGAATAGCATGACCTGTATCAATGTCGTGCGACACGTCAACGTTAGTGAAGATACAGTCGAACAGGTCAATACGTTCGTGCGTACCGTCAGTGAGTTTACCTGCGTCTTCTACACGCAGAATACGAAAGGGTGTGCCGCCACAGGCAGCGTAGCCTAACAGTTTCATCAGCTCACTCCATTTTGCACCAGACGACGCAACTCAATCAGTTGTTCTTCTGGCGACATTTCAGATTCGAGGATAGAACGCAGAGCGTTGTGTGGGATAGTGCGCTTCTGGCTGAACGGCAGATTCTTAATGAAGCGCACTGCCATTGCACCTGTCTGCACCGCTTCCAACTGCATGTTAACGATCAGACGTTCATCACCGTTTTCTTCAAACGTAGCGCAGTCCCGCAGCAACTCACCTGCTTCTTCGACGACAATGGACGCAGCGTGAATACATTCTTCCGGCCACGTCGGGTGATCTGTTTCTGCGTCACGCAGCTCGTTCATAATCAGGTTAAGGGCAGCTTGCTCGCGGCCGTGTACTGACTTCTGGAACAGACCTTCGTTGTACTTGCAATGCGACTTCATAGCACACATTGACTCAGAGGCTTCGTCGTTCTGCGTTGCTTGCAGAATGAAACAGTTGTGCGGCAGATGATAGATGCAACGCGCCTGCATGTCCAGAATAGGTTCGTCATCACCTTTCGGATCAGGAATGACAACGTGAATGCTCTGAACGCCACGACGTGGGATATACAGCTCCTGCTCTGCATACCCCACATATAGGAACGCACTCAGGCGTTTAATCAAAATGAAGTTATCGTTATTCATTTGGTAACACGCCCTTTGACTGCTGGTGCAGGGGAGTAGTCGAGAAGTTGGAACCACTCGACCGTTGCGTTGTCCAGCAACTCTTCTGGCGTTAGGCCGAGAATGTCGTCGCTGATTTCGAGCAGCGGGTATTGAATAGGCTGACCAGTTTTCTTCATCAGGTCACTGAGCGCCGCCCATTGTTGCTTCTGCTGTTCGAACGCTTCGAAGTGATGCGTATACAGATGCGTGTTCGTCGTGTTCAGCGTAAAGCTACCTACGTTCAACCCAGCCCACTTGGCAATCAGTTGGTGCATCGCGCTGTAGCCCATGATGTTGAACGGGCGCCCGAGCAGCACATCATTGGAACGCATGGTCACAACGATATGCAACGATGCGTCAGACGGAGCCATACCGCGCGCTTCCATCTGTGCGATCTCGTACTGAGTAGGCTGAGTCACATTGAACTCAAATTCGGTGTGACACGGAGGCAGACCCTGCATGTTCTGATACGCAGGGTTGAATGCCTGAACGCGAATACGACGAGAGCGAGAACGCGCCATAACCTGATGCAGTGCGTTAGCGAACTGGTCAATCTGACCTTCGAACAGAATGCGCCCGTCAGTCAGTTGCGTTTCGATATACCCGTCTTCGCGCATACGCAGGATTTCGTTACGCACACGAATCATCTCAGCAGTAGGCTCAGAGTGCTGTGGTTGCGTGTAGTCGTAGTACGCTTTCAGGTCAGGCCAGCGCCGCCACATCTCACCGTAGATAGGACCGCATTCGCCTTCTTCATCTGCCCATTCGTTCCAGATTTTAGACTGGAGAGTGCTGATGTTCGTGTCGCCGCGCATGAACCAGCAGGTTTCATCCACAGCAGCGAACCAGTTCTTACGTGCAGACAGCAGCGCAGGGAAAGCGATCAGTGTATTAGACAACTGGAAGCCGACGCCAATCAGAGTACGCCACGTATCTTCGGTGCGACCGAGATCTGATTCGTCAGTACCACACGCCAGAATAGCGTTGCCTAGGTTGATGTACTGTTCGTCTACGCAGTGCAGAGAGTAAACTTCGTATTGATTTGGATCGCGCAGATCAAGAGGTTGCTTGTTCATTAAGAGTTCCGACTGTCTTTATGGTAGATGATAGGATGAAGGCCGAACGAGAGCGCAGTCTTCTGGTTATTGCTTACAGAATGATGAATGGTAGGATGAAGGCCGAAGTGCGGGTGCCACTCATACACTTCCATATCTTCGGCGAGATACAGCTTATCGCCGAAGTCGAGACCCTGTACGTTAGGCACAGTCACGGTGTGAATGCCGTTGTTCAAATAGACACGCTCACCGAAAGGCTTACCGTCTTCGATGATGCGCTCACGACGCACGACAATGAAAGGTGAATCAATGCCGAAAGTCTTTTTCAGCAGTTCGCAGGTTTGTTCGTTGAAACGAATTACAGGAGGCATTATTTGATCTCGTTATAGCGATAACGTAAAACATAGGCTGGCAATTCAACGTAACGCCCGCTGCTTCTTTGAACCAATACCGACGGTGTGAACTTGTCGTTCGGACTGTTCGAGTAATATACAAGGCGACACGTCATGGACGGAAACCACTTGTGACGAAAGCGCGTGTCATTCTGTGGGTCCCAGCCGTCTGCAAATGCTTTGCGTGACAGGCGAAACGTTCTACGCTCAAGGTACTCGGTCAGCACAAAGAAACCAATGAGAACAACAGGCACGACGAATGCTGAGGCGGGGCTATCCCAAAACGGACTGTTCCAGATTGCTTTGAGAATGTCCATCACTCGTCAACCTCCGGCGGTGCTTCTGCGCCTTTGCCTTGAGTCTTCATGTACTCTGCGATAATCGCGCTGTCTTCTGGACGTGATTTCAGTTCCAGAGACTCAGACTCGCCGAAGCATTGAAGGGTACGCAGATCGATGAAGCCAGCAGACACAGCTTTCATCTGCTGGTAGTAGTGATTCTCCACGTGGCCATTATATACCGCGTAACCAATCATTGCCTCATCCATATCAGAGTGCATGATATGCGACGGGAATATCACTGGCATGTGTACGCCGTCCGTGCGCTCTTTATTACGAGTGCGGACGAACATCACGTACTTAAACACTAGCGCTTGCTGTGTCATTGGCTTCGACCTCTTTGTGATAAACGAAGATAAACTGCGAAAGTAACATCGCTGTTTGGTGTTCTTCATTTACAGTATACACAACGATAGGATGGGCTTGACCAATACCCAACACAAGATCAATGCGGACACGCAGTGGAAAGACTTTTGCGACATGTCCTTGTGCTGCCAGTTTCTGTGGAGGCTCGTTGCGTCGAGAACTCTCAACCCAAATCTCACCCTCTTTCGGCAGAGTGATTCGCGTGTTAGCCTCCATCTGCATCCACGCAAGAGTGGTATTGAATTGTTCCTTATTTTCACCACGACTAACGTGTGTGAACTTGTGGCAAAACTCGCTGAATGGCCTGTTGAAGATCTGTTGGAAGTCATTCGTGTAGATGACATTGATTTCCCACCCGGCCTTTGAAGTACCTGTATTGGTTAGACACAGCACAGTATACGGTCGGCCTGTCTTCAAATGTACCCAGACGTTGCCACGATCCAGACGCCCGCAGTTATAGTGCTCCTGTGCTTTAATCAGGTGACGGTCACGTTCGACCTTGTTCATGACATAACGCCAAAGAATATAGCACAGGATGATCGCAGGTATCGCTTTCAGAATATCGTAAAACATCACTTACTCCTTAGGTACTTGAGGCGTATCGAACACAGACAGGTCTGTGCCTTGACGAATTGCATCTGCGATGATGGAGAGTCGCATAGCGGTCTGTGGCGTATCGCCTTGTACCAAACGCTTACGATGGAAATACTGATAGGTCATGTACAACGCTTCGAGCATCACAGGGCCGGCCGCAGCCAGAACGCAGTTAGCTTTGCGGTTGTCTTCGCACATCTTATAGCCTGCGTCAGTGCTGTCAAGACCGCTTTGCATCTGACCCAGATGCGTCCACCAGTAGCGCTCACCTTCTCGCTTTTCACGTAGCTCATAAATGCCGTTGCCATACGTTCCGTTCTTTACGTTGACGTAACGTTGAGCGCGTGAGTGTTTGAGATCTTTGAAGTCAGGAACACCGTCTTCGTTCTCAGGCACGTCGATGATTTTCACCAACGTGTATTCAAATTTCTTACTGCCTTGACAGTCGCAGCTACTGACTTTACCGATATGAACGTACTTGCAGTGCTTACAACGATAAGCTGTTTGCATCATGTTCCCCAAAACAAAAATGGGGCACTAGGCCCCATGAGTTAGATTTTACAGGCGCCGCTTTCGCAACCATCAGCATCTTTATCGTCAACGACTTCGCCGCCTCCGTCGCGCATAGCTTCGACACGATCTTCTGCGTCGTCTACGCCTGGGATAACTGCGTCTGCGTTGAAGTAATCTGCTAATGGATTGTTAGGTTGGCTCATTGCTTTTCTCGTCGTACAATTGTTGGATTTTCTGACCCATCTCGTTCATGCACGTCACAGCAACAAGGCTGGCACGACGAGCGAGAATAGGGTCGGTCAAGACGCCAGTGAGAGTGGCATCATCAAAACCCAGAATGTTCATCAGCATAGCCAGACGAACACTACCGAGTGTCGATTTAGTTTCCGCGTCGCCTGCTTGAGCCAGCTTGTTCACAAGCGAGGCACCCAGGTCCTGATACGCAGTATTAACCAGACGCTCAGTTTCGTCCAGATGGTTCGTTAGCAACTCATAACGAACTTCATCAGGGATTTGAAGTTGCATCAACGCAAGACCTATTCGGACTTTACGTTGATCGTTGGAGGATAGGCTGTTAAAGATCTCAGCACCATCTGGGTCTTCGGGTAAGTCGAGCAGTTTTGGGTCTACACCAACAGCTCGAAGAAAACTATCTTTGAACTCATTAAAATCAGACATAGCAATACCTTAACGTTGTTTACGGCGCGCTTTCTTTTGTGCGCGTGTTTTAGCACGGAGCTTCTTGCGGTCAGAAGTTGACGTTGCAGCACGATCACGACGTTCAGCAGACCACCCACCACCCGCTTTGTACTGGATGTGAACGGTCTGTCCTGTCTTAGCATCCACCGTAACGTAGTCTGGACCCTTCTCAGATTGCAGATAATGCAGAGGGAGATGTTCTGGTGTAGATTGACCACCACCAGACTCAGCAGGAATAACGCCAAGTTGTTCGCCACTAAGACCGAATGCAACTGCGGCAATAGCGTCAGTCAAATCAGCAGTCTTCACATTACCCAAATGAATATCAGTTTGCAGCATACGTTTCCCTGGTGCTACGTCAACTTTAATGCGACCATCACGCGGCAGGTTATCTGACATACGCGGGAAGCGCTGCACAACACCACGAACAACACCTGACGAATGTTCAAGCGTACCAGAAAGTTCTTCGATGTTACTGCGCGGTGAAGACATGCTACCCATGACAGCATTAGCCATAACCCTGTCTTCGAGTTTGGAGAAGTCTAAGTTACCAAACTTCTGCTGGTGGTCATAGCGACGAGCCGCTTCGTGCTGGGCCCTCAACACGGGATCAGATTCAATCATCTGCACAAGACGCTCAAGTGACTCTTGTTGCTGCCTATCGAACGCACGGAACGCTTCGTCCTGTTGCTCTTTAGTCAGAGGGCGGCATTTAAAACCCGATTCGAATTTGCTTTCCATGTTGAGAGCCTCTCAGTTATTGGTCTTAGTTAGACGCTGGTGTTGTTGCGATCACTTCTTTGATGCGGTCGATGCCGTGCTGCATACGCTGGACAACGCTGTCCATATCCAGACAGAACATCTTGATGGGAGATGCGTCCAGATGATCAGTCAGGCGATACTCACGCGCGTACACAACGGTCTTAACGCCTTCGGCTTCGAGGTCAGCAAGACAGTTCGGGCACGGTGAGTCGGTGCAAAACAGAATGTCTTCTTCGTTCGCCCACATGCTGTATTCTTCCATGCGGTTGAGGCAGTTCACCTCTGCATGGATAACTGTGTCGAGAGAAAGAGTCAGGTCTTCGTTCTCCATGACGTTGCTTGCACCAGGCTCAGTACCGTTAACACCGCTACTGATCACAGTAGGGAAGCCATTGTGGAAGTGAATCAACATCGCAGCGGTAGCGCGGCGTTTAGACTTCGATGCGCCAGCAAGCGTAAACACACTGGCCATGATGTGTTCAGCCTGATCGAGGTTCATCGGTAATTCGTTTAAGTTGCAGCGCACTTTTTCTCCTCAGCTTTTTGCTTTTCAAGGTTAAGCAACCAGTCGAGATATGCAAGCCGTACATTACGACCTTTTCCTTCAACTGGCGTATCAGCAAGTTTGTTACTGATCTTTACAGATTTCTTGGTATGCGTAACCGTCAGCTTTAGCGCGTCGATGCGGTCAGCTATACCAACCTGTTGAGGAATAGCATCTGACTTAGTGCCACGACACTTGCCTGTCTCGTCAAAGACAAACTCACAATCGTCGCAAATGCCATTGTGCCATTCCCAACGCACCGTCCAACCACGAAGCGCCCACACCTGCTGCATGATCGCTTCGGCGTCCTGATGAATCCGTTCGTAATACTGGCGGATTTCATCGGACGTTGCGTCGTCACTGAGCTGGTGATACATACACCTTCTCCCGCAGCGTACCGAAGTTGTAGAGCTTCCCTTCAGTTTTAGACTCACGTAATTGCTTAACGCGTTCGGCACGAAGCACTGCCCACGTAAACACAGCAGTAGTCAGGTCCGGACCGACGATACGCGGACCGTGCTGCAAGATGCGTCCGTAGTCCTGAGACAGTGTGCGATAGATCGGATTGCGTGACCACACGTTGAACTGCCACACAATTCTGTCTTCTTCGCCAGGCCTAGGTTTGTGTTTCGGGTCGACTGTACGTTCTACATGCAGACCGTAACGCTCGATCACAAGCAGAATGTTTTCAGCAGACTCAGGGCACCAGTGACTTACCAGACCCATGGGTTTGCCTGTTGCATCGACGTAACAAGCAGACTGTCCGCTACTCACGATAGACATATCGAGCGCCTGCACCAGACGCTCGCGCAGTTCAGCGAAGTTATGCACTCTTACCTCCGAACTGCTCGGGGAATTTGTGATGCAGATACGCGCTGATCATCGCTTTCATGCGATGCTCGGTCAGAGCGTGATTGTAGTACCAGTTGCGGAAGTGCATCTTGCGCATCTCCAGTGGCATCGTCAGATACGCCCGCCACTCACCGTTCCAAACGAACTGATTGCTATCAGTGGTGCGAATGCCCAACACAACAGGCTCGGCGTCACACAGACCGGCAGACTGACGACGATACGCGTGAAGCATCAGAATGTCTTTCTCTTCGGCAGGACGCGTCAGGTACTGAATCAGTTCGCGGCTAAACATGTTCGTTTTGTTGCGGCGAATGAATAGAGAGGCACCATCTTCTTCGAGGAAAGCAGTCTCCAGTTCCTGCATCAGCAGATCGTAACCGTAGATAATCGCTTCAAGCAGGACGTGCGCGTTCCTGCGACAGCGCTCCAGCGACTCAAACAAATCAAACTGACAACGATCAATCACAGGGCCAGTAATGTGGACAAGACTCATGAGATCAATCTTGTTCAGGTCTTCCACGAGATGATCTTCCCAGAAAGATTCTTCGATCTTACCACCGAGGCGTACAACGTCAAGTGCGAAAGACATGAGCTTGGCTGAACCCTCGCGGAAGGAGAAGCCGTTAACGATATGCTGAGGCATATCTCGCAGATCTTGTTCCTGTTCCATGTTACTCTCCAAGCAGACTGTGAATTTGAACGTACACCATGCCTTTCTCTTTGTTGTAGTCGGCACTTACGTTTACGTCGCGGTTGTTGGACAGATGCGCACTGCCTTTCCAGTAACCGTCGTATTGTTCTTCCATGTTGTACGCACGAACGCAGGTCACGTTGTTTGCTTTCATGCTATCGAGCGTATCGAGCACACTGCACACGTCCTGCTCTACCGCAGTGTGATTGTCTTTGTTCATAGCATAGAAGCCACTGCCAAAAGACAGAACACACAGAATCAACCACGCGTAGCTAATGTTGCGGTTTTTCTTTTGCGTAAGCGTGTCGCGTTTCCACAGATAGACAGGCACGAAGAACAGCCATCCCCATGATGGTGCCGTGTGGCCGCTATCCATGATCTTGCGTGTATCAAGGATGATAGCGACCGAATAAACTGCGAAGACAACCAGAACAGGCCAGAGCGCATTATAGTCGAACAGGAAGTCACTAACGATTGAGAACGCAGCACCGAAGAACAGCGCAGCCAGTGGCCAGCTATCGTACTCACGCAGGTCGAAATACTTAGACAGGAACTCTTTCATTTTATATCCTTAATATGTAGTCAAATGGTTGGTACGTTATTGTTTTACAGATTACTTCTTAGTGGAGACACAGCAGCCTCAGTAGTTCATTGCCAGAATTTCAACAGTACCATGCGAGCCACTCTGGCCATTGTTCATCGCATAGCTTTTGTTCGGGTACAACACGGTCGTTGCGTGTTTCTTTAACCAGCGCTTCAACAAATCGTTTGAGAAGTGTCGGTGTTCGGTTACGTTGCTCAACATCCACGGTACGCCTAAGCGATTGAGTTGCTCCAGAGTAGCAAGCAGGTTACGCTCATTCGTTTCAGTCCACTTGCCGTACTGCATTGCACCGCTCGCCAGATACGGCGGGTCGAAGTAACAGAACGTGTTGTAGTTCAGTTGGTGGCCTAAGCGACTCAGTAACTTACCGTACTTCATGTTCGTCAGGTGGACACCCTGCATGTGACTGTGGAAAGTAGTGAGTTCGTGCTCCAGCTCGTCGAACTTTCCAATCAGACCACGATCACCAAAGCCTACGTTGTACACACCCTGCTGGTTGAAGCGCAGCATATTCGAGTGCGCATGTCTGTGTGCAACGTAATGCAATATCGGTGTACGCTTCTTCTGGACGACAGTTCGAAACGCATCATAGTTCGCTTCGTTGCTGTTTGTCAGGCACCAGTGTTTTACCAGACGCTTGACTTGACCGAGAGTTTTCTTCGGGTCTTGCTCAACCAGCATCTTAACGATCTCAAACACCTGAGGACTAAGCTCGTTGTACACACGAAACTTCTGAGGCATGTTAGCGCACACAGTGGCACTACCACCAAACACATCGACCATACGCGGACAGTCTTGTACGCTTGGTGTGTGCTCAAGAATAAGAGGGATAAGGCTTCGCTTATTGCCCTGATAACGGATTGGACTGATTACGGTCATTTTTCTCTCCTTTATCAGTATTTACAGTTTTTAAGCGCTTCCCATTGCTCAAGAAAAAGGTGGTGTTTCTACGCTGCCTACGCATGGTTCTATACTGTCTACGCACGGTTCTACATGGTCCTTATGGGCTTGTTTTAGTTGTCTAAGATCAGAAAAGGGCAGCCAAATGGCCACCCTTTGTTTATTACCAGTCGTAGAACCAATCGCTCATGATCGCCTCCTTTAGCTGTTTAGGTTATTAGGCTTCGATCTCATGATAGTACGAGTTATCGAACACAGCCTGCTCAACCTTATCGCGCACAGCAGCCCATTCAGCCAGAGTACGCTCAGGTCCGCAGAAGTACCAGATTTCACACTCACCACCTTCAAGGAAGAAAGCAAGAGCTGGCACACTTACGTGACTCTCGTTATCAGGCAGAACGTCGTTCGGGTGCAGACCGATATCAGTAGTGAACTGTTCGATGTGCCCTGCGCCAATCATCTCACGATGCAACGCCTGCACTGCGTCAAGATTAACAACGTGGTTAACAGGAGCGAGCTGACCGAAAAAGTCAGTAGCTGACGTAGTTGATACAGTAGGTACGGACTTAACGATCACAGGCGGTCGAATAAAACGAGGCATGTTTGTCCTCCAGATTACTTGGCGACTACTGCACGAACAGCGCAGTCTTTAGCTTCGAGAAGTTTACGCAGACCAGCAGACTTCTCAGCACCGTCAGGCAGATACTGGTCCATCTCTTGAGCCAGCAGCGCGAACGGTTTACTTACACGCTGCAAATGCGTAGGCAGATGGGCATACGCGAAATACTGCATGATCTGATTTTTCGACATAGCCGAGTCAGTGCGAATGCAGGCCTCTTCCAGAACAACTTCTGGAGCAAACTGATACAGATCAGCTTGAGCCGAGGCTGCTTCACCAGCATTCTGCAACATGTTCCATGCTTTCTCGTCAGCGTGAACAACGGTCGCACCACTGTCTTTCAACATCGCTGCAATGCGGCAGTACGCAGCCGACTTACCACTACCAACATCACCGAGAATACGCACGATGATCTTGTGCTTCTTTTGTGCTTCATTTACGTTTGGCATTTCAGTTACCTTACGAATGGGAGAGTTAAATCGAGAAGTTCACTGTCAGTCATTTCGTCAAGGTCTTTGCTGGTGGTGCCTAGTCCAAACGTCTGACTAAACTTTTCACCTGCGGCATCGTTGTCACCAAGACAGACGAAACGTAGACCGAGAAGACGCAACTGACGATAAAGGTGCAGACTAACATCTGAACCTAGAACGGACCAAGCGTTGAGTCCAACGCGATGCAGAGCACACGCCTTGAACACAGACTCAGTTAAGAAGACGGTCGACCCGTTCAGGTTTAATTTCCGATCCCCACACCAACTGCTTGCCGCCGAATGCTCGCGTGAAGTAGCGACACGCTTTCGGGTTCTTATCATGCTTTGGTGCATCTGGTGTGTAGACCTGTAGACCACGCATAGCTCGGTCGAAGCCAAACAGCGGCACGGTCATTTGCGTTTCACTTAGCCAGCAGTGATAGAAAGAAGGAGCAAACCCCCTTGACTCCAGATGATGATACAAGCTCGTTGTGTTCATGGTGCTCTCCTGATTCGTACTCAGAGAACTGCATCACAAACAACGACTCAGGGATTACCCACACGCTATCCGCAGGTCTGTCTGACGTAGGTTCGAGATTACGATAGACAACCATAGGCAATGAGCAATCCTGTCCGTGTGCAGCAATGCAGTCAACAATAAATGGCTTGTCGCTAGGCGACTTGTAGATATGGCCGACTGTAATGTCACTAATCATACTTGCTCCTCACACGGACAGACCGTGCGTTACGATTTAGAGTTGTTGGTCCGCATCAAGAACACCGTTGACATGTTGTTAATAAAACAAACAACGAGAACGATCAGCAGAGGTGTGGTTACTTCCTTTGATATGTCCATAACAACATTGAACACAATCAGAGCGAAGATCACCAGCGTCAGAAGCAAGCCTGAGACAAACGCGCTACAGGACAAAAGGAATTGAATGCGCTTACTCATGCTTGTTTCTCCACAGCTACCCACTGCATACCTGACAGACCTTGCTGCAAGCGATAGAGTTTCTCACGCTTGCCTTTCGGTGTCACACCACAGATGAAGTAGCCTTTCTTAAAGGTCTTCGGTTTGCCGCTCATTGCCTTTTCGAGAGTTTTGATGTTCTCAGCAACAGGGCTATCGAAGCGTTTGAAGAAGATCGAATACGACACGTACTTGCTCGCTCCCCACTCGTCGATCTTTTCGAGTAACGCATCAGGGTAACAAGCGATAGGCTCAGAAGTACCTGGCTCGATATAGAAGCAGGTGTTAGCGCCAGTCTTACCGACGATATACATCTGGCCTTTGATTTCCACAGAGTAACGCCAGTCGAACAGAGAGCGAATCTCAGGCTCGTGGTTCGCTTCGGTTGATAGCGCTTTCTTCACTTGCTGCTTTAAAATAGAAAACAGGTTCATCGTGCCCTCAATCTGCCAACACGTAGTTGGTGTGCAGCTCGGATGCTGTGATTGCATCGAACTTACCATCTTCGTGTTTTATTGCATAGTTGCCAACTGCCACGTTCGCAAGAGTAGGCTTGCCGTACTGGTCCGTCATACCGATTTGAACGTAACGCCCTACAACGTAACCGCTGCCGTTGAGAAACTCATTCATCTCCTCAACGTTCTCACCGTTCCACTGACAGGCTTCAATCACTGGAACTCGTTTTAACTGAAAGCGATTAATCATCGTGCCCTCGCGTTATTGCTGCTGGCGCTTTTCAAGGAACTCTCGCACCAGACCTGCATAGTTGTGATACATGCTGCGCTTCACACCGAGTTTGTGTGCAGCAACAATCATTGACGGACTCGATAGAAACTTAGGCGTATCGTCCAGTTCTTCACGCGCGCCGTGTTCATCAAACTCTGAACCTGACGCAAATCGCACTGATTTATCAGCGATAATAAATTCGTGGTCGAGGTCGAAGTGTTTGAGTCTACCTGCAATACGTCCGAGTCGTCGTTGCTTCTGATATACATTTACAGAAATTGAGGAAGCAACAACAGGCATAGACCCACACTGTAGATCATCGCAATAAATGATGTTATGACTCTGACCACACTGGTCAATCATGCTACGAGCCACCAGCGAACCTACATAACTGCTAATCAAGAACAGGCCTCGATAGGTGCCAAGCACATTACCGATATGCTTCTCGATCTCTTCGGGAGTAAATCCCATAGACAGCGAAGGGTAGGTTGCTGCTACTGCACGGCGGCGTGGGTCACTAGGCGCATGGACACGCGCGTTGATACCAGACTCTTGCAGCTTGTGGAACACATAGTTACCGCCCACGTTTCCGTCAATGATGTGTACTAACATGTTAAGTCCTCGTTGACCAATCACGGGCAAGGTCCATAACACGCTTGCGACCGTTGAAGTTGATCTCAGGATTATCCAGTAAGCGTTCGAAGTACGCAGGTACTCCAGCTTCTGTTTGATAACCGCGATGCGGGCGATGGCCTACAACCGCGATGTGATCAGCCCATGCTTCTGTTATTGGCATTTTCTGCTTGGGTTGATTTAGTTCTTGCCATGAACGACCAATGAAGTAGTCATGGACTTTCTTTATCAGCCACGGGTTAACGTGCGTCAGACCGAAAGAGTCGCACAGCATTTCGTGTTGCAGCATACCGCTAGGGTTATATCCATCAACGCCGAGAGACTTCTTACCGCTCTTGAACCACGGTGCCCAATATGCTTTGCGGTACTCGTCGAACTTTTCGAGTACGCTGTGCGGTCCGCTGATTTTAGCGATGTGAGTGTTACGCGCAAAACAGAAGTAGGCATCAGCGACAAGGCCGCTCAGTACATACTTGTAACCTGCATCCTTGATTGCCTTGTAGCAATACACCATAGGATATGCGCACTCATAGTCGCGCTTCTTAACGCAACGGTACTTCGCGTGAAGCGCTTTCCAACCCTGTACGATAGCGCTGTCAGACGTAGGGACTTTCACAAGCGTGAACTCCCATCCCATCTTCTCTGCGACTTTACGTGCGTGTTTGCTGTCGAAACTTTCGTTGTCGCCCATTTGGAAAGTAAAGGCGTGTACCTTCTTTCCTAAGTCATGGGCAGCAAGCCCGCTAACAAGTCCGTCAAGACCACTGGACAGCAGCACTGCCACCTTGTCATCTTTGACCTCTGCTTTAACGTGCTGTTCAAACAGCTTGCGCAAAACGTGTTTAGCCATGATTACCCAGCCTTAAAATATTCGCAGTTGTTGTTCCGTGGAGTTTAGCCAGATAGTCTGCGCGAACGTTAGGTCCGAGTATTTCAATCTCAGAGTCAAACGGTAGCTCGATATCTGACAATACGAAGGCATGGTTCATGCTGATTGCGTTGGCAACGCCTGTGAGAAGCGTGACCTGTGCATGTGGTGCATCAGGACAATACACAGGTGTGTTCTTGTTGGACTGATACAGGTTATCGTAATAACCAACATCAATCGAGTACAGGAACTTGTCTGCGCTGTTAGGCACCAACGCACCGTAACCGAATACTCGACCCGCATCCAGCTTATCGCAGGTACGAGCAAGCACTGTCTTCGCTACACACAAATTACCGTTCACAGTTTCATCGCTACTATATCCGGTAATTGCCATACCGACACGAGGTTTCAACTTCGGTGAATATTGATCGAGCACGTTCATGCTTGAGCCTACAGACAGCATAGACAGTGGCACGTTGTAGCGTTGTGCGATCTCATTAGCGTCGTACTCAGACACAGGCACACGATAGTCATCCGAGTGAACAAGAATCAACGCGGGTGGGTGCGTGAGATCTTCGGGCTTGACGTTGATGCGACGACAGCCCCAATCAGCAAACACAGCGTATCGTCCTTCATACTTGCCGACTTGCTTTGCGTTCAGAACAGGCACTGTATTCCACATGCGACCGTATACACCGCCGAGAATTAACAGCGTGTGGTCGAGTTCGAGTTCACGCAGCGCAAGTGCTTCGCGGTCGCTATGGACAGCGAGCACCTCAAACCCTAAGGAGAATGCTCTCACACAATCTAAACCATGACCGTAGAAATTACCTTTCACAACCGGAATCATGGACGGAGCGAGTGATTTTAAATAGGCCGCATTACTCGCTAACGCGGCATTGTCGATTAAGACTTTCATCAGCGTTTGAGCGTCGTGATGTAGTGCGCAACACGGTCAAACTCTTCACCGCCAGCTTGTGGGTCAAACGCCACGTAACCACTGCTTTTAGAAAGATTACGCAAATATACTTCGCGCTCTTTCTTCGTCATCTTCACTTCGCAGAAGTTGATACTGATACCGACGACTTTCGGGTACCAGTCGTGCATTGCGGCAGCAGCGAGATTAGCAGAGATCTCGTCAACGATGTTGATCTCGCGCTCGGTGTTCATCATGAAGTTACGGCCAACAGTGTGGCAGACAACGATAGCGTCGGGCTGGGAGCCAGCAATCAGACTCATGCTGCCACCAGTGTACGCCGGATGGCGTAACGCACCTTGACCTTCAATCAGATAGATAGCTTCTTCGTCAGCAGGTGACAGCCACTCAGCAGCACCAGCAAGGAAGTCAGCGACCACAGTGTCGTTGTTGATGCCGCGACCGCTAATCAGAAAACCAGTTTGACCGGTAGCACAGAACACAGCTTTCTGTTTCAGCTCGGTCAGCTTCTTAGTCAGTGCGAGTGCAGTAAATTTCTTACCGCACGAACAGTCAGTACCAACAGTAAGAACACGAACACCGGCACGAGGAAGACCAGTGCCCAGAGGATATTGCTCAGGGTGGTGGCGGAAGTCATACAGCGATACCCCATGCTCACGAGCTAGAGCGAAGTATTTAGGATTGTCAGACAGCTTGACGTGCAGAGCAGCAGCAACGTTCAGGCCACGCTTCAATGCTTCGCAGATAGCGCGATCAATGTCTTCGTTAATCTGACCGCCAAAAGGCGCAAACCCGATGACCAGAGTTTCTGCATCGGTCTTATTGAGGTCACGAATTTCAACGTGAGGCATTTCAGGGAACAGGTTATTAGCATCGTCAACTACACAGCAGACTTTCTCTGACGCCCACTCAACCATACCGGCAGTGATCTTCGCCATTGCTTTCGTCGTGGCGTTACCACAGAACATCGCGTACGGTTGCGGAATATTATAGATATCACCAATCACGCTCATTTCTTCCTCCCTTTCGTTTTGATTTTGGTGCCATCGAACGTCAAGCCCATACGAGCATGACACTTGTGTATAGCTTTTACAGTACGCATTAACGTCTGCGTCTTCGACCAATCTACTACGCCTTTTTCTTCGAGTTCTTTCGACAGGTCGGTCTTCATCGGCTTGCCGTCATCAGGCACGACTGCATTCTTCATGAAGTCGGCCCAGCCTTTGTCCACGCGCTTGCACCATTCGGTCAGCAGCGTAACGCGTTCAGCTTTAGTCAGATACTTGGTGCGGGCCCAGTAAGCAATCTCATTGCCCAGTTCTTCCACCTCTTTCGCAGTCACACGATCAACAGTGCGAATGTGGATGTGCTTGTTCTCAGAGCAGAAGCGCGTATAGTCTCGCGCCCAATCGTACTTAGAAGTTTGCACAACGAACGTCGGGCAGTACGGGATAGTCTCACGCACACCGTTAGCGAATGACTCTACTTCGGCACATGACAGCGCTACGGTACATTGTCCGATGAACGCCATCTTCTCGTCACCAGACAAACCACTGACGACTTGGTAATCTTTTACGCCTGCATCAGCAAGCTCTTTCTCCCAGCTTTTGACCTGACGATCAGAGCCGGTCATAACACGAACAGGTAAGCCAGACGCAGCAGCGATACGCGCAGCAAACGCAGGACGCTTAACCTTTTCGTAGCGACAGATAATCAACAGCGAAGGTTTACGTTTCGCAGGTGGATTGTAGTCAGATACACTGAATGCGTTATACGCGACAGCAGCCTCAGTTTTATAAATCTCAGACAGCACACGCGCAGTTGAATCACAGTTCGCTAAGATGCGCAGACCAGTCACAGGCGCTTGCAGCAACGCACGGTGCATCTTCTCAGCACCAAGCCCATTCAGGTCCTGCGTTAACAGGAAGCTGTTGTGTGAACGATAGTAAACGGGCATAATCTTAGGCAGACCAAGACCGACAGCAGCTTCGACAGCTTCGTAGGTGCTACAAATAATTGCACGATACGGAATGCGGTCGAGCGCTTCAAGCAGAGCACTCTGGATGTGACCAACTTTGTAACCGTCGCTTAGAGTGGTATCACCGTAGTTAAACCACAGGCTCTTGGTGACAGAGCTGTTTTCACCGTCAGTGATGAAGTCGCAGAAGCCGTACGCTTCAAGTCCATCAATGTACGCACCAACACCAGACTTAGTCCTGTCCTGGAGGGTCTTGTGTGGCACGATTGCTAAGATACGCCCGTTTACTTTCATCATACTTCCCTTACTTAATTGCGATCCATCCGGCGAAGTTAAGATCGCGGTAGAAACATTCAACGCGGTCGAAGCCTGCTTTGCGCAGCAGTTCTTCGTTCCACGCGGCCTTGACAGGTACGAGTACACCTTCAAGCGCTTTGCGTTTCGTCGCAATGCTCTCTTGCGAATAACCGTTGTCGCCCTTCATGCCGTAGTAAGTATCAACAAGCAGACGGTCGAGGAAGTTGTCGTCACCCAACACTTTCTCAACGAGAATGAACGCACCGCCTTTCTGCAACGAGTCGTACACTTTCTCCAAAATGTGCTGACGGTGCTCAATCGGCGTGAACTGGAGAGTAAGCACAGACAGAATGAGCGAACACTCTACCTGCTCGCCGAAGCGGAACGTGTCTACTTCCACCAGCGACTCGCTACTGATTTTCGCTTTAGCCGTTTTCAGCACAGGGTTTTCACGCAGACGCTCCAGCATTGCTGGCGCGACCTCGTAGCAGCAATACATGTTGCCAACTTCACGATCAGGCTCAGGACGATCAGCAGCGTGAAGATACATGTACTCGCCGAACTCAGCACAGAACGGTTCGATAGCACGGCCGAGTGAAGCGCCCAGGTCAACGATAGCTGAACCAGGAGTTACGAACTGGCGACCGAGACGATAGGTCAGATCGCGCATACGATCATAGGAAGGAATTGAGTTTTGCAGCATGTTATCGAACACAGCAGCAACTGGCTCATTGAACTCCCAGCGACCTTCTGGCATTGTTTTATCAACGTTGCTCATGATTAGATTTCCGTTATTTGTTTTGACGCTCGAAATTACCGTTCGCAGCCTTTACTGACGAAATTGCTCGACAGTAAGCAGGAAAATTTCGTTCGTGTTATTTTGAACAACACCGACGCGCGGGATTTTATCGCAAGGACGCATACGGTCCTCAGGGCGGCCATAATACCAGTCACTATAGACAGGCACGGCACCCACATGACCGATAAGACCAGCAGACAGATCGTTGAGAGATTCTGTAGGTACAAACCATTTGTCTTCAAGGTCAGGCATCCAGAGAAGATGCTCCATGGCAAATGCGTTATTTACGATAAACGAGATGCCAATTTCTTCTTTGGCGATCTGACCAACAGATTTGTCTGCATACTTTCCAGCAAGACCACGCGGCTCTGAACTTAGACTGTTTACGAGGGTACTGATTAACTTCTTATCCATTATTTTTTCCTTAAACACGAAAACGACGACCGCTAACAGTGCCTCGTGTTTCCGAGGAATCACTAAAGCCACGCGTCTTATCTGGCGGTGTAATAGGACCGTTGAACACAGCAGCTAGATCATTGTACGCGCGAGGTTCCGCCAACTTTTTGCCAGCAGCGGCGGCATCAGCTTTTGCTTTCTCACGCGCTTTCTTTGACGCAACGATACGTGGGTCAGTATACAAAGGCTCGCATTTTCTATCCAAAATGGACATCATGCGATGTGGATGCGTTTCTGCAATCTGACGTATCTTGTCCATCTCACCTTTGCGTACTGCCATACGCAGGATAGACTGGCCGGTTGAGATCTCAGATGTTGTACCAGCGCGTACCAAACGACGACGACACTCACCCAAACCGAACCATGTCCCAGCCGATTTCCACACAGAGTAGTCACCCCTAGCTAACTGACCAAAGCGTTTAAGCTCAAGGAAACGGAACTGCCAGTCGCTGCCGTAAAGATTAATTGCAGCAGCTATGTAGATCGGTTGAATGTTGAGAGAAAGACCAATCTCTACAGCATTATACGAAGCAGTACAGAAAGAGCCGACCTGAGAAAGACAGAACTCGAAGTATTCCAACGAGTCTTTGCACAAGTCACTCGAAGCTGATTTGCTTAGAATGCGAGTGCGTCCATCTTTCATAAGTCCCTCAAGCATCTCACGACTAGGTGAGGGCCGAGTATAGTCCAGTCTCTTTAAACGGGCTTCAATTTTCTGTACAGTAATCATGGCACGTACTCCGACATCTTATCGTGCGTTGTTACGCCCGCAAGAAAATCACATGCAATGAGTTTCAAACGGAAGGTTGTTTTGTCTTTCGGGAAAACGTTAGCATCAAGATTGCGGAACGAACAGCTATAGCGAACTCGATACAGACCGTTATCTGCCTGAGCGTACAGGACTTCGTTTTCCTGAATCGCTTGAATTACAGGTACGGCGCATCCTGGCTTCACTTCTACCTGTATTGATTTCGTCGCTTGTTCAACGACGATACTTAAAATTGAGTGTTGGCCACTATCGGTTCCATCTCCGTAAAAGAGCCAATCAAATCCGCGTATTGTATTCATCAATACACCCCAGAGTTATTGCGCAACGCCCCGCACAAAGTTAGTGTTGTAGTTACGAGGGAGATAAGCGTACATGTTGAACTGATACTTTTCGCAGATAGCGTCGAGCACCACACATACTTCTTCCCACGAAACCCCGCCGAGTCCGCCATAGAAACGCTGAATAGCGATCTGTCGGTCAAGTGCAACATTCTCTTTATCGCACTGCTCCAACAAGTCTTCAAACGCCCGCGTGAGGAACTTCTCACTGAAACGATTGATGGGCTTGTGGGCTCCAGCAGAAGATCCATTGAGACCCAGACCAAAACCGCGAGCAATGTGCATGTTAGCAACAAACATATTGCGGCGATATTGAGTACCGACACGGATCATGTGCGTCTTACCGATTGTCAGTTCGTGTTCGTAGTCGATTGATTCGACCTTGCGCACAACTTCCGGGAAGCGACGTGCAATACTCTTTTGAATAGGACTACCGTAAGCACCGCGAGCGTTGCACTCAACGCCGATAACGCGAAACTTACCTTGAATGAAGTCAGTAACGAGATTGCCCTTCTCGACGGGAATTACTCGAAACTGCTTCGGGGCGTAACCGATAGCAGACAAATCCATTACTTATCTCCAGAGCTATACATCTTATTGTACAGGCTATTTACAGTTTCAATATCGTCCACCAGATTTCCGGTAAACGAATCACTGTTCCCTTTCTGAATGCTCCACGTAAGGCCAAGAGCATCGTTAGCAGGGAAGCCGTTCGGGAGAAAGTTCAGAATCATGTCTTGCAGCGTGTAGCAGCGAGCGAGATACAGGTACGTCATTGCCATTACAGCACTACCCGGCGTTTGTGCCATGAGTGCGATATAGATTTTGACGTCATCACCGACTTTGATGTTCGGGTACAGGTCAGTGTTGAAGCGACGACAGATCAGGTCGTACATGCGAAGCTCTTTGCGCAGGTCTGCAAGAAATTCCTCCAGATCTACCCGAGCTGCGGTCACAGTATCTTCGTCACCTGAATCTTCGGCTTCTTTCACCAGACGTTTATGGATTGCCAACAGCAACGCAGCATCACCATCAGGGTTGACTGTCCCCATCTTGAATGCGACTTTCGCTGCATCAAACCATTTCTCCAACTGCGTAATCTTTTCCGTCATGCTGTCCTCTTCTAGACGTGTAATAGTTGAGGCAGAGCCAGGCGCTTCTTAGTAGCTTTCAGCGCTTTTATGTCTGGTCTGCTCGGAGCGAACGCTTCGATGTTGCGAGGCAAACACGGAACGTTACGGTCGATAGTTACAAGCTCCATTTGCAATTCAATATCCATAGCCGGTACTTGCATGGTCAGTGCTTTCGCCCAACCGGCATTTGATTTCAACTTACCACTGAGCAGAGCGTCACGAATACCTAACGCGCCTCCCCACTTATTGATAAGCTCAATCGAGGTCTTCTCGCCAAGCCCAGGAATGCCTGGAACGTTATCGACGCCGTCTCCGCAGAGTGCGAGCATATCAATAACACGATCAGCAGGAACACCAAAGAAACCCTGTGCTGTTTTGAAATCGAAGCGGCGTTCAGGAGCGTTCGACTGCGCTTGCATGATAAGCTCAACGTTTTTGTGATCGACCAACTGCACATAGTCTTTATCACGCGAATACAGCTTGATCAGATAGTCATGCTTGAAGCGGTCGCTCAATGTACCTACAAGGTCATCGCACTCGTAAGGCTTTTTAATCCCTACGTAGTAGCCTGCCATTTGCAAGATCTCACGCGCAAGAGTCATCTGCGGACCAAGCTCTACTGTCTGAGTTCGGTCGCGGTTACCCTTGTAGTCGCTCGACTTCTTGAACACCTGACGAATGTATTTCTTCTTGTGTTCAGCAGCCCATTGTTGAATTGCACGATAACGCCACGTATCGCTTGAGCTTGGGTCGAAGCAAAAAGCGAGATACGCACCGTTCGGGTCTTTCGCAGCAATATCAATCAGGTCCTTAACCATATACAGGAACTGGCGCAGGCCATAAGTCGGCGTACCGTCTTTTGCATACGTAGGACTTTTCTGCGTAGCGAAGTAAGCACGACACATCCAGTTCGACGCATCAACAACGTGAAGCATCGGCTTCTTGCCGTACTTGATCTTCATCTTTGGTACTGAGCCGGGTGTAGGGGTTTTCCCTATACTGGCAAACGATCTACCACTCATTGTTCCTCCGCGAATACGAGAGAACGACCTCGACCACGCTCACGTAACGCACGATGAAACCCTAAGCCGCAACAGAACATATCAATCGTGTCTGTATCGACTTCGGCAATCTTCGTCGTCTGGGCAAGCTCATGCAGATAGCTATCACCAGCGCAGAAGTAACGAGCGAGTGGGTCTACGACTGCACCACCGCGAACGAACTGTAGAACGACCTGACCGGTGAACGTAAGTGTCCTAAGGTCAAGTTGTGGAGCTTGCGAACAGAGTTTGAAGTTGCGCTTAAAGAGGCGTTTCAAGGCGTAAGCGGCGCCGGGACCGTCCGTAAACAAAATAATCTGACAATGTTCAGGAGCAGCCGATAGGAGAACTTTCAGACCTTCCTTGTTTGAGGAACGAACGAAAGCTGTATCGAAGGGAGGGACTCGTTTCGGCTGCTTAAAGAAGATGCGATGCCTTGCGTTATTAGGACTTTCGTCCACTGAATTTGTTTCCATTACGCCACCAAGAAGTTATACAGTGATTCTACTTCCTCGTTCTTGAGCGCAGCAAGCAGAGCACGGGCTTCATCGTCTGTCTTGTTCGTAAGGAACTTTGCTGCGTATGCGACATTCGCGTCGGCTAGATTCATGAGGACCCGAAGGTCCTCACGACAGACGTTAATCGAAGTCTTCTTCGTCGGCTTCAACGGAATCATCGTCTTCGTCTTCATCTTCGTCTTCCAGATCCTCACCAGTGAGCATACAGTTGACGATTGCCAGATTGCCAGCAATAACGACGCTGGTGATTACGATCTGTTTCGCTTCTTCGCGTTCTGCTTCTTCCAGCAGTTGCGCAATGTCAGCGTAGATCAGTTCTGCTTCTTCTGGGTCTTTCACGTTTTCAACGGTCAGTTCAGAAGGAGCAGTCGGCCACGCTTCTACCAGGATGGCTTCAACTTCCTGTGCTGCTTCTACTGCATCAGGATCGTTGTCGTCAGCAGGCTGAACGATGAATACGAAACCTTCTTTTTGATCGATAACGCGATGCGGGAATAATCCACTCACGATGTACTCTCCTGATTTTGGTTATAATAAACGATGCCTCCGTTATTCGGGAATGAGGCATCTAATGATAGGCTCTGTCTATTTACAGATTCACGCAGAGTCACCATACACGTAAAACACCACAATTGAACATCAAGTGGTGCGCTGTGATCTGTGATGGTTTCCAGCTTAGACTGACCGTCAATTACGCCAGTGACGATGTTGCATTCTACAACTGTCATCTCGCCGTCGCGATTAATCTTTAAGCCTAAACCGTAATCGGTAAAGATAGGGTGGCGATACACAACCACCTTCTCAGTACCGTCAATTGGACACGTTGACACGTTGTACATTAACGGATTCTCGACATTGCACGAAGCTCATGAGCAGTCGGCTGGAATGACACCTTGCCGTTGTCAAGAGGCATCGTTTTGTTGGCTTCGTAGTTCTTCGCCGCTTTCCAGATCTGGTCGTTAGCTTTTGAGTTAGCGACAGACTGACGGAAGACGTGCTTCTTCTTGCCTGTCTTGGACAGTTCGAAGATTTCAGAACGCTCACCCCAGTCTCGATTAAGCAGCTTACGCGGCTCACCACCGAGAACGGCAGACGATAGACCAATGCCCGCTACGTGACGACGGCGACGCTTCAGATCAGCAGACAGGCTACTGGTCGAGCTAAAGCTATCACCCTCACCACCAGCACCAGGTTCAGGCGGAGCGAACTCGGCGTCGATTTCAGACTGACGTTTGCGATACGCCATCAGCTTGCGACGCATTGCGAGGTCTTCATCCTGATCCATAAGAATCTGGTCGAAGTTGTACCCGCCAGCCGCAGCGATTGCACGTAATGGAACCGGAACACCCAGTTCAGTCATCGCACGTAAGTTTTCCATCATCGCTTGGTCAACATCAGGACGCAGTTGCTTAGACCAATGCACGTTCGGAATAAACAGTTTGCTACCGTCATTCAGTTTGTACATTACTTCGGTCAGGCCGCCTTCCATGAGATTGTTCTTCTTGATGATCTTACCGTTACGTTGAACAGCAAGGCCGTTCATCATACTGATAAGAGGGAAGACTTTCTCGTAGTAGACTTTACGCGTCAGATGATCACGGAACGCTCGCATCGCTTCAACGAAAATCGTCAGGCCAGCAGCACCCGAGTCATAGTTCGCTTCACCGCTAAGGAAGGCCTCACTGATACCCATAGCTCGCATTTTGAATTGAGCAGTCTGGTCCCAGATGTCCGTAATCTTCCAGAAGTCACCGCCTTGACGGAACTCACTGATGTTCACACCCAGACGCGTTGTGATGATAGATCCAATCGGGTCACTATCCGCAGACAGAAGAAGGTCGGTCATAAAGTCCATTTCTTCTTGCGACGGTTCCCACTGATCACCATCACCCAGCTGGGCATGTAAGATACCGCGTTGACGACGACCAGACTCAATCAGCGTACCACGATACAGGTTCTTTTCGATCAGCCAGATCGGCAGCACACGGCGTAACACCGAGATACCCTCGCCGAAGCTGAACGTCTTACGTGGAATGTAGATTGTGCCGATGGGATCGAGTTCCATCGTCGTGTCGTTCATCAACTTATCAACGAACCCACTGCCCAGCTCTTTTTTCAGCGCGTCAATACGTTTACCTTCTTTAGCGAAAGCAGACTTCACATACTGAGGGATGCGCAGCTCAAACATTGGGTCCTGACTGATAAACGGCAGTGGCGTTACGTCGATGTTGTCGTAACGGTGCGTCATCAGGTCAATGAACTTCTTACGGTCTTTGTTGTAGATCATACTGCCAACGAACGCGCCAGTAACCTGAATATCAGTCGTGATGTTCGGCATACTGGTGGTCAGTGACAGACGTTCGTTCACTTCGTAATACGGCTCAAGCACACTGTCCTTCGCGCCACTGAAACTCACATCGGAGAATGGCAGCGTTGAGAACAAGTCTACGTATGAACCGCAGATTGGGTCGAAGTGATACATATCGCGGTAGACGTTGAATAGCTGTCGGTCGTCAGCATCATAGTCCATACCTTCCATCATCGGCTCTAAGTCGATATCAAGAGGCACGGTACCAATTTGCATATTACCGGCAGCCATTCCTGCGCCACCCGCAGATTGAGATACGAAGTCTGTGTGACGACGCGAACTCTCACTGCGGATTGCTTTGCCTATCTCGCGTGGTAAAGAGGCTGCTCCGAGAGAACTTTGTTTCTTCTTCGCAGGCTCTTGGGGTGCGCCGCCCAGTTGACGACGACCAACCTGAATACCCATCTTTACCTCACTTCAAAGGGATTGCGAGACTCACGCGGCAGCTAGTGCAAAACATAACACCCTCACCTGAGAGCAATTGTGTCGGCACTGTAGAAGAACTGCACTTAGGACAGACGTTAGCGCTTTCAACTACGAACGCGGCACTCGTACTGTCCACCTGTGTAGCGCTTGACTCTGACTTTACAGAGTTGTTGTTCAGCAACGGGTTGTAGTGCTTACTCATGATCTTATTCCTCGTAATAACTTGTCTCGTCTAAATTAGCTTTTTATTTACGGCCAATCATTCGAGTGCGAGCAGAACCAAGAACTCGACCACCAGTGAGCGCCTGTCGTGAACTACCAGCAGAGCCTGAGTTGAGTCTATGCGCTACGCGACCCAAGCGATTCGGGTCACGGTTGACTGAGACTTCTGGCGCTTTCGTCAGATACTCGTCGTACTCACCACACTCAAATCCGTAGACCATGAGTGCCATTGCTCGCCACAAGTCATCGGTTGCCCCTGTGTTCTTGATTACGCTGCGGCCTGTATCTTGCACAGTCTGCAACTGCATGATCAAGTGCTCTGTTGGTTTGTTCTCGAAGCACTGAGGGTATTCATCGCCGTCGTATTTCAACGTGTCAGCGATAGTTTTCGCGTGAGTCATTCGAGGCAGACTGATACGACTAGGCTGCGATTCGAACATCGTCTTAACAGTCCACATATCCTGATACTTCAAGCTGTACTGGTCGGACTCCTCAATGGAATCCACTTTCAGTTTTGCATCCTGCAACAACTTGAGTGACTGCCACTGGTCAGCAAGCATTACGCGGACGTTACGCGCACGACATAGCGGAATCAATAGCTCGTCAAATATGAGGGTGTAGTTCAGAGGGATGCCAGGCTTCGGTACGATCTCTACCAGACAATCGACACTGATAATACCGGCTTCATCGCGTGAGCCTGTAACGAGTGCGAAGCTGTTGTTCGAGAAGCCTGCGTCAATTGCAAGTATCGACGCTTTGGTTGTCGTTGCCGCTTTGACGAGACTACCATAGCGCTGGCGTTCACCGTCTTTGTGTCGAATGATGTGGTGGGTATAAGTACACATCGAACGACCTTTCTCACGTATAGCATCTGAGATAAACGTAGGCTGCGTGATGAATGGGTTAGCTGACAACGGTGCTTCTGCTCCGTAATCTCGGGCTGCACCTACCGGGTCACGACGAAACGCTTCGACTAAGAACTCAGAGGTGCGAGGCATTGTCGGGTTCATCTTCCATGTAGGAGCATGAATACCCAGCAGCTTCTCAGAGCCTACTGACATACGAAGCAATTCGTTAATCTTATCACGGGCGTGAACTGGACTACTGATGTTACAGAAATATCCCGTGAATGCTTCATCATAACCAGATTCGACTTGCCGCATCTCGGCAGAACGAACAGTTGCAAGTGAACGGTCAAGTGCACCGTACACAGCACCAGCACTGACTTTGATCTTCTTGGATTGGGCGTCGTTATCGAAATACGCCACTTCGTCGATTACCGCAAGTACACGGGTTCGACCACGAAGAATACGACCATCAGGCCCGGCAGGGTAGATAACGAAGTTCCTGTGTCCGTACAGAACGAACGTATCACGAATCTTCATCACCTCGATGCCGTAACGGCGTTCGTGTTTGCGAATCAGATCATGATATGCTTGGAACCACGGACTACCCATGATGTAGTTGAAGTACGGAGTCCAGAGTGTATCAGACGCTTGCTTCTGTGTCAGGGCAACGAACGTACCGTGCAATACGGTTGTGCTGTCGATGCCCAAGATGCCGGTAGGCGACTGCGACATAAGCAGTCTGTGCGTCAGATAGGTCGAGATCATCGCTACTACAACCGACTTCCCGCTGTTGTGATGCACAAGGCCGGACGCAACGAACTGCGGCAGTCCTTCCATCTGCAAGTCATACGTGACCTGCGGCGTACCATCATCAACGGAGATTACCTCGACGTGAACAGAACGGCACTCGGGTTGTTCAGTCAAGTCATACACCAAGCTCCACATGCGCGTACCGTGAACGATCTGCGGCATGTGGCCAGCGTTGATTAGAATCGACCACACCATTTGAAGTGCGTCTGGGTCTTCGGTAACGTACTGCATCTTTTCGCCAAGAGGCACACTACGTTCAGCAATATAACGCAGCGCTTCTTCTCGCGTAGATAGACCAGCATCATAGATAGAGACTGGACGCTGTATCTTGCCCCACGAGTTCGTACCGAGTTTGATTTCGATACGCTCACCGCCACGCAGCTTAGACACTTTCTTAAAGCCTTGCTCAGTGCGCACAGGGTGCTCATGAGTTGCTTCAATCCACATGCCATTAGCGAGCGTGACGACTTTGGTTGGTGCTTCATCTGACACGTAGACTTGGCTGACGTTCTTGATCTCACGGCCGTTGTGCGCATTGAAGTTACGCTGCGGCTTATGGAATCCAGGACTGTCATGACCAATCATCATGTGTCCGATAGGCATGATACCACGAGAGGTCAACACAGGAGTTGAAGCAATCACACAACGCTGTCCGGCGTTCACAGCCAGCTCGTTGTAGAAGTTCATCTCTTTTCTGCGAATCATCTCAGAACGACGAGCGCCGCAATGAGGGCACACACCGTTATGCAGTAGGTGTAAGTGTGTCTCTATCGCGGCTGTCGTTTCTTGTGGCTCATGGTTTTCAGTGTACATCCATTGCAAGTTCGGTGAGCACTTAACGCAGATCTCACCAAACAAGCGCAGACCAATCATGGCCTGTTCGAGATACGGGTCGGCTTTTAAGAAGTCTGGACTAGTACACCACTCAAGGAAGTTCTTGGCGCGGGGCATCGAACTGTCATCAAACTTCAAATCACGCGGCACAAGTGTGCGTTGTTCTAAAGCACCTTCAACGAGGTCAACAATGTTAACCTCGCCCTTTTCGAGAAAGTTAATCCCACTCGAACTATTCTCCGATAAGAAATCCATATCGGATGCGGCATCCGCCTTAACGTCGTCACCAAGCAGCGCATCGAATGCAGCTATTCGTTTCGGACGTATCGTGAATGCTGGGCCTTTTTTAGGCTTGGCCATTCTCGTTCTGCTTCTTCCTGTATTCAGTAAATCCGCGGGTTGTACCTATGCCAGCACCTTTAGCAACCAGCTCGTCGTTACCGTGCATCAAGCGACGAAGTTGGGCACGTAACGTATTACTGCCTGTCTTCGCTTTGTGCTCTGCTCGCACGTCATCAAACGATTTGATTAGCCAGTCTTTCAGCACATCACTGCGCACAGACTCAGGCACTGACTGCGACTTAGACAGCATCACACCGATGATGTTAGCAAGCCCTACGCGCTCAATATAAGGCACAAGCTCACTGTCAATCTCTAGGTCTGTTTTGAGGCAGTCTTTCGAGATCGCTTCTACTTCACCGGCTGCAATATCAAACCCAAGTATCGGGCTGAATACCTGATGCAGCAGATAGTCACGGAACGTCTGCGCGTGTTCGTCAACACTGTCCAGTGTACCGTCGATTACTTCGGCTGGGACTGTGAAGACGTTTTCTGGACCAACGTGGTCTTTATTTTTACGGGAACGGACTTCATTGAGTCGAGGCTTGATAAGAAGTCGGGACTCAGTTTTTGAGATCGCTGCGGCTTCTTCGTCGAGGTCGAGTGAGTCGTCATCGTGTTCCTCTACAGGTGTACTGTGGATTGCATGAATGTCATTCACCATACGCACACGCATAGTGGTGTTTGGCATTGTATCAAGTTCCCACGCTTCTACTCGGCGTATCTGTCCATGCTTAACAGGGTACGTCCAGCGAGGAACCATGTTGTCGGACTCGACGAGTCCGTACGGACCTTCGTAACGCTTACTCACGTTTGAACACGTACTTGTCGGCGTGATCGTCGAACGTCATCTGCACTGCATAGTGAGAAACGTCACTCATATCAGTACGATTAGGTTCGCCTGGATTCTGACAGTGGAACCCGTTGCCATTAGGGTACATGCCAGAGAGTTCAGCACCCTCCTTGGTGCGAACGTGATAGACATAATCCTTGTCTATGTTATTACGGGCTTCGTCATCAAAGACGAGCCATTCGATATTGTCCATGAAGACTCCTAAGCTACGTCATACGACTTACGCTTTTTCTTTTTCTTCGGTAGGTCGTCATCATCGTCGTCATCGCTATCGTTGCCTGAATTGAGGAACGCAGCAGCGCCACGACGAGACTTCTTAATCTCAATCTTATCCTTCTTCTTGAAATTACCTTTTCCGAATTTCTTCTTGGACTCTCCGCCACCCTCCATATCATCAGCAGAGATAGCTTTCGATTTCGGAACTTCTGTGCCTTCTTCTGCATCTTCAACACGCATTTTCTCAAACACGTCTTTCAGAGGCATCTCGAACAGCTCACCATCACGCGCTTTCATTACCTGAACAGGAATGATTTTACCTTCACGCACTTCTGGGTCAGAGTAGTTCCATGCCCATACAACGTCGGCGTGCTCACGCATACCGCCAGAGTAACGAATACGTCCAGACTGATCATCAAGCTGACACAGGATAACAACAAGCTGACCTGTTGCTGACGCGTGTACTTTCGCTTTACGAACAACTGTAGACAGCTCGCGCCACTGGTTGTCGTTGTCGATACCTTCAAGCAGACCAACGTAGTCGATGAAAGTTACGTGTACGCCATATGGAATCGACATATACAGAACGTCATCAATCGACATGCCGCGCTCAGGTGAGGTGAACGAGTTACGGCCCTTCGACTTGCTCATGAGCTTGTCGTACTTCTTCGCGGCTTTCAGCAGTTCTTTCTGCTCACGCTGCGAGAGTTTGCCTTGCTTGATCTTCCAGAAGTCGATGCCACTGATCATGGACAGCATACGCTTCATTTCCTGCTCGGCGGTCATTTCGAGAGTGACCTTGAGACAGTGAATGCCATTGATCTTTGCCATGCGGTCTGCGATGTTCATCGACAACACAGACTTACCGCCGGACGTTGAACCAGCTAACAACACCACGCCAGTAGTCGGCCAACCGCCGTTCTTTTTGTCGTAGCTTGTGAAGCCAGTCTTGTACATCACTTCTTTCGGGTTAGTGATTACCTGCTTCGCTAACTTGGTTGCGTTCGACTTCTTGCCACCAAACGTCCAGACTTTCTCTGTCGTTCGTGTGCCACGCTGCGCTTGCCCGAGCTTATCTGCCAGCTCTTGCATATACGTCTGCTCGTCAAACTCTTCCGGGTCAGCTTCCCCGAAGTCTTTGGCAATCATCTTACCCAGGTTCATGATATCACGACGCTGGCGATACTTCTCCAGACTGTCGTAGATCTTATCGAACCCCTTCATGGTCTTCGCTGGTGTTTCCTCTGCCTCACGCAGACTATCCCTGAACTCCTCGCTCAGGTTAGGATCTTCCAACAAGTCATCCCATTCAATTATTTCGCTCTTAACTTCCACCAGCTTAGTTATGCGGCGGAATGCTTTGCGCGTGACTTCCGAACTAAAGTGAGAAACGCCAAGACGGCCCATCATGGCCGTCCTGTATGCTTCCTTAATCTTTGGGTTCGTTACTGTTCGAATGGCCCTAACTTCAAGGCCAAGCGAAAACATTTCCAT